GGTGGTGTTTGCGTTGCCTCGTTAGTTCCATCTGGTGGTGTTTGCGTTGCCTCGTTAGTTCCATCTGGTGGTGTTTGCGTTGCCTCGTTAGTTCCATCTGGTGGTGTTTGTGTTGTCTCAGTATCTACATCCGGTGAATTGACAGCAGCTTCAATGATGGTATCCAATTCCGTATCGTCTACCGAAACATCTTTTAGGTTAGGGTACAAATGCTTCAATAAGTGTTGGCCATTAAATTTATTTGGTTTATGTACAGACAATTCTAATGGCAATTCAAAATATAATCTTGATAAATCGGTTTCACTATCGGTTAATACATTATAATTTGCTGTCTTCAAATTTTGAATGAATTTGTTTGATACGAACAACTTTAATTTATTTATTGCTGTGTTGTACGGTGTGGGATATTCACTATGGGTTATATCGTATCCTTTAACATTCATCTTTTGTTTAATGGCGTTTGATGGACCTTCTACAATCTCCCAAAAGACTTTTTTTATGATTTTTTTATTTACCATCCCAGGCAATTGTAAAGGTAATGCTATTCGTTCTATATCTTTATCTTCATTATACCACGTCATATGCTTCCAAGCGTATGGATATTTATTATTTATATAGTCAACAAATTTATTTAATCTTTTAACCACCTTATCACAATTAACCTTCTCCACACAATTTACTTCACCACCGGAATATTTTGTTTTAGCCTTCTTCGCTTGTAAATATTTAACATTATAATTCCACCATGCTTCTCCAAGATCACTTTTCGCTTTATTTCTAGCTGTATTACAATTCCCAAACGCATTGTCGCAACCCATCACCTTAAATATATCCGTTGCAAAAGCCTTTTTTAATTTTGCTAGTTCACCTTCAGCATCTCCTTCAACATCTCCTTCGCATTTTTTTGTTTCTGGATTATATTTTTTACCGTTATCTTCGTCACATTTTTTGCAATTTTTTGTAACTTCGTCATATTCTTGTCCTACGTTATGACAATTGTTTCTATTTAAGGTATCTCCTACATCACTGTTTTGAATTTGGCTCACGTTCTGTTCTGCGCCAGTTGCAATATCTGTTTGTTCCGTATCAGCTTTTTGTTCACATTCTTTTGTGTCTGGGTTCCATTTTTTTCCTTGATCTTCACATTCAATTTTAGAGGCTATTTCCAATACATCAACACCATCGCCATCGCCATCACCATCTTCATCACCACCTTTTTGAAAACGAATACGTCTCTTTTTTTTACCTAATTTTTTTAATGAACCATTTTTCAAATTAATATAATTTTTCTTTCTAAAACTTCTATTTTGTCCAGTTCTTGGTCTTTTCTTTTTTTTCTTTTTAGGAGCTTTCTTTCTTGATTGACTTTTACTTCTTCTTAATTTTTTAATTTTACCTCTGGATATATTCATTTATATACATATTTATATATTTTATATTCTATATTTATATTAATGACTAAGATCAATAAAACATCGGTATTGCTATCTGATAAAACAAAAACTTGTTCAAATAGTTGTGTTTTAAAACATAACTATGGAATAAGTAGTTGTCATATTCAAAAATTAGATGATTATATAAAAATTATAGTAGATGGTAACAACAAAATTACATATAATAATAGCGAATATACATTACAAAATGTAAGGTTATATAAAGGTTCATGGTATACTTTTGCTAATAAAAATAAACCTAAATATTCATTAGTCTTACAACATATAGGAGATGGTAAATTAACGTTAGTTATTCCTATAAAAGTAGCTTCTTTAGTAGGAAGTATTTTTGGAACAAGTATGAATAAAAAATCACAATTATTTTTTAATCAATTTGCAAGTCAAATTACAAATTCAAATGAAAAAAAAGTTGTAAATGTTGTAAATTGGTCACTCGATTCTATTATTCCAACCAATACACCTTTTTGGACATTTAATACATCTAAAGAACCAAGTATTAGTGATATAACTATTGTTTTTGATGTTGATTATCCAATGGCAATCAGCAATTCAGATGTTATTTATTTAAAAAAAGCAGAATTAAAAGAACAAAAACCTAAAAAACATTCAAGCGATTTTACAATCGAATATAATAAATTAGGTTTTGAAGGTTTTACAAATCAAGAAGGATTTACTTCTATGAGAGAAGGTATGGTGGGAAATGATAATTTTGAATGTATTCCAATAGAAATTGATGGTGAACCAGTAGATCAAGCTACAGGAGTGGCTTATGGTGATAAAGATATGGAAAAGGGAATACCATGGAATAAATTATTGGACAATCCGTTTATTATTATAATAATTGCTACATTGATTTTAATGGCTGTTTATTTTGTTGTTATTCCAGGAATAATTACGTTGATTGCTGGCGATGAGCACTATACTATGTATGAAATATGGCAAATAAGTTAATAAAATTAATATTTATAATACTAATTTTATTTAAATTTTAGCGGCATCGTGTAAACCATGTAATGTTGGTTTGTAACTAGCGTTTCCGGTTAACATACCTGAACGTGGTAACATTTTACTAACAACCGACTGTTCTAAATTATCTGGATGTTTTGTATTCATAGCGTTCATATGTTGAGTTTTTTTAACTTCAGATGAAATATGTCTGTGAACCGGTCCAGTCATATCTGTGGATTTATTAAGTAAAACAAAAGCAGCAATAATACCCAAAGCTCCAACCATAGGATTAACATATACCAAAGAAATAACTAATATAGCTACTACAACTTTACCAAAAGGACTATCTACCATTTCTTTCACTTGATCTGGAACATCCATATCAAACAATATATAAATAGCTAGTAAAATAGCCAAAATATAGTGGTGTTGTTTATTTCCCATCATTTTTAACAAATTCATATATATCATATGTGTATAATATTTTTTTTATAAATTGAAATTATTTAAAAAAATAAATATAACAATAATAATGTCAGATGATGAAATAGCAACTTATTTGGGTTATAAAGGTTATACGATTAAAAAAGAAAATTTAACAGTTGAAGAACAAGAATTAATACGGAAAGAATTAACTGTTAAACCATTTGTTCCTAAAAGTTCTTTATCGCAACCCACGCCATTTCCTATTTATAGAGAATCGCATAAAAAAATGTATATACCTAGATTTTATGGACAGGAAAATTATGGAACACCTGAAATATGTAAAATTCAAGATACTCCACAATTAAATATTAATTTCAAAGGAGATTTAAGAGATTTTCAAAAACCAATTGTAAAAAAATACATTGATGAAGCAAAAAAAAACGGTGGTGGATTACTCGAAATTCATTGTGGTGCTGGTAAAACTGTAATGGCTTTAAATATTATTGCAAAATTAAAAGTTAAAACATTAGTAATTGTTCATAAAGAATTTTTATTAAGGCAATGGAAAGAAAGAATTGAACAATTTTTACCTGGTGTAAAAGTAGGAAGAATTCAAGGAGAAATTATGGATACACAAGATAAAGAAATTGTAATAGGTATGTTACAATCATTATCTATGAAAGATTACCCGCGCAAATTATTTCAACAATTTGGATTAACTATTATTGATGAATGTCATCATATTGGTGCTGAAGTATTTAGTAGAGCATTATTTACTGTTGTATCCAAATATATGTTGGGTTTAAGTGCTACTATGGAACGTAAAGATAGTCTATCTAAAGTTTTTAAAATGTTTTTAGGTCCAATTGTTTATAGTAAACCCAGTGATAATAATGCTGATGTATTAGTAAAAGCTATATTTTATACACACGAAGATGAAGATTATAGTAAAACAGTCTTAAATTATAGAGGTCATGTTCATTATTCTATTATGATTAAAAAATTATGCGAATTTAATAGACGAACTGAATTTATATTGAAAGTTTTAAAAGATACATTGAAAACAGGTGGAGATGATAGACAGATAATGATTATTGCTCATAATAAAAATGTATTAAAATATTTACACGATGCAATCGAACATCGTAAAATAGCATCCGTTGGATATTACGTTGGAGGAATGAAGGAACATGCATTGAAAGAATCGGAAACAAAACAAGTAATCATTGCTACATACGCAATGGCAGAAGAAGCCCTTGATATCAAAACATTAACAACGTTGGTTATGGCTACGCCTAAGACAGATGTTAGACAAGCTGTGGGAAGAATATTAAGACAAAAACATAAACAAGCATTAGTAATAGATATTGTTGATCAACATGATATATTCCAAAAACAATGGACAAAAAGAAGACGATATTATAATAGAAAACAATACAAAATCGTATCAGCAGATATGGTTAGCTATAAAAAAAATAAATGGGAAGATATATCTAAAAAAAAGAAATTTAAGTCAGTTGCTTTAAAAGATGAATTTTTACAAGGAAAATGTATGATAATGGATTGATGATATTAATTATAATAAAATTATTTTTTTTATTATAATTATTTACCGTGTGTATAAGAACCGGCATTTCCAAAATAACGTCCACCAATTGAATATGGTGCCAATTGTCCATGACTACCACCAACACCTGGCATACTATATCCTAAAGTGCTTCCACCACGCTGTCTACTTTTTCTACGTCTACGTCTACGTCTTTTGGTTGTTTTTCTACTCTTTCTTCTTGATTTTCTGCTCTTTCTCCTTTTTCTTCTTGGTTTTCTAGATTTTCTTGTTCTACTACGTCGTCTTCTTTTACCTCCAGTCAAACTTCTTGCCATATATAATATATAAATATATTATATTTCCATTTTTAATATCTCTTGTTTGGTTGTAATATTTTCATTTACGATCTTCATTGGTTTCCATAATTTATATTTTTTATTATAAACGCATTTCATTATATGTGTTGTTGATAAATTAACAAATTTATCGGGTGATATATTTTCAAATTCTTCCTCGTCATCACTTTCTTCTAATAAATCTAAATTATCATTTTCTTTAATTTTTCTAAATAGAGAATTCATGAACACACTTGTTTTATAATCAGGTATATAAGCTATGTTATGTCTTTCTATCGCACCATTATTCATAATCAATAAATCATAAATATCAGGACGTATTGTCGTCTTTACAAAAAAGTTGGCCTCCCTTATTATTAAATTTTGGTTTGATTCATTGAAAAATGATATTTCGCGTCTAAATAATCTATGTTGAATACTATATAATTCATATGGTAAATTTTGTATTTGTCTTTTAATCTTTTCATGATCTTCTGAAATGATAGGCGTTCCAAAAATAACATCATTTTGCATGTTGGATTTTTGTTTCAAATATTTATTAAATATTTTTGAAATTTCTACCCACTTGTCTTTTTGTGTATATTGTGTAATATCTTTATTTAAACTATAATAAATATTTTCTACATTATAAAACATCTGCTTTTTTATTGTAAATAAAGTTCCATAAAATATGGTTCCTTCTTTATAACATAAACGATCGTCGAAACATACATTATAAATTTTAATATCATCAATAAATCTTTTATTATTGGATAATTTCAAAAAAATACATACATTCCATTTTTTCCATCTTCGAAACCATGTGAAATATTTTTTACCTTTTGGTATTGTTAAGTAAAAATTTGAACTGGGAACTTTATTGTGAAATGATTTCTCACGACAAAGTTCTATATAAGGAAAATTATTGAGTATAAATTGTTTATCTCTATGATTTAACATTATAATAACTAATATAATAATCTTTAAATGTTTTACAAATTTAATGTTTCAAACTGAGTATCAAAATTATTTGAAAAACTTGAACCTACAGATTCAATCTTAGCTTTTGTCGAATTTAATGATGTTAAATATTTTTTTAATTCATCTTTCATTTGACTTTTATTTTCTGTATTTATTTCTTTTTTGGGCGGCTTTATTTGAGTTGACATGCTTTTATAAATTTCTTTATATTGTTCATTAGGTTTATTAACTAAATCTTTAACTTTTGGACTAGTTAAATTGTTTTTTAAGAAATCATATATATAATGAACTAAAGCTATCAAAACAAAAGAAATTATTATTTGTTTTAAAGTCCATATAATCATATTAATATAGATATATATTACATTAACCTTGATAAAAACGAACCTATATTATTTTTCAAATTATAATTTTCATAATTTAACGATGATGTAAAATAAAAATCTGTTAATTTATTATTGGTAAAATCAATGTTTAAATATGTATTCGTTTTTTTTTCAAATGATAATTTTACAATTTTTTGAGTTATTTTTTGATGATTAAATGGTATTTTCATAATAATATTTTTCCTTTTGTTCAAATTTATTTTATTAATTAACAATGTATAATTTTCTAAATAATCTTTAATCATTTGAAAATTATTATTGTTATTTTGTAATATATAATTTTCATTTAATGAATAATAACCATTATGTGTTATTATAAGCTCTTTGGTTTCTTCTTTTTTAAAAATTGTTGGATTTTTTATTAGCAAATTGATATTCTTTTTTAAATTACTTGTTAATGGTATTTCCTTTATCCAATATTTATACATTATATAATTTATAATATAAACTATTTAAATCCATTTTATAAAAGAAATATAATGGTAAAAATTGTACTGATTGAAAAAAATGGAGATGTTGTAACATCCAATGTAAATACTATTGATGAAAGTAAATTATATAAAAAATGTAATTTTAGAAGTGATAAAAATTTTTCAAAACAAACCTCATGGAACTATAAAAATAACACCAGTTCGGATTTAGTTATACATCTATATGCTAAAGATGATGGTAGAGCAAATTCAGAAAATAAATATGATTTACCACCTCCAGTAGATGAGAAATTATATTTTGGAAAAATGTTGTTAGTATGTTATGATAATGAAAATAATAAATATGTAAATTTTACAAAAGAAAATTGGGAAGCTAAATATGAACAATTATTTGGTGGATTTGAAAATCTAGATGATGAAGAAGATGAAGAAGAAGAAGAAGAAATACCACAACATTTACAAACCAAAGAAGGTTATTCTAAAGAAGATGGTTTTGTTGTTGATAGCAATGATTCTGATGATATAGAATATATACCTTCTGATGAAAAAGATGATAGCGATGAAGAATCTGCTAGTTATGGATACAGTGATGAAGAACAAATTAGCGAAGAAGAAGATGATGAAGACAGTGATGATGAAAGTGATGATGATATTGAAGAAATATTAGAAAGTGATATTGAAGACGATAATTCGGAATTAGAAGAAGAAGATTATCTTTAATATTAAATTGAAATATATATTAAATAAAAAAAGTAATATATATTTACATGAGTTTAGTAAAAGTAACAGATGCCATAGAATTTAGAAATAATTTGACTAATGAATTAAATAAAATAATAAAAGATAAAAAAAAACAGAAAATTTCTGTAAATTTAGAAAAAGGAATTTATAATTGGACAATAAGAGAAGCTACGAAAAAAAAGGTTATTAAAAAATGGGAAAATAAATATTTTATACAATTGTATTTAGATAAATTCAAAAGTATTATCAAAAATATAAATCCAGATATGGAAACATATAATAAAAAATTATTAACTAAGATAAAAAAGCAAAAAATAAAAAGTCAGGACGTGGCTTTCATGACACATCAGGAAATGAATGAAACATTATGGAAATCATTGATCGAAGCTAAAATTAAAAGAGATAAAAACTCTACAACTATGGATATATCAGCAATGACAGATGAATTTACATGTTTCAAATGTAAAAAAAATAAATGCGCATATTATGAACTACAAACACGTAGTGCGGATGAACCAATGACTACGTTTGTAACATGTCTTAATTGTGGAGCAAGATGGAAATGTTAAAAAAAAATATTAACTATTTTTATATATAAATGATTCCAACAAATTTAGAGGTAAAATTTAACGAAACAAAATTATTTTTAAAAGTATCTTGGGATGATATGGGAGATGATATACAAGTATATCGGTTATTCAAAAATAAAGAAGTAGGTTCAAGAGCTATATTTAGTGGTTTGGGAAAATTATACGAAGACAATGGAAAAAAACGACGTTTTTTTATTGATTATGAACCACCTAAAAAATCAGGAACTCTTTTAAAATATATAATTTCTTGTAAAATAAAAAATAATTGGCATAAAAATTCAAATCCTGTAACAATTATACCACATTATCCGGGTGTTGAATTAATTGAAGAGCCAAAAATGTATCATCAAAAAATAGAAAATACTACATTGTCACAGATTAATTGCGTTGGATGGTATATATACGATTTATATGAATATCCTCTTCCTCCTAAAAAAAATAATATTGTTAGTAATTCTTGTTATTGTATTCAAGATGATGGATTATTTCCAAATAAAATTTATATAAAAAATCTTAATACTTTTAGCACAGATGATGTAGACCATGATTTTTTCTCATTATCTTATACTAAACCTGTTAATGATAAAGCACAATTTAATACGGACATATCAGGAACTTATTTTAAATTAAAATATGCAATACTTTACAGTGTTCCAGGTATTAATAAAAAATTAAGATCGCGTGAAGTAATGAGTGAATGGACAGATTATTATACTATATATACAAAACCCAATCCACCAAAAAATTTCGATATTAAAAAAATAAGTTATAATGACTGTTATTATACATGCTGTTTAAAATGGGATGTTGACACCTTAGAACAATCCACAAATAATTGTAATCCCAAACAAACATTTGGTTATAAAATTAATACTATATTGGACAATACAGAAAAACTATTTGAAGATAATACATTATCACCAGGAGAAAATTTATATCCAATACCAATTGGTTTACCATATGATGTTCATAATAAAGTAATTATTAAAACTAAAAATGGTGACAAGTATTCTGAACCATCTATTATACATATTTGTATTCCAAATAAACCAAAAAATATCACTTATAAAGTTACAAATTATACTAATAATTATTATAATATTTCTTTTTCATGGAACTTCAAAAATAATTACGAATATGTATTAATCAATGTTTTAAGCGGTAAAGAATATAAGGTTTTAAAAACAATCAACAACGGGAATTATTGTTTTCAATTACATACGCCTTTATTATATAATCAATGTTATGACTTTGAAGTTTATGCTTTAGCTACTGGAAAATTTAAAAATATGAAAAGTTTGACAAGTACCATTGTTGTAAAAACTAAATTACCAGACGAATTTAAACCAGAGGCACCATTATTAACATCATATATCAATAATAAGAATATAATATTGCGGTGGAATACTATTAAAAACGCAAATAATTATAAAATATATAGACAAATTTTCTATAATGATAAAATGGAAAATTTAAGTGAAAAAAATTTTCTATGTGAAGTTGAACAAAATGTTAATACTTATACTGATAATAATGTCATTCACAATGTAAAATATATATATTATATTAAAAGCGTTACAACATACGAAAGTAAATTATCTAATTATGTAATAGAAGAAATTAAACAATTTTCAAATAACCAATTTATGAAATAAATTTATTAATAAAAATAAATTTATTATATATAATGAACTTAATTCCTAATATACAATATAATTCTTTTTCATCTATTGGTGTAATTTTAAGATGGAATTATATAACAGACGCACAAAATTATAAAATATATCGTATGCTTTATACAGAGGGAAGTGTTATACCAACACCAGGAGAAAATGATTTAATTACTACACTCCCTGGCGGGACTATTAAATATATAGATTCAAAAATTATTACAAATCAGTCGTATGTTTATTTCATACGTTCAATTACAACAGTTGAAAATAATTTGAGCAATGGTATAATTATTAATTGGTGTCCGCCTGTAAAAATTTGTAAAAATTTTAATTTGATAAAAAATACCGGAACACTCAATTCTAATTCAAATATGAGTGGTAGAATGCGATACGCAAAACGAATTTCTGGTAATTTAAAATCATCATTTAGATAATAAAATATACAATAAATATATATATGTCTAATTCGGCAGTTTCAAATGGAGGTTTAACTGGACAATTTTTTATAAACGATAGGAAAATTCAATTTGATTGGGTCGTTGATGATCCTAGTAAATATTCTTATTATGAAATAATGATAAATCAACAAATATATACTACAACTTTAAAAACATGGACAATTAAAAACGCTCGTAAAGGTTCATATACAGCCCAAATTAGAGGAAATGTAACTTGTGGTAGAACATTGTGGTCTGATCCTGTTACTGTAATCGCAAATTATCCACCTCCCACATTTCTAAAAAATTTATTTACAAGAGTTCATACACATATTGAATATGAATGGGAAGATTTAAATTATGATGTCTATGAATTAGATTTAGATGGTGTTATAATTACAAAACAAATAGATGAATTAACCCATACAAAAGAACTTGCAATAGCCAAAACTCATAAAGCGAGAGTAAGAGGTAAAATTAATATGTTTAATTTTAATACAGAATGGTCTAATTATGTTGATGTAATTGCTGATTATCCGGGAACAAATATAACCAATATTACTTTTAATAGAGAAAATGTTGGATCTGAATTTTTTGTAGAATGGGATACACATCCAGACGCATACCAGTATGAAGTTGAATGGATACCACAATTTAAAAATTTTGACGTTGGTGGGGTGTGGCAAAAAATTCGTTTATTTGAACCGGTCTATACTATATTTAATAATATAACAACATCTTATGCTTTTGCCATGTTAAAATTAGGTTTCAATTACGTATTTCGTATCCGTGTTATTTATAAAAAATATAATAAAACAGATGAAGATAAAAATAAAATGTTTTCAGCATGGAGTGAACCTAAAAGCAATAATCCCTTATATAAAACTCCGATCTTAACAGAAATAGGATATACCGAAGCAACTGATGATAAAAACAGATTTATTCATTTTAAATGGGATATAAATAACGCAAATATAGCATTGAATGATTTCCAATATCTAAAATATAAAATATATCGATCTGGATTTAATAGAGATTATAAAGTTATTTCCACGTTAAAAGCAACTGATAAAGCAATAATATTAGATGAAACTCATAATGAATTACAAACTACTTTTGAAGATATAGGGGTTAGTATGTATAAAAAATATTTTTATAAAATATCAATTATTTATTCATTTCCATATGGTGATTATACCTATGAAACTGAGACAGAATTAAGTAATTTTTTAACTACACAAGCTTGTGGAAAAAACTTTCAACGAGAATTTCCATATGGAAGATGGAATAATAAAACATCAAATTTTAAATTATTTCCGGTTATTTCTGTTTGTGGAAACAATGTTAAACAATCTGGTAATATATATAAAAATACAACACACGACATGACTAAAAAACAATTATATGCTTATCTATCAAAAAATAGACGATTTTTTTTTAGATAATTTATAGATCAATTATTTCTAACTCTTTTAAAGGCCAATATTCACTACCTCCATTTGGTATTGGTCTGCGAATTATAAAAGGCAATCGTTTATCATATAATTCTTTTTCGGCAATAGTATAACTATCAATAACATTAGAAGGTAATGGAATAAATGAATCCGCACCATTATCTAATTGTTTTGCCCTTACCCCAAGTATTCTAGCTTTTTCATATTTTGTTAAAATTGGAATTGTAGTATGTAAAGGATCTATTATATTGTTATTATCGTCTCTTGAAACTTTTGATAAACTTTTTACTTCATTATAACTCAATTGTTTTACTTCTGGATGATAATCTAATAACATTTCACTTTGATTATTTGTTTGTTCTATTTTATTATATTTTTCCTCATCATCACTGTCTTCTTCATCTTCTTCATCTTCTTCATCTCCTTCATCTTCTTCATCTTCTTCTTCATCTTCTTCATCTTCTTCATCCTCATCTGATACTTCTTCGTTGTCTTGTTTTTCATCTATATTTTGTTTTTCTTCTTTTGGTTGGCTATTAAGCATTGTTTCTGTTTCCATTTTATTTGTTTCATCTGTTAATTTTTCAGTTTCAATTTTAATTTCTTGCAATTGTTTTTTATTATTATCAATCATATTGTTTTCTTCATTTGTTTCAGGTTTTGTTTCTATTGGTTCTGGTATATTAAACATAGGTAAAATGTTTTTAGTTGTTGTGGTTTTTGGTGCTTCAAAAACCAAATTATCATCCCCAATAGTTTCTATATTATCAACAATATTAATTAAATTTTGTTCATCTAAAGGTTCTTCATTAAAAGCCAAATTTTGCGACATTATATATAATATAATATATGTGTTTAATATTTTTTCAATTTAAAAATATTAAATTATTGTCCTGTAGTATTCCATACTTTATCACAATTTGTACATATGTATATAAATTTCATTTTTTGGTCATCAACCCTTAAATAAATAATTTTATTTTTAACAGCACTTTTAGTTTCTTCACTCTCTGATTGATTGCTTGAACAATTCACATTGGGACATTTAATATTATCTATAATTGGTAACGTAGGATCTAACTTTGTATATTCATTAATTAAATGATGGTAATTTTCATTACCACTATTTTTAATATGTGTTTTAGATACACATATATTATTTAAATTTTGTTTAAATGAATCATCCTCGTTACCACATTGACGACAATAATATATTAATGAATTCATTTCTTTACTTTTCATTCGAATATAATACATATTATTACATACTTTACAAAAATGCATATTGTATATATAAATAATATATACTTATTATTTTTTTTCAATTTATTTATTATTTTCCCATAGATTTATATTTATCTAATAAAATACTATAATCTATTTCGATTTCCAATGAATACATACTTGTTCTGAATTTTTTTTTCCAATCTTCGGTTTCTTTTTTTAACTTTTCTAAACGTTTTATAATTTTTGTATAATTTTTTATGAAATGTTTATTCACAATATCATTAAATATATTAAATTTTTTACCGTAAAAATTATTACCATCTTTTAACTTCATACCATTCAATATAGATACATCATAATTTTTAAATTTTACTATTTTATTATATGTATTGAAATCTTTATGTTTTTCTGTACAGCCAGGTTCGTTTAATAATGGTTTGTTATGAAATAATGTTACTAGTGTTAATAATATTGTGGATATACTTTGACATGATGTCCAGGATTCTCCTCTCCATGTATTCAATAATGATAAACATACTTTACCATTTCGATATAAATTAGGATGAAATCTTGTATAACCATCACCAGTTATGAATTTTGCCCTTGGTGGCGATGAAGGATAATTAGTTGGAAATGTAAATTCAAAAAAATAAAAACCATCTTCATAAATAGTATCTTCAGGACCTATTATTAAAGCATATCCTTTTAATAAGTCCTCTTCATTATGAAAATAATAAATACCATGGTTGTCTAATGGATTTTTATTTAATTTAATAACATCTCTTGCAATGCGTTTTTTTGTATCCATCGGGATGAATTTTTCCTTGTTTTCCATATATTTATATAAATATTTAGAAAGGTTTAAATAATTATTATATATCTTTTTTTAACACTTAATATACGTTTTAAAAAAAGTATTCAAATTTATATTAATAAATAAAAATTGACTTAATAAAATCTATTCAATAATATAAAAGAAATGCCCAATTTTGATAACACTCTTAAATCATACAAAAGAAAAGGAAATGTTAGTATAACCCACACCAGAATACCATCTAAAAATAAAAAAATATATGGTGGTTCTTATCATGTCCCTACTGATGAATTAGATAACTTTCATAATAAATATTATAAAGCTGTCATATCTGGTAAGAGACCAGAATATTTGACCGAAACACAATTAGTTAATGGTGGTGCTATTCTAGAAGATTTTGATTTTAGATATAGCACCGACATTGATTATCGTGTTCATACTGAGGAACATATTGATGATATCATTGAATTATATATGGAAAAATTATTGGAAATTTATAATATGACGCCAGGATCTAGCTTTCCAATATTTATATTTCAAAAAGATGATGTCAATGTCAAAGAAAATGTTACAAAAGACGGTATACATATGATTATTGGTATTAAATCCGATAAATTCGCACGCCAAATTTTGAGAAATAAAATTTTAGACAATATTGGATTAATTTTTGAAGAACTAAATTTACAAAATTCATATGAAGAGGTATTGGATGAAGGAATTAGTAAAGGTTCTACCAAATGGCAAATGTATGGATCTAAAAAACCAGATAACGAACCTTATAAATTAACACATCATTATCAAATTAATATTAATACGGAAGATGATGAAGAAGGACCATATGAATTGGAAGTACAAAAAGCTACTGTTACTAGAGAATTGTTCAGTAAAATTTCCGCACAATATCCTGACCATATATCATACGAACTTCAAGAACAAATATTATCTGTGTATAATAAAGTAAAAAAAAATGGTGGTGGAAAGAGTATTAAAAACTATAAACATCCAAAAAACAAGAAATTCAATCAGATGAATAATATATCCTCTGACATGTATAAAGATATAAAAAGCGAAGAAGAATTGGATGCTGCTATTGAAGATTGGTTTTCACAAATAAATGCTGAAGACTACGTATTATATGAAACTCATAAATTTCTTATGATTTTATCTCAACCTTATTATAATCAGTTTGAAAAATGGCTAAAAGTAGGATTAGCATTACATAATATAAAATTAAAACACCAGTTTCATGACCAAAAAAGTAGGATGTTCTTATCGTGGATGAAGTTTTCAAGTCAATGGAAGGATTTTGATTGGGATAGTGATATAGCAAAGCATTGGCAAACATGGTCTAATTTTACATATAAAGAAAATACAGATGGATTAAGTGAAAAGTCAATTATGTGGTGGGCTCAAGAATGTGATAAGGGGAAATATAAAGAAATTAAGGACAATACTGTTGATTATTATATATATAAAAGTCAATCATATGGTAAAACAGCACACGATATCGCTATGGTTGCTTATCAACTGTATAAAGATAAATTTAGATGCGTTAGCATTAAAAGAAATGAGTGGTATGAATATAAAAATGGTAGATGGAAGCCATTAGATAGAGGAACAACACTTAGAAAATCATTGAGCACTGAAATTAGTGGTATTTATTCGAGAAAAACATGGGAAGAAAAAGAAAAATTAACAGCCCTTGCAGATCAAAATGCCGAAGAAGTTAAAAACAAAGTGCCAAACGTATGTTATAATAATTCATCCGAAGGACAACAACAAGAAGAAATTAATAAATTAAAAAGTAAAAATCAAAATACAAAAACACCAATCGACCAAGCAGTTATGAAAAAAATGAAAACTATTCACGCTCTTTCTGATATTAGCGTAATGTTAAAACAAACTAGCTCTAAAAATAACATTATGACAGAATGTTGTGAATTATTTTATGAAGAAGGTTTTGAAGAAAAATTGGATGCCAATCCATACTTGTTTTGTTGTAAAAATGGAGTTATTGATTTTAAAGAAAAAATATTCCGCCCCGGACGCGCCGAAGATTATTGTTCATTGTGTAATAATTTAGTATTTAAAAAAGAATCTGAGAACACATCAACAGACGACGAATATTTGAAAAATGTGAATACATTTATGGAACAGTTGTTTCCAAATGAAGAACTAAGAACTTATATGTGGGAGCATTTGGCATCTGGATTAATTGGGACAAATGATAATCAAACATTTAATATATATAATGGATGCGGTAGAAATGGTAAGTCTATGCTTGTAAAATTCATGATCATGATTTTGGGCGATTATAAAGGCTCTGTTCCATTACAGTATATTACACAAAAACGCCCTACAGCAGGTGCTGCGTCTCCAGACATCGCTGCTTTAAAAGGTGTGAGATATGCGGTTATTCAAGAACCTGAAAAAGCAGCTCCGTTGAATGAAGGTATAATGAAAGAATTAACTGGTGGTGATGAAATTACAGCTAGGAAATTATTTTCAGATATCATTAAATTTACACCGCAATTTAGTTTAGTTGTATGTACAAATCATTTATTTGATATTAAATCGAATGATGATGGAACGTGGAGGAGAATTCGTATTTGTGATTTCAAATCTAAATTTGTAGCAAAACCTTCCAAAAAAGAAGATGATTTTGAATTCTTAATTGATAAGAAACTCGACGATAAATTAAATAAATGGAAATATATGTTTTTACAAAAATTAGTAGAAGTAGCATTTAAAACCGGTGGTCTTGTAGAAGATTGTGATCCTGTATTAGAATTGGGTAGAAAATATAGAAAGAAACAAGACTTCTTCACCGAATATTTTGAAGAAAGAATTATTAAAGCAGAAGTTGATACAATGATGTTTGGTAAACAAGAAGTGTTTGATGATTTTAGACAATGGTTTAATGAAAATCATGGTAAAAATACTCCAAAAGGACAAGAATTGTATGAATTTTTAAACAAAAAAATTGGTGTGTATAAGAAAAAAGGATGGTGGGGATATAAAATTAATTATACTAACACCGATGTCGTAGAATTAACAGCCAATGAAATTGAATAAATTATATGAAAATAACACATAATTTATTAAACATATTTTTTAACTTTTGGCATCAATAAATATGGTAACCCAAAAAATATCAATAATCTTACCAATACTATTGGCTGTCTATATTGTTGTTTGAAAAATGTAACTATAAATAAAATGACAATCAATGAATAATATAGTCTTACTAAAATTAAATTTAATAAAAATATTCCTGACATTTTTTGCTCATAATAATAACTTAAACGATTGTTAATATTCTTATCAGATTTTCTTTTTTTAATTTTATTACTTATATTTTTTTTTTCATCTTCTGACATATTCAAAAATTTTGAATGTTTATTTATATAAATATCCTGTGTATTTAATGCGTCCAATTGAGCTATTATATCTGATTTATAATTTTGCATTATTTCTTTGAGTTGAATTTTTTTTTGTCGCCACATTTCGTCTGTTTTTGTTTTCAACATATTATTATATTTCCCAGTTCCTAATGAATTATAATATTTTTTTTGTAAACTTAATAAATTGGTGTTTTTTGTAACATCCATTAAAGCAGCATATTCATTTACTTTTATCATAAAGTTCTGAGCATCTCCCTTTTTTTGTGCTGCTTGTTGACACGTAGAATCACATACAAATTTATTTTTATTTGTAAAATCAACCATTGTATTTAGTTTTGCTAAATTTCCTAACATTTGATTTCCAGCCATTATTATATATTCATTAGAAATTAAACACTAGCAAAAGAATTAAAATTTTCGGGTTGCGAAGGACTTATTAAAACTGTTGATGGGCGACCCTTGTTATTGTCTAAAGAATAACCTACGAAACTCTCTTCTAAACATTGTTCTGGACTCTTGCAACAACCATCTTCATTACATGTATACTTATCACCATTGTTTCCATTATATTTACTATCCCTAATTCCTTCATTATAAGGAACATCTATTTTGTGGTAATTCCTATCATTTCTGAAAAAATTAAAAAATAATTTACTCGATAAATTAACCAATGTTATCGCAATGGTTAAAATTATACCGATTGTTGAAACAAAACTTGGAAACCATGGTCTTTTTTTTAATATAACAAATACCAATACAATTACTGCTGCGTAAGTAAGTTTTTGAAATATTTTTTTATGTTCATCATATCTATCATACTCATAATTACCTATTTCTACCATTCGTGATCTATTTAATTTATCCATTTTAACTTCTTCGTATTTTTTTTTTACATTAAGTGTTTCAAGATCTAATACCGATGCCATTGCACTTTGATTTACATAATTGCGTCTATTTTTTTCTAATATTTTTTGTTCATAAGAATACATATTATTTAATTGGCTAAACAATCCTTTTCTAACATCGACTAATTTTTTTATTTTCTCTTTTAATGTATTAACTTTATCTGTATTATCACCAGTATCGGCGTTCATTGATTGTATATTCGCATACATATGGTCTTCAATCTGTTTTAATGTATTAAGTTGGGTTATAATACTTTCATGTTGTTTGTTTAATTCTTCTTGTCTTCCTTCAGCGTTATCACTCATATATATTATTTAGTCATAAAAAAATATATATTAATCACTATTTTTATTAATGTAATAAATTGTTCCTCCAACTATTCCAATTGTTCCTGCTACCCACAAATATGTCCTCATTGTGTTTGCTTCTAAACGTACTATACTATCTTTTTCCATTATGCGTAAAAGCGTTTGTGCTGGTGTTAGACTAATTTTTGGATTTGAACCCGGTTTTAATTTTGCTTTAATATTTTCAAATTCTTTCATTTTACCCTTGCCTTGATATATATTACCACCGGCGTTTGAATTAATTGATTTATCTGGACCTCTACCCATGGCAGCTTCAGAATTATATATTTTTTGCATTAAACTATTATTTGTTTTTCGCATCTTACTTGTTTGATTAAATATTTTTGTTGCTATATTTTTTAAATTCGTATTTTGTGTTTTTAATATCGCATATGTTGATGTTAAATCATTTTCAATGGAATCTCCATTGGCGTCTTTCCAGCTATAAGCTATATTACAAGGGCCAAGTAAATTCTGATTATTATATTTATCTTCACATTTCACAATATTTCCATCTAATATTGGAGATCTTAATTTACAACCTACTTTACAAGCGTTCATTTCATCTGTGTCCCTAATATCACCACAAACTTCTGTACATCCTTTTACTTGATCTATAACTTTTGTATGTTTATTCATAAACGTTGTCATAGCTTTATTATATTCAGTTAAATTTCCACTATAATCTTCTTCTTGATCCTTGAAAAATTGTTTGTCTGCGTCATTTAACATTTTAACTCTGCTATGACCCTTATCCATATAATCAATATTTTCCATTCCTTCAACATTGTTTCCCGAAACCATTTGAATGCGGTTTTCTAAATGTTTTAATCTTTTATCTTTATTGCTTAAATACTTAATACCGTCGCTCAAATCATCATCATATTTCTTTCTTTTTATTGAATGTGTATTTCCATTAAATACATTTGTTATGTCTTTTACTAATTTATTTATATCCATAATTAAATATATATAAATAAAAGATAAAAATTTATACTTCTTGAACAGCACTGTTTGAAGCATTCGTCTTTATGTTAAATGTGACTTTTGCCCCACTTCCCCATCTACTATCATTGTCTTTTTTCGAACCTGTAGTAGGTTTTATTTGTTTTCTTTTATATAATGCCTCCGCTAGTTTTTTCTTTATTTTTTTAATTTGTTGAATTATAAAAACTGTAAAACTAATACCTATAACACCTAAAGCAGCTATGAGAACATATGTTGAATCATAATCTAAATAAATTAAAACACATGTCAAAATAAAAGCAAACACCCATAAAGCAAAATGTATTTTCAAAACATTTGCATCTTTTACTGAATCTTCAAAACTTCTTTTTAAAGCTAAAGTATTTCCTTGTAAATCCGCTAATCTTTTCTTTTCAGCAACTAACTTTGTATGACTTGTATTTAATGACCCACGTGCGCTTACATTTTGTGTTTCAACTTTTTTTGTGTTAACTCTAGTACTATCTACCGCTTCTTTTGTATTGGTTATATTTTTTATTAAATCTGCGTTTAATTGATTAATTTCAGAACCTATGTCATTTCCTGTGTTACCTGATTTACATTCAACACCAACACTTGTTATATCTCCACCATCAGCTATTTTATCTATTGTTTGTGAATTATATTTAACAAGACCATCATTTTTTACTTTACAACTATGATTATCATGCGGTGTATCACTATATAATTTGGTATCTAATCTTCTTTTTTTTCCGGTATCTGTTATATAGTATACATTTTCTGCATTACCTTCGTCAGAAATTACTATATCTACTTTATCAAAACAAGGTTCATGTTTACCTATATCATATTTTGCATCATAATTCATACTTTCTAACTCTTCTGGTGTTATTTCTTTAGTCCCGGCATTAATCGCACACGATATATGTGGAAAAAGACTATCATTATTACTAGCGTTTTTAGGATTCCAAAAATTGCTTGTGTCTGTATCCGTTTTATAATGTTTTATTTTTCTAACAATACCTAAATTATTCACTAAATAATATTCAGCATTTCCATTTACTAATTTACTTAATTTATATACACCAGCTTCTTTACCGGCTGACGCTCCTTGTTTTTGATAATATTCCGTAGATTTATCTATATAAGTTTTTAATAAGTCATTAAACGATTTGGTTCTATCTTGAATACTTCCACTGGGTGTACCATCTACAGTTTCTTGTATTGGAGAAACATTCTCATTATACCAATTATCATTGTCGTCTGGTCCACTATCAAAACCTTCTCTTATACGACTTCTACTTACTAATCTATTCATATCCTTAAAAAACTTTTTAATTTTATTACCCTGATTTAACGATTTTTCTTTACTATTTGAATCGCGTAAAAACATTTTATATAGAATAAAGATAGAAAATGTATTTTATTAATTCTTTATTTGTTTGTATAAAAAATATATTAATAATCCTGTTCCAATGGAATAATATCCTAAATTAAAAAAAGTATAACGTTTGGATTTATGGATATCGTTTTTTAATGTTGTAGAAGCATCATATGAATGATAATCTTTATTATATTGGTTTTTTTTTTGTGATATTTCACGTTGAACAAAATCAAATTTTGCGTCATTACTTTGCATTGATGATTTTTTACTTTTTATATGTGCTTTTATTGTTGTTCCTAAATTTTTGTAATTATTTATATGTCCATTAAGATCGTTTTCAGCAAGTGTATATGTGGATTTAATTGCTTCGATATTTTGTGGGTTTTTATGAATTTCTTTAATATAATCAGTAAAAGATCTTTCAAAAGTATTTATTTTTGCGTCAGCTACTTGATATAATCTCTCTTCATCTTTGCAGAAATTTATTGTTTTTTCATTTGGTTTATATTGTTCATAGCAAGCCATATATAATAATCAAATAAATTAATAACATAATCTATAATATTTTGTCGTGATAGATGTTCTAGTAGATCTTGTAATTTCACATAATTGGTTCGGTCTTAATCCTATTGCTTGTGCTACAGGATCAAATCTACCTATTTCTGGAAATTGTTTTTCATTCAATATATTATATTTTTTAATCAACTTTTGTTTTTCTTCATCTGAACATATTCTATGTGGTGGAACTAATGTATGATCTAAAATATTAAACAAATATTTATGAAGTTGATAAACATTAAAATATATATCATCTTGTGAATAAACACTTTCCATTAATTTTGTCAATGTATCATTTGGATTTTCTTTTGTAATAATGATAAATTCATCTTCTCCTTCTAAAACTTCCTCATTATGATATAAATCATCTATAATATCATATACGTGATTTGGTCTCAATTTTGTTCCTAAATGATATTTAACATATATTTTCTTATTTGTTTCATCATTTGTTAATAACATATCCAATTGTTCATTTTTAAATAATACATGGATATAATTAATGCTAAAGTTTTCGTAATCTGTGGTATTAAATCCACGACGTTTTAATAAATCTAAAATATTTTTTCTTGATCGAAATATTTTAGATACAATCGTACTATTGGCTGAGTTTGACATTATATTATAATTATTTATAAATTTATATTATTTTTCAATTTAATTAATTTTTTTAATTGAACCGCTTTGGAAAACTCCTAATTCATCTTCATCTTCACCATCATCACCTTTTTTATCTTCTACAGCATTTAATAAAGGCATTTCTTCTTTATCTTGTTCTTTTTTTTCTTCTGCTATTGTTTTAGTTTTCTCCTGTGGTGGATTATTTGGACTATAACTAGGCGATTTAGGACTTGATGGTGGAATATTTGGATCATAACTAGGTGTTCGTGGTTCATTGACCGAATTATTAGGACTGGGTGTAACTGGTGACATTGATATAGATGGTGGTGTTTCTTCATAATTATCAACATCTATATTAACAGGTAGCATTTGTTGGTTTGCTACATTCCCCCAAGCATCATATAGTGGTTCATTATTCAATGTATTATTTTGTTGAATATTATAACCCCATCCGTCATCATTTAATAATTCTGAAGCAAAATCATTTTGTGTTCCATGTTTTAATTCACTTGCATCCACTGTCATAAAATTAGAAGTTAAACCAACTAAATTATTTGTTTCTAATGTAACCGTATTTGCTTCATCATCTATACTTTTAATAATCCATCGTCTACCTACTAATGTATCTTTATCCCATATCATATGATCTCCTTCATTTAATAAATGAACTTTCGCTGCTTCTATTGGCGTAAATTCTTTACGTAATTTATCTTTTTCTGTAACATTCTCATTCATAGTTTCAGTTTTTATTTTGTTTATCACCGCAACTATATCGTCGTAACTGTCTAAACCTGTTAACGTTTTAATATCATCACCACCTTTAATTGATAACAATTGATCCACATTTTTATCAGTAACTATACGCATATGAACATTCATTGCTTGTAATTCTTGTATTAATAATTTAAACGCATATGGCACTTTTACAATACTAAAATCCCGACCAAATTTACTTATATTAACAATATTTGCTTCATATTTTGATACATCAACAAATTTTATAGGACCATCTATCATTGGACTAATAAAAATATTTTTACTTTTATTATATATTGAAACGCAACCAGATTTATTGCATATTGCCATATAATATTTGTCTCCTCTTTCTAACATAGAGTCTTTTATAAAATGCGACATTCCATGAGCTATTAAACAATCTCGATCCATCTCTCCTATGCGCAATCCACCATCATTCGCACGACCACCTACTGTTTGTCTAGTTAATTGATTTCTAGGGCCTCTTGACCTATGATTTATTTTGTCCTTGACCATATGTTTTAATCTCAAATAATAAGTTGGTCCTATATAAATACTTGTTTCCATTTGTTCCCCCGTCATACCATTCATTAAAAATTCGGTTCCAGACGAATGAAACCCTTGTTTCACTAACATTTCACCATATTCTTTATCTTTTGGACCTACATTAATAAATGGAGTACAATCACCATAAGCACCATATAAAGCACATACTTTTGCCTGCTGAGATTCCACAAGATGTCCAATTGTCATCCTTGATGGCATTGCATGAGGGTTTACTATAATATCTGGTATTAGACCTTCCTTTGTTATAGGCATATCACATTCTTTCATTACAATACCTACAGTTCCTTTTTGTCCTGCTCTTGAACAAAATTTATCTCCAATTGCTGGAATTCGTTCATCACGAACTCTTATTTTTGCAATTTTTTTACCAAATGAATTTGTTGTTATAAATGATTTATCAATAAAACCTTTTTGACCCTTTTTAGGTTTTTTTGAACTGTCAATCATTTCGCCAGGATTTTCTGAATTTACAGATACTTTACCTATTATTATTGTTTTATCATCAATTTCAGTATTTTCTTTAATTATTCCCGTTTCTTTATCCAGATAACTATAATTACAACCCGGTTTTAATCCAATTACTTTGTCACTATCAATATAAACAAAATTATTTGAAATTGTTACATCACCAACGGTTTCTTCTTTTTCTGTTTCTTCATACATATTATAATATGTTGTTCTATATCCTCCTCGTTTTAAAAATCCTTCGTTTATTATAACAGCATCTTCTGTATTATAACCTGAATAACACATAATAGCAACTATCGCATTTTCACCATACGCATGTTCATCGTTCGTTATATATTTCAAATATCTACTTTTGATTAATGGATTTTGACCATAATTCAAGACAATTCCACTTTTATCTATTCTATTCATTACATTTGTCGAATACATAGATACTGCTTGTTTTCCTTGTCCACACGAAAAAGCACTTCTAGGATATGGATTGTTTTGTAAATGAATTACTTGATTTGCCATAACACTAAAAATAAACGATGGGTGAATTTCAGCATGTGAAATATTTTTGGATGTATAATCTTTTAACTTATCATTGAATTTTGCCATAATAATCCCATCAGATTCCATAGAATCAATATATTCTATGATACAAGAATTATTACCTTTTATTTGTTTTATTAATTTTATACTATTATCATTTTGTTCGCCAGGCTCATTCAAACCATAAATACAATCATTCCATGTTAATGTTTTATTTCTTAATTTATTTAATAATTCAGTATTTTCAAAACTAATTTTACCATTATGCATATAATATACAGGGTGACATAAACGCCCTGCGTCCGTATTAATCCAAATTTCTTTTTTTGAAATATCCCATAATATACTTGTATAAATATTGATTTTGTTATTTCTTCTGTATAATTTTAATGTTTCTATTATTTCTTTTGGATTTCTAGTTATACCAACCCAAGCACCATTAACAAATAGTTTTACTGATAATTCTATATGTTGTGGTGTACACGTTTCTAGTAATTCCATACCCAATTGCCTTAATAATGTAATATATGGATATCCACTATGATGTGTTGTAATTTTTGTTGATATTGTTAAATGTTTATGAAATCCTACATTTCCACCATCAGGAGAGTGTATTGGACAAAAATTACCCCACTGTGTTCCCTGAACTTTTCTAGGTGATACTATTTTAGCTCCATCTGCTGATATAGGAATATTTGTTTTTCTTAATTGACAAATAGTAGAAAAAAAAGATAATCTACTTAAATCTTGTAACGCACCCAATCTTTTTGTATGTGCTGTTGCGCCCCAATTACCTTTAAATGCGGTTTTAAATCCTGTTTCAACAATTTTATCTTTGAAAATTAAATCACGATTATAAAGTATTAATCCCATAAAATGTTCCCCCTGATAATTTCCTCTATGATAAAAATGCTCTTTATCAATTTTTAAATATATATTTTTCAACTGTAAATTATAATATTCTTTAAACAAATCTTTAATTAATATTCCTGAAGTTTCTAATCTCTTGTATCTATAACTATCTCTATCGGTTGGTTTTTCTTTTTTTGTATAAACTAATAACAACTTTTTCACCATATAACCAATGTAATATGCTTTTTGTTTGAAATTTAATTCCCCAATATGCGGTAATAAATAATTCATTAATATTTCCATCGCATGATTAACTGTTTTTCCTTTAGTGTGTGTTCCAATGTATTTCAATGCTTCTACTTGAGTGAAAAGAATACTCGCATCATGAATACAAGGTCTAAACAGTTCTACCATATAATCATATCGTTCCATATCCAAAATACATGTTTCTATGATTTCTTTATCTGATAATACACCTAATGCTCTCATAAGTATAAATAAAGGAATGGGTTTTCTAACATTAGGTATAACTACTACTATATTATTATTTGTTAATGATGGTGTTTCAGTTACCATTCTAACAGATAATGTCCTTACTGGTTTGGAAATATCTTCTGATACGGAACGAATATCAACACTGTGTGAATACATATCATTAAATTTATCTTTTACAATTAAATTATTATCCGCAAATCTTTCTTGACTTACTATCACCTTTTCCTTACCATCTATAATAAAATACCCACCTAAGTCATTTCTACATTCTCCCATAGTATGCCTAACATCTTTTGTTAATCCATTTAATAAACATAACTTTGATCTTAACATAATTGGAAAATTACCTAAATATATTTTTTCCAATGTTTCCAATTTCTTAGTCTCTAAATCTTCTCCTCCAGGACCCTTTGTTCTTATCACATACTCAATATCCACATCATAATGAATTGACATTGTATATGATAAATTTCTTAAACGCGCTTCATTTGGATACATAAAATGTTTTCTATTAATTTCACCATTTTTATCATATATTACTGGTTTTCCTATATAAATACGTGTTCCATCTAATCCTCCCATAAACACTTTACATTCATATTTGAATTTATTTGTTTTTTTATTTTGATCTTTAAAAAAAGATATAGGATTTTTTTCTTTAAAAATCTTATATATACCTTTTTCGAAAAAATCATTATATGATTTTAGATGGTGATCTACTAAAACACTCGGATTATCCTTAAAATACAAATCAATTATATCCCATGATATTTTTTCAAAATCCATTGTATATTATATCATTAGCATATTTTTTTAATTATAAATAAATATTTATATTTAAAATATTTATTTATCCACGAATAGCCATTAACATAAATGATCCAATTAATACAAACATCATAATAAATGGGAATAATACCAATAACCATGATACTTTAGAATAACCCTTGCGACACAAGTAATCTAATATAAATGTCCATACTATAATATACAAAATTTTCATAGCAAAAGCAGATGCTTTGTTATCACAAGGAGCTTTAAAATTCCCCAAACAATAATTTTTTTTCCCATTTAAATTTTGTGTTAAAATCATTATTATACTTAAGGCTGATATTGCTAAATAAAATTGTGCTGGAACACACAAAGATACTATTTTATTGGTAATACTTCTTAATTTCATTATATAATATATATTAATAAAATTATATAATAATTATTGTAATTTATTAGATGCCTTTATCATTTCACTAGGAACATCTGGCGTCATACTGCTGCTAATATTTCCAGTTAATTTTTGATTAATTGGCGACGCAGAGGAAGGTGTATCATTCCCACCGATATATGTTTGATAACCCCCTTTAATTGTATTCATTAATCCTGAACCACCCACACTTACATCACCTAATCCCATACTACGCATAATTCCTTTAAAATTTCCACCGCGTTGATTTTTTTTCATATTAACTCTACGCTTTTTTCTTCTTCTAGGTGATTTTCTTTTACTGGATTTTCTTTTACGCGAACGTTTCTTTTTCTTACTTTTTGTACAGCATCGTTTTTTACATCCAGATTTTTTACGAGTTCGTCTTCTTCTTCTTCTTTTACGTGTACTTCCACGACCAAATATACCCCATTTTTTTTTCGGCAGCACTATATTTCGTTGTCTTGTCATTAAAGGATGATCTCTATTCAACACTAAATTAGGACTTTGTGTAGTTAATTGTTGATAATCGTGCTTGCTTTTTTTTTTCAGCATTTTACTGGCGTTCTTTAAAGCCGCAATTAATGATTTTTTATCTCCACCAATTTTACTCATGTATATACTATTATTAGATTAATAATTATAGTATAATAATTGCTAAATCATTGCTAAATTATCTTCTTTTATGTGTCTTTCTTCTTTTACGTGTCTTTCTTCTTTTGCGCGAACGTTTTTTTTTCTTTGATTTTCTTTTAGTTTTACGCGATCTTCTACGTCTTTTTCTTCGTTTACCACCAATTATACTTCTTAAACCACCACCAATACGTGATAACCAACCCTCCTTTTCATGTTCAGTTGAGTTTATAAGTTTTTCTGTGTTTACTGGTTCCGCATTATCGTTCGCATTTTCTTCTGGTTTTTCTTCTGGTTTTTCTACTGGTTTTTCTACTGGTTTTTCTACTGGTTTTTCTACTGGTTTTTCTTCTGGTTTCTTTTCTTCTTCTACTGGTTTTTCTTCCGGTTTCTTTTCTTCGGTCTTTGGTATACATTTATCATTTATCCATTCCATACCTTCTTGATTTTCACACTCTTCCTTAGGACCACCCCCTTTTTGACAATCACAATTACATTTTTTTTTATTACCTTTCATGGAACGTTTTTTTGATCTTCGTTTTGGCATTTATATATTATAATTATAATATTATATATAAATTATTTATAAACGAACACGTTTGGATAATTCCAACGCAGCCAAACCTCCAGCTACTTGTGCAATAATGTAAGGTGCTAAGTCTTTCATGGATAATTTACCAGCAGAATACATCATAATACTTACAGCAGGATTGAAATTACCACCTGAAATTTTACCACCCACCATGATTGCTGCTGTCAAAGCGAGACCAATTGCTAAAGGATTTCCAACCGACATAATCACGAAAAGGAAAAACATAGTTCCCAAAAATTCTACAATATATTTTTTCATTATAATAATATAATAGAAAATATTAAAATAAATTTATTGTTTAACTAAACTCATTCTTGGAAATGAACGAGTAAAATATAAACGTTCGGATGCCGAAGCACTATTTACATTTTTTTGTTTACCAGTTACCTTTTGTCCTAAATAATTTTTAACTTTACCAACATTAGGTGTTCCAACACGTTTTTGAATTTGTTTTAATCTAACCAACCGACTTGAATTATCACTTGTTGGGCCTACGGATTTATACGATTTTAAAATTTGATTTAGTTTTTTTTCAACCATGCTTATAAATATAATACATAAAATAATTTCCTAAATTATTGTTATCCAAATGTACTCTCTCCACCATATTTGATATATAAAAACCCATCTTGATCCTTATGTTCTTCATAACACTTTGACATTAATTCACTACATGGAACCATACTTTCATTTACAAATAAAAAAATACTTATTTCAGGACTTAATTTAATTCTTTTTCGTATTACATACATAAAATTAGCTATCGATAGATCACCAGGAACTAAATATTTTTTACGATCAATATCGGGAACCGTATCACCTATCCTTTCGCAAATAATAGGTATTCTATCAGGATATTTTCCAATAATTTTTGAAGATTCTGTTAACCGTTGGGTATATGAAAATTTATCTTTAAAATCTCGTTTCCTTACTGGTAATTTCATTTTTTCAATTCTTTTTTTAGCACTATACATTTTAGAAGATATAGTTGATATGGAATCACTAATTAAATTCATTATATAATTATCTAAGTTTTTTTCTAAATATTTTTAAAAAATTGATTTACTCAAATAATAGTATTATAATACATAAATATGAAAGAAGTAATTATTATAGATGGAAGTTATTTTTGTTTTTACCGCTATTATGCTATAATGAATTGGTTTAAATGTGCTAAAAAAGACGAGGATATATCAAATCCCTATGATAATAAAGATTTCGTTGAAAAATATAAAAAAACATTTATTTCCAAAATACAAGAAATGGCCAAAAAACTAAAAATGATAAATCCTACAATAATTGTAGCAAAAGATTGTCATCGAAAAAATATTTGGAGAATGGAATATTATAATGATTATAAAAAAAACCGCGTATATGACGATAGTTTTATGGGTGGTCCATTTTTCGAAATGGCATATAAAAACGAAGAATTGTTCAAAAAGGCTGGTGTGAATATAATTTTTAAACATGGTAAATTAGAGGCTGATGATTGTGCAGCATTAACAGCAAAATATTTAATCAAAAAATATCCCGATATTAATATAAAAATTATTACGAGCGATACAGATTACTTACAACTCATATGTCCAAATATTGAATTATTTACTTTAAAATATAAGAAAGTAAATACATCTAAAAATTCATCTGGAAATCCAAAACAAGATTTATTTTGTAAAATTGTTTCTGGCGATAAGAGCGATTGTATACCTTCTGTATTTCCAAAATGTGGTCCAAAAACAGCATTAAAATATTGGAATGATCAAGAATTATTTGAACAAAAATTGTCAGAAAATTCAGAATATCAAAAACGTTACAATATGAATACTATATTAATTGATATGAATCATATACCTATACATTTACAATCTGAATTTAACAAAAAAATGGAATGTTTTAATTAAAATTATTTATATTTAATTAGCTATTACTCTAGGTGCTATATTCATGGTAATCAATTCTTGAAATAATAATTTACAAGCATATGGAATTTTACATAACATAAAATCCGATCTATTTCCACAAGTTTTACAATTGTGTATATGTTTACTATCATTATAAATAGCAAATAATCCACATTTTTTACAGGCATATACTTGAAATTTGTCAGATACATTATAAATTCTATCTTTTGTAAATTGACTGGCACCATGACTAATCATACAATCTCGTTCCATTTCTCCAAATCTCAACCCACCATCTCTTGATCTACCTTCCGCTGGTTGCCTTGTTAATAATACCATTGGTCCTATTGACCTACTATGTTCTTTATCTTTTACCATATGTTTCAATCTCTGATAAAATACTGGTCCCATAAATATATCAGTTTCCATCACTTCTCCTGTCATACCATTCTGTAATATTTCATTACCATACTTATGGTAATTGTTTTTAGCCAATTCTTTTGAAATGAAATTCATATCTACACCAGTACCGAAACTCGTTCCATCGCCAAATAAACCCAATTCTAATAAAACTTTTCCCAATGATGTTTCTTTTAATTGACCAATTGTCATCCTTGATGGAATTGCATGGGGGTTTATAATAATATCGGGCACAAGGCCTGTTCTTGTATGGGGCATTGATTCTGCTGGTAGTGTTACACCAATTGTACCTTTTTGCCCATGCCTTGAAGAGAATTTATCTCCAATAACAGGAATTCTATGAACTCTTGTTCTAACCTTAGCAAATGTATAACCATCTCCATTCCTATTAATATAATTTTTATCTATATAACATTCCTCACTTGTTCTAATTATTTTACTCATATCTTTATATTTTATTGTTTTTGTTTGATCATTTCTAGCTTCTTTAATTGGAACTACCTTACCTATGATGATATCTTTATTTTCAATGAGTGAATTTTCAGGCATAACACCTTTACTATTTAATTTGTTGTAATTCGCAAACTTCATACCTTTTGTTTTAGTAGGGTCCGGTTGACACCTTATTTCTTCATCTCCATGAACCTGTTTGTCTTCATCTTTTTCAGTATGATAAATAGTTGCTGAAAATAAACCTCTGTCAATACTATTTTGATTGAATATGATACTATCTTCCTGATTATAACCAGAATAACTAGCAATAGCTACAATTACCATTTCACCCGATGGAACTTTATGTAAATTTAAGAAATTCATAATCCTAGTATCAACCAATGGTCTCATTGAATAATGTTGGACATATGCTGTTTTATCCATTCTATTTTCATAATTAGTAACAAACATACCCAATGCTTGTTTTCCCTGAGCACATTGATATGTAACCCTAGGAGATTGATTATGTTCAGGAAAAGGAATACAAGATGCCAAAATTCCCAATACAGTGCTAGGATGAATTTCACAATGTGTGAAATTTTGTAATGAATTTATCATTTTTTCTTTTTTCATAGCAATCAATGATGCGTTTTGTTCCCACGGATCAATATATTCAATTATACTTTCCTCTACATTATGATTAGATAACATATCATGCCATACTAATTCTTTATTCGCAATTTTTTCACCAATTTCTCTAGTAAATAATGATTTATTATTTTTTACTTTAAATACTGGTCTTGTTGGCCTTCCTGCCTCATTACATACTTTAATTTCTTTTGATGTATAATCAAAAGTAATGCTAGTATAAATATTTATAATTCCTTTATATTTTTTATCTTTCAAAAATAAATATAATTTTTGCGGCTCATTACTTATACCTATCCAATTGCCATTTATAAACACTTTTACCTTATCAAATAATTCCTCAGGTTCTAATGTGTCTATTTTTATTATATGTGGTTCTATTATATCATATAATATCTCAGAATGCGATTTTACAGTTATATGTGATAAATAACTCATATTTTTAACAACGCCAACACTTTGACCTTCTGGAGTTTCTGCTTGACATATAAATCCCCACGCACTATTATGTAATTTTCTAGGTGGAATTAGTTTTCCACTTTTATCAATTGGAGTATTAATCCTTCTTAAATGACTTAAACTAGAAATATATGTCAATCTATTCAATACTTGTGCAACGCCCACCTTATTTGAGTTTGTATTTTTAATACCAAAATCTCCTGTAGCCAATGCCCTTTTAATACCATTTTCAATTGTTGTTGATTTTACAACTTTATAAATATTCGTATGATTTATAATATTTTCAAAATCATTAGTTGATTTCCACGAACCATTATTTATTTCACGAACAATTTGCTTTTGCATATCTTTTACTAATTTATTGAAATAGTTTCTGAATAAATTATTCAATAATGTTCCTGTCAAATCTATTCTTTTATTTTTATAAGAATCTCTGTTATCTACTTTTCTCCAACCGAAACTCGTTCGTAATAATTTATTAGTCATATATCCTAGGAAATAAATTTTTTCTTGCTTTGTTTTACAATGTGGAAATAAATCATTTTCTATTACAGAAATAGTAAATTCTTTTTTCTTTTGAATACCTGTTTCTTTATCCATATTTATAGGAGTATACATGGCATTTGAAATAATAAATTCTAACGAGTTATCATATGATGTATATTCACTTGCTTCAATTATAGATGCTTTTAAAGCAAATAACATTTTTTTCATTTTTTTTTCTTTAATATTCAAAATAATTTTTCTAGATATTTCTTCATCAGAATTTATACCAAGAGCACGAAATAATACAAATAATGGTATTGGATTTTTAATTCTAGGAATTTGAACATATATTGAATGTCCAAATCCATTATCCTTATTGGCTATCATAACATTAATTTGTTTTGGAGATATACACTTCCACGATGGAACTGACTTAATTTCTGCCATATGCGACCATTTATTATTATTTTTTTTAATATTGAAACAATATACAATATTCTCAGCAGCACGTTCTTGTCCCAAACATGTTTTTTCAGAACCACTTATAATAAAATAACCACCTGGATCTAAACTACACTCACCTGTTAGTTTATTATTTATATGATTATGTTGTGTTAAAACACAAATACTAGATCTCAACATAATCGGTAGTTTACCAATATGTACTTTTGGTATCATTTTATGATATGTTTGTTCAATTTCTAAATTGTCCCCATAACGATGAATGATTTTTATATGCATATTTAATATCATCGTAGATGAATACGTGAAATTTCTCAATCTTGCTTCACTAGGATACATTAACTTAGTCGCACCATTGTTTTCATGTATCTGTGGTCTATATATGTGAAAATTTTTAAAATTAATAATAATTTCCAATGAATATTTTTTACACTCCGGAACATAATCATGATCGGAATGAATGACCACTGGATTAAACATATTTATAGTATTGATAATTTCACTACCTACAAAATTATCATATGATTCTACCTGATGCCTTACCAACTGATGTAAATGTTTATTATAAAAATAAGATTCAATTAAACTAAATATTTGTTCTTTATCTAATTCCTCCATATTCATATCCATATTCATATTCATATTATTATTATTCATTAATGTATTAATTTAAATTTCAATTTAATCTTTAAATTATTTATAAATATCTCATTATATGTATAATGAACAAAAATCATAACAATAATAATACAAATAACAATAAAAACATTATAAATAAAAACAACGATAATTCAAACAATAATATTTTTCCACTATTACTACACACAATGAAAAATAATCGCAAATTATCTTTGTTAGATATATCTAGAAATGAAATTAATGATAATTTGTTGTTATTTACTACAACTAGCAAATATAATAAACAAACAAATTTAAACAGTAACGCTATTTTTAATATAAATATGCCAGATACAAAATATAATAAAAATAAAAAAGCAAACCCATATTATAATAGATTAATTAGACACCTGGATAAAACAACGAATATTAATAATAAGAAATACAATAAATCTTTACATTTTCTTTTAGAAGATGTAGAAAGAAAATATAATAAACCACCAAAATATTGGGATAATGATAATCCATATATTAAACAAAAATCTATAAAAATACAACCACCAATAAAAATACCGCCACCAATACAACTTAAAAAAACATTTGTTGAAGTAGAAGCAGATATAAACGTTTTACAAGATTTAATTAACTTGACAGATAAATATCCTTTAGATAATACAATAAATTATAGTATAGATATTGAATCAATACATAAAATTGCTGAACCATTAAAAGAATTGAATAATATGATTGGAATGGAAAATTTAAAAGCATCGATTTTAGATCAAATCATTTATTTCATTCAAAATTTACATGTTAGTAAAAATAACAAAAACAGTGATTTTATGCACGTTGTTATTTATGGACCACCAGGAACTGGTAAAACCGAAACCGCAAAAATAATGGGAAAAATTTTTAGTAAAATGGGAGTTCTTAAAAAAAATACATTTAAAAAAGTAACTCGAGCAGATTTAATAGCAGGTTATTTAGGACAAACCGCAATTAAAACTAAAGAAGTTATAAAAAACGCACTGGGAGGAGTTTTATTTATAGATGAAGCTTATGCTTTAGGTAATACGCAAAAACGAGATTCCTTTGCTAAGGAATGTATAGACACCTTATGTGAAGGATTAAGTGATCATAAGAATAATTTAATGGTTATAATAGCAGGATATGAGAAAGAATTGAATAAATGTTTTTTTGCTTATAATCAGGGTTTGGATTCAAGATTTACATGGAGATACAATACCGATAATTATAATTCACATGAATTGAATTTAATTTTTACAAAAAAACTTAAGGATATTGATTGGGAATTTAAAAAAAATATACCAGATTCGTGGTTTGAAAATAAGATGGATTATTTTAAATATTTTGGTCGAGATATGGAAACTTTATTAGCAAAGGTAAAAATCGCACACGGTAGAAGAATATTTTGTAAAAAGGAAATATCTAAAAAAATTATTACAAAAAAAGATATGGATAACGGATTTGAATTATATTTAAACAATAATGAAGTAAAGTCACGGAAAAATGAGAATGTATTTTCAAATATGTATGTTTAAGCAATTTAATATATTTAGTATTTTATATATATTAAATGAGCACGCGAAAAAAAACGATACAAATAAATCCATTGTTTTTTTCAAGGACAAGATCGAAAAAATCCAAAACACGAAAAAAAAAGAAAAAAATGTCATACGATTTAAAACCTAATGATGTAAAAAAACAATTGATGAGTAGAATAAAAGAATATCAAAAGAAGAAAAAAATATTGAATGATGAAAATGAGAACGCAACAAATAACAACGAAAATTTTCAAAAAAATTTTTCAGATCATATGACATATTTAAATAGCGTTATTAAAGAAAATAAAATTAAAAAAAAAAGAAAAAAAGAAAAAAAGATAAACAAACAAATAGAAGCAGAAAAACAACAATCACAACCTATACCAGTTCAAGAAGGAATAGATATTAAACCAATGGAAACTGTTAACAATAATATTATCAGTAATAATAAAACAAGTATTATTATACACGGTAGTAAAAATCCTCCACCATATAGTTGTCTAAAAAATTCCAGTAAACCAACATACAGACAATGGCAAAAATCATTAAAGGAAAAATTAACTCCACAATCACATATTGTATCACCCATTAATGATACGCAAAATAAACCAAATCCTATTTTAATACGCCAAAAAAAACTGAAAGACGTAAAAGAAAAAAATAAAAAAAAGAAAAAAGTGAAAATTCGAAAAACAACATTTAAATTAGGAAAACATAACGGTTGCGTTAGTGTTCTTGTAAAAAATCGCAGAACCAGAAAAAAACTTAAAAAAGAATGTAATTTATTGAAAAAAAAAACATTACCAGATGTTAAAGAATATTTGAGACAACACAATCTAATAAAAATAGGCACTCCAGCACCTGAAAAAGTTTTGCGACAAATTTATGAAAATGCTTATTTGAGTGGTGATGTTTTTAATAAGAACCCTGATAATTTAATACATAATTACATGCAAAATTAATTTATAACATACTTAAAGGATCCTTGATATTATATATATTCAAATATATATATTATGGGTAAAACAAAAAAACAATATTTCGATGCTTTAAATCAATATAAAGAAAAATATAAAACCGAAAAAGTTATCTTACTTATGCAAGTTGGAGATTTTTATGAGGTATATGGTCTTTCTGAAAAAGGAAAAATGGAAGACATAAGTAAATCCAATATATATGAATTTTCTGAGATTACAGGGTATGCTGTTAAAAAAAAGAATGAAAAACATTGTGGTAAAGATGTTATTATGTCTGGAACACCACTCGCTTGTAATCTGGGAGAAATTACACAAAAAATTGCTGGAAATGGGTTCTATGTTCCAGTTATGGCACAAATTAAAGATGAAGATGGTGAAGTTATTGATCGAAAAGAAATATTTAATATACCTCCAGGTGCGGGTATATCATTTATTGATAATGATAAATGCCATACTAATAAAGTAATGTGTGTATTTTTTGAACATATAAAAGATAATCTATTAAAAACCAATAAATTATATTGTGGTTTAAGTGTTATTGATGTTATAACCGGATCGGTTAATTTATATCAATATGCTATAAAATACAATAAACATATTTCAAAATATGATGATTTTGAAAGAGTTTATTCTATATATTCACCCAATCAAATTATTATTATTAGTAATTATAATATTCAATATTTAATTGATGCTTTAAATATACCTGAAAACATTACAACTGTTTTTAATGTAAACAATAAAGATCTTTATAATTATAAGTTGCTTAAAAATTGTAAAAAACAAATTTATCAAGAAGAAATATTACAAAATATTTATAACGTTCCTGATATAAGTTGTTTTAAAGAATCGTATAATCTATCCAAAAATCCACAAGCAACATTTACATTAGCGTTTTTATTTAATTATATTCAAACACATAATAAAACTGTTATCGAAAATATAAAAAAACCTACATTTGATAATAATAAAAATAATGTTTTTATCGGTACTCACTCATTAAAACAATTACATATTCTAAATAATGAGCGAAAAGATAAATTTGGTTCCATTTTAAATTTTGTAAATAAATGTAAAACTAATATGGGTAGACGATTGTTAAAAGAAAAACTTTTACACCCAATTAAAAATCAAGAGTTATTAAATAATGAATATTTCGCAATTGATCTTTTTTTACAAAATAGCAACTTTGTAAAAGATAATACAAATAAAATGAAAAATATTATTGATATTGAAAAAATGTCTAGAAAATTTTCCCTTTTTAAAGTGAAACCATGTGAAATATCAAATTTCTATAATTCTTTAACCATTATCGAAACTATGATATCTAGACTTACAAAAAATAAACCCTTTTTAAAATCATTAAATCAATATTATCAATATCATAATATTAATATAAATGATGTATATGAAAATATCCAAACAATTAAAAATTGCATTGAAACAAATGTTAATTTAAAAAAAATAGCTGAAATTGATTGTATTAAAGATGTTAATTTTTTGAATACTGATAAAGATGTTAATTTACATATAAAAAAAGGACAAGAAAATAAGAAACATTTAAAAGATATAAAACGCCGTTTAGAAAATTGTTTTACAAATAATAAAGTTAAAATGCTTTACAATGTTACAGAAAAAACACCAGCGACATTACAAACTACTTTCACGCGTTATCAAGTTATAGAAGAGAAATATAACTCTAATAAATTAGACTATTTAAATTATTTTCATGATTTATCTTTTCAAAAAGTATCAAACGCAAAATCATCCAAATATAAAATACAAAGTCCGCTTATTGATGAATTACATATTAATATTTTTGAGTGGTCAACAGATTTTAAACCTATATTAATTGCTGCCTTCAAAAAATTTATTGATAAATTACTAGTATTTAATGATGAAATCATTCACATATCCAAGTTTATTTCTATTTTTGATTTTATTAATAGTCGTTTTATATGTGCGGAACAATATAATTTGTGTAAACCAGAAATAGTAGATAACCAAGATAAAAGTTATTTTATTGCAAAACAAATCAAACATCCTCTCATTTATCATTTAAATAAAGATATCAATTATACTTGCAATGATATTTCATTGGGAAAAGATGATGATAAAGATGGTGTTTTACTATTTGGTATCAATGCGGTTGGTAAATCTAGTTTAATAAGAGCTATCGGTATTAATATCATAATGGCACAATCCGGTATGTATGTTTCATCTACAGAATTTCAATATAAACCTTATGGTTCTATATTTACGCGTATTATTGGCAATGATGATATTTTTAAAAATTTGAGTACATTTATGGTTGAAATGTGTGAATTTAATACTATATTGAAATTTTCAGATAAAAATTCATTAATATTGGGAGACGAATTATGTAGTGGAACAACTACAAAAGATGCTATTTCTATTTTTACTACAGGGTTAATAAAATTAAATGAAAAAAAATCATCTCATATTTTTGCAACACATTTTCATGAAATTAAAGATAGTAATTATATTAAACAATTATCTTCTTTGAAACAATATTATATGAGTGTTTCATATGACAATGAAAAAGATGAATTAATTTACGATCGTGTTTTGAAGGAAGGTTCTGGCTTGGATCAATATGGTATAGAGGTTTGTAAATTTATTGGTTATGATAAGGATTTTATTAATTTAGCATTAAAAATACGCAATGATAATACAATCCTTGAAGAAGACACATCAAAATACAATAGTAATAAAATTAAAAAAGGTTTGTGTGAAATGTGTAATATAAAACCAGCAGAAGAAATACATCATTTATATCCGCAAAAATATGCTGATGAAAATGGCTTTTTACCAGATGGAAATCATAAAAATAAAAAATCAAATTTATCAAATATTTGTCATGATTGTCATAAAAAAGAAACAAAAGATGATACAAAGAAAAAAAAAGTAAAAACAACAAATGGTGTGCGATTTGTAGAAATTAGTTGAGTGCTTTTATAAATTTTTTATAAAAGTATAAATTATATAATGGATTCATTAAAATTAAATAGAATTATTAAAACCCCTATTGATGGCGATTTAGGAAATGTATATGAATATATTAAAAATAATTTTGGTTCAATAATGCTTGTTGTTATTGGATTTTTTTTAGTTATGGCGTATACATCTATTAACAATATTAACTTTGAAAAAAATGAGAAAGAATTGGATAAAAAATTTATCATTGAAACGTTCTTAGAAAATAATAAAAATATGAATTCAAAATCTTCTCTGGGGGAAAAAAGTAAAATGTTAAAAACAAAACAAAAAATAACAAATTCCAATTGTAGTGGAAAACTTGATGTTATTGATAGCACGTGTAAAAAACATAAATATAAATTATCATGCACCTCTTATGATTGTTGTAATTGGGGCAAACGTGATAACAAATTACAATGTGTTGGAGGTGGTAAAGATGGACCAACATTTGGATCTAAAAAATTCGATTATTATTATTATAAAGATAAAAAAATCATGGGTAAAAAATAATTTTAGAAAAAATTGATTAAAAACATATTATTATATTATATATAAAATGATAATACCAGTAAAATGCTTTACTTGTGGAAAGGTTTTAGGTGATAAATATTTATATTATTTAAGAGAAGTTAGGCAAATTAAAATTAATAAAAATTTAGACACCAATAAAGTCGTATATTTAACTTCTATTAATTATGAAAAAACTCCAGAAGGTGTAGTTATGGATAAGTTAAGATTAAATAAAATATGTTGTAGAAGACATATGTTGACACATATTGATGTTGAATAATTATGATATTTAAGTTTTTTTTATTAAAATATCATAATATAATATATTAATTATGGGAAAAAATAAAAAGACTAGAAAGTTAAAGAAAAAAAATAACACTAGTAAAGGTAATAAAAAAAAAATTTATACGAGAAAGCAAACAGGTGGTGGACAATCGTGGAAATATGCTGGAAAAATAAAAGGGAAACCTAAATTTAAGCCTGTGCGCACTAATGTGAGATTATCAAATGGTTCATTATCAAGCACCGATGGACGAACGTATGATTTATACGAAATACTCCACAAAGCTCCTTTAGAAAAGGACAAAAAAACGTATAAGCGTATCTATCCCAATGCTGTAGATATAATCCCTTATGGCACTGAAACAGAAAAATGGTTAATTCGCGAAATTAAACACGTTAAAAATAAAGATGGAACATCTTCAAATAAAAAGGCTGTTGATCAAATAATAAATTATTTAATTGGTAGAAATAAATTTAATAAAGAAAATAGAGTAAAAGCTGATGAGGAAAGAAAAAACATACAGAGAAGTAAAAAAACCCAAAAAATAAAATCAGCAAAAATGAAGAATAGAGCATTGGGTCAATTTAAATCCAAAAATATAACACGATGTATTCAAAAACGGTTCGACGATTTTGTAAAAAATGTTAAAAAAAGCAAAAATAAAATTAAATCAGAACGCGAAGCTAATAACAAAAGAGATGAATTACTTTCGCGTTTTGAAAAAATTATAACCGGTCATGATTGTGGTAATAATAAAGTTATCACATTTCAAAATTATAAGGATTGGAAAGTGGCAGCGGCAAAAAAAAATCCTCCTGTAGATCCATTAAATATATTTAAACAAATAACATATTCTAAGCTTAAAGAATATGAAAAACAACAAAAATCTTCAAATCTAACGCCAAAACGACCAGATACAAAACAATCAACTGGTAGAAACATTTCCCCACGAACAAAAAAAATATCTCGAAATGAGAGTAAAAAAAAAGCATTGGAAACCAAAAATAAACAAGAACAAAAAGAAAAAGATAAGAAAGCTTTACAAGCTGTAATCGCAAAATGTAAAAAATATAACATGGAAATAGACACAATTAAAAAGGAAATGAGAGAAGAAAAAAATTTAAAAATATTAGAAAAAAAATATTTTCAAGCAATGAATTTAGTTCAATCATATGGTGAAACAAATGGAGATCTTCAGAAATGTAATAAAACTGAAGAAAAAATGAAAGAAATGGAAAATAGTATTAAAAATACTTATATTCCAATGAAAGAAAAAATAGAAAAAGAACAGAAACAAAGAGAAAGTGTCAAATCAAAAAAAGAGGCAGCATTAAAAAATGCCAAAAATAAACAAAAAAAAGAAGAAACAATAGAAAGTAAAGAAGAAAAACAACAACGAGCAGCAGATAAAAAAGACGGAGAAGAACAAGGAGAAGCAATTGGTGATTTATTTGATGAAGAAAAAGCAATAGATAAAAAGCAAAAAAAATGTCAAGAAGCCTACAGCAACATACCAGAAATAAATGAAAGTTCAGAAGAAAATGTTTTAAACAATATTAAAGCACAAATAATGGCATTAAAAAATGGTGATTGTAAAGAAAAAAATATAAATCAAACAACATGGAAACTAATTGACGATAAAATAAAAGCTATAGATGATATTATTAAGAAAAAAAATATAGATACACTTAGTGGAAGTGTTGGAGAAATACAACAATTATTAGAAACCGCTAAAAAACAACTAGAAGAAAATAACAAACTATTTAATAAAATGAACGCAACTATGATAGAAAAAAAAAATGTTTCTGAAAAAGATCATGAAAAATTATTAACAGATTTAATAGCAGAACCATTAATTAAACCAACTGAAGTCTGTAGAACATACGTTGTTGGCGATAAAGCAACGCATAAAGATTATAATAGAATGGTTGGGAATGTTTTTGTTAACTATGGTAATCAAGGATATAATGCGATAGTATTAAATAATGTAGGGACTGATATATCTTTTTTGAAAGATACTGTTTTCAATTATGATACATCATTAAATAAAGATGGCAATTATAAATGGTACGATTCGAGAGATAATCGGAATGAAAATCTTAAGGTTGGTAATTATACCAGAGAAATATCACTTGTTAAAGATGGCAACGCAAAATGTTATCCTGATCACGAAAAATATTATCAAACACTTCACAACAATTATACTAAATTATTAAACAAAAAATATGAAAAACTTAATTGTTTCCCTATTAATTTTTCAAAAATTAAATACTTAGAAGAGATAACAAAAAATATAGATGTAAAATTATTAGATAATATCGAAGGTGTTGATAATGATAAAGTAACAAAAAACATTATTGATTTTTTAATAAAAAAAAAAACAATAGAAAAATGTGATGCTTATCTAGATATTATGTTAGAAAAAATGAATATGGTAAACGATAACTCTTTTGATAGATATAAAGAAGAAATTAAAAAAGCATTGAAAGACGGTGAATACTATGATTTCAAGGGACAATATAGTAAAACCCCATGGGGATCATTGGGTGGTAATTTTCAACAATCTAAAACAGAACAATGCACAACTGGGTCAATTGTTTCGACTGTTATTGATTTTGCGGTACGCGCTAATAATAAAAATATATGTATTCCACATGGAATAGAATTAACTTTTGGAAGACCATATATAGGTGAAAAAGGAGAACTTCATGATACATTCGGAAATTTTATTAAATACCAAAATAATGATTTAGAAAAATCTATTAAAAACTCAGGAGGTGATATCAAAAGAAGAAGTGGGTTACCAGTACATCCTAGTTTTAAAATAGATGATAATTATAAAGAAAATGCTTGGGTATCTAGTAAAAATTTCATAAACGAGAATAATTTTAATCAAACTCCAGATAATCTAGAAAAAATAAAAAAAGGAATTCAAAAATTTGAAAAAGAAAAAAATATCAATATTTGTCCTATTGAAGATTTATCTTCGTGGTATCTTGATGATTTTACAAAAAAAATCCCTGCGTATAAAAAAGGAGTTGATCCTAAATTTAACACACCCTCAAAAATACGTTATGCTATTGAACGATGTTTATTTAATAACGAAGACATTCAAAAATACAATCCTGATAATATTTGTGGTATATATATACCATTGGGAGTTACAACAGGTATTGAAAAAACTGATAATGCTAATTCTAATATTAACCACGCAAATTTGATTTATATTGAAAAAGTTAAAAAAGTAGGTAATAAACATATTTTAAAAATGTATGGTTTTGATCCAAATTATGAACCAACATTTTATCTTAAAGAAAGATTGGATGAATTAATTGAAGAATTCAATAAATTAAATAAGGATTACGAATTCGAAACAAAAGCTGTTATTTTAGATTTAAACATTCCACGTGGTTTAATAACTGAAGATGATGGTTCATTTTATAGCGCAAGTATAAATAAAACAGGCATTCATTCATTTTTTCCAAAAGATCGTAATGGTAAATCATGGATTAATGGAGGTATTTGTGGAAGTGTTACATGGTTTGCTTTTATTTTATGGAGTTTAGTTTGCAAACATACTAATGGTAACTTTTATGATATGTATATGAATTTGTGTGCACCACTAGCTGTATATAATCAACTTCAAAATGAACAATTAGGTGAAAAATATAAAAAGACATTGGGACCTGAAATTGTAAAAAAAATAGAAGATTTATATTTAAAATTCGTACATCATATATGGGGATTTTTAAAATGGAGTGAAACACAACTTAAAAATAAAGATTATTATGATATTTGGAGTTATAAAAAAAAACTATGTTATTTGGAATTAATTTTGCATAAAATTAATAAACATCAAAAAGGTGATGAAGATTTGGTATCTCCTACTATGATATGTAAAAACAAATTTAAAAAATTTGTAGATAAGCTAGAAGGTTTAAATCCTGGTATCTATACAAACATTTCAAATTATGATGATGATGCGAAACGAAATGTATTGGAAAGTTTGGAAAAATTAAAAAAAGACTTCTGTTCAAAATTAAATGATGATGATGATACATTAAAAGAAATAAATAAAAAAATAATAGCAATAAAAAATTTATTAGGAATTGAAATTGTAGAAGAAAAGGATGATGATGTAGTAAATACGGAACAAAAAGATAATGTTTCTGGTAATTTACCTGTTGTAACATCAATTAATAATCAATCTCCAACTGTCGAACCAAATATTAATACTATAGCACGTGATCCGAATAGTGGCGTAGAAACTACTATTTCAACTACATTGCCCGTAGAAAATAAAGAGGAAGAAAAGAAGGAAGAAAAGAAGGAAGAAGAAAAGAAGGAAGAAAAGAAGGAAGAAGAAAAGAAGGAAGAAGAAAAGAATGATGTTGTAGTAAATACTGAACCAAATATCGATACTATTGTACGTGATCCAAATAGTGGCGTAGCATCTACTATTTCAACTACATTGCCCGTAGAAAATAAAGAAGAAGAAAAGAAGGAAGAAGAAAAGAATGATGTTGTAGTAAATACCGAACCAAATATAGATACTATTGTACGTGATCCGAATAGTGGCGTAGAATCTACTATTTCAACTACATTGCCCGTAGAGAATAAAGAAGAAGAAAAGAAGGAAGAAGTTATTATATCAAAGTCATTTTCATTTACACCTATTTTAAGTAAAGGAACTCCAACAGGATTTAAACCTATTACTGGAGCGGCTGGACATCCAGGAGCATTAGCAACATTTGATGAAGGAAATAAAAAATGGTCTGCCAAAGTATTTTTTAACAATCCTAATAAAGCAACCAAATATAATTACGGTGAAGAAAAAAATATGATATTATTGTATGATCTGTATAAATTTGACACGACAAATAGTAAAGAATTAGAAGAAAATATTGATAAATATTTAATAAGTAAAGATGGTAAAAAGAAATATCATATTACTGAATATAATGAGGATAGTATTAAAGAAAATACAATAGGATTATTAGAAAAATCTATTTATGAATTATTTAATAACCATTTAAAATTAGACGAAATTGTAAAAATTCGCAAGGATCTTAATACAGATGTTAACTTTGAAATGAAAGAATTTGTTAATAAATGGATGTATAAAATTCATAATGAAGAAAAACCAAATAAAATATTTTGTGGAAGCAACGCAATGGATCCAGAAAAGTTTAAAAAAATGATAAAAAAGGATCCAATGGCAAGACAATATGATCCAAATTTTTCAGGGAAACTATATTTTACCATGGAAAATCCTTTTCATACTATAGAAGACGGATCGGATACACGTTATTATGATATAAAAATAGGTAAAAAAACTGTTTTTAAAGAAGATAAAGGTTCTAGTGCTGCTAGAACTCAGGGTAGAACAGATAAAATGTTAAGCATATCGTTTGACGATGGATTTAGATTGGAAGGGGTTGTTGATCCGACAAAAAAAATGGAAAAATTAATTACTATACTAAAAAAAAACAAATTCAATAATATTTTTAGACCAGTAGAATACTATGCTCAAATAGCACAAAAATTAACAAACAAATTCAAAAAACAACAAAGTTATAGAATTAAACCAATATTAATGTTTACAGAAATGTTTTCACATTTTGGTGAAAATCATGATAAACGACAAAAAGTTATTGAAATAATGGACAAACAAGTAAAGGAATTAGCATTATTTACGAATGCTATGTCATTTTCAAAAGAAACAAAATTTGGTTTTATAGGTTCTAGTATGTCTGTAGTAATAAATGACACCAATGTTAAAATAAATATTTTCGATTATGGTCATCCATGGATTTATCATAAAAATAGATTACTAGAATATCCTTCGCGATCAATAGATACTTATCAAGATAGATGTAAAAAATATGAACATGTAAAATATAGTAATTTAATTAAAGAAGTATTATCAAAAGAGGCATTTTATAATATATTTCCCATAACAGTATCTGCAAAAAAGAAAGCTTTGAACAGTAATGAGTTTTCAACAATAAAAGCTAATTCTGAAAATTTACCATGTATTTTTACTGTTTATGTTCATATTATACAATCATTATATCGTTTTGAAATGACATTACAATTATTATTAAATAATAAAAATGCTACAAAACCTTCTTCTAGAGACGATGTGAAAAAAATTATTGTTGATGAGGGTAGATTTTTAATAAATAGTTTACCTTTTATTACTTGTAATAAAACATTTACAGCTGTTGATTATATTAATAAAAAATTAAATGAAACAACAATGGAAAAAACTGATATGTCATCCAATGAAGGATTAAAAACAGTTGAAATACTTTTAAAAAATATTGAAAATAACAATGAAATCACTAATATTAATATACTTAAATTAATTAGATTTTTTCAACTTTATACAAATCCTATAAAAAACACTAGACCCATAACATTTGCGGTTACTACTGATAAGTCTATAAAACCTGTTAAATACGATGTGGGTGAAATAAATTTATGGACATTTGATATTAATGAGATTATTTTATATCATGTAAATTACAATAGAGACACATTCGTTTCTAAATTTGATGATGAAACAAAATGGAGAGAAAATTCTAATAATGAAATTAAAATTTTTAATGATATACATAAAAATTATTGGGAAGGTTTGTTAGAATTTTGTAATTCCTGGAAAAAATGGAAAGTATTTGATGATAAAAGAATTAAAAGAATACAAGAAATTACTGATAAATTGGGTAATAATTAATTAGAAATGATTATATTATAAATTATAAATTTAATCATTTGTAAGTTGTTTTTGTATTTCTATGGTATTGCCTATTTCCTGTTTAATGTTTTTATTGTTTTTATTACGCATATCATTATCATCATCACCCATTGCATTATGAACCATACCATGCCACTCGATTAATAATTTTTCATTTTTTAAATAATTTGGATTTTCTTTCTCCCATTCTCTAATATGTTTGATTTGTTTGATAGTAATATCTTGTATTGATTCGTCTATTTTTTCGTGTGATTTATCTTTACCCCATTTATTTTCATCTTTAATATAAAATTGTAATCGTTTTGTATCACTACAATGTATTGGTCTTTCAGTTGGTTTTAAACCTTCCAATTGTTTCATAAAAATATTACTAATACCCTTTACATATCCATGTTCCTTTGTATATTGTAAATCGTCTAAAGAAACCGTTAATTCTTTTAAAAAATCTGTTAAATTCATTGCGTTTTTACAATGTTCATTTAAATAAATATTGATCGACATTTTTTGGTTGACTGTATCCCCGGCTTTTGCTATTGCTTTATCCAATGTTTTATAATAATTTTCATTTGTTTCTCCTTGTTTTTTAATCATTTCTTTCATCATGGTTCTTAATTCTTTTAATTCTGATTTTAAAATTTCTTTCTCATCATCCGTATTTTTTTTATTTTTTTTTCGTTTTACTTTGATTTTTCTATTTTTTAATAAATTACATTTTTTTTTGTGTTTACACAAACCACTTTGATACTTGTATTTTCTTCCACATTTATTGCATAAAAATCCAGTTTTTTTGTTATCCATTTTATCCAGTTTATCCACTTTTTTATCCAAATTATCCATTTTATGTTTACGGGTTGATAAATGACGTTCGTAATCGCATTTATCATTACTGTGGAAATCACATTTTATACAATGATATTTCATTTCCAGTTTTTTTCCGTTTTTTTTATTATTCATATATATGGATAATAAAAAAAACTGTTAATATCTTTTTGATTAAAACTTATATATTATATTTTTATTGTTTATGCTATGTTTTTTTATATAATTATTTATTTTGTTATTCATGACCGTGTTCCGTTTTTTTTTTATCCATTTTTATCCATTTTTTTAAACCAATAACATTTTCATATATATAGTATGATTTTTGTTATTTATATCAGTGTATTGTGTTATCGAATATATTTTGCCGTTTTTTGCCGTTTTTTTTTTATCCATTTTTTTCTTAAAATTAATAAACATTTTCATTCGTTTTTTTTAAAAAAAAACCTTACCATAAAATACCTACATAAAAATTCAACCTTATAATTATTTTTGCTAGAGTATCTAGTGGGACGATTATTTTCATGAACTTTTCTCAGTTTTATGATTTTGGACATTTTTAAATTGTCCAAAATAATAAATCCTAAAATACTTTTGAAAAAAAAAGAAAATTGCTTAAGTATAAAATTATTTAAATACTTATATTTAATATTCAACTTAAAGGTTTTATTTATTAAAATAATTTTCATTTATCATGAAAATACGATTGCTTAAGTATGAAAATAGTTAAATATAATTTTTGTTAATTATATTTAAAGAACTTATTTTTTCGTTTTATCCTCGATACTTTGTAGCAAATCTTTATTGTATATTAGGTTACCAGTAGGTTTATATGTAGAAATTGCTGTATATTGATCGTTTTTTTTCTTCACATTTAATTTTTTATTTTGTTTCTTAAACATTAATTGGTTTACATTTTCAGGTTCATCATTTTTTTTATTTTTGTTTTCTTTTAGGTTGCCAAAACCATCAATATTAACACCATATTTTTTTTTAATTTCACTTCTCTTAAAATTGGGAATATAATGGTTCCATGAAATAAATAATAAATTTGGATGTGTATATTTAATATGGAAACCATTATCTAATAATTTTTCAATTACCCATGATGTACATAATCCAACATCATATTTTGGAACACCTAATAAAAATTCTGGAACGACAAAAAATACAAAATCATTATTAAATTTCTGTCTTGATGCTGTCTTGATTTTTTTATGTGCCCTGGCTAAAATTTTTTGAAAGATTTTGATTGTATTTTTTTGATTGGTTTCTTTCGTGGTAAATAAGTCATCTAAAGATAATTTTTCATTAAAGTTATCATCCATTAATCTTTTAAGAGAAAAAAAGAATAAAAAATAAACTATATATAATTATTAATGACTATAAAACATTTATTATTGAGTGGAGGCGGGATAAATGGTATGATTTTTATCGGTATTTTAAAAAAATTAACGGATGAAAAATATATTGAATTGGATAAGATAGAAACAATATATGGCGCGTCAGTTGGTGGTTTATTGGGGTTGATTTTATGTTTAAAAATCGACTATGATGATGTAATAAAATATTTAATAGAAAGACCATGGCATAAAGCATTTAATAAAATAGATTTAAATGCTGAAACTTTTTTCAATGTATTTTCCGAAAAAGGTATCTTAGATGATAAAATAATAAAAATAATGATGAGTAATTTATTTAAATGTGTGGATATTAATGAAAACATTACATTTAAAGAGTTATATGAGTATTCTAAAATTAATTTGATAATTAGCAGCGTTTGCATCAATACATTTGATTTGACAGAATTTTCCCATGAAAAAACACCATTGATGAAAGTAGTAGATGCAGTATATTGCTCTGCTTCTATCCCTTTTATTTTTAAACCTAAATATATAAACAATAGTTTTCATATGGATTCTGGTTTAATAAAAAATTATCCTGTTAAAAATATACTCAATTATTGTAAAAATGAAGAAATTTTTGGTTTATCTTTATTAACACCTGAAGAAGATATTCAAATAAATCAAGATGATGATGTATTTAAATATTTTTACAAATTAATGAACAAATTATTAATACGTTTTACCAGAGATAATGAAAAGATTTTAAAAAACGAAATACTGATTACAATAGGTAATAGTGTAGGAGATAATAAATTATGGGATTTTTTTTGTAAAAAAGAAGAAAGACAAAAAAAATTTAATATAGGTATTAAAAAGGGCGAATTTTATTTGAGAACATTAAACAACCGTGTTTAAAAATTCTTCAAATGTTTTTATATCTGGTTTAGCATCGTATTCGATAACTTCTTTATCTTTTACCAAAACAATGGTTGGGTATCCATCGATGTGTTTTTTATATGTATCTTCAAAAGCATTAATATCTGATTCTTGCGAATCTCCATCAAACATTTTAAATACTAATTTTTTTCCATTAATGCTTTTATTATTCCACATTGATTTTAATTGATTCCAAATAGGCAATGCTTTTTTTGAATGTGGACACCAATCTACTTTGAACAAAATTAAATCTACAACTGTTGTATTTTTAGTATCATCATCCATGGAAGAAACTATTTCTTTATTTTCTACAAATTGTGGATTTATTTTGGGTGAAATATAAGAAGAATATACATAAAATGCCAAACCAATAAAAACGGCAGCAACAATAAACCATATACTATATTTTTTATAATCTAAATCAGCTAGAGACATATTTATAATATAATTAGAGAGAATAACAATAATATAAACGAATTAAAGATTCTAATATATATTAATATAATGTTTGTGCGTAATTATAAAGGTAAAATAGTTGAACTAGATATTTCTAAATATTATAGCGATAAAGAATTTTATAATGCTTTATGGAAAATCAAATATAATATTACGTTGGATGACGATAAATATATTTTAGTAGATGAAATAATAGAATTTATTAATAATTAATTTGTATTATATTTTTTTCTAAAATAAATATAATGAAAACTCGTAGAAAAAACAAAAAATCTAAGAACAAAACTAAAAAAACATATAGAAAAAAAGATTATCAGAGTGGTGAAGGTATGTTAACAAGTGTATGGGGACCTAGTTTATGGCATACATTACATACGATAAGTTTTAATTATCCAGTAAAACCAACTAAAGAACAAAAAAAACATCATAAAAATCTAATTTTAAATTTAAAGTATACAATGCCGTGTAAATATTGTAGAATAAATTTAAGAAAAAATTTAAAAGCTCATCCATTACGGCAATGCGATTTAAAAGATAGAGATAAATTTTCAAAATGGGTTTATGGATTACATGAACATGTAAATAAAATGTTGGGAAAAAAATCCGGATTGACATTTTGTGAAGTAAGAGATCGGTATGAAAATTTCCGATCACGATGTACAAAAAAAGAAATAAAGAATAAAATTATAAAAATAAAATCAAAAAAGAAAACAAGAAAAAAAGAAAAAGGATGTACAGAGCCATTTTATGGTAAAAAAGCAAAATTGTGTTTAAAAATTGTTCCACAAGAAAATAGAATGAAAACATTTCAAATGGATAAAAAGGTAATTAAAAGTCGTTAATTTTATTTAATAGAATAATAAAATTAATTAAAAATTAGCAAAACTAGATAGTCTAGGTATAGGTTCATGACCACCTAAAGCACCTCCACCAACGCTATTTGGTTTCATACCCATAATTTGTGCGGTGGGTAATAAACTATTAGAAGCAGATGAATAATTTGGAACTTTTTTACATTCAAACGCTGGTTCAGGACATCTAGCACATGGAGCACATGGTGGACAAGGTTTAGGTCTAGGACATGAACGCGAATCTGGACATTTAGGACAAACAGGAGGAACAATTTCTGATTTTTTCACATATAAATCCTTATCGCCTTTTGGTATATCATTTTTACTAATTCCACTTTCAAACGATTCTTTTATATGAATTCCTAAACTAGATAAAATAAGAACACCTAGAATAATTACAAATAAATGTATTTTTTTCAATTTCATTATATAAATATATTTATAAAAAAAAATATAGTATAGTATATTATATGCCTGCTTTAACACACGGACGAGTTCGCAATGGTTTTAACTCTTATTCTACAGACAAAGATGGTAAAAGATTACAAAAAAAAGGAACAAAACCAGTTAATAAAAATACAAGATATATCAAAGGAATGTATAATGCCGATGCTTTAAGAAAACAAGCGATAGTTGGAAATGTAGGACAATCGTTTGATTCTAAAAGGGCTGCAGCAAGAACAACTAAAGTAACAGAGAACCCATGTGAAAAAAATTGCCTTCCAACTGTTCAAAAATAATATAAACATATTTACAAATTATATTTATATTATGAGCAAACACACAGAATTGAAAAGATTTTATAACAATAATAAATTAGAAGCGGGAATTGATGAAGCAGGTAGAGGTCCATTATTTGGTGCTGTTTTTATAGGAGCGGCTATATTACCTCCGGGTGATGATTTCGATCATAGTTTGATGAGAGATAGTAAAAAACTATCTCAAAGAAAAAGATTAATAGCATATGATTATATCAAAGAAAATGCTGTAGATTGGTCAGTCTTTAGTCATGATGAAAAAAAAATAGATGAAATAAATATTTTAGCAGCGACATTAGATGGAATGCATAAAGCATTGGATAATTTACTTGTGAAACCCGAACATCTTTTAGTAGATGGTAATATGTTTAAACCTTATTGGTTGGGTGATGAAATTATACCATATACATGCGTTCGTGGAGGTGATGATAAATATACACCTATTGCGGCGGCGTCAATTATAGCTAAAGTAGAGAGAGATAATTATATCGAAAAATTATGCGATCAATATCCAGAATTTGATGAATATTATAGTATAAGAAGTAATAAAGGTTATGGAGCTAAAAAACATTTAGAAGGTATTGAAAAACATGGTATAACAAGATATCATAGAAAAACATTTGGAATATGTAAAAGATTTGCATAATAAATATAGAATTAACGGAATAAATTATTTAATGAATATAGAAATAACTGATACTGTAGAATTAGGAGAAATCAAAATAAATATAAGCGAATGTAATTGTTGTTTAACAACTGATGATTTGATAAAATGTCCATTGGAAAATTGCGAATATACTATATGTAAAAAATGTTTTAAAAAAATACCAGGATGTTTATGTCCAGCATGTAGAAGGGAAATAAAAAAACAAAAAATAAAAAAACGTAGAAGACGTGTTGAGGTAACATATTTTTTATGTTGGCCTGTTTCTCGTTCAACTGGAGAAAAAATTTTATGTTTGCGTTATCTATTATTTATTATAAATTTAATTTTATCTTCTCGACTCTTGTGGTTTTTAATTTTTAATGATAAACCTTTTTTTCACGATACATGGTTTTTATCTGCAATGGGTGGAATATTACTTTTAATATTCAGTATTTGTTTGTTAATAACGATATTTACTATAACAGCAGCATTTATAAATTGTATGGGGGAATTTGTATGCTGTTGTTTATATGGTGATATATATGATATTGAAATAATAAACACACATTGCTTATGGGATGTTATAGAAAAATATTGCTGTTGTTTAGACGATATATGTATAAGACAAGAAATTCATTATGTAACGGACGATAATGATACGTATATAGTTTCATTGTCCGATAGTGATTATAGTAGTGATGAAGATAGTTTAGAATTAGATTGAGGATTACATAATTTATTAAACGATGATCTAAATGAACTATTTATAGTCAAAATATCAACATCATATTCTAGTTTATAATAACATCTTAAACAAACATATATATCAATCAATGAATTATGTAAATTTAATGGTGTACTATTGAACAATTTTTCATGTAATTCAAGTAATTTTGGAACTTTTAATACTTTTTTACCACTGGTAGGACTTATACGATATGTATCCGCTATAATTTTCCCCTTAAACATGGTATCATATTTTTTAATATGTAATGTATTGTAAATATTACCCAATCCATTTCTAAATGCTTCAATCTTAAGATATGAAATATCAAAGTTAATATTATGTGCGACAATAACATGTGATAAACGCATATCATTTATAATTTCTCTAAGAACAGGTTTAATGTTAATACCTTTTTGTCTCATAATTTTATTAGTTATACCGTGTATATCACTAGCTTCCTTTGGAATTTTTATGTTATATGGTATTCTAATAATATAATCACAAATTTTTAATAGTTTATGTGTTGATAAATCTATCATTATCCAACTAATTTGTACAATATATCCATATTTTGAGCCACCGTATTTTTTATTTGGCAATCCAGTGGTTTCGGTATCGAATATTAATGCTTTTTTGTTTTCACTCATTTTAATACTAATAATTAAATTATTATTAAATCAATTTAATAACGTCTTTTTCCTCTTCTTTTTGTTCTTTTTGTTCTTTTTGTTCTTTTTGTTCTTTTTGTTCTTTTTGTTCTTTTTGTTTTTTTATTTCTTCTAGTGTTCTTTCTTTTTAATTCGGAAAAGAAACCCCATTGTGTTTGTGGTTTATTTATATTTATTGGTGTAAATGATTCAACCATTTGTGTTATTTCATTAATTGGTGTTAATTTTTTATAATAATAATTTGCAATTTCTGGTACTATATAATTATTCCAAAATCTAGCAAATAAATTATACATTTGAAAATGTATCAGCTGTCTAGGTATAATTTTTTTTTCTTCTATTTGAAAATTACGGTTGAATATTATTGGAATTATGTAATTATTTTTCCCTTTATAGTGAAATGCTCCATCATTTTTATCACCTCTTTTTTTTTGATAATAACCACAACCGGTATATATTTTATTATTAACTTTATTTTCATAATACTTTGGTTGTCGTGAATGAAGGCTAAAATGTCCGATTTCTTTATTGTTTTTATCATTTACTTTTACAATGATATCTTTACATTCTGTAAAATTGTTATTATTTTTTTTTTTTATAATTAGTGTAATTTTTTGATCAAAAAATATTTCAAGTATATCTTTATAATTATTTATAATTCTTTTTCTGCTAGTATCATTAAATAAATTATATATATCATTCCAAACAGTATACATTTCATGTTCACTTACCCAACATTTACGTTTATTAATTTGACAATTATGTTTCCAAATAAATTTACCGCTCTCATTTGATTCATTTATTTCTGGTACACATTTTAATATATTGCAAGCCATTAATATATATTCATAAAATAATATATATTAATTATTTTTTAGATTTTTTAGATTTTTTCTTATTTTTTTTATTTTTCTTTTTAGCTTTTTGTGTTTTTTTCTTTTTAGCTTTTTGTGTTTTTTTCTTTTTAGCTTTTTGTGTTGAATTGTTACGACGTTTTCTTTGTTTACGAGTACCTTTGGCAACAGCTTCTCTTAATCTGGTATATAATGGATCATCAAAATTAATTTTTGATTTATCAATATACCATTCAGGCGAGTCTGTTAGTCTTCGTGATGGAAAAAAATTTTTTTTTGGTGTCATAGGTGAATCAATAAGTTTACCCCATATTTTAATAGTTTCTGGACTTAAATTTTGGTTCTGATTTTTTATATCCAAAAATAAACTATCTTTTCTTTTTTTTGTTTTTCGTGGTGTTGGTTTTTTTGGTTTTTTAGTTTTTTGTGATGTTAGTTTTTTTGGTTTTATTCTTCTATTTTTTGGTGGTAATGGGCGAAATTGTTTTGATGGTATATTAGGGTGTATCATATCATTATTTGATAACATATCAGGAGATAATGCCATTGGTAAAGGCGGAGGAGGTAATATATATTTTGGTACATATGATTTCTTTTTTATCATTTCCATGGTGTTTGTGTTTTTAACCTCGTCTAAAATTTTTTTCATTTCGTCTTTATTTTTTTTTTTATTTTTCATATTGCGTATTTTTTTTTCTAATACTGTTAATTTTTTTTTGATAATTTTGCGATCCTCTTGTTGTTGTTTTATTTTTGTTATTAAATTCTTTTTCAAATTTATTTTTTTATTACTATCGTAATTTTTACTGGCATTACACTTTCTAAATTTATTAATACTATCTACCCATCTGTCCTTTATTATTTTACCTTTTTTTTTAGTCTTTACCATATTCCATTGCTCGATTGAATAATCGTCAGGTTTTATCCAATGTCTTTCGGAAAATCTATGTGATTTTTTTCTACATGCTTCTTTCCATTTACCTTTAAAACGTGTTGGGTATTTGGTCATTTCTCTGTATTTTTCATTTATATGTTTAGGATCGCATATTTCTTCAAATTTTGGTTCTTTACATTTTATTGGCATATATATTATATAAATATTATTATGAACCACACATCAAACAATCATCATCTTCTTCTTGTTGTACATCTTGTTTTTTTCCGGGTTCAATTGTAAATTGTTGTGGTGCGGCTTTTGCTTTTGTTCGAAGATAATAAATACCAGTTTTGAGACCTTTTTTCCAAGCAAACAAATGCATGGCTGTTAAATTTTTGTATGTTGGATTTTTCATCCACAAATTGGTGCTTTGACTTTGACAAATAAAAGCACCGCGATCGGCTGCCATTTCTAAAATATGTTTCATTGGAATTTCCCATACAATTTTATATTTTTTACGCAGAACACTTGGTATTGATTTTATATTTTGTATAGAACCACCATCCTTTATAATTTGATTTTTCATATCTTCATTCCATAAATTCAGATCAATTAATTCTTTTAATAGATATTTATTAATCATTATAAATTCACCAGCTAAAGTTCTACGAACATAAATATTTGAGGTGAATGGTTCAAAACATTCATTGTTTCCTAAAATTTGCGATGTAGAAGCAGTTGGCATCGGTGCAACTAATAAAGAATTTCGCAAACCATGAATACGAATATTCCGTTTTAATTTATTCCAATCATATCTATCGGATGGTGTAACTCCCCACATATCAAATTGTAAAATTCCTTTTGAAGTAGGAGAACCTTCGAAACTACTATAACATCCCAATCTTACTTCATCTAAATTTTTTATTTCATTGTAAATAGGTTTAATTTTTCTCAATTCATTCATAATTGTTTCATCTTGCAAATGTTGTAACATATATGTATCACATTCAGGATTAGAATTCTTAAATGTCCAAAATTTATTTTTATAGGATGGTAATAATTTTGCCATTTTCAAATGTCTTTCTTTTGATATTTCCATACTAGATTCTAAAGCACCATGGTATATGGTTTCAAATATATATTTATTTATGTTTTTTGCTTTTTCGGAATGAAATTCTATATTCATTTTAGCATATGTATCAGCAAGACCTTGAACACCAATACCTACAGGTCTGTGTAACATATTTGAACGTTTTGTTTTATCAGTGGGATAAAAATTTTTATCAATAATAGAATTTAAATTTCTAGTAATAATTTTAGTTACTTCATGTAATTTTTCATAATCAAATACATCACTTACGAAATTATTAAGTTGTTTATAACCACCTATTAGAATTTGTTCATTACTCTGTGATGTATTTATAATCTGTGGAACTGAATTAATTTCTTTCTTAAAATTTTTAGATAATTTGATATATGTTTGTTTTCTGAATTCATCATTATCACAATGAATTTCCTTATATTTAATATTTTTATTGTTACATAATTGTTTAGCTAGCTTGCAATAAACACAATCGGCTTTAGTATACATTGTAATTTCGGATATTTTATGATCTTTAGGTTTTACAAAATTACTCAAACCAATGCTAGCTAAATTACATACTGCTGTTTCGTTTTCATCACTATATTCAATTATTTCTGTACATAGATTACTTGATTTAATAGTACCTAAATTTTGTTGATTACTTTTCATATTACAAGCATTTTTATAAAGCATGTATGGTGTTCCTGTTTCAATTTGACTATCAAGTATTTTATACCAAATATCTCTAGCTTTTACAACAGATATACCACGCCCTTCGTCTTCGTATTGTTCATATAATTTTTTAAAATTCTCTCCATATACATCACTTAATCCCGGTGATTTATCAGGACACATTAATGTCCATTTTTTATCATTTTTAACTCTTTCCATAAATAAATCAGGTATCCATAATGCATAAAATAAATCTCGTGCTCGTTGGTCTTCATCTCCGTGGTTCTTTTTCATATCTAAAAATGATTCAATATCTCCATGCCATGGTTCAATATATACAGCAAAAGAACCAGCACGTTTACCACCACCTTGGTCAACATATCTAGCAGTAGAATTAAAACAACGCAACATAGGAACAATACCATTGCTTGTTCCATTTGTTCCGCGAATTTGTGTTCCCTTTGCTCTTACATTATGAATATGTAGACCAATACCACCTGCCCATTTACTGATTTTAGCACAATCGGTTAATGTATTAAATATACCCTGTATAGAATCATCTTCCATTGCTAACAAATAACAAGATGACATTTGTTGTCTTTTAGTACCAGCATTAAATAATGTTGGTGTTGCATGAGTAAAATATTTTTTACTCATCAAATCATATGTTTCTTTTATTTTTATTTTCCAATCAGGACTATCCATCCAAATAGCTATAGCAACTCTCATCCACATATGTTGTGGTCTTTCTACCATAATCTTATTAGTTCGCATTAAATAAGCTCTTTCCAATGTTTTAAATCCAAAATAATCAATTAGATAATCTCTGCTGTAATCAAACCAACTATTAATTATTTCACAATTTTTAACAACAAAATCATTAAATTTTTTTGAAACTAATGGTGAATGTTTACCATTACCATCTATATAATCATATAGTTGCGAAACAACCGATAAATAATCATCTTCTGTATTTTTTTGATGATTTGATACCAATATTCTACTAGCTAATATACCATAATCAGTATGCGTAGTAGATAATGAAGCACATTGCTGTGCTGTTAATTCATCAATTATACTAGTAGATATACCATCGTACAATCGTTCAATAATTTTTTTACTTAGCGAACTATAATTAATATTTAGTTCATTTTTACCCAATAACATTGTTCGTCGTGCGATTTTGTCAAAAGACATGTTTTCTTTTTCGCCATTTCTTTTAATAACTTGTTCTTCCATAGCCATAATATTATAGAAAATGAAATTAATTTTAAATTGTTGTTTTAATTATTATTTATTTTTCAAAACTTATTATATATATGAAAATAATTACAATATTGAATAGTTTTCTAGTGGGAATTATAGTATTAGGCATACTTTATTTGCTTCCTGATTCTAAAGAAGGATTTGTTCCTAAAAGATATGATATTGCTCCAAAAAAATATAGTATAGCACATAGTCAAAATTTATTGGAAAATGAATACAAGGAAAAGAAATTAAATAATGATACATATTTTACAATATCTAAATTATATCCAAAAACACCAATGGCATCATACGCACAAATAACAAACAATCAAAAAATTAACATGAAAACTTGTAATGGAACATCAATACGAGCGAACATGTGTCAGAGTATGAACCCTGTCCAGAGTATTGTATCAGAAATAACACCATTACAAGCTCCACAAGTAAGTTGTAATAGAATAAATTATTATTGTGTTCCTGAAAATAATAGAATTTAATGTTTTAATCTATGAACAATATTATTTTCAATCGCTAATTTTGAAAAATAAGCACCATTGAAATAAATCAAAAACATACCATATCCAACAAATATTGGATGATAATTAATTATATTTTCCATGTAACCAATATAACAAATAGTTGTTGAAAATATTGTTCCTGGAAAACGTAAATAATTATTTATTAAAGATGATATATTTTTTTGTTCTAGTTTTAAAATGTAATTATGTTTTACCAAACATAGTGTAAAATAATCAATCGCTCCAGGTAATCCACATGTAAAAAACATAGTTAATTGCATAAAAGGACCTTTCCAATATAATAACATTGGTATTGCACCAAAAAATACAAATATGTAATGATGAAATTTATCCATAGGAGTAATAGGAAACATAAAACAATGATATAAGTGTAATATTACACAAGTGTAAGCAGACCCACGATCAACTAATAAATTTAAACTATCAATTGGGTTAGTTAAAACATTATTTATATCATTATAAACCAAACTACATATATATAAATTTACAGCACAATGTAATTGAAACCATCTTGATTTATTGCCGAATATATATATTAAAAAATAATCTAAAAAACATATTACAAAAGAATAATATACTATGGTTTGTGGTAATGTATTATAATTTATTAATATTTCATACATAACAATATATTAATAAATTATATTATAATTTTAATTCATTTTCATCAAACATAATTTCATCAAATGATTCTGTAGAGAATTTAAATGTAACCGGAGGGCTTTTGGGTATATTACTTTTAGCTTTTCTTTTAGGTGCTCTGTGTTCAGCACCGGTTTTTCGTTCTTTTGTAATAGTATTCCATAGTGATCGAAAATGTGGCAAAGCATAATTGAACCATTTTTTATTTCTAGGAACCAAAACACAAGATATATCATCCAATTTCCAATATGAAGTTGTTATCCATATATAATTTTTTTTTTCATTTTTTTTGAAAATAGTTTCATACCAATTCTCGTATTCACTTTGTGTGAACCCAATAGGCATATATTCATAATATGGATTATTGTTATTATCTTGAAATTGTATAATAATGCCTTTCATTTTATTATCCTTTGTTAACGTAAAAGGACCATCTTTCAAAAATTCATCTTCGTTATTATATTCTTTAAATGATGTTTCTAGAAAATCAACATAGTTAAAATCCCATACTTCCATTTGTAATTGCATTTGAACCCAATATTCTTTTTTAGGTATTCCTGTTATTTTACGAGTAGTTGGATTTTTTATTTCCAATAATCTACCATATCTAGGATTGCCATATTTAATATTTAAACCATCTGGAGATGCTCCCAAAAAATCATAATTGTCATGCGTTATACAACCAAATTCTTTTATTATAGTATCATATTGTTTTTCATAAATCATAGTAGACAATGGTTCATATTTATGTCCCCAATGCATGGCCGAATTGGTATTTACCGAATTACATTTGTTTAAATCCAATGGTTTGCATTTTTTAAAAATGAGTGCGTTTTTATTAGAATCCGTATCCAATGCTTTATAGATATCACTTGCTGTTAATCTACCATATCTATATTTGTACCACTCATTTGTTCCCTGTTCAGGTTGAGGTATGTTTGAAACATATTCAACTCGTTCTTTTATCAGTGATTGATCTTCGTATGTATCAAATGTATTTGTATATGAACGAGTGTTATTATTTATTTGGAAATATAGGATCATTGTATTTTGAATAATGTCCGATATGTTGATATCGTAAAAGATATCAGCTATATTAATATATGTTAATTGTAATATATCATATACATACTCCTCTATCAACGAATTAAACTTTTCTAGTTTATATTTGTCAGTATTATGTTTTATATATTCATCTATTAAATCAAAAATACTATCTTGTAACATTTCAATATCATTCGAAGTATATTTAATATCGTTATTTGGTGGAGGATCAAACGTATCAATAATATTAATTAATGGTGATAGTTTTGATATTAGTAAATCATTCATACTTTAATAGATAATTAATACTTAATATTATTTATCAATTTATTTATTATCAGTTTCCTCAAAACCCTTATTTTCTTTTTTTACCTTCTTCTTTATCTTCTTTATCTTTTTTACAATTTTTACATTCTTTTCCACACTTTTTTCTTTTTTATCTTTTTTTTTATTTTTGGTGTTTTTCCTCTCTTTTTTTACTTTTCTTTTAGGTTGTAAATTTTTTAATGTGTTCGTTTTTCTATCTACTCTTTTTAATGTAAATTTTTTTGAATTTTTATTGTAATCTAATCCCGGAATAGATTTAATTTTACCAGTAACGATATCATATACTATATCTTTTGTTCTTTGTAATTTCTTTCTTTCTAAAGAAACAAATAAATAATCTTTTAGCTCTGATTTTTTAATAACACTCAATTCATTAGCCCTACTATATATATTGACAAAATCAATTAATTTTTTTAATTTTGTAGATTTTTCAAGTTTGTTCCAAGGTTTTTTACTGTTTATTTTTTTTTCTTCGTCTAAAAAATTAGATATATTTTTTGTAGTTAGCTTGGATGAAAATACACTTGAATTGTTATGTAATAACATGCTTTGATATTCTATATTTTTTAATTCAATACATTCGGTTGTTTCTTTTTTACTACTCATATTATATATATATATTGCATAGAGTTTATATTATTTTTGATATTAATATAAAGAGAAAAAAATATTAATAAGTTTGTAACTTTATTATAAATGCATATATTAACATGAAAAAAATAATTATAAAAGGATCTAACAATATAAAATCATTTACAAATGAAAAAACACGTGATATATCATTGAAATGGAATAATAAATCATTCTTGTTGGGTAAAACCAATCAAGTGGAAATATTAAATAAAATTTTTCTAGGTGAAACGTTTGATGGTAAGGAAGAAGTATTGAAAGAAATAAAAAAAAAAAGAAGTAGTTATAGAAATCAAGATGTAAAAAAAAATAGAATGGACGATACATTATTTATTAAATTTGATGAAATTGTAGAAAAATTGGTAGTAAGCAAATTAAAATGTTATTATTGTAAATGTAGTATGTTACTATGTTATGAGAAAAAAAGAGAGAAAACTCAATGGTCTTTAGATAGAATAGATAATAGCATCGGACATTTTACAAATAACGTTGTATGTTCTTGTCTAGAATGTAATTTAAAAAAAAGGACAAGAGATGCTGAAAAATTTCGTTTTACAAAACAAATGAAAATAAAAAAGATTTTATAAAGAAAAAATAATAAAAATAAATAATGATATACATTATGAACGAAAAGAAGGAATATATATGTTGGGCTTATAAAAGAGATAATGGTATGGAAAAAACAAACAGAGTTCATGAATTACCAGACGAACAACACGTTACAATACCATTTGTAGAAAGACAAACAATAAACAATAGAGAAGAATGTAGTAAAAGAATAGCTGAAAGAGAACAATTGATCCAAAGTAGTGTAAATCCTTTATTATTAAATAATAATTATTTGTCCGATTTAAGAATACAAGATAAACACTTACGATCTCAAAATAGTAATTTTAGCAAAGTAAATAAAAAGGAATTGTCAAAATAAGTATTTAAAAAACAATCAATTTATATTACCATAAAATGGAAGGACAAAAATATACAACGCAAAATAGTTTATTATTGAATAATTTAATGAAATTTTATAATAAGGATAATAATTTAGAAAAAATATTACCAATTATAAATGGCGAATCATTAATATCATTACGTTTAATTGATTGGTTTGCTACAAATTATTCTAAAAAATTTTTTACAGTGTATATGCTTAATGATATTAATGGGAGTAAAAAAAGATTTAAAGTGTATTTAGATTATAAATTGAAATTAAAAGCATATTCAAAAAAACGATTTGATCCATTCTGTAGATGGGAAAGGATAAATATTCCTTATGGTGAAGATTCGTATATACAAACCACAATAGGACAATTAAACTTTTTCAGGTGGGTTTTGGAAAATAATATATTGGAATTCATACAAAATAATTTGAAACAAATAAATAATGATATGAATAATAGAAACAGTACAGCAAAAAATAGAAAAAAAAATAATAAAAATGTAAAATCTAATACAAGAAAAAGACGAGAAGAATTGTCGGTTGCTGCTACGAAATGTATTAAAAAGGAAAAAGTAAAAATAATAGTAAAATTCGATTAACAAATAATTTTATATCTATAAAATATATATGAAATTATATATTTTAGTAGGAATAATAATAATAATAAGTATATATTTATTTTTTATAAGGAAAAATATAAAAGAAAATTTGGATACAAGAACATCATGGTTGAAAAAAACATTAAAAATATCCAAAGCTAGAAATGAAAATCCTACAACTGTTCCTCCAAAAGAAATATTACAAGGACATAGTGAATGGTTAAATTATAATAGAAAAGATCATAGCGATACTGGTAGTGAATACAAATTGCCAGCGACTAAAATTGAACAGCCTCCGAAATCACAAGAAAAGGTGGATGCTTTAAAGGATAAATGTGCAACATTATCAAAATGTGAAGATATTGATAATTCTAAAACTCCTTTAGGTGGTTGTGGGTTTTGTCATACAAAAACCAATGGTAATACTTTTCGTGGATATTTATATTGGTTAACTTCAATTGGTGAAAATAAACCAAGTGCGGCAGTATGTAAACCATCCGATTGGAGTACGACTACATCCGAATGTATAAAAAAAGAAGAACAAGCAATTTGTAATAAAATTACAAGTTGTGGGGATATGATTGGAGAATCCGGAGAAAAATGTGGATGGTGTCCTACTGCTGGAAAAGCATTTGTTAAACAGAAAAATACAACAACAGATAAATGGGAACCAAAATATTCATCAGAAGATAAATGTGATGGTATGGGTGGATATGGATTATTAACAACCCCTGGGGAGTGTATAAAATTTGGAGAACAACACCCATGCTTAACTCCAAAATATAAGATTGGAGAACATAGTAAAGATTGTTATAAAGACCAATGGAAAAAATCTGGTTGTAAAAAAGAAATTATACCTGGTGGTGGAAAAGAATGGGACACTTATATTAATAACAATAAGTCATCTCATCGATATAAACCATATTCATTCATTGGAAATCTTTTCAAAGATATTTATAATAAAGCAACAGGCACAGGAACTTCAAAAATGGATTATTATAAAACAAAGGGTGATTATAAAAATTGTTATGGAAAGGATCCGGACCCTTGTGATGATAGATATATATTTAATAAAGATTGTATGAAAAGACACTTTGAAGATGCTGGTTGTAAACCAAAAGGAGAATTATATCCTGGCAAATTAAATGACAATTCAATAAATTCAATTAAAAATAAAACAAAAAGTGTATATAAATCAGAGATTGTTAATTTATATAAAGAAGGAACAAGAGATTTAGCGGGGTTAGGAACAACTGAATTCAAAAAAGTAGAAAAGGCAATGATGCAATGTTTTGGAGAAAAACCCCCACCACCACCACCATTGAATGTTGGTGATACAGTTAAAACAACATTAAGATTAACAAAAAAAATAGACAATAATTGTTTTAGTAAAGGTTCACAAGTAGAAATGAAAGGAGTTGTGTGTGGAGATTTGGGAGATTCGGCAAATGTTATGTGGACACATATTAAACCATTATCTAGTGGGTGTTCAGAAATTTCTAGAACAACATTGGATAAGAAAAAACAGAAAATTTATACTGGATGGTGTGGTGTATCACCAGAAATGTTATTTGATAAAAGTTCATCAACTCCACATAGTATATCAAAACGTAAATTGGAAATAATGGCAAGATGTCCTGTAAATAGAAGCTCTTGTAAACCGTCTTGTAGAGAAATAGTAAGAGATTTATATGAAAGATATCCTGCTCCACAAAATTGTATAGTTAATCCATGGACAACTTGGTCTACATGTAAAAACCAGAGCAAACCATCAAAAAATTGTGGACCGGGATTATCATTTCGCTCCAGGACAATTAAATACAATAATTCAAATGAAGGAGAACCATGTCCGCCATTGGGACAACAGAGAAGTTGTTTAGTAAATAATCGCGAATGTATAAATGGAAATGTTAATCAAATAAATAAATAATTTTATATATACAAAATATATATATATGAAATTTACATCAATATTGATATTATTATTAATTATATCCATAAGTTTATTGTATTATAATTCATCAAATATATTGAAAGAAAACTTGATAACAATGAAAAAAGAATGGAATATATTAAATAGTGGAACACCAGAAGAATGTCAAAATTTAGCTGTGAATTCTAATCATAGATTTGTACGTACCATAAAAAATTTAGATGAAACTGGTAAATGTTGGGGTAGTGGCGAAAATAATGTAAATGCGATTACTACAAATGAATCACCTAATAAATATGCGATGTGGGTAAATAAAAATTTCAATTGGAATAATAAAGAAATACAATTTAAATGGTGTGGAAAAAATAATAATAAGTGTGAAAAACCAGATCAATGTTTAAGTTTATATAGTGAAGATAATAGTTGGTATAAATTGTCGGGTAAAAATAAAATTAATCATAATAGCTGTAATTCTGATAAATCTGGTTCAAAAAAAAATTTATTATGGTGGAAAACACAAAAAGTTGGAACAAAAGATGGTGTCCCTGTTAATTACATTAAAATGGATTATACGAAGGGTGATGATATTAATCTTGTGAAATCAGGTACACCAAATAAAGATTTAGCTCTTAATGCCGATGAATGTAAAAAATACGCCAATAGTATAAATGCCACATATCGTGCTGGTTCTTGGGGAGGAGACCCTCCAGAATGTTTTCGTTGTACTCCAGGTAGATGTGGTCATAAAAGTGAACAGGGTTATGTATTTTTTAACAAAAGAAATGTAAATAATAAATGTGGATCCAATCAATATGATTGTGTTCAAAAATCATCAAGCGGAGCAAATTTAGGAGCAAATAAAGGTAAATGTTTGTCTGGTGAAGGAAAAGGTTTGAAATCTTGTGGAACAAATAAAACAAAAATAAGAATAGTTCCATGGAATAACATTAAAAAAGGAGATAAAATATTATATAAAAAAGGAAGTACAACAGGATACGGAATTGTAAAAGAAGTTCAATTAAATAATTGTATGATAGTATGTTGTCCTATAAATACCGCAACAGATAATACATGTAGGGGAACTAATATTAATCTATCCGAATCGAATATATTAAAAATTATTAATTATAATAGACCGATTACATCATCTTTAAGAGATGTTGTTCAGTTAAAAAATTCTGAAGGAAAATGTTTGGGTCTGGATGGAAGTTCACCTGGGTGGAAGTGTTGTTTAGATCCATCTACTAGATACAAACCAGAAGCAATAGATTATCGTTCACATAAGCCAGCGCAAATATATTACAATTTAGGAAGTGGTAAATGGTTTGACCAAGGAAATCATTTAGTTAAAAGTGGCAATTTAAATGGAATGTTTATTGATAATATAGAATTTAAAACATTAGCATACGACAAGGGTTCTGGTAATACAAATTCAAAAATAAGAATTAAAGGTTATAATAAAAAAGGAAAAGAAATAATACATAAAGGATTTTATCCAGGAAGACAAAAAAAAGTATATAAGACATGGGTGGCTTGGAATCATTCCTATTGTGGTCAATATAAAACAAGAAATCGGAGTTATAGACAAAGATATAGACAAAGATATCTACAACGATATTATAGAGGAAGATCATGTTATGGTCGTTGGTGGTGGAGGAGGTGCTATAGTAGATATGGTTATAGGTGGAGATACAGATGGCGCTACAGATGGAGAACTTATAGCCAAAGATATTGTGCAAGAACAGCTAGTCATCCACATATGGGTGGCGCATGGAGAGTGGTCGGAGATACTTATAAAGATAATAAAAATAAAGTAGATACTAAATTAGACGACGATGATAAAAGAATATACCAATATAAGGTATTTGTTAATCCAGTTAATCGTGGAAACCGAATATTTTTAAAGTATTTTAAATTAAATTTCCATGGATATAAATAAAATAATTTTATATACAATTTATATATGAAATTATTACCTTTAGCATTGATATTTATAATAATCTTTGCTCTTTATTATGTTAAATTTATAAGGACTATAAAAGAACACAGGGAAACATTTGATAATGATAAATTAAATGAAGATAGAACAAAATATGCAAAAAAAGATTTCCGCGATGTAGATTCTATAATTAATCCAAAAATAAAGGGTACTAGCAGTATAACATCATTCCCTGAATTAAAAGTAAAAACGAAAGAAGGGTATGATAATTATAATTTAAAAAATAAAGATAGTGGTTCGTTAAAAGATACTGGTGATTTGAAAAGAGAAATGGAAAAATGTTCAATATTAACTGACTGTAACCAATCAGATGATCATCCTAAATGTGGTTATTGTTTCCCATTAAATAAATTTATGTATGGAAATAAAAATGGCCCTATAGTTGACGGACAATTAAACAGCCATAATCTATGTCCTTCTTTAGAAAATGGTGAGTCTGGATGGGTTCCTCCACCAGATTTTGGTGGAAAAACAAAGGATGAATGTTTACGTATGAATTCACAAAAATTATGTCAAGATGCGGGTAGCACATGTGCGGCACCAGAAGGGAATGGAGCAGCACGCACTTGTGGATGGTGTCCGAAAACACAGAAATTTATGGTAAAAGAATTGGTCAATAATAAATATTTATCAAAATATAGAGACAAGGATAAATATGGTTCAAACGCAGACATATGTCAATGGAAAGGTTTAGAAGACGATGGGACTATTTCAGATAATAATTATCTAATTTCCGGTGGTAATGCGTGTGCTGATTTTCAGAGAAAATATCCTTGTGTAACACCAAAAGCAACTACAGGACCACATACAAATGCTTGTTATAGAAAATTATGGAAAAAAACAAAATGTACCGGCGATCCTATAGCAAGATCATCTAAAATGACAGCTATAAATCAAAAACATTATGGAAAAGGTAAATGGGATATAGTAGCATGGCCTGAATCTTTAAATGTTATGAAATTAATAAATAATAAAATAAAAAATGACGATGTTTACGAATTAGCAGTAGATTTAAATAAAGCATGTTTTAATGGAAATCCGCCAGTAGATTCTTGTAATGAAAAATACAAACCAAGACCACAAGATTGTTCAAAAAGACTATATAATGAAGAACAATGTAAACCAACTGGACTGTTATATCCTGATAAAGTTAAATCAAATCACAAACAAGAAATATTGGAAGATAAATGGAATGATAATAATGATGGTTGGCGTAATTGGAAAAATTCAAAATATAAACAAGAAATTAAAAAACATAAATTACAAGCTCGAGGCGTAGGAGATGGTAAACACTATTCGTATAGAAGAAGGAGTAGTCAATATTGTGGTGAGACAGTTCCTGAACCACCAAATCCAAAACCATGTTGGGCAGATATAAAAAGAATATTGAGTATCATGCCAAAAACAGTAACGGATGATAAAAAAGTTATTTTCAGTGATGGAAGTCCTGTATTAAAATTATTGAAAGGAACATTTGGAACAAAATATCCAAAATTTATAGAAACAGCTACATCAAAAGTAAGAGCAGAACAACGTAATTCTTTCCAAAAAGTTGGAAATAAATATCATTTCCATGAAAAGACATTAGCATTGAAAGATTTTCCTTATTGGGATATTATTAAAGTTTGTAAAGATTATTGGAATTCTAAATGGGATGTATTTGGAAAAACTTTAGCATATAAAACTCCTTTTGTGGATTGGAAATCAACGCATATAACTGTAACAAAAGGTTCTGGTTTTGCAAAATTATTGGGAAAATCAACAAATAAAAATACAGCATTAAATGAGGGTTTATTTTATGACGATGGGAAATCAAATTCATTACAATTATGGAAAAAATCATACCAACATAAAGATTTTCCATATTGGGATTTCTTGATTTTGATTAAAACAATGAGCGATAATACACTAGATTATAAAATTACAAGATAATTTTAATTCATTGTGTAAAAAATGAATTAAAAGTTTATTGGAAATTATATAATAATGGAGTACATATATAATTTAATAATGGGACAACAACAATCTGTTCAAAAAGTAAATTTTGAAGATGTCCAATTTATTATCAATTCATCACGTAATAATTATATATTAATAAATACTTTGTCAAATCATAATCAAGATTGTTTAATAACAAATACAATAACAGTAGATAAAGAAGAACAAATAATTAACGGTTGTTTATCAAAACCCAATGTTCGTATTGTAATATATGGAAAAAATACAAATGATCCCAAAATTATAGAAAAATATAAACAATTATTAAATTTAGGATTTATGAATATATATATATACCCAGGAGGATTATTTGAATGGTTATGTCTACAGGATATTTTTGGTAAAGATGAATTTCCAACTACAATAGATGAATTAGATATATATAAATATCGACCAAAATCAAAATTTAATGAATTTTTATTGTTAGAAAACATAGATTGATTTACATAAATGGATGGCTCAAAATATCATTCATAGTCAATGTATGATAATAACCACTGTCATCAGGTATAAAATTTGAGATAAATTTTTGTATATTTTTTATATTTATATCATATTCTTCTGATTTTTGTATTTTATTTATTGTTGCATCTATAAATAAAATATCTTTTTCATTGTTCAACCATAATTCATGATAATTATGGCATTTTTGTAAATATTCTAATGGAATTTTTTCTCCTTTTCTATTTCTTTCTTTTATTCTTTCAAAACAAATTTCCGGATTTGAATGTAAATAAATTATACCAGTTAATTGTACTTTTTTAGTATAATGATCAAACCATTTATTATATATTTTATAATTTATCTCTTCCATATCATTACTATCATATAACATTTTGGCAAATATATTTTTATCGGTAAAAACACTTCTATCGGAAATAACAATACACTCACGATATTTATCAAGAATGTTATTTAAATATTCTAATTTTGAAATCAACGCCATCATCTGAAATGAAAATGAATATTTTTTATTATCTTTATAAAATTTTTCTATGATATTTTCATCATTTTTATCTTTTATGTTTTCCCATATTTCTATAGGTTCTTGTAAATAAATAATTGGTATATTATTATAATAATTACCAAGAGTTTTTTTTATGTTTTTAAGCATTGTTGATTTTCCAACACCTATATTACCCTCTATACCAAAAAAATAAATCATATTATAATATATTATAATATGTTTCTATTCATATCAATTTAATAATATAATAAAAATTGATTAAGAATAAAATAATATATATCTATTATTATTATTATTATGGATTTATCACAACAAAAACTAACAAAAGAAGAATGGGACGCATTAGAAGTACCCATACACCAGGAAGAAAAAGTTATATTAAAAATGATTATAGACGGATTTACTGATGTAAATATTGTTGAAAATGAAACGATGTCAATTATGAATTATATGAAGATATATGAAAACGAAGATTTCTATATGGATTGGTTATTTAAACAATATTTCAAGGAAACGGTTGATAAGTATTGTAAAAAATACGATTATCAATTTACATATACTCCGTTAGTTCGAAAAATAAAGAAGATCAAATCTTCAGAACAAATAAGACTTCGTAACTTTGATAAAAAATTAGTAGACAACAAATTATTTATTTTTGAATATATTTTATTGGATTTTATAAAAAAAATTTCAAAGAAAAATGACAAACATTCGTTTTATTTTTATACGATGACAAGAATACTAAATACAAAAATCAAATTATTGAACAAACATATTTTGTTATTTTGTACTAATGTATTGAGTAAACATATCACAAATATTAGTCGAAAAAATTTAATAAAAAAATCATATGATTTTATTGAAAAAAATAAATATCTTACAAAATATGAAGATAAGCAGTTGTATTTACATCAAAAAAATTTATTTTCAGTTGTAAAAACGCAACAATCTAAGTTGGTTTTATATCAAGCACCAACCGGTACTGGTAAAACATTATCACCAATAGGTATTAGTAAACATAAAAAAATTGTATTTGTTTGCGCAGCAAAACATGTTGGTATGCAATTAGCTAAATCGTGTATATCTATGGGAATACCTATAGCAATAGCATTTGGTTGTCTTGATGCCGGAGATATTAGACTTCATTATTATGCTGCTAAAGATTTCGTTAAGAATAGAAGGACAGGTGGAATATTTCGCGTAGATAATAGTGTCGGGGATAAAGTTGAAATTATTATTTCAGATATTAAATCTTATTTGTGTTCTATGAATTATATGTTAGCATTCAATAAACCTGAAGATTTAGTATGGTTTTGGGATGAACCAACTATAACATTGGATTATACAGAACATCCTTTTCATGAAATTTTGAAAAATAATTGGAATCAAAACCGCATTCCAAATGTAATATTATCTTCAGCAACATTGCCTAAGCAAAATGAAATATATAGTTGTATTTCAAGTTTTCGTAGTAAATTTCCTATGTCAACTGTTCAAGAAATAACAAGTTATGAATGTAAAAAGACAATACCAATTTTGGATGAAAAGGGATATGTTGTATTACCACATTTAATATTTGAAAACTATGATGAATTAAAATCAAGTATTAGTTATTTGAATAAAAATAAAACAATTTTAAGACATTTCGATCTAGGTGAAATTACAAAATTTATTTTGTATATCAATAAAAAAGGATATCTTAAAGAAAGATATAGCGTTAATACATATTTTGAAGATATTGGAGATATAAATGTAATTAAATTAAAAGAGTATTATATTTTATTATTGTCAAAAATAAAAAAGAATTACAATGAAATATATGAACATTTTCAAGAAAAAAAACAACCATTACATAAATCGGTTGTAAAAATAACAACAGAAGATGCTCATACATTAACAGATGGTCCAACTATTTATCTAACAAATGATGTTGATAAAATCGGAAAATTTTATTTGAAAGTTACAAATATAAAGGAAGATGAACTGGATAAATTAAACAATATTATAGATATAAATAATGAAATACAAAAACAAATCGATGAATTAATGAAAACTGAAAAAGAAAGAACAGATAAGTTAGCTGCTTCGTTAGGAGATAAAGCTATGGAAAGAGTAGGTAGAGATACAAAAGAATATCAATTACAACAAGATTACAAAAAAAATTTATCAAAATTATTGGTTCAAATCAAAAAAATAGAATTGAACCCAGAATATATACCAAATAGTGGTTCTCATCTTAGAAAATTTGTAAGTAAGTCAAAAGAAAGTAAAGCGTTCACATCTAATGTGCGTGATGATATTGTTGAAAAAATAATTCAATTGAAAATAGAAAATAATTACAAGATATTATTGTTGATGGGGATAGGTGTTTTCAAGAATGATGTTGAAAATGTTAGTCATACTAATTCCAAAGAAGAAAATGAAAGAATAAAAGCATATCGTGATTATATAGCTATTATGAAGGAATTAGCACTACAACAAAATTTATATTTAATTGTTGCTTCTAGTGATTATATTTATGGAACAAACTATAACTTTTGCCACGGATATATATCAAAGGATTTACAAAACATAACAAAAGAAAAACTAATACAGGGTCTAGGTAGAGTAGGGAGAAAAAATAATAAATTAGATTATAGCATCAGATTAAGAAGCAATAATTTAATTAGAAAATTATTATTAGATGAAGATGTTAAACAAGAAGTTGTTAACATGAATAGATTATTTCAATAATTCTCTAAATTTCCATTTCCAAATTTTACTTTCTAAAAAACCCATTTTTTCAAATTCATCCAATTTATCATATAATATATTTATAAATTTTTCATTGTATGTAGAAAATTTTTCTATATCTAACAAAAACCATTTATTATCATAAAACATTTTTAATAACTCTGGTATCAGTTTATCGTATACAATATCATTAATTTTTTTTTGGTCATTTTCACCACATATTTCACTAATTTGATTTATTATATTAGAACATCTATTTTTTATTTCATTTGCTCTAAGCTCACGAGTTTTTGATCTTGTTATTCTGGGTGTATAAGTATTTTTTGTTAATTTTTTTATTTCATTAAAATATTTCCGACAAATAGGACATCTTGCAAAATAATCATAATCACAATCGGTTTTGTGCCACTCTTTTAAACATTTATAACAAAAAACATGGTCACAGCAATTAGGGGAGCTTATATTTTTTATTTTACTGTTATAACAAATAGTACAAAACATTTTTATAATATAATAAAAAAAAATATTTTAAACTTATTATATTTTATTATATTATAATGTCAGGACTACCAATATTTAGTAATGCTACTCTAGATGATACTGATACAAATAAACCTGTATATTCGTCTATGGAAAGTAAAAAGCTTGAATATTACGCACCAGTATATAGTTCTATAGGTGTAAATAATGGTAAAATAGAAGTTACTTTTGATAAAGATTTAGCTACTATTGCTTCATTTGATGCAAATAGTTTTGTTGTAAAAGAGGGTGTATTAACATATACTGTATCCAGTGGAGGAGCCTTCGATGTAAACAATGCGGTTTCGTCTCGACTTGATTCTGCCGGCGAAACTCAGTTATTAAGTGATTTAATTTCATCATTAAAGGTTACAACCGGAAACTCAAACGCTTCATTGTCTGCGGTGGTAAATGTATTATCCGCTAGTCATGGTGCTGCCCTCACTTATCCACGAGGATATTTTATAGGAGATACAATGACAACCTCTAGTACAAATGAATATGAGTTGTATTTTAATGAAAATACAACAACAACTGCAACTGGAACCGAAGGAGCCAATGGTGGTAGTAATAGTTTTGGCGTAGAAGTTGCGATTAGCAACGTAGGTGGATCAACATATACTGTAAATTCATTAACTTTTTCTAATAATAAAGCTATTATAGGAACAACGCATACTCATACTAATACCGATAAATTAACTCTCCAATATACTAAACCAGCAGATTTAACAAAAGCAATTAAAACCATAGATGGAATTGAATTGGAAGAATTAAAAATTGTTCAAAATGTTAATCAAACCGGTCAATTTCCAAAACCTACTACAATTGTAGCAAATGATTACGATGGTGGAAAAAAAGAATTGGAATTAACATTTAATGAACTAGTGGAAGGTTCTATTTCTTCAGATGATTTTGTTGTTACAACTACAACAGACAATACAGTTCATCAACCATTAATTGTAAATGTAACAAATGATAAAGTTGTATTGAGAAAAGGCACAATAACACGAAAAGGATTAGTTGATGGAACATTGACAGGGGCAGATAGTTCGTGGTCAGATGGAACACGCGCTTATACATCGTCATCAAACCATGGTGGATATTATCCATATAAAGCATTTAAAGATGTGTTAGGTTCAAACATTTGGCATAGTACAAATAAATACTCGAGTGGAAATGCTAGTGCTAGTGCCGGAGATACATACCTTCAAGATATATCTACAACAACAACTTATCAAGTTACAAAATTTTATTCAACCGCATATAAATTTAACGGAGGCGAATATACAAATTACAATAATCCTAGTTTAACTTTATTGCGTGGAAAAACATACGAATTTGTTGTTAATGCTGGCGGTCATCCTTTTAGAATTAATACATCAGATACAATAGGAACAGGAAGCGAGTATTCTAGTGTAACTCCATATGATCTAGTAAGTTCTAATTCGACATTATCCGGACAAACATATTCAGGGTCTTCACAAGATTCAGCAACTCACACTCCTGCGGGTGCTTTTAATGGGGTAACCGAAGAAAATGCTGGTGCTTGGGTTTCTATTGGCGATAGTTATTCTAATGGACAACCTAATACAAATGCTTCAACAAATGGATATGATGGAGAATGGGTTCAAGTAGACGTTGGGCAAATGGTAACAGCAACTACTTTTAAATTTTATACAAGAAATGTAAGTAATCGTGATGATAATGATCCTAAAAAAATGAGGTTATTTTCTAGTAATGATGGTAATACATGGACACAAGTATACGATTGGACAAATTTAACTACTTTAGATTGGAGAACGAGTGCTGGAGGAACACCAATTGCCCTAACAATTAACCAAACAGTGAGAGCAAGATATTTTAGAATAGCAATAGGAGAATTAATGGGTTCAGTTACTTATACACAATTAGCTGAATTTGAAGTGCTTGGATTTACAAGTGGTGTAGCCAATAATGGAACAGATAGTGGAACTGTAACATTTACGGTTCCTAGTAATGCTCCAAATACATTATATTATAATTGCGAACATCATTCTAATATGAGTGGGACAATAACAGTAACAGATCCTACCAATTATAAAGGAGAGTGGTTACAGGTTGATTTAGGTTCATCTACAACTTTAAATAGTTTCGAAATTTTACCTAGACATCATGACCAGTTCCGACCAAAAGATTTTAAATTGTTTGGTAAGGCTAATGAAACAGACAATTGGACAGAACTATACGAAGTCACTGGACTAACTGCTGCTGATTGGAAAACAGGAACAATACATCATTCTGCTGGAATTTGGGATATTAATTTTACTGGACGATATTTCCGATTAGTCATAAATAAAGTGGTTACAGGAAGTTATGTGTGTGTTGGTGAATTAATATTAAATAATATTAATTATTTAACTATGCCGTCTGATGTTAATACTTTGACTATTAATTATTCCAAAAATACCAGTTCTGCTCAAAATTTAAAAGTAAAAGGAACAACAACAGCATTTGATAGTTTCCTTTACAGAAATGGAAATCATATTAAATCATTTACGGTTGATAGTCCAGTAAGACCATCAGCAGTTGATTTAATAAAGAATGACGGAACATCACACAATCAGGATAGGGGCGATTTAAATAAAATTATTGATAATAATGATAGTTCATTTTCTTATACCACAAAATCTAACCAATTGACGGGTGTAGAATTTGTAACAGTATTTGATTTTCCAACGTCTTTAATTGGGAAAAAGTTAAATTCAATTAAATGGAAATGGGCTACAGCGGAAACAGGAACATTGAATGCTAAATTTGGAATAAGAAGTGGAAACACAAATACATCATTAAATGTAACAGGAGTAAGTAATATAGGTAGTGGAACATTTAATACTGGTTTAGTTTCTACATGGGATAACTTAACAGATTGGCATATTGATACTGCGGTAGCCAATGATAATGCTACCGTAATATTCGATGGTGAATATACTATTCAATCAGGTGATAAATTTTTATTTAATTGGCTGAATAGTGGAAATTATAAGCATTTCACTATGTATAATATGTTTTTTATAACAGAAAACGCATTAGGTGCACCTAGTATAGTAGATACAACCGTTGTTACATTTAATAAATTAATTTCTGGTTCAGATTCTTATGACAAAAATGATTTTATCATAAAACAGGGAAATAATACATTAGCTATTGATCAAATTAATATATCAAGTGGTAAATTATTAATAACAACAACTACGGCAATTACAGATATAAATACAGTTGATGTTGTTTATAAAAAAAATTCTAACGTGGTAAAACATTTAAAAGATAATAATAATAAAAAAATCAATAGTTTTCGTATAAAAAATGGTAATGATATTAAGCCATTAATTTTTACATTTAATCAAAATATTGCGACCAATACAAATGTTGATAAAAATGATTTTGTTTTGAGAGTGGATGGGGTTGTTAAAAATATTCATGATGTAATAGTTATGGAAGAAGGTACACTATTAATTCGTCCTGAAGAACCAGTTACCGATATTAATAAAACAATGATAACATATACAAAAAGTGCAACATCAAATAAAAATATAGCAAATGCTAATGGTGATGCGGTAATTAATTTCACATATCATAATGTAAATATTACTAAAAAAACAGAAGGAACAAATGAAATTTTACAAGTATCTGGAAGTTTGCCAGGAGCAACATCAGGAGGTTCAGCAAACACAGAAAAAAGAACTATTTATGTTAATAATTCCGATACTAATAATACACCATCATATACTGGATCAGATTGGCCATATGTTAAAATATCTGATTATAAAAATCTTATTATAGCTTCTAATATTACAGCAACAATCACAGTTCATAATAATATTTTGCTTGTAAATGGAAGACCCGCGTATCAATATGCTAATGATTCTACAACGTCAGCAGCAACTGGGGATAGCAATGGTAATAATTGGTATTTTTTTACTTCATCTGGTCAAAATAAAAAAACAATTGATGATTTAGAAACGGAAGCATCTAGTTCCGGTATTGCTGCCAACGACATACAGATTGTTAAAAATAAAGTAATCAATAATGATGGAGACATAATTACATTAACATTAAATCAACCATTAAAAAATATAACAACATTAGTGGAAAAAAGACAAAAAAGACATGCCGTATTAAAATTATTATTTTCATCAAATCCTATGCGCAAACAGTTCAAAGTTACAAAAGAAGAATTATCATTAAATGATAAGATTATTAAAACAAATGTAATGGTTATTAAAAGTGGTGAAACTGTTAACTTATCCAATAATAGTCCAATTGATAATAATACTGCGGTATATGCTAATTTATCATCTATCAACGATGCAGTTGTTTTTAATACTGGAGCAAATAATATTACATTTACAAAATTAGCAAATAATGAATATAGTGTGGTTGGATACAATAACTTAAAAATTATATCAAGAACGGGTGAGAATGGAAATTGGAAAGATGGAGATAGTACAACTTTCGATGGAATGACTTACTATTTTGGTGGTATTTCTACAAATGGTACAGATGATACACCAGGAGAAGATTTTGTAGCCACGACAGTTACAGTTTCAACCGAAAAAGATGGTTCGTCAGGATTACTGAATCATTTAACTAAGAGAACAGCATCTATGAATAGCAATACAACTCAGAAAGAAATTAAAAAACATAAGCGTAATTTCTCATCAAGTGATTATTTATTATACAAAAAACTAAGGCACTTTAAAAAATAATTTTATATTAGAAAATTTATAATATAAAATTAATCTTATTTATCATTTTTTTTTAATAAATACAATAAATCATCATCGCTATTATTATTTTTATTAATATAGTCTTCACCAGAATTCAATTGATGTGGAAACCATTTTTCATTTTCAATATCGTAATTATTGTTTCTATTTTTAACAGAAGTAAATGTTCTTAATTGTTTGGTAGCTTCATGTTGCCTCTCAAACATTATTTCCGCCCAATCTTTCAAAAATCTCTTAAACAAACCACGTTTGTAAATATTATTCATATATATATAAATTAAATGAAAAAATTTTATATATATTTTACTAATTATACACGATTTCCACCACGAAGTCGTAGCACCAAATGAAGGGTGGCTTCTTTCTGAATATTGTAATCAGATAGGGTGCGCCCATCTTCCAATTGTTTTCCCGCGAAAATCAATCGCTGTTGATCGGGAGGAATTCCTTCCTTGTCCTGGATTTTTTGCTTTACATTTTCAATAGTGTCACTTGGCTCGACGTCAAGTGTAATAGTTTTTCCCGTGAGAGTCTTTACAAAGATTTGCATAATAATATACTATATATATTCAAGTTGGTTTTAAGTCAATTTTTTATTATTATTATTTTTTTCTTTTTTTCTTTTTGCGAGATCCTCTACCTACTCTATTACGATTTTTTGGAACACGAACTTTTCGACGCCGGCGAGTAGCATTAGTTAGAGTAGGGTTATTTCTTGCTCGGCGTGTTGAACCATCACCACGAAATTCAAATATTTTAACAGGTGTGTTTTTTCGCCTTTTTTTTCTACTAACATTCATAGCATTGGCTTTTCTTCTTTTTTCTTTTATTTCTTTATCATTACTAATACAATATACAGAAAATTCAGTAAAACCTTCATTATTAAAGTAGTTAGATACTGAGTAATCATTATCATAAACTTCACCTTGTTGTGGGTCTACTAATCTAAAAATACCATTCCATTTCACTAATAATGTAACATGTCCCATTCCACTAGGACGGTGTAAAAGACAAATAGTTCCATAATGTTCATTTAATTGATCTTTAATGATAGCAAGGCCACCGCTACGAAGACCTTGTGGTTCAGAAACAGTAACTTCTTTTTTTGATGATTCTATTTTATGGATATAGTGTTGTATAAGTTGATTGATTTCAAACCTATACATTCCACGCATATTGTTAGTCTGTCCAAATGGATTAAATTCTTGGTTTAATAGTTTCAATCTTTTTTCGTCTCCTTTCGTGTTTAGATTTTTGGCCAATTTAACAGCATCATCCCTTTGCAACATTCCTAAAGCACACATACTATTAGGACCACAATCATTCGGTCCCTCATCAATTATATTTCCACTCCATCCATTCCATTCTTGATGGTTCCAATTATCTAAAATATCGTTGTTCAATCGAATTTGAAAAATTTTATCACATTTTGCCTTTGTAATTTTTTTGTCATAATAATCAATTAAATTATTCTTCATAGTCATCATGTCAAAGTCTCCGACATTGAGTGGATTTTCCATAATACTCCAACCAGGCTCTGTCATATTAATATATAATATATTAATATTTAATATTTGAATTATTCATAATAACGCGGTATTTTATCAATATTGATAATTTTGGGTTTTTTTCCGATTTTCTTTTTACTAATTAAAAATCGTTTGAATAAATTATCTTTTATTATTTCACTTGGATTATGATTATGAACGGTTCTTGATATCATTTTATATAGTTTAAAATCAGGATATCTTTCAACACCATTGTTTTTATATAATACATTTTTCCCTTTATCATCATAACACCATTTTACAGCCATTTTTTCAACAGGATCTAGATCATCAATATTCAATTCCATAATATCATCAACAAAAAAATCAAACAGTGATGTACCTAATCTACATAAATCAAAACTTTTATTTGGTAAAATTGTTGTTTTATCCTTATTTAAGTAAATATCATAATTGTATTGCCCTGCCGCATCTCCTTTTGGATGGAAACTATCGCTCATAATAACTTTTTCCTTGTATTTATAAATAGCTCTTCCAAAATCAATAATTTTATAAATTTTCCCATATGTTGGAACTTTGTAATATTTTGAATTATACAAATAATAAATAAATTTTTTATCTGTATTTTTATACATTATATTATTAGTATGTAAATCATTGTGTGTGAAATCAAATGCTTTTTGATAAGTAATCAATGTTATAATTATTTGAAAAAAACATGATATCCATTCTTTATCTTCTAAGACTTCTTCGCCGTCTAATTCCATTAATTCATCCATTGTATTATCCATTAATTCTAATGATATTAATTGAACAGGAAATTCGTTGATTTTTGCTTTTGCTGTAATATTGCTGCTTAATGTAGTGTCCGTTTCACTATCATCACTATAATCGCTATTTGAATTACGGCTTTCAGAATTATTTTCCATGTAATTTGAATCTAAAGAAACATTTTCAGATTCATCACTAGTTTTTGAGGATCGTGATGAACAACTTGTAGACGATGATGTTGATGATAATGATTTTTTATTATTAGATATATCTTGTTGAAAAACGATGTTATTTTTCAAGTTAAATTCTTTCAAATTTTTTTCCGTCAATGGTTGTGAATTTTTAATAAATAAATCATCGAATTTAAGATCGCTATTATCATCTATTTTAAATGATAATTTATCATCCAGAAATTCTATTTTTTCTTTATAATTTCTAGTAGTTTCTGAAAATAAATTAATATTGCTACTTTTTGTAATGTTGTATTTTATATTTTTATTTTTATGAAAATAAGTGCTATCGTTCAAAAATTCCAAATCTTCTATGATATCAAATTCATACTGATTTTTAATACATATAAAGGATCCATAAAAATCAAGACCATGGATAAAACCATGTTCATGTAGTAATTGACTTGATAAATATGAAAAAAAACTATCTATGTAAGCAGAATTATTAATTCTGCTAACTTTTTCGATACATTTATTTTTTTCTATATCAGGTAATGATAATAATTCATCTTCTGTTATATTTTTATATTTACCAGTCATGTATTTTAATGGATCTAATAACGGTGAAAATTTGAAAAATGAATCACGACACAATGTTTGATTATCACCAAATGTTAAACTACAATTATAAATATTTTCAGTTTTCTTATTATTAATCAAGGATAAATTGTATTTATGGTTCAAATTTATGTTGTTAAAATTTTGTTTGTTAATATTAAAAAAATTTTTATATATTGGAATATAATTTTGATTTTTAGTAGAATTTACAATTTCTTCTAAAGATTTAAACAAATCTTTATTATTATTTTTTTGATAAAATATTGAAAACATTTTGTTTGAGTAATTAAAATAAAATTACTTTAATATTTTAACTTATTTGGCGCGTTGAATTATATGACAAATTATATTGATCTTATATAATGAACCTTGAATTAAAAAAGTTTGATATGAAAAAAATAGCGTTCGATCCCAATACTGCTTCTGGACCAGTTATTGTTTTGATTGGTCGTCGTGACACTGGTAAAAGTTATTTGGTTAGAGATTTGCTATATTATCATCAAGATATTCCAATTGGAACGGTTATTTCTGGAACTGAAGCAGGAAATGGATTTTATGGTGGAATGGTTCCAAAATTATTTATTCATGATGAATATAATACTGCTATTCTTGAAAATATTATGAAAAGACAAAAAATGGTAATAAAGCAAATTAAGAAAGAAAAGGAAGCATATGGTAGAACCAATATTGACCCACGAGCCTTTGTAATTTTAGATGATTGTTTATATGATAATAGTTGGGCCAGAGAGAAATTGATGAGAATGATGTTTATGAATGGGAGACATTGGAAATTGATGTTGGTTATTACTATGCAATATCCTTTAGGGGTCCCTCCTAATTTAAGAACTAATATTGATTTTACTTTTATTTTGCGCGAACCTTATATTGCTAATAGAAAGAGAATATTTGAAAATTATGCTGGTATGTTTCCTACTTTTGAATCTTTTTGCCAGGTTATGGATCAATGTACTGAAAATTATGAATGTTTAGTTGTTAGTAATAATGTAAAGTCTAATAAATTAGAAGATCAAATATTTTGGTATAAAGCTTCATCTCATGGAAGTTTTAAATTGGGAGCAAAAGAATTTTGGGACATATCAAAAGATATGACATCTGATGATGATGAAGAAACATTTGATACGACGCAGGGTAGAAAAGGACCACGCATCAATGTAAAAAAATCAAAATGGTAATTAATATCTTAAATATTCATAGATAAATACTGGAATCAAATAAATAAATGCGTTCAAATTCATCAATAATGATAATATAAAGAATAATCCAAAAATAATGAAATTTGCTTGTTTTGTGTGTGTTTTATCGTATTTTACTAAGAACAGTCTTAAAAATAACCACACCACCAATAATTTTGACGTGATATGTCCTAAGGGACAAATTTTGTTTTCATACACTGAATTATTCAGTGGATGTTTAAAAAAATCACTTATTGGTAAATTATTCAATATATATTCTCCAGGGTGATTTATAGAAATACGTGTTTTGAATATATTATACATATAATAAATGTATATGGCTTCTATGATAGTATATATAATTTCATTCATATATACTATTGATTGAGAATTATATTGAATTCTTTAATTAATTCTTGTTTCGATATTGATTTTGGACCTACAGTATCATTACATTCTTTAAAAATAATATTTTTTAATTTATCTAGTAATTCAAGATTAAAAACTCCTTCGTCAAAATTTATAAAATAATGAGATTGAAAACTTTTTTCATTTGTTTCGGTATCAATTCTTCCCGCATAAACTCCAACACGTCTAAAGGATATATCATGGTCTTGATCCTTCTTTACAAATCTAAAATGTTTTGGTTTTAATTTTTTTGGTAATTTTCTTTTTTCTGTTTTTTTTACCCATATTTGAAAAACACATGGAACATTATAATCATCATTATTGATAGCAAATGATTTTTCAGGCAAATCTACTTCACAAACACAATGAAAATTTAAATCTATTTTATTTTTAAGACTATTTTTCTTAAAGCTCTTAGGCAATATAAATGAAACGGTATTGCTAAAACTGGTGGATTTTTTCATAAATTTTAATGCTAAAGAAGATTGACGACCAAATGGTGGATTGCCTATTATATGAATTGTTTTATTAGCTAATTTGGTATTCAATGTTAAATAATCTTGTTTGTCAATTTCATCATTTTCAGGTTCTATATCATAAAAACGAAAATTATTTGACAATTGTTTTATCGCGTTTATAAAGGCACCATTTCCAGCACTGGGTTCAATTATTAAATCGTGTCTTGCAATATTTACATGTTTTTTGATATGTTCAATACAAAATAGAACAGCACTATTTTTTGTATAAAATTTATCAATGGTGTTTCGTTTTAATCCTTTTGTTTGTTTCATATAATTATTAATAATATTAATGATTATATTTATATCAATTTATTACATCATTCGTGGAAATCCAACTAGATTAGCACCTATACCGAAACCAGCACCCGAACGTGCAGAAACCGCCATTGATGGAACATATGTATCTAATATGGAGAATGTAGCAGCAGCTGTCAAAGCAATGAGAGCAATTTCTTCAAAATTTAAAGATTTTTTAGGAATTGCGTAAGCAGCAATTGCAACCATAAGACCTTCTACTAAATATTTAATAGCTCTTCTAGCTAATTCACTAGGATCAATCATTTCGCTCAACTTTCCGAACATTATAATAAATAATTAGAAAAAAATATATATTAGATTATAAATTACTTAAAATAAAATTATGTAATAAAGTTATAATGAGTAAATATGAACATCAAAAAGATAACCAAGGGATGATAAATCCTAAATACATTGATTTATTGGACGAAGATAAAGCAGTAAGTGGGCAAAAATTTGCTTGTATATCATTTATTAGTCCTGAAAATATTTTAAAACAGAAAAATCATTTTTTATTTGAAGAATTCCTAAAATATTTTGATTTTACTAAATCAATGAACAAATTTACACAATTTATGAATTTTCTATCGTATAAATATAATGTTGATTTTGATAAAATGAATTCTGATTTTCAAGATTTTATGACAAGTGAAAAGGATAATTTGGTAAATACGTGTGTTCAGGATGAATATAAAAATTTTCTTGACGCAAATGAAGAAAAGTTACTAAAAGATTTTAATGATACTTATAATTTTCAAACAAGCACTCGTGGATTGAAAGTTAGAGGTTGTTATCCAACACAAGAAGAAGCTGAATTGAGATGTCGAATGTTGAGAGAAGTAGATCCAAACCACAATGTATATGTTGGACCAGTAGGTATGTGGATGCCATGGGAACCTGAAGCATATAAAACTGGACGTGTGGAATATTTGGAAGATGAATTAAATCAATTAATGCATAATAAAAATGAAAATGAAAGAGTTGCTAAACAAGAATTTGAAAAGAGAATTAAAGAAACAAGGAGAAAAGCAATTGAAGAAAATATTAAGAAAGCAAAAGAAACTGGAAACAAACTTACGCAAAATATTACAGAAGATGGTCAATTAGTTGGTGTTAAAAATACAAGCACAGTAGAAACATCATTGGGAGAATCAAACGAAACCGTAACATCAGCAGATATTCGTAAAGAATTATTTGAAGGTGAAAATGTGTTGACGCGTGAAGATAAAGATAAACCCAGAAGATTTGTAAATGATGATGAAGAAACCGAAGAAACAGAAGACAAAAAACTTAGTGCTACAAGCGACAATGAAACAAAAGAATAAAAAATTGAATTATAAAATTAAATAATTATTTATTATATAATTCACAATGAATAATTTTAATACACCAACACACGATGGATGGAACAATAGATGGGGATGTCCACCGTTATCTGAAAAGGATATGAAAAAGACATTTGAAAAATGTACACAATGTAATGGACATTTGCGTGTTCGTATAAACAGAGATGGGACTATAGAAACTTATGGAAATCATACAACTCAATATGGTGGTAAGTTTTGTTCGTCTAGTTGTGCCATTTATTATATTCAAAAACAAGAAAAAATTGAAAATAATAATAAAGAAATAATATCATTAAATAATAAACATGACAACAAAAATGGAAACATCAAATTTCAAGGAGAACGCACAAATCCAGAAGTTGGAAAAGAAACCAAAAAAGAAAAAAACCAAAACTAAAAAAAAGGTTCCCCGATGCAATCATCCAGAATGTAGAACAAAATTAAAGTTATCAGACATGCCATGTAAATGTAATTTGATATTTTGTGCGATACATAGGCCATTTTATAAACACAATTGTTGTTATATAGAGAATGGAATAGATAAAATAAATGGTATTGGAGGGGGAAATTTTAAAAAAATAGAAGCAATATAAACTTATGTTGAAGGTAAAAATTTAGCAAATAGTTCTGAAGATGTTGAAATTTTTTCATAATATTCAATCAAATCAACAGGTTCTTCGTTTTGTAAATAATAAACATAAACTGGTGCTACAGGTTTTTCAATAGCAAACATAAAATTTACTAAGAATCTTAACCATTTACCTTTTAATAAAATTAAACTTTGTGATAAAAATTGAGGTTTTTTCTTTTTTAATTTTTTAATAAAAAAAGTCATTTTTACAGAATAATAAATACTTATCATTCCAAAATTGGTTGCGTCAAATAAAAGAGTAAAGGGTTCTTCTTGCAAATATAAATTTTCCCATGAATGTAAAAATACATTAAAATCTTCTTCTGTGTCTATATTTCCGGTCAATGTAATTTTTACTAAAGGCCATTTCATTTTATCAAATTTAAAAAAAACCATTATACTATATTTAACAAGAATAAATATAGTATTGAAACTTAATTATATATTAACTTCTGTTGTGGAAACAGTGTTTTCAATTTTTCCACATACTTTTTTGAGATCATTGTAATTTATAGTTTCTTTTTTTAATAATTTTTTGGCTAATTTTTTCATAACTTTCTTATGGTTTAATAAATGTTTTTCCGTAAAATTTTCAATAAGTTCTAACATTTCTTTTGATTTTTGTATAATATTTATTTCATCCGAAAGAATGGACAAATTTATTGGGCCAATATCTTTATGCATGCCCCATTTTCCAATATATTGTTTGATTATATATGAAATTTTTTCAATATCATCTACCGCACCAGTTGAAAAATCATTATATATTATTTTTTCAGCTACTCGTCCACCCAATAATATAGCTATTTTATTTAAAATATCATGTTTTGTAAATATTTTAGTTTCATCTGGTTTTTGTTGACTAAAACCTAAAGCTGCTTCACCACGTGGTATTATGCTAATTTTTATAGGTGGATTAGCTTTTTTCAATATATAACCCATTATAGCATGACCTGCTTCGTGATGCGCAACTCTTTTTAATTCTTTTTCGCTAGGTATTCTTTCTCTTTTTTCACGACCAATTATGATTTCATCTATAGCGGTTTGTATATCATATTCATCAATACAACTGTGTTTATTTTTAATAGCATTTATTTTTGATGTATTTATTATATTATAAATATCTGCTCCAGTAACACCACTTGTTCTTTCAGCTAATATTTTATAACAAATATTATCGGATAATTTAATATCTTTAAAATACATTTCATACATTTTTTCACGTTCATTTATATTTGGTAAATCAAAATATATTTTCTTATCAAATCTACCAGACCTTGTTAAAGCAGGATCTAAAGATTTTACAAAATTAGTTGCCGCAAACACTATTATATTTTCTTTTTCATCAAACCCATCCATTTCCACTAATAATTGATTTAATGTTGAACCATATTCGGAATTTGTATTTGAATTTCTTACTTTACCTATTGCGTCAATTTCATCAATGAAAATGACACAACCTTTTTTATTAGATTTGGCACGTTTAAATAATTGTCTTATTCTTGAAGCACCTACGCCAACATATTTTTCTATAAATTGTGAACCGCAAGCGGATATTATAGGTATATCTAATTTTTTAGCCAGTGTTTTTACCAACAATGTCTTACCCGTTCCAGGAGGACCTGATAACAATATTCCCTTTGGTATATTTACATTCCAATTTTTATATTTATCCTTATGTTTTATAAAATCAATATAATATTCTATTTCTTTTTTAACATCATTTAAACCAATAATGGAGTTAAAATTTATATTTTTTTTTACATTTTTATACAATGTCATTATTATCAGTAATATACAAGCAACAACAAAAAATATAAAATCACTATTTTTCATTTCAGGTTTAGGTTTTACTTCGTTACTCCAAAACATTATATGTACTTAAATATTTGTCTTTATTATGGTTTGATAATTGTTTAAATGGTCGGAACAAATTCCCATTGAAGTTCTTTACAAATTTTCTTCCATATTTCATCTTGTTCTATCCTTTTCACAGGATCTTTTAACATAGGAAAAAAGGGCAGAAACGTCCGTTCATCCAACAATTCACACATCTTATAAAGGACATAATAATAATTTAAAAAATTCACACGGTCATCAGGACAATGTTTGGCATATGGTTTTTGAATTTCCATAAATAAATTACATAATGTATCTTCCAATTCAGGCGACATAATAGGAGGTCGAATTCCTAATTTATCTTTTATAAATGGAATATGTTCATAATATTTATTGTATCCTAATTTTTTCAATATATCTTTTGCTTTTTTATTTGACATTTGTTTAAGAGTTATTCTTTCTTTTTTTATCTGGCTTTTTATATTTGTAATAACTTCATCTGGTATTTGTGTTGTCTCTTTTGCTTGAAATTGTGCTAATATTTCACGAAAATGATTAATTCTTTTATAAGCATAAAAACATACTTCTTTAGGAGGTTCTTTATAACTAGGTTTTTCATTTTCTATTAATACGGATACTTGTTTCCCACATTTTTTACATAATAAGACACCATCATGTTCTACTGCCACTAATTCGCCACCGCATTTTTCACAAACATCATAATTTATTATAAAATTATTAATGTTTAAAAATGTTTCATCCACATTAATTAAATATTGTTGAACATCATTTAATTCTTCATTTTCTTTTTGTTTTTTATTTTTACTAAAAAAATTATTTAGAACAGTTTTTTTTACTTTTTCTCCCTGTGAAACCATTTTCTTTTTTTCAAAATAATCAAATATATATTTTGAATTGTTTAAAAGATAAGTTGTTTGTTTTGTTTTTAGTATATTTATCTCATCTTTTATTTTTCTGATTTTATCTTCAATTTCTAGTTTTTCTTCAATTTTCATTTTGGTTTTTAATTTAATTTTTAATTCTTTCTTTTCTTTTTTTAATTTTGGCAAAATAGTATTTTTGATATTATCAAACTCCTTCATCTTTTCGTTATGTTTCCCATCTAAGGTAATGTTTGATTTTGATTTAATATTGATTCTTTTATTAGCTTTAGGTTTAAAGCTAGGCATTTATATATATTAAGCATTTACTTTTAAATATAAATTACGTGTAAAAAATAAATAAACTTTCTACATATTTTTTAGATGGAAAATTCAAATATAACAATTCAAAAAATGAAATTTATTTATAATGCTTTAGAAAACGGTTGGGCAGTTAAAAAGAAGAAGGATTTATATATTTTTTCAAAAAATCATGAAGGGAAAAAAGAAGTATTGTTGGATGAATATTTGAAACGATTTATGGTAACAAATATGGATTTTAATAATTCATTTATAAAATAATTTAATTAATTAATTAATTAATTTATTTTCCAAAAATTTTTTTTCTTTAGCAATATTATAACTATGGGAGGAGGACTCATGCAGCTCGTCGCTTATGGCGCACAAGACGTTTACCTTACTGGTAACCCACAAATTACTTTCTGGAAAGTTACTTACCGAAGACACACTAACTTTGCTATGGAATCTATTGAACAAACATTTAACGGTCAAGCCGATTTTGGACGTCGTGTCCAATGTACGGTATCCCGTAATGGTGACTTGTGCTACCGCACTTATTTACAAGTTACCATGCCTGAAATCAACCAAGATATGGCAGCATATGCTCGTTGGTTAGATAACCCAGGTGAACATCTTATCTCTATGGTTGAAGTAGAAATTGGTGGTCAAAGAATTGATCGTCAATATGGTGACTGGATGCACATCTGGAACCAATTGACACTTACTTCTGAACAAGAACGTGGTTACAACAAAATGATCGGTAACACCACTCAGTTGACTTACTTGACTGATCCTAACTACGCAAACATTGCTACTGCTTGTTCATCTGCTGATGTTCCAGACGCAGTATGCGCACCTAGAAAAGCTCTTCCAGAAACGACCCTTTATGTTCCACTTCAATTTTGGTTCTGTCGTAACCCTGGACTTGCTCTTCCTTTGATTGCTCTTCAATACCATGAAGTCAAAATCAACTTGGAATTGCGCCCTTCGGACGAATGTTTGTTCGCTGTAAGCACCCTTGGTGGTGAAACCGCTAATGCTGGAAAAAGTGTAAAAGCCAGTGAAGCTTATGCTCAATCATTGGTTGCTGCTTCCCTTTACGTTGATTATGTATTCCTTGATACCGATGAACGTAGACGCATGGCACAAAACCCACATGAATATTTGATCGAACAATTGCAATTTACTGGTGATGAATCTGTTGGTTCTTCATCCAATAAAATCAAATTGAATTTCAATCATCCATGTAAAGAATTGGTTTTCGTTGTTCAGCCAGACAAAAATGTTGATTACTGTGCTTCTCTTGAAGGACATTCTGTTCTTAACAAAGCTTTGGGTGCTCAGCCACACAATTACACAGATGCTATTGATGCTTTGCCAAACTCTTTGGCCGCATTCTCTAGTGCTGCTGCCAGTCGCACAACATCGGGTAACGATGTTATCACCGCATCTGGTTTGTTCCAAGACCCAGGAGCAACTGAATCCACAGCTTCTGCTGTAGGAAATCCAACCAATGCTAGTTTAGCTGGTGCCATGGCACAAGAAGCTGGTGTAGGAGATAGTGGTGTTTCTGATGCTGGAGCATTCGTTCTTGCTGAAACCGCTTTAGGATTACACTGTTGGGGACAAAACCCAGTTGTTACCTGTAAACTTCAATTGAATGGTCAAGACCGTTTCAGTGAACGTGAAGGTTCCTACTTCGATGTTGTTCAACCATTCCAATGCCATACACGTAACCCAGACTCTGGTATCAACGTTTACTCGTTCGCTCTTCGCCCAGAAGAACACCAGCCATCTGGAACCTGTAACTTCAGTAGAATCGATAACGCAACACTTCAATTGGTTCTTTCCTCTGCTGCTATCGGTGGAGACGCAACTGCCAAAGTTCGTGTGTACGCTACCAACTACAATGTCCTTCGTGTCATGAGTGGTATGGGTGGTCTTGCATACTCCAACTAAGTTGTTTATCTTATTATTAAGATTTTTATAATATAATATTTAATCCATGTTAAATATTATTGCCGTAGACGTAGAAAATCAAGAAAATAATTCGTTTGTTTTTTATCTTTATTTCATAAATAAATATAAATGGCAGATATTTCAAATAATAAATTAAATGATATTTCATATAAACACATGCCCGTTTCAGTATTTGATGTGGCAAAAATGGGGAAAAAAGGTATCAGAGGAAAAAGGAACTGGAGTACAAAAAATAAAAAATCAATTCCTTCTAGTCGTTCTACTTACAGTCCATTTCCACCAGATGTTGCTGAATGGTGTGCTCAATATTTTTTAAGAGATAAACAAAATATTTTTGATCCTTTTGCGGGTTGGGGTGAAAGGCATAAAGCAATTAAAGATGCAAGTAAAAATTATATCGGTTATGATATTTCAGAAAAAGCTATAGCAAACGCAAAAGAAAAATTTGGAGTAGATAATATTTTAGCAAATTCTATGACTGCTGAAATACCAGAACATGATGGATTATTAACTTGTCCCCCATATTGGAACCTGGAGAAATATGAAAGTAAAGAAGGTTTAGATAGAATAAAGGAATGGAAGAATTTTCTAGTAGATTATGAAACGTTATGGAAACATGTAACTGAAAAAGCTTTACCAGGTGCGAGATATTGTATAATGGTTGGTGATTGGAGAAAAAAAAATATATTTTATGATTTGGGTTATCAGACAGAAAAGGTAATGGAGAAATGTGGATTTAAACCATTTGATAAAGTTATTTTATCACATAAAAAAATTTCACCAATTAAATTAATGCTTCCCCAGGCCAAACGTTTTGGATATACACCAAAAGTCCATCAGTATTTATACATATACGAAAAATGATAAAATATTTATAAAATATATATGAGTGACGCAGAAAAAACGTTGAATTATGCTGAATTAAGAACAAAAATGGCCGCACAAAGAACATTAATGGTTTTATTAGTTGGTATAAAAGTGTTTATTATTTTAGCAGCAAAAAAACATAATGTATATGGATTATTTTTTGGTATTTTATTATTGTTAATGATTGGTTATCAGTATTATCATATTGTATCAGAAATAAATAATAAAAATGAAGTTCATAATCAATTAATTGATTACTATATATTAATACTGATTCCGGTTTTACTTGGAATGTCAGCACTAAGTTGGATATACAGGAAAGATTAATTAAATTAAATGTATAATTTAAAAATGTTAATAAATATTAATGTATTTATTAACATCGTTTCTCTCAGGTTCTGGTATTAAAATGATAGATGATTTAATCGATATGTTTAAGTTGTCTAAATTTACAAACTATATTATAATTTCTATAATTTTATTAGTATTAAATTGTGTATATATTTATAATCATTATATCGTATCAATAATTATTTTTGCCTATATATTTTTATTCATTTTTGTGAATGATAGCATTGATCATTCGATTTATTTATGGGCATTTGCTTATTTTATTATTGTATTTTTATTTCATTTATATAATGGCAAATATAACTGGTTATTGGAACTAGATATAAAAAATGTTTTATTTATTTCAACAATATTATTTATTTTATGTTTTGCTCAAAAAATAGAAGATGGTGAATTTAAAGAAGAAGTAAGTAATAAAAAAATAATTTTCAGAACATGTTTAACTTTAGTATTATTAGTTTATTTTTTTATAAAAGATAAATTGTATTTTTCGTTTATACATTCAGAAATGATATCTACATTTGACAATGCTTTTATAGCTACATTTGGTTATACGTTAATCAGTGTTCTAAATATGTTATTTAATAAATATTTAGTGAAATAATATTTAAATAGTAAAAAATATAATAAACATAATGAAATTATATTTTTTACGACATGAATTAAGACCTTTAAATGATAGTACTTTTTTAACGGAATTATTTAAAGTTGGTAAGGAAAATAGTGCAACAAAATTAAAAGATTTATTAAATACATTGAATATTGATAAAATTTATAGTTCACCATTTATAAGAGTTTTACAAACAGTTCGTCCTTTTGCCAAAGAAAATAATTTACAAACATTTTGTGATTATTCCCTAGCAGAAACAATTACAGAGAAAACATTTATTCATAAACCAGATATGACATTAACAGAAGAATATATAAAAGAATTTGATATAAATTTAGATCATATGTCATTATTTGATAAATCATTATTAGTTTATCCTGAAAGTGAATGGCAAATATACGAACGTGTGAATAATTTCTGTAATTATTTAGGCTATACTTATGGTAGTAGTAATATAAGCATTTTGGTAGCAGGGCATATGGATATTGTGAATTTATGTTTGAGTTATTTTTCAAAACAAAATATAAATAGACATACATATTACGCAATGGGTAAACTAAGTTGCGTTAAAAATGGAAAGGTAATATATTTAAATGAAGGTTCAGAATTAGACGATGAGGTAGAATTATCTTCTTTATAAATTATATATGCCAAAAACAAGGAAAAAATTATCACCAATAAAAGAGAGAGCGGGAGAAAAAAAAACCTTTAAAAGGAAATATAAAACAACAAAAAGTAAAACTAATCCTAGAGCGCTTTTAAAAAAAAATATTAAAGTATTATTAACAGCCAGTTCTTTTTATAGACGAACAAAAAAAGCACCTAAAACAGATGGACATGGTAAGAAAATAAAGTTACCTGTTGTAGCTAGAAAATCGCGTAAAAAGAAAAAAAGTAAAAAAAGAAAATATACTGGAAAAAAAAAGAAAAAAAGGAAGTAATTATGATGTATCCGAACATTAGTGTAAAATAAATATAATAATATTGTTATTATATTTGTTTAAAAGTTAGGATCTGCTGTAAAAACTTGAGGTACTGAACCATTATTTGTTATTGGAGAAAGTTGAATTAATATAAAATGTCCTGTAAGAACACTCAAATATACTAAAAGAGTATCGCGGGCCAATAGTTTTAAAGGTTTGTTAGCTTTTTCAATGACACGCATTTCTAAAAATTTCATTAACAAATAAATAATAGATACACACAATGCTGTAATAAATATTGACATTTCCATTATATAATATACAACTCCTTGATAATTTTATTTTTTCCGCAATTAAGTCAATAATTCAATATCATCAAGTGCTAAAGCCTCTTTTTTATTTAAATCTTTGTCTAAAGTTAAAATATCTGTATCTAGTTTAACGGTTTCACCAATTACTAGTTTATCTTCATCTTCGTCATCATAACCTTCTTCTTCTAATTTGCGTCGTTCATTATTTTCTTTCGAAATTTTGTCTAAACGTTCAACATTTTTTGGAGCATTAATAACAGATTCTTCATTTGTACCCATATCCAAAACATTATCATTATCGTTAAATGATAGTCGTTTATTTTTGAGTTCCTCTGTAACTTCTAAAGTTACATTTTCTTTTATTATTGGAGAAGATACCTGAGATGGTTCTTCAACCGCTTTTTCCGTTTCTACTTTTACAATAGGATCTGTGATTTTATCTTCAACCACATTTGGTTTTACTTCCTGTTTTTCTACTACACTTTCAGTTTTTTCTATAACTACTTTTGTATTATCTTCTTCTTCTTCCTTTTCTTCATTATTTTCTTTTTCTTCAACTTCCTTTTCAACAATTTCTTCAACAACGTCTTCTTCTACTGTTTCGTCGATATAAGATCGCAAAATAGATTCTATAGGCATATTAGCTCTTATAACTTCTAGTATACTTTCACGTGTTAAAATTTCAACCTCACGCATATTTTTCTGAAATTGTAATGGTTGTATATTTTTTTCGAAAAGATATACATTGCTATAAATTTTTCTGGCTAAAGTAATATAAACTTTATGAACAAATTGTGGTAGCTTGGGTATATCTAAATCTATTTTTTTTTGTTTTTGTGATACACGAACACTTGTTAAAATTTTTAATTGAGTAATATGAACACATGTTAAAATATCTTCTAAATATTTACATTTTGTTAATGTAATTATACGGTCTGTTTCTTTTTGAATAAGTGTTTCGTTCCATTTTGGTACTCTGGACAGTAAATTTTGAAATGTCATTAGATATTTATTATCTTCTTCATTTTCGCGACATAAATTCCATGATTCTTCAAATATAGACTTCATTCCTTCTATTAATTGAGGTGTTATAATTGTAATTAATCTTGAAGACCACTCCCTTTGCGCTTCTGAAACAATTGTATGATCGTAATCATCCATTTATAATTTTAATATATTTTCTAATTCTTCTTTCGGACGCATAAATAAAAAATTTAAAATATTTAACATAATAATTTTTTCATTGCGATATTCTTTTCTAATTTTGTCAAAATACACTAAAACTTTATATTTATTTTTATTCATAATAATGTTTGAACTATTTTCAAGTATTTCTATTATATCTAAACAATTATAACCTTTTTCATATAATTTATTAACAAATATATTACAATCTTTCAAAGATTTATAGTTTTTTGTGTTTATAATATTTTTTTTTAACCATATTTGTCTTTTTTTTATGTATTTTGATTCATTTAAGTTATTTTTAAAATATTCATGTAAACTTATTTTCTGATTATTTATAGTTGGTAATGGTATAAATATATTGCAAAATCGTGATAATATTGGTTTTAGTAATGTAGTTTCATCTTCTACAATGATGAAAAATCTAGTATTATGGCTAAATTTTTCAATACATCTTCGCAATGCTGACTGTGCATCAGTAGTTAATTTTTCACAATTAAAAAGAATTATACTCTTAAAGTTATATCCGTGTTTATTATTAATATTTGTTTTTGCGAAAAATTTTAATTCATCTCGTATAAATCGGATACCTTTTGAATGTGCGCAATTAACATACATCATATATTGGTTAATGGTTTCATTATCTATTTTATATATTTTGTTTATCAAATAATTTAACATATGTCTTTTACCGCTTCCTGAAGGTCCGTGAAAAATTATATGTGGTATTTTGTCGTTTTCAACAAAAAAATCTAATTTGTTTTTTATATTTTGATGTATATTCAAACTCATTAATTATTTATAATATTTTGTTTTTAATTATAAATAATTAGTATTTATATTAAGCATAACTTTGTAAAGATTGTGTATATGGGTTATTATTAAACGCAGATAATAATTCACCTTGGTTCCTCTGTTCCATTGGATTTCTTTCCCTTAAATTTCTATTTGATAATTCACCATAATTAGAACCACCCATAGCACTTTTTGGCATATCAACACCCATAAATCCTTCATTAATAGCACCATGATTTTTAATATTTACATTCATTTCATTATTGAATAGATTACTATTACCTACATTAATACGATCAATTTTTGATAAAACTTCTTTATTGGGATTTAATCTTGCGTTATATTCAGCACCATATAAACGAACATTACTAGTTCCTGAACTACCAGCAGCATACCATTCGTAATTTGTAGAATCTCTTTGATTATGAACATTTGGTTTTGGTGCGGTGATATATCCATCACTACGATTAGCACCACCCATTGGTATATATTGATTATCAATAGTTTGTTCTTTAATGGTTGTTTTTGGTCTATCTGATGGATTGAATGTTCTTGATTGTCCTGGTCCAGCAACATAACCAGCTGGATTCATATTACCAATTAAATTTTCTTTTCTAGATGGACGTAACGAATCTAATATTGGCGTAATAACAGCATTAACACCAGCACTTACAGCTCCTAAGAATGTATCGTCTTTATTTGTAGTTCTATTATTGGGTAAAACGTAATAACCGTCTTTACCATAATTATTTGCATCTCCAGTCCATTTATTAGTTAACGAAGCGTTACCCATCTGGGTATTTTCTCGTGAAGTTTTATTTGGTTTTTTATAATTTCGCTGAACATAATTAGATTGTTGATTATCTCCACTACCACCATAATATTCTCTTGTTGTATCAATTCTATTTTCTTCACGTAAAATATATTCTTCTCTATCACGATTTTCTTTATGTGCTCCTGTTGTGGTAAACCATCTATCAGGACCATGAATTGAAAATGTATCTGGTCTATTTTTCTCCATTTTTCCCATAATACCTCTATGTTGAACATCCGATTTAGCACCTAAAACCACACCACCATATGAATTTTTCGGATTTGATTCAACACGCAAATCATCAACGGTTTTAGGTTGGTAAAGTTCACGTGCTTCCATTCCACTATTAAAACCACCAGAACCATTAACACCATTTCTTTTTCCTAAACCAGGTCCAACTTTAATTTCTTCCCATGGTTTATTGTTTGTTTGAATACCTGATACATTCATTTTCATACGATTTTGTATAAATTCAGAATGATTTGGAGTTCCATGTGCCCAATTCATTTGTTTTTCTGGTTTAAACAATGGTGCTTGTTCTCTTTTTGCTTGAAATTGTGTTCCTGAACCAGAATAACTATCTAAAACACTTTCATTTCCATTTAAACCTCCTGTTCGTTGAGTAACTTTAGACCCAAAAAAGGGAACCATATTATTATGTTTCAAATCTTGTTTTGTAATTTTATTCCCGGTTAAAGATGTAAACTGTTTTGTATTTTCTGGAATAGATTTATCTTCCAATGATTTTTCATATCTATCTTTTTGAAAATATTTATCTGAAACGGCTGTTTCACTAGGATATCTACAAACATTATTTTGCAAATCAGTATTAGTTTCTTTTGGATAATTTGTAGGATGTTGTTGTTTAACATTTGGTAAGTGATTATTATTTATATTTTCATAATTTTCTTGATTAGGTTGTGGTATATTTTCTTTATTAGATATGAGATACATTACACCTAAAGCTAATACGGGTATTGCAACTTCCATTTTATATATTATAAATAAATAATATATTTTATTAAAAATACACAAAATATATTAATTTAGATATGGACTATCTGGAATATTTGGTACATAATTATCACGCTCGAGTAATCTTGTATTCAAATTATTTTCAAAATGCTTACAAATATTTTCTTGTGGGTTTAAAAATAAAGGATAGCGATGATTTTGTTCTAAATCTAAATATTGCCATGCTGGATGGGTTACTCTAGATTGAAATCTCATTGTTTTTTCATAAACTGGATAATTAACAGCATATGATTTTTTCTTTGGCTTATCATTTCTAGGTTGTTCTCCAGATTTTTTTAATACTTTATATAAACCAATCAAATCACTATCAATATCAATGGGATGACCATTTGGTACTGATCGTAAGTTTGCCCCCCATCTTTGCATGCGTGTTTGAGGATCATTTACCATTGGTAAATCTAGACCATTTCCAGGCGTATTTAATGTCCATCTCCCAGGTCCAGTAGCTTGTTGTAAATTTTTTTTAATTCTTGCATCATCGTAATTAAATCTAGTAAAAGACATCTATTATATTAATATAAATATTTTTTTTTTATATTAATATTTTTTTCTTAAATCTGTTGCGCTATAACATTTTCTAAGATCGACTAAAGCACTTTGTTTATAAGTTTTACATTGTATAGACGTTAATAAAGGAGTAGTCGGGTTTGGTTTTAATAATTCATCCAATAATAATAACGAATCCGTATTATATGGATTTAATATAATTGATTTATGTAAAGCTACTGAACAATTTTCTATCCAATCAGCGCCTTCTAAATTTTTATATTTAACCGCTTCATTATAATAAGAATTGGCTTGACGATGTTTTAAATATAATTTATAATCACAATATTGTTCTTTTGAAGTCATTAATATATAATGATATTATCTTCTAAATATTACGTGTCTTTGATCATTCTCCATTATCAATGGTTCAGGTACAAATTTAGAATGTTTTTCAAAGAATTTAATATCATTTAATTTATTTATTGACGGTTTTACCGGTCTTTGAGGTTCATATAAATTTGTAGAACCAATACCATATAAACTACTTTCAATATCGCATGGATTATTGGACAAAACGTTATTATAATAACCACCTATCATTTTTGGCATATTTATTCCATAAGCAGGATGATTACTATTATAAGGAATTGATTGTTGTTTATAAGTTCTTTGGAGTTTTTGGTGATTAATAGCTTGTTGCTCTTTTTTATATTCTCCAGGACAGTTTTTTAAATGTGTTGATGACATATACTTAATATTAAGCTAGAAAAAATTATCAGCAGTTTTTGATTTATTTAAAAACATTTCATATGTCTTATCATCAATATAGTCATTTTCATAATATTCCTTTATAAAAAGGTGTATTAAATCAAATGTATCATAACTAAATAACAATGAAAACATATCTTTATTTTTAAGTTCAAATGGGAAAATTTTATTTCGTTTCTTTATCTCGTCGAATAATTTTTTCATATTGTTATCATTGGATATATCATCATAAATTTCATCCATTTTTTCAATAATAATCTTTTCATCATAACTTTCAATGTAAAAGGCTTTTAAAAATTGTTTTTGAAATTCACCAGTTTTATCTTTGTATTTTTCATCTTTGTAATCAATATTTAATGATGTGTTATACAACATTAAATAATATTATTGATATTTATTTAAGTATTTAATTTTTATTAAAATAATCTTTATCTCTACTTAAATCTCTGGAAGGTATGCCTCCACGGATCCATCCATTAGAAGCCACATCTTCAATTAAATTATGTGGATTTTGAATTGATTCTTTCAAACTAGGAACTAAATCAACCATGTGATTATTATGACATACTTCGGTTAAGTTTTTACAATCTTTTTTATTACCAGAATATGATGCTTGTAATAATTTAGTTTCCAATGTTGGATTATGTGGGCCTTTTCCTAAATATGGTATTGTTAAATATTCTCTTTGTTGTAAAGCAATTCTACATTTTGGACGATTTTGAATAGTAGAAATTTTTAAATCACTATCGGTAGAAACATTGCATCCTCCAGCACCTACATTACTATCAACACCGCCTTTATAATTAATATTAGGTTGTTGTGTGGCGAATGAAATTGGTTTTTTCATACCACAGTGTTGACTAAAATAATTTTGGGTCGTATATGTTCCAAAATGTGTATTTTGGATATCTTTTTCAGATTGTCCACATTTATCATCGCCAATACGTGATAATTTATCGAAAATATAATCATGTGTGGTTGTCATTATATATTTATTATTAAGATAATAAAAATATGAAAAAAATAAATTATTCGGCAACTGATTTATATTTATTTCTACAATATCCCGTATCACCATAACAAAACTTAGCAAACTCTTCTTGATTATTAGGTATACTAGTGTTAGGCATTGAATAAAAATTTCTCATAGAACCTTCGAAACTTAAATTATCTCCTAAATCAGCAAATAATTTACGATTTAAAGCAGCATCATTTATTTCTTTTTCGACAATTGAATTAAAAGCTGGTGCGGCTGGTTTCCTTTTAGGATTATCTTTTATATCAGTCAACATAACATTCATCAACGGATTTTTTGTTGTTGGGGTTGTATAATTATCTTTTACGCTTTTATAATAATCAGGATTGTTAAAACCTTCTAAATGAATTTGTTTTTTTAAATTTTTTATACCAATAATTTGTTCATTTTTATATAAAATACAAATAATTACTAAAGTAACTACACAAGACATTATAATTTTACCAGAATCAAATACTAAATAACTAATTACTGACAATAACAAAACCAAACGACTTAATGCGTTTAATTTTCTACCTAAAGGATAATCTCCATAAGGCCAAATTTCTTTAATATGTCTAGGATCGAATAATATAGTAATATCGTCTAACCAAAATTTATCACTCATCATTAATATATATATAAATAATTATTTTTTATTGAATACTTAATCTTGTTGTTTATTCTGAAACTTTTTTCTTTTTCTTTTTTCTTTTTTTTTTCTTTTTTTTCTTCTTCTTAGGTATTACTTCTGGTTCAGTTAAATCATCTTTTCTAACCCGTGGTGTTTTTAATGCTTTTTCTGCTTTTTCTGCTTGTCTTTTTGCCAATTTAGCTTTCATTCTTTCTCTTGCTGATGCTTTACGCATATTTCTATTCATATGACTCTGAAACGCATTCATGTTTATTTTTGAATTTTTACCCAAAGGCAATCCCATTTCTCCGAACATTTTTTTCATATTATTCATTCCAGGCATACCTTTCATTTTAGCCATCAATTCAGTAGCTTCTTGCATCAATTCACTTTCTTTTAAGTCTCCTGATTTAAGTTTTTCATCGATTTTAGATCCCACTTTTTTCATCATACCCATTAATTTACCTGGATTTTTGAAAAGTTTATTAAATACATCGCCCATGGAAGTTTCATCTTCTAAATCAACTTCCAACTCTTTTGCGGTCTCTTCTGCTATTTCGTGAGCCAATCGTCCGATTTTTCCATCAAGTAATCCTGAAATATGATCATGTAACTTTTCTGCATCTGGTAAATCATCTAAATTAATATTACTCATATCTACATTATTACTCATATCGACATTACTCATATCAAATATATCAGACATCTCTCCCAATGTTTCTTCTATTTTTTTTTTGAATTCATCTTCATCAATAGCTTCAAATAATTGCGCTGCGTCACCAAATGTTTTACCATCTTTTTGATCATTTACAATACTAAATAAAATCATTTGTAGATATTTCCAAATGATATCACGAGTTTTATCGCTGATATCTTGTTGCCATAAATATTTGAAATCAATATTTGGTAAAAAAAATACATTTTTTGATAAATCTGTAAATATTTCATTTGTTTGATATAGAATATCAAAAAATCGTTCCGGATAAACACTACAACAATAATCATATAATTTATCAACTTCTTCACAACAATTACTATTATTTAAATGTTCTAAAAGTGTAAATTCACATTTATCTTTACATTCCGGAAAGGTAAAAAGTATATCTTTATAAAAGTCTTTCATTATTTTAACAAATTCAATACTAGCTTTCATTATAATTTAACATTAATTTTATTTTTTAAATTAAACTAATGTTAATTAATTTATTTGAAATCAACTATAATATATTTCACATAATTTACTTAGATTTTGAACATATTTCATAGATTTTTCTTTATTCTTTTTATTTAATTGTGAACATTTATTTTTAAAATTATTCACAGATGATAATAATTTACTATTGTTTTCTTCGCCTATATCATAACCATAATCTTTATTTTCAAAAAAATTAAAATCACCAACATCAATTTCATGTTTATAATGTTTTAATATCCAGGTTTTCCATATTTCAATAATTTTTTTTGGATTAATTTTTTTTAAACCTTCTAAAAAAGTGTACGCAGTTTTTAAATCATAATCATCTGGAAAAATATTCATTAAATCTTTACCAAATTCTAAGAAATGATTATTAAAACCTTTTAATATAGTTTTTTTATCCATATATGAATAAATAATATCTATGTTTTTATATTAAAATTAATAAGTTTTATTAACTTTTGGTATATCAGGAATTTCTCTCATTCTCTGTTCTTGAAATTTTTGATAATCATTATCACCTATCTTATTTGGTATATAATCTTCTGGTGGTGTTTCAATAGAACCGCCTTCTTCTATTCCCGAATAAAAATACATTTGTTTTGTTCCACCATCACCTTTTGCGGCCATTTCGTCTGGTGTCTGTGATAAAAATGAAAAGTTATCAGATACTACTTGAGTATTACCAGAAAAACTAAAAGCATCTGGTTCTTCATCATATTTGTTTGATACACCAGCTTGCCCAGCTATCTTCGCGTCTAAATGAACTTTAATTTCATTTCCAAATAGTATTCTATTACCATTAAATAACAATAACATCGCTGGAACACGATTGATCCCGGTAGGTAATGGTACTGTTTTACCTTTATCTAACAAAATTACAATTTCTCCTGCGTCGTTTTTTGTTCGTTTATCAATACATATAAAATGTATTTCATCTTTAATTGTTGATTTTGATAATATTTTTAATAAATTTTTGCTTTTCTCGCAAAAATTACTATAATAAAGTATTGAATTCATATAAATAATAGTTATCTTTTGTATTTCATTATTTAACGAAAAAATTGATTTAATAATATAATCTACTTATTATTATATATATAATGAGTAGTCTGAAAAAAGAAAATTCGCAACAACAAAAAACATCTGTTAATTTACCAAATATCACTAATATATCTGAAAATAATGATACGTTAAATTTTACAATTGAAAATACTAATGTCAGTATTGTAAACGGATTAAGAAGAACAATTTATTCGGATATAGAAACTGTTGTTTTTAAATGTAATCCTTATAAAGAAAGTTTAGTTACAATTGAAAAAAATAACACACAATTAAATAATGAAGTTTTAAAGCAAAGATTAGAATGTATACCAATTCACATTACAGATCCTAAAGCTCCGTTAGATAGATTAGAAGTTCATATCAATGAAAAAAATGATAGTGATATTATGAAATATATTACTACGGAACATTTCAAAGTATATGATATAAATACTAAAACATATTTAAGTGAAACACAAAAAACTAGTATTTTTCCACCAAATGAAATTACTAAAGATTATATTTTATTTGCCAGACTTAGACCAAGAATTTCTAAAGACATTCCGTATGAAGAAATTAAAATTACTGCTAAATTAATGAGAAGTTCGGCAGATAAAAATGGTGCTTATAATATAACATCAACATGTGCTTACGGTCCTAGTGTTGATGTAGCCAAACAAGATGAAGTATGGAAAAAAAAAGAAGACGCAATGACAAATGCTGGTTCAACACAAGAAGAAATTTCGTTAGAAAAAAAAAGTTGGTTCGTTCATGAAGGATTGAGAATAACAATACCAAATAATTATGATTTTATTATTGAAACACTAGGAATATATAAAAATACTTATATAGTTCAACAGGCTTGTAATAATATTATTAATAAATTAAACAAAATTATTAAAAATATAGAAACGGGATCATTTACAATCAAAACGTCAAAAACAAACATACAAAATTCATATGATGTAATTTTACACGGTGAAGATTATACTATTGGTAAAATAATAGAATATGTTTTATATGAAAATTATTTCAAAGTTGGTAATTTAACATTTGTTGGATTTATTAAAGAACACCCACATGACAACTTTTCAATTATTCGTGTAGCTTTTCCAACAGAAAATAAAGATAATGTTGAATTATATAAAATGCTACAAGATTCATGTAGAATATTAATAAAAATATATGAAAAAATATCAGCTGATATAGTTTTATAAATATACAATTAATTTTTATCAATAAAATTTGGAGATAAACTTTTATTTATATCTTTTTTTTGCTCACGATGATGATAATTTATAGAATACATTATCCTAGATGGATGTAAATTATTTACATATTTAATAACACTACTTAATGAATTATATTTTTTATAAGGTTTTAATTCATTTAAATAATATTGATGTAAAAAATACATATGATTTCTATATTCATACGGATATTCTTTTAATTTTTTGTTATGTTTAATATAACAATCATGATAATTAGACCATAAGATATTTGTATAATTATATAATTCTTTCCTATACAAATCAAATAACGGTTTATCGTGTGGATAATAATAGAGATATTCGTTTATTTTATTATTTTGTTTCAATAAATAATATGAATATTGTAATTTAGGATTATTCCCTTTTAATTTTGCAACATATTCATAATTTGGATTTCTTATTTTTGTTCTAATTCCAGTAACCTTATTATACAACATAAACCCTTTAATATCATATTTAAATACTTTATTTTTAAAATCTTCTTCTAATTTTAAAGCATTTTGTATTTTATCATCATAAACACATGGGACGATCTGATTGTGGTATTCAGGAGTTAATACTTCAGTTACTTTCCAACTATCTAATTTATATTTTCTAATTAAACAACATTCTGGGTTCTCGAATGGAACTACAATTCTATTATGTGGATGTTGTAGTATAAAAGTATAACTACATTCTTTATCCAAATCATCTAAACTCCATAATTCATTTGTTATTGGGTTCAATGATTTATTAAAAGCATCCAAAAATAAATAACGAAATGTATATGGTGAATCTTGGAAAAATTTATTTTTTGCTCCAATAGTTCCTTTTGTAGCTAATTCCCAATTATTATCATGATAAAATAAATTAATCATTGTTCCTTCAAAAAAATTTTCAATTGCACATTGATCACTATTAGTATCTTCAATAAATTTTAGAAAATTACATGACTTTCCTGGACTAGACGATAATATTTTTTCACCATCAGTAATTACACTACGAAATTTACCCAACGTTATAATATTATCTTCACTCAATTGACTTTTCATATATTTTATAATATAAAGTCCATAATGTTTAAAATGTCTAATAACAACGCCTTTTTCTGTAGCATACTCTTTATTTGATATAGCTTTTGGTATATCTAAATAAGTTGAATAATCAAAACAAGTACTCATAATAATAAAATAATAAGTATATCTTTAATTTAATTTCATTAATAATATAATAAATAAATTTCTACTATTATACTAAGTAATGGATGATAAAGAAATATCCAAAAAAAATGATAATAATTTATTTTTAGAATTAGGAGATATTATACAGATTAATGCACCCAAAAATTCAGAAATACATGATAAAGTATTTTTTATTTCATATTTGAATGAAAGTATTATAGAATTAATTGAAGAATCAAATGATAAAAATCATACATTAAATGTTACAAATAATAAATTAGATGATGAAACTATTTTATCAATTATAATCCTTGATAAAAGTGAAAAAAAAGGATTTGCTTTACAAAATGATTTAATACCAGGTAAAAATATAACAATTGAATTCGGTGGTATAGTTCCTATGATTGTAAATTGTACAATTATAAATTTAGAAGATGATACTATTGAAATTAAAGAATATTTAACAAATCGATTATTCTATATAAATTTTGACTATAAAGGTATACCAAAAAATCTACCAATAATATCTTTTAAACCATTCGATATACCGAATGATAAGAAAAATTTATTAAAAGAACCGGACATTAGAGAATCTCCTTTAGATTTAGAAGCTTTGGAAGAAGAATATGATGATGACGATGTTAAAATACAAATACAAGAAGATTTATATAATAAAAAAGAAGGACAAAAAGAAATATTGTTAGATGCTGATAATATAGTTTTTGAAACCGAAACGGTAGATATTATAGAAGTAAAAGACGTAGGTAAAGAATATAGAAGATATGATATAGTTGTTCAATTGGATGATTTGCTTACTGATATGATGATAAATATACCAGCCACGCAAAAAAATCCTAGAAAAATACAAGAAATTCACCATATGATTGAAAGGTTCAAACAATTACGAAAACAATTTTCTATTTTTGATACCAAAGGTAATGCTATTAAACCATTATATAAAGGGAAAAATAATAAACCACTTGTAAAAATTTTAGAACAAAATAAAATAAATATTCCATGGTTAATACCTATTTGCAAAAATAACAAAAATACGTTTCAAACACTTGATACAAGTGAAGAAATAGAAGCAAATAACACGTCAATAATAGAAAACATTAATCAAGTTAACAATGTTATGGAACAATATAAAAACAATGCAATACCAGATGGGCAAAATAAATATAAATTTTTGGTTCAACAAACATTGAAAGAATTTGATTCATTTGATTTACATCAACCTGATCCGAATTCAAATGATATCATTATTCAAAAAAAAGTTCATGTAGAAATGGATGTAATTTTAGAAAATATAGATAGTCTACATAGATATATTAGAGGTGCAACTCATCTAATAAAAGATAATACTAATTATAAATATTCAAAACGTGAAGAACTATTAGAAAATGATAGAATGACGTTATTGGGATATTATTTATTGCCTGCCAAATATATTCAAATTTTAAATATTTTTTCAACAAATATGTCTCTATTAAAAAAGGTATTATTAAATACCAAATTTTTTTACAAACATCATCTGATAATGAATAATGAAGAAAACACAAAAGTCATAGATGTTAATGAAAAAATACAAAATTATTTTACCGATAATAAACTTACAAAAATGATTTTTACTAGCAAATTACAATATGATGATAGAAATCATAATAAAATTTTCAATAAATTTTTGAATCATATTATACCTGATACATTGGATTTAATAAAATTACTTTCTCCATCTCGTGTGAACCCATATTCGATAAATAAATTAATAGAATTATTGGAAGCATATCATATATATGATTTTGATATTACAAAAAAAGAATACGAATTTATATGTGATTTTATGGAAGAAAAACATAATGAGTTAATGAAACATTTTATTTCAACCAACAAAAATTACAAGAAATACATTAAAGATATAGATGTTATTAATAAAAATGATCGAGAAATATATGAACCAGTATTAAAATCATTCTTAAAACAAAGTAATAAATTAAAAAGTATTTTCAAAAAAGATTTTTACAATGTTATGAATATTAATAGCAATAGTGAAATGTTAAACAATTTATTAATGCTTGATGGCGGTGCTTTATATTTATCATCAATGAAATTATTACAAGATGATTTGATACAGAGTATTGATTTGGATAAAGTAGTTGATGAAAATATTAAAAACATTGATAAAATGGTAGAAGAAATGACCGATGCTGGAAAGGAAGATTGTCAAATATATACATTATCTAAAAAATATATTGCACATGACGAATTGATAATGGATGATAATAATGAAATATATTTCGATAAAAAATATGATACAACTAGATATGGTATTTTTGATGATTTCCGCCAATTAAGAGATACCGCAAATAGAGAAGAGTTGATTGATTTATTAAAAAAACACTTAGTTGATGTTGTAGGTTTAAAAAATGTAAATCTTACACGCGAAGCTGAAGCTTTAATAGATGGAAGAAGAAAAGTAATCGACGATGATTATGCCATATTGGATGATGATGGTAAAATAATTTATTATATTAGAAAAAATAATAAATGGCGTATTGATGATAATCTATCAGGTAAAGCAATTGACGAAGTTAGTTTTTGTAATTTAAAAAACAAATGTTTGAATATTAATAATGAATGCAATACAAATGAAATTAATAAAAAAAAATTAAAAAAACAATTAATGGAAGAAATTGTTAGTAATTTTGAACATCAATTTCATTATTCAAACTCTGAACTTAAAAAAATGAACCAAAAAGAATATAAATATAATTTGGGAAATATTAAAAAAATTATTGAAGTAAAGGAAAATAATAAATTAAAATACGATATATTTAAAATTAACCTGGGGAATAAATTAACAAAAAGAGAAATAAAAAAATCTCCTTATGCTAAAATTAGAGATTTTATATTATCAGAACCTGATTTAGCTTTAAAATCTGATTATATAATAGAATTTGTAAATAAATATTGTTATATGGGAGGTGGGTTTTCTCTTACCGAAACATTTGAAACTAGCGATTATTGGTATTATTGTAATGAAACTGATTTAGTTTTATTGCCAACATTTTTTGTAGACCTAGCTAATTGTTTTATAAATAAACAAAATTACCTTCAAAAATTAAACCAAATATGTGCTTCAAGAGGTGTATTAAGTGATGATGGTGGTTATATTATAGATAAATACAGTGGGTACATTATAAGAAATATTGATTATGATGATGCGGAAGGATATAATAAAAGTGGATTTAAAATAATTCATCATGAAGTGTTGGAAAAGGATGGTGTTGATGAAATGTTAGGCGAAGAATGGTTGGATGAAGAAGATAAGATTGCCATGGAATATGAAAATGTAGACGCACAATATATTAATAACATTATTCAAGCACTTAATTATAATTTACACATAAAAAATATAAATAAACAATTTATAGTAAAACACGGTTTAATATTATTGAAAAAAAATTTAATATCGAAGAAACAATTTAATAAAAAAATAGAAAAAGCTAAGGCTAAGGGAAAAAAAATAAATACAACATATGACAAATATCACGATGAATATTTATTGTTTATTACATTGGGATTGTATATTTTAACGGTCCAGACAAGTGTTCCCGGTGTAAAAACGAATGTTTCGTTTCCTAATTGTAATCAATCATTAAAAGGTTATCCATTGTATAGCAACGATTTGTCCTTTATAAATTATGTAAGTTGCGTTGTTTATCATATATCTAAAAACATAAGACCATGGAATATTATTGTAAAAAATGTAGATAAAAAAAAGATAATAAGTTTAAAACAAGCAATATCAAACAAAATAAAAACTTTTTTGGATAACCTTATTTTACCATTAGAAGCTAGTTCTAATTTGATAAAAGAAAAGAAAAAATATTTGAAACAAGAACAAAAAAAAGACATAGCAATCGAAAGATTTAACTTAACAAAATGGGATACATTTTTACCACCATTGATAAATTTTTCGGTAGAAGGATTGAGGAATATATCTCCAAATTTACATGATAGTTTGTTATCTGATTTGAAAAATAAAAAAACATCACAACATGAAAAATTAAATTCAATTTATGGTAAAATACGTGATCATTCGTTTTATATTATCGAAATGATTGAAAACATTATTAATAGTGAGGATTTTTTATTGATTACAAATAATGGCGAAATGGTAACGCAAAATGCCTGTTGTAATATGGCAAAATTAACAACATTTGATTATTTCGTCAAAAAAAATAAAAATATAGAAAAATATAATAAAATTGTAAAATCATTATCGAGTGTTAAACATGAAATTTCTAATTATAGCAAAGCAAATACTATTTTTATAAGTAAAAATACAAAAATTAAATATCCAAATGTTCAAAATACATATAATAAAGAAAATATTTATAACAGTTTTTTTAAATATTGTAAATTCAATAGTGGAATTAAGTTGAACGATACACTTATGCGAATTTGTAAAACAAATAAAAGTAAATTTTTAAAAAATGACACGATACAATCAAAAATTCAAACATTGAAAAATGAAGGTGTAACATATACTGAAAAAGATTTGATTTTGTTATTGGAAGAAATAAGTAAAAAAAATATGATGTATATAAATTATAATACAGAATATGAAGGATTAAATAAAAGATTTTCACATTTAATTGATCGTTTAATAAATGTAGAAACAAAAAAATTATTGAACAATGATTTATTAAAATTATCAGATACTAATTTATGGAAATATGATAGCAATACAAAAAGAAATACAAAAGATAATCTATATTTATTTTTAGATAGTAATATTGAAGAATTACAGCAAAATATTTACAAATATATGAAAGATTTGGGCAAAGAAACCAAAGTCAAAGATTTTTTGAATGATTTTATTAATTGGACTTTTATAGGTCAAGATATTTATATGACAAAAGAAGATAATACTGGATATAAAGCAGGTTCATATATAAAAAATATAATAGTATTAATAGTAAAAATATTACCAAACATCATTAAAAATCAAATAAACATCGATGATAAAAAGCCTGTTCCCAAACATTGGAAGTTAAGTGATGTGCATGTAAGAGATGTAATTACAATATTAAAAGATAGTAAAAATTTGTTTAAAAAATTTTATGGAGATGAAAATTTAATAGAAATATTATCTACTATACAAGAAGAAAGCGAACATTTAATTTTATTGTTAGATAATTTTATTTTTAATCCTGAATTAAAATTGGACGATCAAATTGTATTAGGAAATATTGATGGTGATTTGTATAAAAAGCTTATGTTTAATTTTCTGTTAACTATTTTTGATTACTTATATTCATTCACTAATGTCAGTTATGGTGATATGTCACAAGTTCAAATTAGAAAAAATCAAAATCTTAAAAGAACAATAAATTCGTTTATCGATACCATTATCACCATGATGAATAATGAAAAACGATTATTAAATATGAGTAAAACAAATATTTTGGAAAAAGTGTCGCGGTCCAGAGATAAGGAAAAAGAAAATATTAAAACTAGATTAGGTGAATTGACAATAGAACAACGAAAAGTAGAAAATCTTAAAAAGAAACATAGAATAGGTGATTGGAATTTGGGACAAAAAAAAGCGTTGTTTGAATATGACCGTGATCAATACGATAAAGAGAGAGATGCTATTGAACATGAAGCTTTACGAGAACAACAATTGCTGGGACAAATGGATGATGTTAGTGAAATGAATATGGATATTTTCCGCATGAACTATCAAGAAAGCGCAGAAATACAACAAAGAATTGATCGTGAAATTTATAATCTTAATGATATAGCAGAAGATGGTGATGGTGGAGAAGATGAATATGATCTTGACTATGGTGATATTTAAAAAATTGAAATTAAAAAATATTTTTTGATATAATATAATTAACAAGATTATATTATACAAACAAAATGAATTTAGTACAACCACACAGACGTAACCCATCAAGGCGTCGTAATGCCCCAAAAAAATTTGAAGATGAGAAATTTGTATCAGGCGCGGTAGATAGATACCAGCATTGTTACGAAGCAAATAAACGCGGGAAATATGATTGTATCAATGGTGATGAAAACTATTATCATAGTCGTCGCGGCAACAAGTTCACAACTATTGAATGGAATGATAAAGGGCGTTATAGAATTCATCGTCGTGATTTCTCAGAAAGTTTATTAGAATTTTCAAGTATATGGCGAGACATGGGGCGAGTATTACCTGGTGCGGTTGTATCACATATTGGAGAATATCTAAGATTATCTGAGGTAGACCAATCACACCTTGAAGAAGATGACGAATTTATTGCGGGTGATGTTTCATCAGATGAAGATGAAGAGGAAATTAAACCTAAAAAATGGTGTTGTTCTGGTCTTCCTGTAGAAGATGAAAGTGAAGAAGAATGGCATAGTGATTATGAAACTAGCGAAGAAGATTGGGATAGTGATGCAAGTTACGATTAAAAAAAAAATAAAAAAAATATTTTTGGTCTAAAAATGTAAAAAATTGACAATAAAAAATATTTTTTAATGTTAATTATATATTTATGAATAATAAGAAGTTAACATTAGATTTAAACCCTAAAACTAACACAAACAAAATGACAAGTAAATTAGTATATGAATGGAAAGGTGATTGGTCAGATGAAGAAATTGCGGAGTTAATGAAAAAAGAGAGGTTTTCCTTAACTTGTGCGCCCGGAGGAGAGAATAATAGGGGTATGGAGATAATAGGTAGGATGCCGATTAAGGGAGAAGGTTTTACAGCAGAAGATATTGAAGGATTGGGACCTTATTTTAGAAAATTAATGTGTGGTGATATGAAGGAGAATATGAAAAAAGTAAATATGTTAAATCTTAATAAATTAAGTGAAAATAACATATTGAATGAGTTGATGCCAGTTGATCAAGCAAGAGTGCTTATTTTAAGGGATTGGGCTGCCAAAACAATGGGAGCAGAAGGTTGGACAAAAGAAGTTTATAAGGAATTAGCATGTAGAAGATGGGATGCTGAATATTTGGATCCAAATAAATATAGGACAGAAATTATTGATGGTAAGGAAGTTAGGGTAAGGGGAAAAAGAATGAATAAGCTTGCAAGAACAAACTTATGCTTTGTAGCTGGTAGAGAACAGGAGCCAGCAGTGTTTGAAGGTAAAGGAACAATATATGACCTTAAAAAAATGGAGTATTTAAATAAGGGAGTAGAAAGATTGCGTAAGCAAATAGAAGATGGTTTGATATATATTGGTAGTAAGACTAAAGTAGAGATTAATGTAGTTGAAGGCAATAGATATTATAACCTTAAAAATACTGGAATAGGCTTTCATGGTGATACTGAGAGAGTAGTAGTTATATGTATTAGTATAGGATGTGATAACTATCCGATGTGTTGGCAATGGTTTAAGGATGGTATGCCATTGGGCAAAACAATTAATGTAACCCTTAATTGTGGAGATGTCTATATTATGAGCGAGAAAGCTGTTGGAGCAGATTGGAAAAAGAAAAGTTGGTATACTGTAAGACATGCTGCTGGTGCGGATAAGTATAGGAATTTAAGTAGGTGGGAAAAGAAAAGACCAGCCTATGAAGCAAAAATTATGGCAAAAGCGGAAAAAAAAGCTAAGGAAGAATCTGAAAAAGCAGCAAAACAGGCACAAAGGGAAGCTAAAAAACAAGAAAAATTAGATTTTAAGGCAAATAAGGAAGATAAAAAAAATAAGAGGAAAACAACAAAAAATGGTTCACCTAAAAAAGTTGACCCGGAAAAATTAGCAATAAGAAGATATAAGAATGCCTTAAGAAAACATGATTGGAATGATAATGATAATAGCTTTTATAGATGGGTAGCAATAGAAGGCGATCATGATATTTCGCCGAACAGCGAATTCTTTAAGCAGTTTGGAGCAATATGGAGTGGAAAAGCAGATAATTATGTACAAAAAATGGATATTAAGGAGTGGGAAAAACATAGGGCATTTTATAGGAATTTGTGTGCGTATGGAGTGTATTGGTAATTATAGTAAAATAGTGCGTGTGAGTATATAAAAAATTTTTAAAATAATTAAATATTTTTTAATTTTATTTAGTAATTTTAGTAATTTTATTTAGTAATTTTAGTAATTTTATTTAGTAATTTTATTTAGTAATTTTAGTAATATTATTTAGTAATTTTAGTAATATTATTTAGTAATTTTAGTAATATTATTTAGTAATTTTAGTAATATTATTTAGTCGTATTGATGGTAATGTAATATTAAATTAATTTTAGATAAAATATAAAATATATACATATATTATAATGCCAAAGAAGCACAAGAAGAAGAGGAGACCGAAAGTTCCTTGCGGGAATGAGCCACATATAAAAACAGAAGCGGGAAAATTAATTGAAGCAGTTGCAAGACAACATTTTGGAGATGACTGGGGAAACCCAGTGGTGACAGGGGGTACATTCCTGGATGAAACGAACGAACTCGCTCAGGGTATTGCGCAACCGGGTGGGATAAATCATTCCAATTGCACCATGATGTGGAATAAAGGTTCGAGGTTTGAAGATAATGGTGTAAAAATGGCACAGGCGAGAAAAGTTGATATTGAAAAAATTCGAGAACTTTGTAACCAATGCCATGGACCACCTTCTGGTGGACGTCGTAGGAGAAAATCGCGTAAATCGAAACGTCGTCGTAGAAAATCGCGTAAATCAAAAAAAAGAGGTAGAAAATCGCGTAAAACGAGACGTCGTAGAAGAAGAAAAAGGTAAGTAATATTTGATTACTATATACGAAACAATTATTATTTTATAATATTAAATTTTTCCAATTAAATATTATAATAGTGTTAATTTTAAAAATAAATATTTTTTAATTATATATGTGCTTTTCTAAAAATATGTCATTATTTATGGCATTATTGGGTGGAATATCTACTGTCGTTTCGTATAAATATGTAAATATAAAAGCAGCAACAATGATTTTTTATTTTACATTAATGCAAATCATACATTATTATGGTTATACTGTCATTGATAAATGTGATAATAAATTAAATCAGACTTTAAGTCGTTTAAATTATCTTCATATTAGTTTTCAGGGTCCAATATATTTATTAGGTTTTTGGGGTTTATTTGAAAAATTTAAAGTAATCCGTCCTGATCAACTTAATTACTTTAAAATATTAATTCCTATGGCCATAATTACAAGTATTCTCATGGCATTACAAATGTTTGAATTTCACGATCCCGTTATGAATCGAACTAGTAAATTAAATAATAAAATGTCAAGCGATTGTGAATTATGTGGTAAAACATGCAGTTTAACTGGAAAAAAACATATACGGTTTACATTACCTTTAAGACAAGGACCAGAATACTATACACCAGGTATTTATGGTCATTTTATATTTTTCTTTTTACCTTTTTTGTTTTTCAATAATACAACACGACTTATAAATCTATTTATTTTAGCATCTGCCTTTTTGCCCGGTATAATATACCAGACGGATGCTGCTGAAGTAGCAACTACCTGGTGCGGTATATCCATAGTTCAACTAATATTAGTTTACTTTTATATATATAAGAATTTCAATAAATAGGCATTATGCCTCTAAAAGGCATTTGACCTCTAAGGCATTTAGCCTCTAAAGGCATTTAGCCTCAGAGGCTTTTTTGAAAAATTAAGAAAAAATTGATTAAAATATATTCATTATAATCAGAGTATAATTATTATAATGACTAGTAACACAAGAATTTCGCAAAGAGCTGCTGCAAATGGAGCATCTCAAATGTTTAATGGTATACCAACTTATAAATGGGAAACTGCCTCAGAAAGTTTAGATTATATATTCACACAATGGCAAAAAAAATTATTTGATTTTAACCCATCACATCAAAGGGGTGAAGCATTACATAATAAAATTTGGGAATCCGATATTGTAAAAAGTATTATTCAAGGTTTACCATTGGGACATCCTGAATTTGATACCGTTCAAAAACCAACAGGTGCTCTAATCAGAAGATCACTTGATGGAAAACAACGATTTATGGCTATATTAAGATATATGAATAATAAATATAAATATAAATTGTCAGAACCAGCATGTATGAAAGGAAAGTATTTTAAAGATTTAACACTTAGGGAGCAAAATCATATTAAACAAATTAAATTTCATTATATATTTACAGAAACACAATTACCCAATGAAATTGTATCCGAATGGTTCTGTAAGAAACAAGTAAGTCAAAAAACCAGTCAGGGGGAAAGATTAAATTCATTAACACCATCATCAAAATTAATTAAACTTTTACATGTTTATAATAATAACAATAATATAAGTGAATTGTTTGGTGCTGATAAAAGGTATAAATCCCTTGAATGTTCTTCGCGATTAATTTATGGTTTTTATGCTTATACAAAAAATCTAAAAATCGATCCAAAATTTTCGACTATTCATTTATATATGCAAAAGTATAGAGAGATAGATATATCCGTTTGGAATTATTTTCAAAAAAATTTGGATTGTATTTATAATATCTTAGATAAAAGTGAAAGTAAAAATAAATATAGCAAATCGTTTATGCTACCTATATTGTATATGATGTCAGAATTAAAAAAAAATCAAGAAACAAATATTCAAGAAAAACTTATAAAATTCATAAATACAATAATAGATACAAATGAAAAATTTTACGACGATGTTGGAGGCAGCCATAACGCGACAAAAACACGATGTGAGCATATTTTACAAAAATACAACGAATATTCTAATAAAGAAACTTAAATGATATAAAAAGTATTTTACGTTATTTAATAAATGAATAAAAAAGAAGAAAATTTTTTCATTTGTCCACATTGTCATTTGGCTTTTATGACCGAAAATATGGATTTTTTTAATCATATATCTATTTGCGAAGAAATGGATCATAGCGATAGTCCTATAACGATTCGATGGTATACAAAAAAAGAATTAATAGAAAAAGAGAGAAAAAAAATGGAAGCAAAAAAAGAAGTAGAAGTAAATAGTTATATTCGTCCTGTTACGCGTTAAAAATTCTTTTCATAATGTTAAAAATTATGCAATTTCTTTAACAAATATAACATCCAGGAGTGGGTAATGATTTATAACAATCATAACAATATGTTGTTCCATACATATTCCATGGGTAATAGGATAAATCAATAAATTTACATACTTTTTTATCCCATATACATACTCTTTTACATAACTGACAAATTTTTTTTGGTTTTGAACGCAAATATGTTAAAATTAATCTTAAAAGATCACTGTTATTCATTACATCAAAAGAAGCTGAATTCATTATAATATAATATATTTTAATATTATAATGAAAAATTTTCTCTTATCGGGAATAATACTTTTTCTTATTGATATGATATGGTTGAAATTATATATGACAAATCATTTTCAAAAATTAGTTAAAAATATACAGGGGCAGGATATGACTGTAAAATTAGTTCCTGCTGCACTGGCTTATTTATTTTTAGTAGTTGCTTTTTATTATTTTATTGTTTTACAAAACAAATCTTATTTAGATGCGTTTATTTTAGGTATTGTTATTTATGGTGTATATGAAGGAACAAATTTTGCTATCTTCAAAAAATGGAAATGGAAAACATTTATTTTAGATACATTATGGGGTGGAATATTGTATGTTCTTACATTATTTTTTTACAATTCACTTACGTAAGATGCAATTTTAGATAATCCATAATAAGTAGAACCAAACATAATAGTTTTTACAATATAACCACTCAATTTTGGATGACCATCATTTCTAAAAAATGATGGCATTATATTTAATAATTGTTTTTGCATAAACGGCATATTAAACATAAAAAAAAGCACCATTATAAATAATGGGGTTTGTATTTCATCATATACATTTTCCATTGAATCGGTTTCTTTCTTTTTATCACCTGCTTGTTTAATTAACGATTGAAAATCTAAATCATTTTCAATATAATTTTCATTTTTTGGTGGTGGAATATAATTAGGTTTAATTTGTTCATCTTGTGTTATTTGTTGCGTATCCATCGGTATATCTCTGGATGGTAAATCTGTAGCTCCAGCAGCGGCTGCTTCATGTAAATCGCTCATAAAATTACTTACTGCTTCACTAGATAAATTATTTGTTGTAGGTAAAATTTCTTGTCTTTCTTTCTCTCTAACATCTAATTTAATATTTTGATGGTTGCCATTTTCCATAGGCAAAGCATCTAGGGATGTAGTACCGTCATCTGACATATAGTTAATATATAGATAACTTAACTATATGTATTTACGCAAATTGAATTATTTTTTTCTTATAATCGCAGGTTTCCGCCTTCGATTTAAATTTATAACATTTATTATTATATTTATAAATACTGTTTTCTATTTTTTCTATTTCAGGAGCTTTAAATAATATACAATTTCTATCTTTACAAACTTTTCTAAATATTGTTGCTAAACCTAAACCTAATAATATTGAAATTGCATATTTACCAAATTTAGTATGTATTAATTTCTTTAAATTCATATATACTATAACTATATTTTATCACTACATTATTCGTAAGTAATTTTTGATTTTTGAACAGGATATTCCGTTATATCATCATCATTTTTAGGACAATTTACCATTTGTGCTTCAAAACTATAACATGTATCTCCAGCGTCTTTATATTGGAAATCATTTAAATTATCAGGATTTGGATATATAAAAATAACGGTAGGATTGGGATTTGTTATATAAGTCATGAATAAACCTACAGATAAACTTATTATAAATACAGGCCAAACAATGAGTTGCATATATATATATTGTAACTATTTAATATTTGATATTACACTACCTTCTTTCATAGTTATTTCATTTTTATTTTGTTTTAAATTTTTCTTTATTAAATAGAATGGTGGTTTCCATTCATTCTCTGTTATATCTACTTCCATTTCCATGTATTCATAACTAATATTTCTTATTCTTTTCAAACCGGTTGTTATTTTATTTATATATAATTCTATTCCATCATTTAAAAATCTGTTACTTACTTGTGAAGTATTTTTAGTATTTCTATAATCATTTATGCTTTTTTTGAATTCATTAATATTATTCATCAATTCTTTATTTAGGCTTTCTAACATTTCTTTCTTTTTAATTTTTTTGTCATTATCAGGATTTGTTATCAAAGAATTATTTGAAATTTTTTCTTCTAATGATAATAAAAAATCATTTAGCTGATTAAATTCTTCCTTCAATTTTTCAAACTCACTTACAACTATATCTTCTTTTTCTAAACCAAATAATAAATCCAATTTTTTTCTAATTATTTTTTGTTTTATAACTTCCAATTCCATCAATTGTTTTTTATATAATTCACTAATTGAATATGTTTCTTCCAAATTAATTTCAATATTTAAAGGACATGGATTTGTCATATCACCGCAAATAGCTTTTAACATTCTACTATCTTCCATAAAAATTGTTCCTACATTTTTTTCACATCCAACACATTTTCGATTTATTTGTTGTATGTCTTCTTTAATATCATCATCAAATATAAATTCTCTCATCATCACTTTTGTTCTTTCTGGTAAATTAGATTTTTTAACTGATATTTTACTGTCTTTATAAGATTTATCATATTTAGCTTTTAATTCATAATAATCATTTAGAGATTTTAAATAACCTTCACTCATTTATAATTAAACCCTATAAAATTTTTTATGTAATAATTCATAATCACTTTCAAATTTTGGAATTTTAGTAATTAATATTTCATTTTCTTTTTGTTTTGCTTTTGTAAGACCTTTAATCTTATTAATTATATACTCTTGTTGTTCCATTTTCTTTTGTTTTTTTTCTTTTTCAGTTGGTTTATTTTTAAATTTATAAACTAAAATAATTCCTAAAATTACAATAAATAAAAATAATAAAATAATATTAAAAAAAGTGTCAAATTGTTTCTTTTTATTTTTATGTATATTTTTAAGAGTATGCTTTAAAAAATAATTTACACCCGGTTCTTTCAAATTTGGTTTTGATATAGGATCAAATGATTTATTAATACTTAAACTACCTATATCTGGAATATCTCCACCAATAAATTTTGAATTTAACATTATTAATTTATAAAGTTATTAAATGAAAAAAATTTATACTCACTTATATTATATAATATGAGTAGCGAAGAGAAGATGAATGAAGAAGTACCCAATGTATCGGCGTCATTGATTATATTTTTTTGGATTACTTTATTGTATTTTTTTCTAAGATATATGGTCGTCGATAAATTTATGCCTATAAATGCTGATGGTCAAAAAACAGAAGATGGCGAAAAGAAAGGTGGTTTAGGACCATTGTTTACAATATTTTATTTTGTTTTAATAATCATGTCGCAATTATTTATTAATATGAAATTAACACAATCCATATGTGGTGACGATGTACAAACGTCAACCGCTATGTCTGCTACTATAATACCAAATGTTTTGATATTGGGTGTAGTATATATTATGTTAGTGCTTGTCCCAGGATGGAAGGCACCATTTTCTAATACATTTGGTTATTTTGCTGCTAATTTGGGTGGAATCCGTGATGTGTTAAATACATTAACAAATACTAATTTTGAAGAAAAAGGTGATGGAAGTATTACTCTAAAACAAAATCAAATAAATATTTTTAAAAGTATTTATAAAAATCCATCAGAATTGATTAATAATATTACACCTGAAAATTTCCATAAATTTTTACAAACTATGCAAAATATAAAATATTTTAAACCCAGTAATGAACATACTGATAAAAATATAAAAAAATTATATTCATTGGTTGTGATTAAAGATTTAGTATCACAATTCTTTTGGTATATGTTAGCAGGTTATCTTGTTATAACGACAACATTTGATTCTTTAATTAATATGAAATGTCAAAGTTCTGAACAAAGATTAAAAGAATTGGCAGCAAAATCAGAAGTTAAATAATTAATTATTAAAATACATATTTAAATTAATAATTAAATTTAGGAACTGCTAAATAATATAGAACAAATAAATAAGAAAATATAGCTAAAATAAATGTAACAAACCAAACCGGTATTATAGTTTTTTTTTTATATCCTAAGCCAAAATCTCTTATTGATCCATTTTCATCAAATAAAAAACCCGGTTTTAAATGATATACAAAAGCAAAAATTAAAACAAATAAAAATATTGAAACCGATGTTATGTTTTTTCTTATAAATAATCGATGTCTTGCCATAATAAAATATATATATATAAATTTTTTTTTATTTTTTGTTTTTAATCTATAATTATATATATAATGCCGCGTTTGATAAATACTACAAAATGTCCAAATGGCAAAATATTAAATAATAAATTATGTTGTGTATATCGTAAATGTGAAAAAAATCAAGTATTGAATAAAACAACTGGAAAATGTAAAACTAGAAAATGTAAAATATATCAAAAACTTGATAACAAAACAGGAAAATGCGTAACTAAAAAATGTAAAAAACTTGAAAAAATAAATAAAAAAACGGGATTATGTATTCCAGATAAAAAAGCAATAAAAGAAAAAGAAAAAAAAGAAAAAGAAAAAATAGCAGAAAAAGCACGTAAGAAACGAGAAAGAGAACGTATTAAACAAGAAAAGTATGAAGAAAAATTACGTATAGAATTCGAAAGACGAGCTGAAAAAGAAAGAATTAAACAAGAAAAAATAGCTGAAAAAGAACGCAAACGTATAGAAAAAGAAAGAATTAAACAAGAAAAAATAGCTGAAAAAGAACGTAAGAAACGTATAAAGAAGAAAAAAACATCAAAAAAAATTAAAATTAAAAAAACCAAAATAAACAAACTAAAAAAAAATAAAGTCACCAAGAAAAAAAGCATGACAAAAAAACATAGCATGACAAAAAAACAAACTACATTGTCAAGATTTAAAGCCTGGGCTATGAAACCCGATCCACCATCATTGTCTATTGCTTTTAAAACAAAAAAAGAAATAACAAATGTTATGAAAATACAACACGATTTTGATGCCTTAGGAATAAAACCAAATGATTGGATAAATGATCCATGTTATTTACTGAATAATTTAAAGAAAAAACTTAAATATAAAGGTAAGTGGAATAACACATTAATAAAAAAATTAGATGATACAATACCTGAAGCAGTAAGAGATAGTAATGTAATGAGTAAATTTAGATTAGGAGGTGATGAATTCCAATTTGGAAGTGAAATTGGAAGCGGTTCTTATGGTGCTATTTATAGTGGTAAAACCTGGCAAAATGGTAAAAGTTTAAATAAAACAAATATTGCTATTAAATCATTACATGAAATTAATCCATTGGAATTTTTTACTGAAGTAATGATACAAAATGAGTTATTTTGTGGTATGAGAGGACAATGGAGTACTGGTGCTCGTATTCCAAAAATATATTTTATTACAAAATATCGTAGTCCACGTTCAACAACTGGATGGAAATATATTATTGGTATGGAACCACTAGATGGCGATGGTGGAGAATTATTTAAAAAGAAAAAAGCCAGTGGTAGTGGCTTTAAGCCCTTCTTAAAAGGTTTAAGAGACTTAGCTATTTTACTTAAGAAACTTCAAACAAAATTCAAGTTTATGCATAGAGATTTTCACGCTGGAAATGTAATGTACAAAAAAATGCCTGGTAATAATAATTATAGAATGTATATTATTGATTTTGGCATGTCAACAATCGAAACCTCAAAAGGAAAATGGTTAAATAGAATTACTCAAACATTTCATTACAAGAAAAATTTTAGATTCAACCCAACACACGATTTAAGAATGTTAATGTTATCTATATTTTCAAGCACTAAATTTAGAACGTATGCTCAAGGAGAATTAAAATTGTTATTTTGTTCTATTTTGATAGGTATTCTTAGATATAATAGAATGGATAATGATGTTCTTTTTTGGAATTCATATTCTGATATGATACACGTTAATGATGAAGGATTCCATCCTGATAATATTATTAATCGAACAAATGGTTTATTAAATGATAAATTATTTTCGATGAAAATATATAATTTTAAAAAAACTAAACCGGATGAGTACGAACGCCCAGGTGGTGTATCAAAATATCATGCTAAAAATTCAGATTTATTCAATTATATTGATCAAATATTACCAAGCGATCAAACATTAGATTATGTTGAACAATTTGTTAAATAAATTTATTTAATTATAATAAATTTATTATTTATCTTCTTCTCCTGCGTCTTGTTTTTTTTCGTCTTTTTTTCTTTCCACGACGACTTTTGCGTCTTCGTTTTGTAATGGATTTAACTGAACCACTCAATGTATTTAATGTTAACACACTTAAATCTTTAACACCATTAACAACATCACTTACTATGTTACCTGCTCTATCTACTAAGTTATCTGCTGTTGTAGTAACAATAACAACACCCTTTCCGGTTTGTTTAAAAATATACATAATTAAACCACCAGCTAAAGGAATTTTACCAGTAAGTTTCCCAACACTATTTAAAGCCGACTTTGTTCCTTTTCCTATGCGTCCAGCTACTTTCATACCTGTAATATTTTTTATCATTGATTTTATAGTACTAGATAAATATGTCAATCCTTTTTTTGAACTTTTAATCACCATTATATAATATATATAAATAAAAAAAATTGATTTCAAAATTAAGATAATAATTATATATTAATATATTACGCACAATGACAACATTTATTTCGAATGACCAAATCCCTAAAGATAATTCTATTTTAAATATTTTCCTGGTTGATAAAACTGGTAGTATGCATACAGTAGCTGAACAAACCGTTTCAGGATTTCAAGAATTTAAAAGTGGATTAAAAAAAAATAGTGATCCAAATATTGAAGTTACATATGCTTTATGTTTGTTTGATACGACGGTATCAATTAATACATACAAAACATTAGAAGATATACCAGACCTTGTTTTAAAAAATAATTTTGATCCTGATAATAAAAAACATTTATTGTATCAACCAAATAATATGACAGCTTTATATGATTCTTTACACACTATTTTTGAAAAATGGGGACATCATAAAAATTGTGTTCTAGCTGTATTTACGGATGGAGAATCTAATTCAGACATGAATAGTAATCGGTTAAAAATATTTAAAAAAATTCGCAAGTTAGAAAAAGATAATGAATGGATGTTTCATTATTTCGGTGCTAATATAGATGCTTATAAGGGTGGTAATGCTATTGGAATTACCAATACTACGCAATGCGATTGTAATGATATGCCAGAAGTATTTAGAGGTGTAAGCGCTAGTATGGCAACTATGACAAGAGCACAATCACAACGACAAACATCAGCACCTCCTGTATTACAGACACCAATAACAGAAAGAATATCTAATATTAATTATGCTCCTTTAATGCAAACCGAAATTGATATGTTAGAACCACCTAGACTAACTAGACAACAAGCACAAATCATTGATTTTGATGATGAATACGTGAGTGAATTTGATTTTGGATTCAACAGTCAACAAGCAGACGTTTAATATTAAAAATATATTAAAAAATTTTTTAATATATTATTTTATCTAGTTACTTTTTTTCTTAATTTTAATTTTTTTTGATGTTTTTTTAATTCCAAATACACGATTTTTTCTACTTTCTTTATATTTAATCCATTGTTTTTTCAAAATGTTCAATTCTTTTAACCATAATTCTTCTATACTTGTATTCATTAATATAGATAAATCATGTACTTTTTCATCTTTTTCTTTCATTAATTTTAAATAATTTTCTTCTTCTACACTATCAATTGTCATTGTTCTTAAATATTTATAATTTTCGTCACCATCTAAAACATCATAACCACGCGTTTTTAATAGTTGAATAACAGTATCTTTTTTCTTTTTTCTTAAATCAATAAGATTATCACATTGTTCTTTAATAAATTTTGCTTTATTTGATAAAATTTTTACAAATTTATTTAAAGATTCTATTTGATAGTCTTTTCTTTTTTGGTATGTTTCAAAACGAATCTTATAATAATCTTCAATAATGGATTCAACATTTTCATAACGAACCAATCGTTGCTTATCATTAAATAAGTTCATGTTTGTGGTAGATTTTGTGGTATATAATTTTAATTCTTTTTCTAGTTTATTACAACCATATTCAATATTTTTACTTATTAATTTGCCCAATACACCTTTATGAAATCTTATTGTAAAATCAATAACCGCATCTGTACACATATCCTGTATTGATTTTATCAATGGTTTTTTCTTTTTACCACGTTTATCTTTATCGTCCATTAGATATTCTAAATGTGTTTTATAATTTACAGTCCATGTTCCTATAGGCAATTCAGTTATTTGTATAGTATCATCTTTTACTATATTATATTTTCCCTTAATCAAGAATTTTTTTTCAGGTAATTCAAATACATCACCTGTAAATCCTTCATAATAAGGGACATCAATTTTTGTTGTTATTGGTTTATTTTTTAATTTTTGTTTTAAATAGTTGATAATATTTTCCATATTATAACATTGACCTTCATAACTAAATCCGGTTCCAATTCCTTTACCACCATTAATAAGAATCATTGGAACAATTGGAACATAAAATTCTGGTTCAACTAATGTTCCATCATCATCTAAATAATTTAAAACAGGGAAATCTTCTTTTGGAAATATATATTTGGTAATATCATTTAATGATGTGAATATATATCTTTCACTTGCATGATCATTTCCTCCTTCCAATCTTGTTCCAAATTGCCCCAAAGGTAATAGAGGATTAACATTATTACTACCAACATATTCCTGTGCTAATCCAATTATCGCTTTATGTAAACTAGCCTCACCATGATGATAGCATGCTTTTTCTGAAACATAACCACCAAACTGTCCTACTTTAATTTCTTTAATCAAATTTCTTAAAAAGGCAGCATAAATAATTTTTCTTGTGCTTGTTTTAAATCCATCTATAGCGTTTGGAATACTTCTTTCGCAATCATATTTTGAAAAATGTATCATTTCTCTATTTGTAAAATCTTGAATAGATATTGAATTATTATTTGTATTTAAGGTATCATTTGGATTATATTCACCCAACCATTTTTTTCTATCATTTGATCGATGTTTATTAAATACCATATCGATTGCGTTATCATCTGTTTGGTCGTTGTATTTAAATGACACTATTTTTTTATGTTCAAAATATTTTTTGAACTCTTTTGCTGTAGAAGTTCCTAAACCTTTATAGTATTTTATCACCCAACCTTTTCCATTGTTATTTGTCTTTTTCCATTCACAATATTCTTGTTCATTATAGAATTGTAATGTTTTACTACCTTTTTTGGCTTTCAAGATAGGAGTATTCATAAATCCTAAGAATGAATTTAAACGTGTTAGTTCAGGCCACTGTGAATGAAACAAATTAATACACAACCCCTTAATATGTGAACCATCAAGGTCTTGATCTGTCATAAACAATATTTTACCATATCTTAATTCTTTTTTAACGGCTGCTTCGTCTGTATATTTTTTATTTGTGATTAATCCCATGATTTTTTTAATATTAATTATTTCAGCATTATCATTTATTTTTTTTTGTGATGTATCGCGTGTATTTAATAACTTTCCTTTTAATGGAAATACACCATAATAATTCCTATCTTCTTTACTTAATCCAGATACTACACCCGCTTTTGCTGAATCTCCCTCACATAAAATTAATGTACATTCGGCTGATTTTACCCCACCCGCAAAATTAGCATCCAATAGTTTTGGTATTCCACGAATATTTTTTGTTTTTTTACCATCTGTTTTTTTAGCAGCTTTATTATCTTTAATTTCTGTAAGAGCAATAGCACTATCCATAATACCCATTTTTGCTAATTTATCTATTATTTTATCTGAAACAGAACAGGTTGATCCAAATTTACTACTTGGTGTTGATAAATATTCCTTCGTTTGACTATCAAAACTAGGATTTTCTATATCAGCTTTTACAAATAACATTAATTGTTCTTTAATAGTTACTGGTTTAACTTTTATCTTTTTCTTTTTTTCAATATAAACTACTAGTTTTTTAACAATTTGATTTAATAAATATTCTACATGCTTACCTCCCTTTCTTGTATGAATACCGTTTACAAAAGATATTTGTGAAAATTCTCCCAATGGAGAAACGGTAACTGCATATTCCCAACGATTATTTACAACTTCATATAATCGTTTCTTCTCTGTTTTTGTTCCAATATACAAATCAACATACTGTTCAAATGTTCTAACTGGTAATAATTCTTTATTCAATTTGACTTTTACTTGTTTAGATGTTACAGCGCCTATATCATAACATCTTTTAACTAATAAATTATACATATCATCTGTTAATTTTTCCATGCCAAATCTTTTATAATCTGGTAAAAATGTGACTTTTGTATATGGTTTTGATTTTTGACATTTTCGGATACTAGGTTTACCAATTATTGATAAATTATTACTAAATTCCTGATAATATTTTTTACCACGTATATGATCTACTGTTTCTATACTAGCTTTAATAGAGTAAATAAATACTAATTTGATACCAAATCCATTTTTTCCTCCAACAATTTTCTTTTCCTTTTTATTATAGTTCGTTGATGTTCTCAAATGACCGAAAATCATTTCTGGAATCCATAATTTAGTTTCAGGATGTTCAGCAACATCAATACCATTACCATCATTATAAATGGTAATTTCTCCTGTCTCTTTATCAATATTAAATTGTATGGAAGATACCGGAATTATATTTTCGGATTTCTTTTTTATTTTTGTATCTAACCTTATCGCATGATCTCTAGCATTGACCGCTGCTTCATCAAATATTTTGAATAAACCTTGAACTATTTTATGTGTTTTATGTTCCATTTTTGACCCATTGAAACACCACGTTTCTTGTTCTTCTTCTTCTACACTACCAATATAGGTATCAGGGGCATCTAAACAATGTTCGCGAGCTGTTTTATGCTGGTATTTTTGCGCTAAATCTGTTTTTTGCATAATTATGTAATAATCTATAAGGGGAACCCTTTAAATTCATTCAATTTTATTTAATATAAGTAATTTAAATAAAATTATTTCAATGTAAATACTTTTGTAAAGTAAGCCCAGAAAAATATACCTACAAAACTCTTAGCAAACAAATCTAACAAATTATACCCAGTATTTCTTGTTTGATCTTCGGCAAGATATAACAAACCATAACCAGCCCAAAAAATTACAAAAGACCAATATAATATTGAATTATCGAATATATATTTTTTGGATAAGAAGGTTTTATAAATAAAACCATATAATGCGAAAAACGCAGCGAAACCAAATATTTGTCCACTCATTTTATTTATAGCACCAGTTTCTCCTAGATAACCAAATGTTAACATTGTAAAATTCATAGCTAATATTTTCAAAAATGTAAAAAAATTTAAACGTCCACCGGTATTATATAATAATGCAAGAACCAGTACCAGTAACATTATTGGGGTTGTAATATACCAATCAGTATAACGCGTTAAATTTATCTTTTTGTAATTGACACCTTCTTTTTCAATATCATTTACAAATTTTCCATAAAAGTAAGCAGCTACTACGGAAATACATGTTTCCAAATTTAAAATATTTCTTATTTTAGCATCTTTTGTTCTCATTGCTTCGATAAAAGTTATTGTTGCTGTTGTCAAAAGAAAAACATATGTTATATAAAAAGTCATTTTAACCAATTCATCCTTGTTTTCACCTAAATATTTTTCAACTAAATTCGTCATTTAATATATAAAAAGAAATAATTTAGCACAATCTTTTTTTCTAATGAATATTTATAATGGTCAAACAAATTAGAAAAAACAAAAACGGAAAATATGTCATTGGTGGCAAAACTTATGAACAGTTGGTTGGTTCCCGTGCTCAAGTTATGCACGGAACTGCTTATAAAACCGGACATGGTAAAAAAGGTTTAACTAAATCTCATTTGAAAATGGTTCGTGGTCGCGTAGTTTCTGTTAGAGCAAGTAAAGCTGCTAGAAAACACAATCATTTAGGTAAATATATTTCTTTAGCTAAAAGAAATAAAGGCAAAAAATTTGTTACCATGAAAAAAGGCATGGTTAAAGGTAGAAAAAAAACACGTCGTAAGAAACGTTCAAAAAAACGAAAAAAACGTAAATAAATAATTATTATAATTTATTAACATATATTATAATGGCGAGTTGTAGTAAAATTACAGTATGTAAAGGTGATGATGGTAAATATGAAATAAAAAATAAAGAAGCAATAAATGAAGAAAGTAACGATACACCAAAAGAAGAAGTTGTAAAAGAAGAAGAAGCAGCGGTAAAAAAGGAAGAAGAACCGGTAAAAGAAGAAGAATCGAAACCACCTGAAAGTGTTGGTGGTAAAAGAAGAAGACGTAGACGTAAAAAAACGCGTAAGTCCCGTAGAAAATCTCGCAAATCCAAACGTAAAAAAAAAGCAGTTAAAGTAAAATCTAGCACAATGCGTAGACATTCAAAAAAACATACTAAGCGTCATATGAAACATATGAGAAAAATGATGAAAAAAGGGTATTCGTTTAAAAAAGCACACAAATCAGCTATGCGTAAAGTTGGTAAATAATTTAGCAATAATTTGTATTTAAATATTTAAATATAAATTATATAATGAAAACAATCGTATTTGGTAGTGATCATGCAGGTTTACAATTAAAAAATTTTTTGACTAGCACAATTAGTGTAGATTACAATATCAATATTATTGATATAGGAACATTTACAAACGATAGTTGTGATTATCCAGACTATGCAAAAGAGGTTTGCGATACAGTCTTAGCTATAGACAATTCATTAGGAATATTAATTTGTGGGACTGGTATAGGTATGAGTATAGCAGCTAATAAAATAAATGGAATACGGTGTGCTAATTGTTGTACCGAATATATGTCATCAATGGCTAAAAAACACAATAACGCCAATGTAATTTCCATGGGTGAAAGAACTACATCTAAAAATTTAGCGTTAGATATAGTAAAGGTATTTATAAATACAGAATTTGAAGCAGGGCGCCATAAAAGAAGGATTGATAAATTAAAAAAATTAAATTTAACTCCAAAAATCAATACTAATAGTGTTTGAATTTAAATACTTTGCTTCTATAATATTACTTAAATTTGTAATAAAATAATTTTTATTAACAATCATTTGATTTTCTTCACGACATTTTTTACAATATAATTTATATAAGTTTATATAATTAATATTGGTTTCATTTTTTATTGTTATATTTTTTAATACATTCAAAATAGATTTCTTTTTATTCCATAAACTACAAACCACACCAATTATATATTTTTTTTCATGAATTATTATATCTTTGTAAAAATGATTAATAATATGTCTGATCTTATTTTCTGATAAAAAATAATTTTTATAATCAGAATGTGGGCCAAAATTATAAGTATGTAACCAATTTGAATATATATCTTTCATTTCACTTAATTCTATGTATTCTTCTTGTTCTTTTGACAAATTTAATGTTATATGTTTTTCCCAGAAACGTTTGAAGTATTCTATATATAGAATATGTATGCTTGTGCAATTTATAAATGAATTTTGTTCATCATTCCATTTGAAATATTTCCCCAATTTATCTTTTAATGTTTTTTGATACATGGGAATAGGTATTTCTTTCTTTTTTAACCAATCTTTCCAAATATAAACCATATCTTCCCATGTAATTTTAAGTTTTTCATCCATTGAAATAAAATCATCAATAAAATCATCAACTATAGTATCGTTTGTTTTATCTTTTAAATATAAAATATTTAATGGTAATGAATTGTTATTTTTAGATAAATATTTATCAGCATCTTCATATTGTTCTGAGTAATGACACGCAACAACTACAAAATCACAACAATGTTTTTTTAACATTTTTTCCCATGATTCTGTCATAGTAATAGTATTGTCAAAAGTTATAATTCTACATTGTTTGTAATTATGAGAATGCCATTTATATTTTATATTTTTTATACAATTTGTTTTACCCAATAAATTACATATACTTAATTCAACATAATCAACGAAGCTTTTTGCTTTTTCTGGAAATAAATATATTTCTTCAGAATTTTTTTTTAATATATTATCACCGATTATTGTTAAAATATATTTACAATAATTTTTTGAAGGACAGAAAAAACCCATATATTTTAATATGTTTTGTATCGTAAATGAATCTGGAATTGTATTTAATATACTTTGATTTTTTATAGACAAAATTATTTTATTTTTTAATGTTTGTTTTTGTTCAGAAGTAACAATATGATTTGATGAAACATTCTGTAAAATTGAATATAGAATAGCATCTTCCTTTATAATTTGATATTCCTTACAATCGTATTCTATGAATATACCATTATCATATTTATCATCATCATCACCATCATCTTTTTTCTTTTGAGGACGATTAATATAAAAATACTGCTTATTTGGATTATTTATAAAATTTAAAGAGAAATTTTTTAACTCTTGTGTTAATTTTCCACCATATTTTATTTGATATTGTACTAAAAAATTTGTAAATTCTTTATCTATAAAATGGTCAACTTTTTGAAAAAATTTTTCATCATCATATGATTCGTGATAATGTTGTTCTAGAACGTCAGTAAACTTTAATTTAATATCGTTCATTAACTAAATATGTATTTTATTTTTAAGTTAATTATAATATATTTGAATATGTATTTATAGAGTATTTGAATAAGTATTTAAAGATTACAAGGCAACATAATTTATATGCCAAATGTTCTTGAAATAAAAACAGTTCAAATTGCGCCATTTCGTACATTAATGACTGCTTTAAAAGATATTTTGTTGGAGACAAATATTACATTTTCACAAGAGACTACCGATGAAAAAGGTAATATTATTCCAGCAGGAATTCGTATAATTAACATGGACAAATCACACACCATTTTAGCTCATTTATTTTTAGATGCTGTAAAATTTGAACAATATTTTTGTAAATACCCAAAAATTATTGTTGGTGTTAATATGTTTCATTTGTTTAAATTAATAAATACTATTGATAATGATGATACATTAACAATATACATAGATGAAGATTGGTATAGTGATGGTGTCGTGGAATTTTTAGGATTAAAATTTGAGAATGGTGATATTCAACAATGTAAAAATCAAGAATTAAAGTTAATAGAACCTGACGATGAAGAATTGGATTTGCCTAAAAATATTAGTTTCTCTTCTATTATAAATTTACCATCTCAAGATTTTCAAAAAATTATTCGTGACTTAAGTAATATTTCTGAACGATTGGAAATCAAGTCAGTTGGTAGTGAGTTGATTTTTAAATGTCAGGGACCTTTTGCTACATGTACCGTAAGACGAGAAGAATCAGAAGGTGGTATGGAAATTATAGAAAAACCTGATAATAATGTAGTAATTCAGGGAGAATTTTCATTAAAAAATCTAGGTTATTTTATTAAATGTACAAATTTATGTAGTTCTATTGAAATGTTTTTAGAAAATGATCTACCTGTTATTGTTAAATATTCTGTGGCTTCTCTAGGTGAAATTAAATTATGTTTAGCACCTTTACCGCCTAATTAAAACCATGTCTTTTGTGATAAAATATTAGAACTATACGTCGATACGGGCCTAGTTAAAGGAACTGCTAAAGTAGAAACATCATTTTTATATTTTATGTATGCTTCAGCTTCGCCAATAATTTGAGGAATTGCATAATCTAAAACATGTTTATTTAATTCATTAATTTGCATTTGAATATTTCCTGGCAAATTTCTAGAATTTTGAAGAAAAATACTTCTCATTATAATTTTTAATGTATCTTCATCTTGTTTACCAATAGAAAATCTTGTTCTTGATTCTTCGTGGACACCTTTAATTAATTCTTGTTGTACATTTTCTATATTTTGAAGTGAGAAAAATGCTTGTGAAACTGGATTTGATTGCATACTTCCTGTCAACGCCTCATCGTATGATGTAGATTTCTTATTTAGAGGGACTTTTTCATATAAATTAAATCTATCTTTTACATTATTTCCTAATATATTTACTCTACCGTTAATATTCGCCATTATAATAAATAAATAGAAAAAATAATCTCCATTTAAATATATATAATGGAAATAGGTGGATTTCAAAAAACAGTTTTATTAGTTGCAATCGGTGTATTGTCGGTTTCTTTATTTGGAATAGCAATATTACTTATGAAAGAAAAAAGAAAAAAGGTATTCCCAAACGAAATAGGAGATTGTCCTGATTATTTTAATCAGAGCCTTAATCAAACAGGTTGTGAAACATCAAAAACTTATAAAGAATTAGGTGGAACTAAAAGTGAGCCTCCTACAATTGATGGGAAGGCTTGTACAAATCCAGGCAATATTTTTATAACAAAATCAAAATTTACAGGTTCAAATGGTCGCGTTGAAAAATGTAAATGGGCTAAAGGCTGTGGTCTAACATGGGATGGTATTTCAAATCAAAATTTATGTTGATTTAATAAAATTTAATTATATTAAATGAACATGAAATATTTAGAAACTTTACCAGATGATTTAAAACATTATATAGAACAATTTATACCTAATACGTTTATGCGTTTTATAAATAAATCATATTCACAAATTTATAATGAATATATAAATACTATATTAAGAGACTGTCCAAATAATTTAATACGATCTATTATTCGCCAGGATGATAGTATATCTTTAAAAACTGCTATTAAACTAAATTACTTAAAATGGAATAAAAATAAGAAATTTAAATACAAGACCCATAAATTCCCCAATTTTTATTATTATGTAAGATTTTTGTGTGGTTTTTATAACGCTAACAAGTGTAAAGAAATAATGATAGAATTTGAAAAAAAACAGTATATTTTTGAAATTACCAGATCTAAAAAAAACAAAAAATATAAAAAATCATGGTTTAAATGATATAAATATATCCCAATATCATTAATATATTATGTTCATTCATTTTTATTCTATTAATTTAAAAAACAAAATTTTGAATATAACCGGATATAGTGAAATCTTAGAACATTATTTTGAAATGAAAATAAAGATAATTTCTTGCGAAAGTGCCATGGAAATTGTAAGTACAGAAAATGAAACAGTTGTAAAAGGCAATGATCTTTTTTATTTGATAGAAACAACATTGTTTAAACAATTTATCGAACCGGATATATATCAAAAATTTGATTATAAAAGATATAATCTACCAGAAAGTGTTTATTTAATGATTATTAGTTTGATATCTTGTCGTTTGTAATTAAATAATATATGATATTATTAACCTAAAAATATAATTAGAAATAATACAAATGGAACAATTAAATTTAAATGTATTATTAAATCGCCACGAAGAAGAAAAAAATCTAATTGAATATTTAAAATATTTTGAAGAAAATAAGAAAAATTTGTTAACGAAAAGAGGGGTATATTTATATGGAGCACCCGGTATTGGTAAGACTATTTTTGTGGAAAATATATTAAAAGCATTAAATTATGATATTATTAAATTTGATGCTGGTGATATAAGAAATAAAATGGTTATTGATACGATAACAAAACAATGTATGTCAGACAAAAATATTATTTCTATGTTTCATAAAAAAACAAAACAGATTGCTATTATTATGGATGAAATTGATGGAATGAATAGTGGAGACAAAGGCGGTATTAATTCATTAATTAAGTTAATAAGACCTAAAAAAACTAAGAAACAAAAAAAAGAAGATACAACTATGATACCGATAATTTGTATAGGTAATTATCATATCGATAAAAAAATTAAAGAAATGATGAAGGTATGTGTCAAAATTGAATTAAAAACACCTACACCACAACAAATTAAAAATGTAATACAATTAATAATGCCTAAACTAGAAATTGATTTAATTGGAAATATGATTCAATTAATACAGGGTGATTTAAGAAAATTAAAATCATCATATGATATCTATAACAATCAACAAAGTATATTAAAAAATCAAATAGTTAAAAATATGTTTCAGCCTAAACATTATAATGAAGATACTAAATTAATTACAAAAAAATTGTTGAATAAATATTATACTATTAACAAGCATCAAACTATAATGAACGAGACAGATAGAACCAGTGTAGGTTTATTATTTCATGAAAATATTATTGATGTTCTTGAAAATGACGACAAAAATATAACTATTCCTTTTTACGAAACAGTATTAAATAATATTTCTTTTTCTGATTATATCGATAGAATTACATTTCAAAAACAGATATGGATATTTAATGAAATGAGTTCATTAAATAAAACATTTTGCAATAACTTTTTGTTACACAAATTTTTACCTGAAAAACCATATTATAATCCTCAAGAAGTGCGTTTCACAAAAGTATTGACAAAATATTCAACTGAATATAATAATATGCTATTCATACAAAATTTATGTAAACAACTAAATATGGATAAAAATGATATGTTTAGTTTTTTTTTAAATTTAAGGAATACAAAAGAATATGATGAAATTATAGAAATGTTTAATGATAATTATGAAATTAGTAAACTAGATATTAATAGAATATATAGATATCTAGATAATTATACCATTTTACAAGAAGAATAAATAATTATTATTTGTATTAATTATTTATTTATTTTTTAATACCATTGATATATTTATTCAAATCTCCTGATTTACGTGCTCCTTTATATTCATCTATTTTATCATTATTATCATCTGCCAATATTATTGCAGGAAAACCACGAATGCTAAATTTTTCTACTAAATCTGCTTTTTGTTTTCTTTCATAGTCTTCTAATTTGATAGTTGACGAATTTAATGTTTTTAATTTATCCCATTCCGGTTTCATCGTTTCACAATGAGGACACCCATCCATATGAAAAAATATCAATTTTGTTCCCTTTTCTAACGACTTTTTACCAAAAAAACCTTCGATCAAATAATTTTTATAATTCCAATTTCCCCACATCAATCCTTTGTAAGTATATCTGCCAATATAAAAAATAAATAATACAGTAATAACACGAACTATAATATGTCTTTTCTTAAAATCTTTTAATAACGCAGTTATTGTTTTCTTAATCCCTTTCAACATTATAATATAAATAAATATATTTTTTTTTTACTAAAATTATATTTATTGGTTAATATAAAAATCACGCATAGTTCTACTCTTTATAAAATTTTTTACCTTATATCCTGTTTGTTTTACAAATCTAGGATTAGGATTTACTAATAATTTTCTTTTATCAAATGTATTATTATTATGAGCAAATACCAATATACTATGTCTAGGATCTAATTGTATAAAGGGTATTGTATAATTTTTTAAAAATTGTTTTTCTTCAGCCATCTCCGCTTCATCGTCATATCTTGTAATTTTTAATAATTCCTTTTTAAACGCAAACGTTCCGGCTGTTGCGTGTGTTTTACCATATGGTCCAAATTCCCATATTTTTTCAGTATCTTTAAAATATATGTGGACAATACTACTTCCAGAACATAAAACTTCTTTTTTTGACGCCAATTTTGATACAGCATGAGATACTCTTGTAGGTGGATAATAATCATCATCATCCATATATACAATTATATCTCCAGTAGTTTTTTCATGCATTAAATTCCGTTTTTTTCCTAATTTCATTTTTTCAGGATAATAAAAATATTTTACACCAGGGACATCTTTAAATAAATCTTCAACTTTATCTTCACCATCATCTATAATTATCCACTCTATCAATTCCTGAGGATAGGTTTGATTCATATAACATTTTATTAAAAATGGAATAAATTTTCTTCTGTTATATGTAGGTGTACATATACTAACTTTCGCACGACCAGCACCACCGTTATTTATTTTTCGTCTATTTTTCTTCCCCATTAATAAACAATTAATTGTTATATTATTAAGTTATTTTAATATAAAATAAATTGAAAATAATTTATAGATATAATATTATTATAATTAATTATGAAAAACAGTGATATCGTAAAACGAAATAATATAACGGATAATTTACAAGGAATGGATATAGAAACATTCGAAAAATTAGATTTACACGTTACTATTAATGGAGGACTGAGCACGGAAAAATTAATGAAAACTATAGATTTTCATAAATTTACGGTAGATTCTTTAACTTATTTGTTTAATCAAATTAACGCACATCGATGTACATACCATGGTATAGGACCATTTCTATTTCGTGATGGAGGTTGGCATAATATAAGAGAAAAGAAAATTGATGTTATTAAAAAATTAACTGACGAAAATATGAAATTGAAACAAAAAAACAATGAACTAAACAAAGAAATTATGAACCAAACACCGAACAAATTAAATCAAGAAATTGAACGGTTAAATAAAGAACTATCACATTTGAAAGAAGTTTTGGATTGGAAAGAAGATATATTGACTTGTTAATTTAATAATTGTGATAATAAATTTCTTTTTTTTGTTTTATTCTTCTTCTTCCTCCTTTTCTTCTTGTTTTTTGTTTTATTTTTACTCATTACTTTTTTATTTTCTGGACTGTATTTCAAAAAATAAAATTCCCATTCTTTTCCTCCTCTTTTATTTTTTAATTCTTTGAATTTTTTTGATTTTTCTAATCTAATATCTTCAATAGTTTCTTGTTTACCATAACAATCCATACTAAAACGTCGCAATAATCCTTTTTGTCTCAATCTATTTTTTTGTTGTATATCGAACAAATATTGACACATACATAAAATACGGTCAGGATCATAATATGTTCTATCTACAAATAAAAAGGCCATATAAAAACTCAATAACGTATCTAGTGTCGCTATTTTTATTTTTTTCTTATTTTTTGTAACAACATTATAACTATGACACGCCAATGGTTTATAAATAAAAACTACAGTCTCATCATTAACCACTACTTCATAATGGTTAGCTATAATTTCACCTACACCAGGATGTTCATATATTTCAACCTCTTTATAATCATTGCTTTCCAAATGTTCTTTCAATAAAAAGGCAGATTGTTCCGGATCATCCGATAAAACATCAAAATCAGGTATTTCTGGAATTTTTTTATTTTCATAATCCCGCAATGTTTTAAAGTAATTTTTATGAGCAAAAGCCCCAAAAAAAACTAATCCCTGGTTTATTAAATTTTGTTTTACTAAATTAAATAGTTCTGAAAAATCTTTCTCCACATACTCCTCGACATCAAAAATTCGTTGTATCATTTCAATATTACAACCTTTGCTTTTTAATGGATAATTCTTGTTTAAAATTGTTAATCGTTTCAATACTTTTTCCCATCGTTCTGTATTTCCTTTTGGTCTTGATAGTTCTAAAAACATCAACATTCTAAGATAATCTGGTGGACAATAATATATTCCTCCTATTTTTTTTCCTTTTTGTTTTAATTTTTGATATAATGGTTTTTCTATAAAAGTTATATCAGCTACAGGTATAAAATTAACAAAAACTTTGAATGTTCCAGCATGAATACCTGCCTTAGCTTCTACCTCTGTAAAACCGGATTTATGATATATATCTGCTAATTTTTTTGCATCATTTACAGGATCTGGTGAAAAAAAATCATAATCTGGCAATTCTACCGATTTATCATAAAATTGTTCATCAATGGGTAATATATTATTAATTGCTGTTCCACCATAACAAATTCTTTTGGTTGAAATTAAAAATTTTTCCACTATTTTTATTATTTCGATAATTTCAGGATTATTCATTTGTTTTTTTTTGGTATTTGTTGTTATCTTATCTACAGCACTTCTTAATATTGTTAATTCACATTCATGAAATGTCATTTTTTTTGTACAAGACATAATATATATTATATGAATAAAATATAATATATAATTTAATTATAAATTTACTATTATTATAAGATTTTACATACTTCCAGGTGTTGGTGGGGTCATCAAACTATTAACTGAACTAGCATTTACTTGTTCCGCGACTGCTGGATCCATATCACTTGATAAACCTAATGATTTAACTTGTTCTGAATCGTTGGTTACTATGGTTTCCCACATTCGTAGTTCGTTTGGTTTTAATATAAACGCGGACGATGATTTGTTAAATTTATTACAATATGCTTTAACATCGTTAGAAATGTCAGGATTTGATAATCCTAGACATACTGAACCAACACCTTGTTTATGACAATATTCTACTTGGTTAAAATTAATGCTGTCTCCCTGGTCCATCTCATCCGGAATACACGTTGTTAACATCCTTTTACACGTATCTTTTAAACTATCTAAACTATGATTATTTACTATATCTTTAGTTAATTTATATAATTCGGTCCCATGACCATTTGTTAAATTGATATAATCTTTAAACGACGAGTTTAACATTGCTGTTTTATCGTCGTCGTGGCAGATTATTACAATTTTTCCATTTAATTTTGTGATTTTTTCAGCATTCAAATCATGACTATTTCCTTTACCTACTGTATGTTTTTTCCATCTTCGTGATGAAAAATGCTGGTTTACTTTATTTGCCATATGATTATAAATACCTTTATTCTTTGTTTTAATCCTGAATTGTAAAAATAAAGGATCCGAATTATTTGGAGAAATACCACTCCATGCCATTTTGTTTATACTGCTAAAAACTGTACCTAAATCTAAGTGATTAAATGTACCTTTTTCACGGAAATTGTTATTATCACTCACAGCTACTACCGGTTTATTATCAACTGAAAATATTTCAAAATCTAAAAATCGAACTCCACGACCAATAACATGTTCTAAAACTCGTTCATCTACAAAATTATTATGATAACCGCCACCAGCACACGAATTAAAACTACTAAACACAAAATAATCACGTAACTTTCCTTTTTCACCTGATACCGCATTAATACCTTGTAATTCTGTTTCAGGCATTTGATATTCAAATAATGAATAATTCAACTCTTTTAAATTTAATATTTTTATAAGCCATGTCATGGTTCTCCATACTAATACTACAGCAATTACTATTGCTATTAAAAAAACACCATACATATCATTCATACTAAAATCTTCAGCACTTAATATTTCAGCCATTATATATATATATTAATTTAATATTTTGTATAAGATTTAATTAAATTATCATTTTAAAATAATTATATATTTTATATCAAATGCCAGGAGGATTAATGAATATAGCTTCTTACGGTAATGAAAATTTAATTTTAACAGGTAATCCAAAAAAGACATTTTTTAAAACAACATATCATAGACATACTAATTTTGGTATGCAAAAATTTAGAATTGATTATAAAGGATTGAGAACACTAAATTATAAACAAGATACTGTTATGGATTTTAAAATTCCTAGATATGCAGAATTATTAAACGATACTTATATTGTAATTTCTATGCCTGATATTTGGAGCCCATTTCATTTTGATACAGAAGGACATCCAAGACCTTTAGAATTTAGATGGATTGAAAATTTAGGTGCCATGATGATAAAAAATATAGAAATACATAGTGGTGGTAGTGTCTTATCTAGATATAGTGGTGAATATTTGAATTGTTTGAAAGAAAGAGATTTAACAGAAACTAAAAAAAAATTATGGAACCAAATGACTGGACATACATCAATATATAATAATCCTGCTTTGAAAAATAACAATACAAATATGTATCCCAATGCGTATAAAGCTAGTGAAAATCCGATAGAACCTTCTATTAGGGGCGATAGATTATATATTCCATTAGGTTCATGGTTTTCAAATAATTCCAAATTAGCATTGCCTTTAGTATCTATGCAATATCAAGAAATATTTATTAAAATTACATTTAATCCAATAAAAGATTTATATACAATTTTAGATGTTGAAAATATGGATATGGAAGAAGGATATGCTCATAGGATATCACCGAATGTAAATAATTCACTACATCAATTATGGAGATATTTACAACCACCTCTAAACAAAACCGCAACACACTACGCAAATACCAGAGTAGATTGGAATGCCGATGTTCATTTAATTGGGAATTATATTTTTTTAAGTAATGATGAACGACGATTTTTTGCCCAAACCGAACATAAATATTTAGTAAAACAAGTGTATGAATATGAACATTTAAATTCTACTGGTTCTAGAATAGTTGATATAGAGAGTAATGGAATGGTATCAGGATATATGTGGCGATTTAGAAGAAGCGATGCTCATATGAGAAATGAATGGTGTAATTATACTAATTGGCCTTATAAAAATGTAGTACCAATTCCAACTGATTTAAGTGGTATAGATTTTTATAATCCATTTAATTATGAAATTACAGGTGATTATAACGACGCTAACAAAAAAATGATTATGGAAGACATGGCAATTTTAGCAGATGGGACGTATCGTGAAAATATTATGAAATCAGGGATATTTAACTACATAGAAAAATATACTCGAACAGAAGGTTCGGCAGAAGACGGATTATATATATATAACTTTTCGGTGAATAGTAACTCAAATGATTATCAACCATCCGGTGCTTTTAATGCTTCTAAATTTAAGTATATTAGTTTTGAATTTAATACAATACAACCTCCTGTAAATCCGGAAACAAATGATATTTCATTAATTTGTGACGATGATGGTGAAATTATCGGTGTTAGAAAAAATGTATATGATTTGAATGAATATAACTTTGATTTAAAAATTTTTGAAGAAAGATATAATGTTATTATTATTAAAAGTGGTAATATTGGATTGCTATATGCTCGTTAAATATAATTATGTATACAATTATATTTAAAATAAATTCATTAGTGAATTATAAGCTGATGGTTTTTTATTAGGATCTTGTGGGTGATAGTCTTTTGTATATGGATCTCCATATAATTGAGCACTGACACGGTTTTCATACAAATAATCTCCATATTTCTCATCCTTCATTTCAGGATTATTACCATACATATTACTTGTATTTCGGTTTATATTTTGCTTAGGTTGTCCTGAACTATTATATTGTGCTTCTGATTGATTTGCTAGATTATTTATACCCATGTTATTATTGGCTCCAGCTCCATTACGAGATTGTTGTAAAGCTGCTAATTCAATTGGTGTAAATTTACGATTTAAAGCACTATGTTTTTTCAATCCAACACCTTCTTCATTTACTTCAATCAATTCTTTCCCACAATCATTACATTGTTGTGAATACCTACAACCATCTCTTTCTAATATATATGGTTTATCACTTCCACTTTGATCATAATTAACATAATCCTTATCATATTTGTTCATACATCTATATGGGCAATGTCTGTAATATTTTTTACCATCGACTGTTTCTTTTGTGATGATTTCGCTTTGACAATTTCCAGTAATAAATTCAGGTTTTAAACAATTTTTAGCGCACTCTTGAATCTCCGAACCAGCAGTGTCCGAATTTAAAACATTTTCATCTGGATCGGTTATTTCAATTTGTAATAATTGAGTTAATTTATCTTTATCTAATTCACTTATCATCGTAGTTCCATCAACATCTTTTACCAGATTGTTATTTTCATCATAAAACATATTTTTAATTGGATCATAAAATTCATCCGGCAATCCATTATCTTTTAATATTTTTAACAAGTCCACTATTTTAATAGTTTGATTTGTTTTAAAATGATCCCATAATATTTTATTTACTTTTTTTTCGAAATCATCCTTTTCTTGTGTAGTAAAACCTTCAAACACTTGATAAACATATCTCATTACATCTTTTTTTATATTATTAAATACGAATACGAAAATTATCACAATAAATATATTTAATGCTATTTTAATCATTTATATATATTATTTTAATATTATTTTTTACAATAAAGCATTGTTGTAAAATCGCATAAGTTCATATTATTTTTCATAGCCCATAACCACATAAATAATTTAATGATCATTATGAATAAAAAAACCAATATTGTATTGTATGCTAATGATATATTCTTTTTTGCTCGCACATCAATTAATATAACTATAAATAACATGACAAACATAAATTCTATTAATAACATTACGAATGGATGCATTATATATTAAATTTATATTAAAGTTTAATTCCTAAATTAAATGATTCGTCTTTATTTTATTATCTCTTAATTATGTATTATGGGAGTAGATACTCAAAGAATTGAAGCAATAGGACTAATTGTTAAAAATGCTTTATTAGGTTCCTTAAAAAAAATAAGACAAGTTTTATTATATTTTTTTTTGGCCTTTAGTAATATTTATTTAATTAAACATATGATTATATCATCAGACAGTCCGGATTATCAAGAAAATGCAGCCATACATTATGATACTAAGAAAGCACCATATGATGATCCTGACCCAACTAAATTACCAACTCCATACGATATGCAACAAGCACCAGATAAACGAGAAGAAAATCCTACCGGCGCGGATATGGTTGCACATATTCAAAGATCAGCAGTGGGTGGTGCTATGAAAATTTTTTATAGTATGCAAAATTCTATGAAGAAGGTTTTAGGTGGTAATGTTGGTAAACAAAAATGCCCTAGTGATATAGCACCAGATCCAGATAAAATAAAAAAACAAGAAACGAGCGCATTATGGTATAAATTATTACTGGTAAGTTTATTTTTACCAATATATTCAATGTTTGGTATCATGATTTCTAGTTTTATTTCTTTTATTATGCCGTTTGCTGCTTTTTGGAAATATAACAAAGGACCACATTGGGGTCCTGATGAAACTTCTGGTAAACCTGGGTATGGAGATATGATAGGAGAACCCGAAGATGATGGTGTTCCATCAAAAATAGGTCATATGGTAAAATCGTGTGGTGTTATGAAATTATTTTTATTAGCGTGGATCGGAACATTAATCAAATGGTTTTTCGTTGCTATTATATTTGGTGTATTAGATTTTGGTTATGTATTAATTAAGTTGTTATTAGTTTTAATTATCGCACCTATTTTTGATTCATTTAATAGTTGTTTACCCAATAATAGATTATTCTTTCCAAATATTTTCTGGTCTTTCAGGAATGTTATTTTAACTATTATTAATTTATTAATCATTTTCAATGCTATTGATCAGGGATTGCCAGGAGAATGGATAACTGGTTATATTGCCGCACTTGTTTTGATTTATTTTAAATTTATGAAGAAAAAAGACCCGAAAGCCGGATTAAATAGAAGAGAAGTTGCTACATTAAATATGTCATAGTTAGATAAATAATATAATTTATATCATATTATTTATTAATATTCTGGTTTATGTCTTTTAAAAATACATCCATGTGTAGATAATCCTTCAATATTTCCAATATCATTCGGATTTTGAAATGATAAATCAGATGTCCATATTTTAATAATACAAAATGCTTTTTTTGGTGAAATTGTTATTCCTGTAATTTTATCCATTAATGATGTTTTTTTAGATAATGTTTCTCCCAATAAAGCATAACTTAATTTTTTCCATATATCAGATACTCGTTTATTATTAACTTTAAACGAAAAACAACCACCTTTTCGATTTTTTGGATCTTCCCATGACGGAAATATATTTTTTCTCATTAAAAACAACATACAATTTTTGACCATTGGTTCAGGAATAATATTGTATAAAGATACAATTTCTTCTATTTTTGATATTTCTTGTATAGCTATATAACTTTTATTCGACCAATCTGTTACATGTGGTAAATGTGCCCACAGAACCCACTTATCAGATAAAGGATGAGTCGATATTTTTACGTTTTCCATTATTGCCGAATTTGAGGTCATATTATGTACTATAATTACATCAATTTTTTAAATATATTTCTTAATAAATATATTTAACACGCATCGCTGTTTATTTCATATGTATTGTTTGTAATTAAAATACTATCATATTTTTTCAGAGTATTCATTTTTACATTAGAATCAATAATGTCTAGTGCATAGTTTTCATCTAATTTAATATTATAATAATAATAAACATACCATTTTAAAAACACTACATCCAAAATTTGATTATTATTTATATAAAATGGTTCTAAATGTTCATTAATATCAATGTCTTTATCATCATTATGTAATAAAACCTGTATAAACGGCTTTTCAATAATATCTATATCCTTTAAATATTTAATTTGATCACTTCTGGAACTATTCCAAAAATAATTTATATCAATCTCTTTCCAATATTCTTTATCGTTTATTATTTTTTTAATATACGTTATTTTTTCACTAGCACTTTTTAAAGACATATTATATTTGTTTGTTACCTGTTTTAAAGTGTAACTTTTTAATGTTACATTATTATTTTTTTCATCTATAATCATCATATCCCATAAATGTTCTTTTTTTTCTAGTTTTTTTTCTGGTTTTATATTTTTTGTTGTTTCATCATACATTTTTTGTGCTTTGTCTTTTAAAATTAAAGCATTTTTTGTCACTTCCCAAGATGTAGTGTATAAAAATCTTTGTGTATTTTCTGGATAAACAATCCATGAAACACCTAGACATAAACCTCCTAAACATACTGAACTGAATAAATAATAACTTATTTCATACAACATTATTATTTATATTAAATATATAAATTTATATCATTTACGAATAATTAATTACTAAAGCTCCCAATTCCCTCATCTTTGATAAAAATTTGGTTTTTTTATCATCGTCTAATTTTAACATAGTATCTGCTTTTAAATCATTATGACATTTTACCCTCTTGTTAAGATTTAACATTTTCATACATTTTTCAACTCCTTCTTTAAAGAACGATGCTACATCATTAACTCCTAATCCTGCTAAAACTTTTTCAATTGTATAATTATTATATTTTTCTGTAAACATTGGATCAGAAGTAGGATTTGCTTTTAATGGTGAATTAGGATTTGAACTGACCAAATCATCCATTCTTGTAGCAAATTCTATACCTTTTTCTGGAGACATTTTAAACATAATATCTTGTAAGGCTTTTGTATAACATTTATCCATGTCTTTTGGTTCTTTCATATCCAAACATTCACTAGCTTTTGTTTCAAATTCTGAAGCAACACTATCATCTACTAAAGATTTTAAAATACTTTTCACCATAGTGATATGCATTTTTGCGGTTCTGATATGATTTTGTCTACTTTTTTCCTTTTGTTGATCTTTTTCACGTTCTTCTAAATCTTTATTGTTTGGTTTTAAAAACGGATACTCAAAATGAGCTTGAGCATGTTTTAACATAAATTTTTTATATTTCGATTGATCTATTTCTTCGGATCCAATTGGTATATCAGGTACTATGGAATTGTTAACTGTATCAATTGTATTTTTTGCTTCGTCGATAATATTGTTTTTACTATTATCCAATTCTATTTGATTTTGCTTTATTTGTTCTTGTCTTGTATCTAAAATTTTACTTTCTCTATCATATACTTTTAACCTACCCGAACCAGGGTCTAATCCAAACATAACTAATAAAATACTAACTATAACAGTCATAAAAATAAAGGGAACAAATACAATAACCCATGAAACTATCCCTAAACCATTAGAACATAAACTATTCAATAAAACTACAAACAGTAATGATATTAATAATTTAAACATAGCAGTATTATATTGTCCTTTTACAGTGTCTATCACTATTTGTGTGATAGAAAAAACTAAATATATTAATGCTGGTGGACATAATGTTGAAAACGCCATTTATATTATATTGTGAAAAAAATACCATGTTTAAAATAACCTACTTTATCACCACAATCACCATCATCTAAATATTCATATACTTTACCATTTATTCTGTCGTCTGTATAATATAATACACCTTCTAATGTAATTTCTTCAACTTCTATGTCCAAATCAGTATCATCATCTTCTTCTTTTACTTCCTCTTCCTCTTCCTCTTCCTCTTCTTCCTCTTCTTCCTCTTCTTCCTCTTCCACTTCCTCTTCTTCATTTATTGTGACATTATCTAATTTTTTTATAGTATCTATGTTATCTAATTTATTCCGCACAGATTCATAATCAAAATTTATAAGTTCAGCATCATCATCATCATCCGTTTCATCCATAGAATAATCCGAATCACCATCATTTAATATAGAATAAAAATTATTCATATTATTCAGTTTATTCATATCATCAATTAAAACATTTTTAATTTCACCACTTTCATTTAATTGTACTACTTCATCAATTTGGTCATTTAATTCATTTTTAATTTCTCTTATTTCCAATTTTACTTGATTTACTTTATTTATTTTTTTATAACTTTCTAGCTCGTTATGTAAACGTCTTACTTTATTTAATAGATTCTGCTTTTGTATTATTGATTCTTTTTTATCTTGTTCTAATTCACAACATTTTTGTTGTAATTTTTTTACAATTGGTAAGTTCATAATATGTAAATAATTGACATGTTCCTCCATATTTAATTCTATTTTTTCATTTAGTAATTGGACAACATGTTGTGACATTTTTTCATACTCCTCATTCATTCTTTTTTTAACTTCTTCTTTTACCGATAATTCCATATACATAATTAATGAAAATATCGTTTAATATATTTTTTATATTTATTAACTAATATTATATGAGCGAAACTACAAATAATAGAGCTGAAGAAATAATTAAGTTAGTTAAACGACAGACAAATTACGATGATGAAACTATAGAAAAAAAAATGATAGAACATAATAATAATTATATCAATGTTATTAAAGAATATATTGTTGGGTCTGTTAAAACTGAAAAAAAAAAGGAAGATATTAAAAAAAGTGTAAATCAACAAATTTTTGGTGAAATACGTGGATTTATGGATGATGTAAATAAAAAATTTGAACATAGAAAAGTTTTAGCAAAAAGACAATTATATTATCAACAAGCTGCTTTAGCTGCTATGAACCAAAAACAAAAAGAAGAAAATACTATTTTAAATCGCAAAAATGATAGCATACAACAAAAAAAAAACGAACCAACACCTTTTGAAAAACCCAAATTTGAAAATGTAATGCCGCAAAAATTACCAGATGGAACATTATCCATGGAAGATATATCCAATAACAATATTCCTCAAATTTATAAAGAAAAAAAAGATGTTGTTAGCATGATTCAGCATCCTCCTAATCGTTTTAGTAAAAGTCTATAATAAATTGAATTTAAAAATAAAATTATATTAATAATAAATGGAACCGCCAGATTTATTATTAATACCCACTACATCAAAGAGTATAATTGTTTGTAAAAACTTTTTAAAAAAATCTAAAACTTTAAAAAAGGCACTAGTATTGCAAGAATTGTTTGGTTTGAATGAGAAATCTAAATGGAAAAAAACAGATATGATGTTAGATGAAAACGGCAATATAACATTGTTAGATGAATTAAATATTAGTAGTTTTGATTGGACTGCTTTAATAAAATTTATTCGAATAAATGACGCAGCAAGTATTACGACAGAACAAATTGTATCATTAAATCTTTTTACAGAAGATGAAATGGAATCAATATATTATACATCGATTAAATTAGGTGGTATTGAACCGATTGATAATTTTTATATTAGTTATAATAAATTTGAAGAAAAAATATCTGAAGATATGAAAAAAAATTACAATCCTCAAGAACCAATGGAAGATTATAAAAATATCTATTTATGGACGTTAGTAAATGATACAAACCCAATGACATCAGAAATAAGACGTTTATTAGAGATGGGTTATAGTTGTACTAGTAAAACATTTCGCCAAGGCGTAGATCAATTCTGGTATATGAGAAGAGAAAAAACAGCAACTGCTTAAGACATATTAAAACTATTACTTAAAATGGATGATTTTGTGTTTTTCTTTTCACTGCTTTTCAAACGATATTTCTTATTATTTTTTGGCTTTGCTTTTTCGGTTAATAGATTGTTGTATATGTTTGGTATCTCATTATTTTCTTCATATAATTCTGGCAATATCTTAGTTAAAGGTTTGTCAACAACTAATAATAACATATCATTTTTTAATAATTTTCGGTATTCTTGAATAGTTAAGTTTCCATAATATTTATCAAGAGTATAAAATGGAGATGGTGCTGGTTTGATATTATTTTCATAATTATATATTTTACCATATATATTATTTAATAACGCATATCTTTCCCATAAAATTGACATGGATATATCTTCTTTCTTTAAAAAAGCTACAGCACATTGTGGACTACAAAAACATCCATATACATCCATTCCTTCACTATGTTGTCTTTTTGGAATATATATAGTAGGATTATCAAATGATTCCGTACACCAAAAACAATTACATTGTTTATCGCTTAAATTGTTATAGTGTAAATTAATTTTTAATTCTCTAATTTTATCATAAATTTCTTTATCATTTAATTGAGCTGTATTATTATTTGAATTATTGTTATTATTTTGTTTTGATATAGTTGGTTTTTTCTTTTGTTTTTTTTCATTGACTATTTCACAACCTAAACTATTTAATTTGTTATTTGATTGTAAATTAAATGATTCTACATTTTCAACAACTGGTGTATAATTAATTTGCGAAATCTCATTATTTTTTATATCCGTTGATTTACATTTTAAATGTAATATCACATTTTGTTCATGTTTAACCACAAATTTATTTTTAATTTGTGATTTTTTAATAATTTTTCCTCCTTTTGGTTTTCTACCACGTTTCTTTGGTGGTGGTTTTACTTCATTTGTTTTTTTTTTAGGTTTGCGGCCTCGTTTTTTTGGTGGTGGTTTATCCATTCTTTATAAAAACATAAAAAGTAATTAATTTAAATACTTTTTATAAATACTTTATATATATGTTAAAACAATGGAAATTAATAAATAACGACAATCAAACCTTAATAAGAAGCGTTTTAAAAAATAATACAGAAATAGAATACTTTAATTCATTTATTTATCAAATGTATAATAAAATGGTGTATAAAATAATCGATGGTGAATTAGTTATATGTAAACCCAACACTATGATGGGTAATTATAATTTTATACGGTATTGTAATTCAAACAATTCTGAAGAAGTAAAACAACTATTACGAAATAGTGGATTTACATTACGTGGTTGCGATATTAATGGTAAAAAAGATAAATTTGGAGAAGAATGTATTTATTATACAAATGAATGTAATGAAAAAAAAGGTAAAAAATTTTCACGATTTCGAAATATATTAAAACGTTATAATTTTTCAACAGATACTATATTCAAAAGTGGATATAGCGAAGATATAGAACATGTTGTAAAAAAATGGTCGTTATTAAAAAAATCAAAACATCAAATAAAATTATTAGAATTGATTAAAAAAAACTTAGATATATTGAATATAACCAGGGTATATTATAAAAATATAATCGTTGGGTTTTCTATTATTGAAATTATTAATAAAAATAATGGAATTATTATACAACGTTTAATCAATCCAGACATAATGAATATTATCATTGAACCCAATATATTAATACATTATTGTGATTGTCAAAATAATCCAAATATGTTTTTGAATATAGGAGCATCACGTAATAAAAATATTAAAATAGCTAAGCAAAAATTAAAACCATATAAATTATTAAAAATAAACAGACAAGTATCAAAAAAAAAATTCATAAAAAAAGATTGGATTTATTTTAAACAGAACTTGCAATAAAACATTCCCTACATAACGAACTATAATTATCAACACCGACTACTATTTGCTCTTCTTCTTTTGATATTCTATGTGTAAAAATAGAATCGTTTATTTTACACTGGAAACATATACCTTTCAACTTTTTAACATTATCAGATATTGGTATCAAATCTAAAATTTGTCCAAATTTTTTTTGTTTATAATCACCATCTAAACCACAAACATATACTATTTTTTTATATTTATTTATCAACTTCTTTACAATATCAAATAAATCATTAAAAAATTGTCCTTCATTAATTAATATTATGTCATTATCTAACATTAAATTCATGATTTCTTGAAGATTTGTAGTATATATACATGGAACTTTACATTGATCATGAGAAACCATATGATATTCTTCTTGATATCTATCATCTAAACTATGATTAATAATACAACACTTTATATTGGAATGTTTGTATCTATTTCGTATTCGTATTAATTCAGTTGTTTTCCCTGAAAACATTGGTCCTAAAATAACTTCCAAATAACCTTTATTCAAATTCATATTGATTTAATATCTAACTATATTTTTATATATCATTTTTTTATTATTTAATAAAAAAATTACATTAAAAGTTATTAACATCATTTATTAATGAATATAGCACCATGGGTAGAAAAATATAGACCAAATAAATTTGAGGATATCGTTTTGGAAGAAACAAATAAATTATTATTAACGAATATAATAAATAATAATAGTTTTCCTAATTTATTATTTTATGGTCCTCCGGGAACCGGTAAAACAACAACAATTATAAATTTGATTGAAAAATATCAAAAAACATATGGACAAAAAAGAAAAGGATTAAAAATACATTTAAATGCTTCTGATGATAGAGGTATTGATATTATACGAAATCAAATTAATCAATTTGTAAATACTAAAACATTGTTTGGAGATGGAATAAAATTTGTAATATTGGATGAAGTCGATTATATGACTAAAAATGCACAGACGGCTTTAAAATATTTGATACAACAGTATTCGGAAAATATTAGATTTTGTCTAATTTGTAATTACATAAGTAGGATAGATTCTTCATTGCAAAATGAATTTATTAGATTACGTTTTTGTCAATTACCAAAAAATGATATATTATTATTTTTACGACATATTGTTGCTTCTGAAAAATTAAATATATCCGATGATAAATTAATTTCTATACAAAATATGTTTAAATCCGATATAAGGAGTATGATTAATTTTATTCAATCCAATCATTACAATTTACATGATATAAAAATAATGATTAATGATGATTTTTGGGAAAATTTAATTGGTCGCTTCAAAAATAATACTATTGAAAATATCATTTCTTATATAGATGAAACATCCGATAAATATAATATACAACATATTACATTAATCAAACAATTTATACACTATCTATTAAATAACAAAGAATATGTTTTTGAAACAAAATGGTTGGATATTTTTAATAGTATAATTCATAATATGAACATTAAAAATAGTTATCTTATAAATTATTCTGTTATAGAATTACACGATTTATTTAACTCGTTGTAATAACATTTCATTCTTATTCTTAATTTATTCATAAATAAATTAGGAGATTTTTCTGGATTAAAATTATTTCGTTTTAAATTATATTCATTTTGGATCATAGTCAATTTGCTCTCTTTTTTAATCGATTTTTTTGGAACTTGTTCCATTTATCTAAGTAAAGAAAATAAATTGATTTAAAACAAATATAATATATTAAATTATTAATATGAATAATGTAGATGCTGAATGGGAAAATTATTGTAATAACGAAGAAAATGGCTTAGAAGATTCTAATAAAAAAAATGATATTGTTATGGAAATTCCTAAATGTAGTGAATTATATATTTCTACAAAAACAAAGATAGCTTATTTAGATACCGAAATTGAATTAAATAAAATATTTTGGGACATACCAATTACAGATTATCATTTAGCTACAACAGGTGTTATTAAAAAACAAATTAAGATTAATTGTGATACAAAGGAAGACGTTGAAATTTTAGAAAAGAAAATAGCAGAAACACCTAATTTAAATTTCGATATTATTCAAAAAATAGACAATCCAAACGGACGTAAAATAAAATTCAAAGATGTGCGTAAAATAAATATAGGGCTATGTTCAAACGATTTAACTACAAAAAAAAAGAAAAAAACAGGAGCATTTTATAATTGTTTTGTATTGATATATCGTTTAAATTATCAGAACAAGTTCAAAGAAATGCATGTTAAAATATTTAATACTGGTAAATTAGAAATACCAGGAGTTCAAAATGATATATTATTTGAGACAATTTTAAACAAAGTTGTTGAATTATTATCACCATATTTCAATAAAGAAATCAAGATAGTGAAAGACAAAATACAAACTGTTTTAATTAATTCAAACTTTTGTTGTAATTACTACATTAAAAGAGATGTTTTATTTGATCGTTTAAAATACAAGTATAATTTAAATGTAATATATGACCCATGTTCATATCCTGGTATCCAATGTAAATTTTATTATAATATTTTAAATCCAGAAATAAATGGTCGTTGTTGTTGTGAGGTTTCATGTTATCAAAAAAAGAAAAAAAAGAAAATTAAAAAAATAAATAAATGCACTCAAATATCATTTATGATTTTTAGAACTGGTAGTGTATTAATTGTAGGTCATTGTACTGAAGTAACATTAAATATAACATATAAATTTATTATGTCATTATTAGAAAAGGAATTCAAAGATATACATTTGAACGTAAATTATAAAAAAAAAGAAAAAAAGAAGAAAAAGAAAATCAAAAAAACAATATTCGTATGTGAAAATAAGTATTAATTTATCAACCATTTTATAAATTTTTTCTTTGAAAATGTTTTAATATTGGATAAAAATTCTTCATTCAAAATTTTCTCTTGAAGTAATTGTTTCGAATAATTTGAATCTTTCAAATGAATTATAAAATATTCTATATATTGTGAAAAATCATCACAAGATAAATTTTGTGTTTTCATATACTCTAAAAAAAATGAGATAATATTAATATTTTCTACATTCAATTCTTTAAAAAATTTTAAATTTATTATCTTTTCAATTATTTTTGTGTTTTTTTTTATTTTTTTATGGTAATTTTTTATATTTATAGAATCAATGTTTTCACTACTAAAAATATAAGATGTCAAATCTATATATAATAAACAAGTGTTATATATCATATCAAATCTTTTTGTTTCATTCTCTGTCATAATTAGATTTTTTTTTTCTTGTTCATTAATTTCAAAAATGGTTTTTTTATATACAAATAATATAGCATCTTTCGATGTTAATTGTAAATATGTATTATCTTGTTCAATAATTTGACCTAAAAATTCTATATAATAATAAAACCCCTTTTTACAATGATATATCGTAATTTCTAAATTTTTAGTATACATAAAAATTGTTGTAAAAATATAATATAGCATATTTAATCCACGATTAATTAAAAATTGTTTGTGTTTATTTTCTTTCAAACTTTCATCGTTGTAACAAAATATTAAATAATCTTGGATCATTTTCACAAACTCTTTAACAGCGGTTTGCGTTATACCACTCGTTAATTGAATTTTTTTATATAAAGAAATATTATTCAAATTTTCTTTTTTATTCATGATAAATTAATTAATTATTATATTTTTAAATAAGTATTTAAAGATTTAAAATAACTTTATATAAAATATGAGTGTTGAATCCGAATCAACAGAAGCGAATTATCGTTTACCCTCTTCAACTACATTACAGCACGTTTCAAAGCTAAGTATAGTCGAAGATAAACCAATTATGTTTGACTATTGGACGAGTTCTTTAGATAATGATGTATTAATTGGTGTTCGTGAAAATGGTGAAAAATTACTAGTGAAAAGTGAAGACGAGTATACCAGTCCAGTTTCTAAGATTTACAAAGTAGAAGAAGAATATATTATAATTACTGAAAATTCAATATATTTAGTAAGCGCAAATATTCAAACCAAACGTATTAAATAATTATATTTATAATTTATAAATAAATGGATCATGTTTATAAATTATATGACTACTATAATTTTGTATATAATTATTTTTCTTCTGAATTATTATCTTGTGAAAGTTGTATACCAAATGAATGGAATGATAAAGTAATCTTGAAACCTGATAATTTATACATAAGTTTCTATAGTATTTCCTCTTTTTATTATGGTGTCGCTGGTTTAATTATGTTGTTGTTTTTTAAAAATAACTTTAATTTAATCCCTCCTATTCCTATTCCAATAGAATTTTTTTCTATAATGTTATTTATACAGAGTGCTTTATCATATTGTGCTGATGTGGTTTATATTAATAATATTTCTCATTGGCATATGATTGATAGAATTGTAACTTGTATAAATATTGTTTTATTTTTTTCAAATATATTTTGGATAAGTTACGTTGAAAAAGTTTATTTTATAATTGTTTTGTTTTGTGGTGTAATATTATTTAATAAATCACGAGACGCGAGAAGTAACAAAAATATACATGAATATTTGTTACGTCATCAAATATGGCATATGTTTTTTCCTTTAGCTATAGTATTATGGTTGTCTTATCGAAAAATAACAAATAAGCAATTAAATCATGTTTAAATATATATTTTTATATATTAAAAATATATATGTCAGGTATAACAAAAAATAAGAAAATTTCCAATATAGAAAAATTTAAACCGGATAATAATAAAATGTTTATACAGGGTTTAGCTCCTACTATTGGAAGAAGTGCTTCATTGAGTAGAAAAGTAAAAGTTCAAACTAGGCCTGCTCCTGAAAAATGTATAACAGTTCATGATAAACACGGAATAATAAAATTAGAATATTATGATTATACTCATAATATAGAAAATAATACATATGGTAAAATAAAGTTTAATTTTATTCCTAATTTTAGCTGGAATGATAATTACTATTGGGAATATGATATTATTAAACAATCAAATGGCGATATAGTAAAATATGAAAGAAACATTTTAAAAATTGTTGAAAAAGGGCCATTTTTAATAGGTACAGAATTACCTAGTGAAGATTTGTCCGTTATTATCAATATTTATGAAAATAAAAATGATGATACAACATTATGTAAATTAACAAAAAATGGAATCATTGGACATGTATATGTTATTGATGACAAATACCTTTTAAATAAACAATTATTTTTTTCAAAAGCAATTTATGCTTATAATCAACCACAAGAAAAAGAATTGTCTTTGGAACCATGGTATGGAGCATCTAACCCAACAGGATTAAATATAAATATTGGTGTTATAGATGACGGTATTGTAGACAGACATAATGATTTTAATGGAACAGTTGTAAACGCTATCGATTGGCCATGGTTTATCATCAATGAAGAAGGAGGTGAATTTCCATATACTAACACATTTCGTTATGAAAATATACTAAATAATGGACATTTGGATAATATAGTCAATGGTGGTGCTAATATTCCAGGATATAGTCATTATAATTATAATGATTCGATAGCATGGACACAAACTAATGGCGCATGGTTTCGCGCATCAACTATGACAAATGCTGGTGATAATAACGTTATTATGTTTGGTGGTGTAGATACTGGTATGGTTCATTTTAAAGGATTGGAAAATAGTCATTTTAATAAAAATTTATGGAAATTTACATATGATGAAAATACTCCGGATAATTCCACATGGACACGTTACGATAATCCAGATTTAGGAGTTAATTGTATATTACCCGATGGTATAACAGAAGGAACTGGTTCAGTATATATAAATAATAAATTCACTATTTTTGGGGGCAGTCATAGTATATCTAATTTAGTATTAAATGAAGATATGAGTTTTTCTGGTCAGTTTTGTGAATTTAATTTAACTAAAAACTTATGGATACAAAAAGATTTTACGGTTGATCCTGTATTAATTAGAGAACAAGATTCTAGTGGTAATGTAAAAACCGTATCCAAAACATCTAATCCGGAACCAAGAGCATATCATAAAATGGCTCCTATTTTTGATTCCGAAGGCATTCAAAACGCGTCAAAATTTGTTATGTTTGGTGGAATTACTATTGACGAAGCAGATTTTTTTCATAATGTTGATGATAATGGTACATGGATTTATGATTCTACGAAAAATTCATGGTTGCAATTACCCAATCATATATATGATCCATCTGGTAGATATTTACATTCTATGTCGCCAGTTGGCGATAATAAAGTTATTATGATGGGTGGATATACTCCTGAGCAATGTGAGTTTGAAGATCGACATTTAGAATCTGAAAATAATTTATTAGATACATCTGTTACATTTATTAAAAGTAAATATTATACCGATAATGGAAAACCAGGTGAAGGATCGGTTTGGACATGCGGGACAAATGGAACATTAAAGGTCAGTATTTATTTCTCAGATATCATGCATCCTTCGCGATTGACATTAAAAAATCCAGTAGGTTATGTTATTCCAGTAGGAACAGTTGTTCAACAATATTCGGCAATAGATGCTTTATTTGGTATTAGTGTTCCAGTTGTTCAGGGTGTTTTAGCAGTTGAAACAACAGTAACTGATACAGAAATAATTGTTAAAGATGTAAGTGGTAATTGGTTTAAACCACCTGGAGATTTATATGATAGTAGTGGAAATATTTTAACACAATTAAACATTTTTATAAATGGTTTTGATTTTGGTCCTTTAAATCATGTTGAAAATGATTGTGTACAACAAAATATTGATCAAGATATGGTTGGTGATCATTGGTATGATGTTAGTGGTTGTAGAAGCAGTAGTAATTTTCAAATGGATATCACTGATAAAAATACACATTTAAATTCCGTTTCCGCTTGGGATCCTTCTAGTAATTGGACCGGAAAACATCCTGCTGCTGCTTATGTCGCTGGGGATGACGATTACTTGCATAGAGTTATTTTTGTAAATGGTGATAATTTAAATGACCCTAGTGATAATTATACATTTGATATATCTGCTGTTGATGTTTCGCCATTTCGTAACCCTTCCACAACATTAAAATTTTCTACCAATAAAAATTTTGTGAAAGGTGCAGAAGTTTACCAGGGAGGTTCTTATATGGGATTTGTGAAATATTCAACAAAAAATCATCAACAAGTTATTATTGATTTGGATAATGATGAAGACGTTAATATTAATTTATTATTTGATGTTATTATTGATGGTGTTAACTTAGGAATACCAATAGAAAGTGTTTATCGTTATGACGGTGGTTATCCTGGTGGAAGTTTTATCAATAGTAATTTTGATTTTGATGAAAAATATGAATATGGTGGCGATATTCATTGTTCAAAATCAAATAGTAAATATGGAGCAAAACGAAATTATATTGGAAACGTTTGGACATTTAAAAGAACATACGGAGTTGGTATGGGATGGGGAGTGCGTGGAACCCCAATGAGAGGTTCTGGAAAATATTTATTTATATCAGCAGCAGGAAAAAGTTTATATAGAAGTGGAGATGGTGGTGAAACATGGGATAAATTATTACATTGGGGTATGAATGATAATGAATGGGGAGAAGGCATATATGACCCTAGTGGTGTTGGTGGTAGATATAGATACGATGACCAATTTATAACAACAATAGATTGTTCTGGATCGCCTGATTTAGGTCTAAATGAAGGAGTTAATGCTAATTTATATGGTAGTTATTCTCCAGTTTGGGTTGCCGGAACAGGTGGTTTATTGGGTATGGGTTTAAATCACGGTTCTGGACCTTGGTATTGGATAAATCCATTAGCATTAGATAAAGGAACTATTTGGCATACCAGACAAAATAATGCTTATCTAGGTACCCCTTTACAAACGGATGTTAATGGGCAACAAGTAAATCAAGTTCCGTTATATGTTCCCATACCAGCACAAATAGATGCAAATGGAGATGATTTTGCTGCTGAACCCAATCCAGTTTATAGACCACAACAAGTTATTGGCATGGACAATGTTATAATACGCATACGTGATTTTTTACAAATATTAGATGAAAACGGTATGATTAAAGATAATATTTATGATAATTCATGGAATTCCATGCCAAGTAAAGGTGGTGTAGCTTTAGCATTTTGTCCTGCTGGTGGAGGACCTCCAGGATTTAATAATGCTGCTATGAATTCTTATATATGGCAAAACAGTCAAGATATGTTAGTAGCACATTGGTCCCCTAAGAAAGATTCTTCATTTATTAATCATTATATATATTTTATGGAAACTGGGGTTAATAATAGTATGGAACAGCGACATTTTTTTGATCATGAAGAAATACAAAGAAGAACAGTACCAAATGATTCTCTTGGTCCAGACATATTGGCTATAGACGATAATGGAATGCCTTTTAATATTTTTTCTCAAGATCATGCTGGTGAAATTTGGGCAGTTGGTGGAGCATGGATACCGAAAGAACCTGAGGCGGTTGCAATGACATTAACCAGTAAGGGTGAATTTTTAGATGCTAAAAATTTTGCCGATAAAAAAGGAGCGCATACATGGTTATTTACATATGATCCCATTGTTCCATCTATGTCTTATTGGATGGATTTAACTACTTTTGTTTTTCAAGAAAATATAATATTTTTACAAAGTCAAGTTCCCGCAGGAGCACCTTTAACACCACAAGGAGGTGGTATAGGTTATCTAATGTATCAACCAGATAGTGGTTCGCGTGCTTATATTGACGAAGTATCAATAATATACGCGGACGATGATACAACCCAAACAACACCATATTATAAAATAGTTGCTAAGTGTATTGTAGGAAAAATCGATAGCACATTGGAAAGTTCTACAATATATATTATGAATAATACAGTAACACAGGGGACTATAAGTGATATATCATGGAATATTGGATTACCTGAAATTACACAATATCCAGTTAATAGTAACGATGCTTCAAAATATTATACACCTATCAATCAACCAAAAGGTGTATCACCATATAATACTTATATTGATAATACAAAATTTACATATTATGAAGACGGTAGACCAGAAACTAGAACAGATACACTATATCCTGCTACTTTTTCTGAAAATGAAACTACAGAATGGAAAAAGAATAATGAAGCAAAATTAGAAATGCTTGAACCATCATTAGGAGCATTATTCGATTGTTCTACAAATTTTTGCAATAGTTCTATGGCTTATTTACAAGACAATAAAGTATTAATGTACGGAGGAGTTAAAGGTATTTTTCCAGCAAAAGGTGTTTATAAAGTTGAAGAATTAAATGATGCTGTATTTTTTTCTTTTCAAAATCCTGTTCCAAAATCAACCCGAATTGTATTCCAATATGGTGGCGATGTAATTCTTGAAAATGATTGGCCTGCCAATACTGATTTTTCAGGAAATATAACACAATTAGTTCCTCCTATTCATTTGCCATCCTGGACAGGTTTAACTCCTACATGGTATATTTATCGTGCTGGAACATTTGAAAGTTTTATATTTAATTATGATTCTACTAATTTTGGCAGAAGTTCTAATTGGGAATATTTAAACAATAATAATGGTCCATCTTCTCCACCGAATAATACAGATCCTCCTTATTTTTTAGGTGGGGATTTTTATGCTGAAACAATTGATAAACCGGGATTTGGAGCATATCTATATAAGGGACATCGTTATGGACATGAGATGGCTCATATAAAAGAAAATAAAATTGTATGTTGGGGCGGGATATCATATGATACTGACGCACAAAACAATGGTTTTACAACAGTTACAACACCCCATTTTGGAGGTACTAAACCCACTAATATTGGATATAATGGAGAATCAAATACATTTATAAGTATTAAACCAAATGTAACTAAAAATTATTTAAAAGATGATTTTGGAAGAATACATGGCGCGTATACTTCTGATCAACATATGGGATGGACTACAGATACATATGTTTTTAATTATGATCCAACAACACCATCAAATTCAACATGGACAAGATTAAATATAAATAGACCAGGATATGAAGTGAACGCAGGTGATAGTTATTTACCAGGCAATGGTGCAACACATGGGACATCTGTTGCGTCAATTATTGGTTCAAAAAAAAATAATGGATATTCATTATCTCAAAAGGCTTATTTTAATGATTCAAATACATTAACTCATTCTAGTAATACAGGAACATATGGAGTAGCCCACAATAGCAATATTATCTCATATCGTGCTTGGGATAATTCAGGTAATTGGCCAAGACCTTTAAGTGGTGTAGATTTTCGTGAAACAGCTCAATTTAGTTTTGATATTATTAATAGAAATATAAAAATAATAAATAATAGTTGGGGTTTTATGACTTTTTCTACTGGATTTCCATACAAAGGTTGGTTTGTAAATAAAAAAGGAAACTCAAATGAATATAATAAAATTTATAAAAATTATATTGAACAAGCAAAAAATGGTGTAATAAATGTATGTGCTGCTGGTAATAGTTCAGATAGTGAATCGAATTTATTAGCAGGAACACCTTTATATGTTCCTGAAGTAAGTGGATGTTGGGTAAATGTTGTTAGTTTGGATGTAAGTGGTGGACAAGATTTATGGGAAACATATTATACAAATAGGGCTGGTTGTTGTTGGCCATGGACTATAAGTGCTTTGGGTGGGAGTGGCGTAACCGATGGCGGTGTTATTAGTGCTAGTAATTATAAAGCTGTTAGTGACCATGACGGAAATACATTACCAGGTTATAGACGAGTTCAAGGAACTTCTATGGCGGCACCATTGGTTTCCGGAGCGTTGGCAATAATAGCCGAACGATTTCCAAATTTATCATCCGAAGAATGTGTAGATAGATTATTTCAAACGGCTTCAGGAAGAATTGGACAACATGTGGTTGGTAGAAAATCAAGCACATTAACACCTAATATTGAAAAAAGATATTATCAGGGAGGATTGGTTGACCCATCTAAAAATAGTCCAGATAATACAACATTCCCTTTATCGGTTGTTGATGTTAGCGGTATATTTGGTTGGGGGTTTTTAGATTTGGAAGCAGCAACTTCTCCTATGACAAAAAGTGATTATGATGATTTGAAACTATTTGGAAAAGCTAGACGTGATTATATTGTATCAGAAATGATTGAAACTTTGAAAACCGATAAAGGGGCAAAATATTTGACAGGATTATCCAGTGATATATCTGGTTCAGTTCGATTAATTTATCCTTCACCAGCTACGGCACCACCAGATGGATTAGGAAGAAGAAGGCGGCGGCGACGAAGAAATGGACGAAGAAGACGACGAAGAGGCAGGAGAAATGGACGACGACGAAGAAGAAGAGGTAGAAAAAGAAGAAGACCTAGAAGGAGGCGTGGACGAAGAAGACCTAGAAGGAGAAAAAGAAAAAGACGTCGTGGTCGTCGTTATTCTGATATTAGATTGAAAAATAAAGTACATAAAGTCGGTAATTCACCATCCGGTATACCAATTTATACATTCTGTTACAATTATGATAAAACAAATATTAAATATCGTGGCACAATAGCACAAGATTTAATTGATATGAATAAAGAAGATTGCGTGTTTATAGCCGAAGACGGACATTATGTTGTCGATTATGATATGATAGATGTTACTTATGTAAGAGTATAATTTAAAGGTTACATTTATTAGAACCCATCCAAAAAACATACCATGACCAATGATGTTTATGATCTTTATATTGACGCAAATAATAACGATATGAACCTACTAACAATAAACAAAATAACACTGGAAAAGATCCAGACATTATGTTTTGATATAAACTTATTTGTTCTACTTCTTTTTCTTTACTTTCATATTTTTCTTTAATTTTTTTAATATCATTATTTGATATAAAATATTTTGATTGAATATCTTTATAAATATTAGAATTTATAGCTTTTGTAAAAATAGTTCCAAAAACAAGAGCAATTGAACCAAATAAAAATATTGCTAAAAATAATCCTTCATTTTTAGTAGATAAAATAAATATAAAATATATAATTATCGTATAGTAAAACGATTTTTCTAAATATGGTCTTTTATCTATTACATCTGTAAATGATGTAAAATTTTCTACAACTAATGAATCAAAAGTATACCAATTCAAAATAAATGTAAAAATATAAATCGATAAAAATATCATAACATGTTTTATCCAATTATTTTCATTTATATATCTTTGTAAACCACAATTCATTATTTCGGAACATTGACCACTCATTAACACAAAATATAAAAAAAATATACCCAAACCAACTTGATTCGCAATCATTATATAATTACAATATATTTTTTAATTTTTCAACTTGTTCTGCTGATATTTTTTTAGGAAAAATAACATTAAAATATATTATCAAATCACCAGTAACATTTTCTCTTTTCATTCCCATCCCACTTGCAACCTTTTTAAATCCCGGCGTTATAACTTTTCCAGGGTCATTTACCAAATTAAATGATTTACCAGATATATGATTTATAGTAAATGTAAATCCCAATAAAGATTCTCTCAATGTTAAATTTTTTTTATATATTAAATTTAATCCGTCTCTTTCCAAATCTGTATTATTTGTAATCTTTATAAAAATTTTAATATCACCTTTTAATGTTTCATTTTTATAATTCCCTTTTCCTTTCATAATAATAATTTCATTTTCATCAATTCCAGCTGGAATAGGAATGTATAATTTTTCTTTTTCAAATTGTTTTGTATTGTTTATTAGTACCCATCGTTCAATTTCAATTGGAATGTTTATACCAGTATATGCTGACTTCAAATCAATTACTACGGTTTTAATAATTGGAGGAGGTTTATGAAATTTAGACATATCCACAGGCATTCCATTTCTGAACATTTGAACATTTGGTATATCCATACCACCATGGAAAGGGTGTTGTCCTTGTCCAAAAAACATTTTAAATAAGTTGTCGGGATTCATTTGATTCACCATAGGATTTCTTCCTCCTCCAAAAAAATCTCCACCACCAAAAGGATTTTCTTGTTGTTGATCATACATTCTTTTTTTATCTTCATCTCCTAACATTTGATAGGCTTCGTTTATTTGTTTAAACTTTTCAGCATTACCTGTTTTTTTATCCGGATGATATTGCAATGATAATTTACGATATGCTTTTTTGATTTGGTCTGGTGTTGATTTTTTATCAACCCCTAAAATATTATAATAATCCATAAATTATATTATAATATTAACTTTAAATATTAACGCATCTAAATTAAAAAATTTATATAAATATTCATTTATTTATTTGTTACTATATTTCTAATAATGTCTCTGAATTCTTTATATGCCTCATCATGCTGATAATCATTCATATCTATATCTATATTTTTAAATAAAAGTTTTTTTGCTTTTTCTGTTACATTAATCTCACATTCAATAGTTGGCATATATCTGCTTTCTGTTCCCGCACCTTGTGCCTCTTGGTAATGAATTTCCAAACATTCGTTCTTTCCAAACGTAACCTTTAAATATGCCTCTTCGTCATGTCCAAATTCATCATGACAATGGTCATTATATTCATATTCTGCGTTAACTGTTAAACCTTTAAGTTTATTTACATGGTCTTTACTAGTAATTTTAAAACACCTCATGAAACTGTATCCAGTAATTCTTAATTGTTTCAACTCTTTTAATTTTTTTTCATATTCTTCAATTTCAGCGTTTATGCTTGTTATGCTTTTTTGTATAGCAGACATATTTACATATTTTTTGATTTAATTTTTAAATCAATTTATTTAAGCCAATGATAATTTTAATGGTATAGGTGGCGCTATTTTCATTTTAACATTATTTACTTGTGGAATTGTTTTTTCCGTTAAATCTTTACAAGTTGTTTCCAGTATTAATGATGTAACCAAATATGGGTCGCAATTACTAGCAGGTCTTCTATCTTCAAAATATCCATATCCATCCCTTTCAACAAATAAAGGAATTCTAACAGATGATGTTCTATCCGCTTTTCCAGATGAAAATGTATCAAATTTAGCTGTTTCGCATTCTCCAGACATTCTCAATTCATTATCAATACCATAATTTTCCATATGTTTTTTATGTTCTTGTTCTAAACGACTACACGCATTTTGAATGTATGTCATTCCACCTTCTTTACGCATATTTTCTGTACTAAAATTGGTATGACAACCAGAACCATTTACAGATTGTTGTACATGATATAATGGCTTAGGATGAAAATTTACACGCACTTTTTTTTTTTCACATAGTTTAATTAATAAATATCTTGACAAGAGCAATTGATTTGCGGCATGTATTCCTTCAACAGGTCCAACTTGAAATTCCCACTGATTAGGCGCAACTTCTGCATTAATCCCCGATATATTAATTCCACATTTTAAACATTCTTCCATATGTTCCTCAGCAATTTCTCTATAAAAACAATTATCAGGTCCTACACCACAATAATATTGCCCCTGTTCATTATCCACACGAGTTCTATCATTAATATTTATAAAATATTCTTGTTCCAATCCATACCATGGTTTCTCATCTTTATATTTTTCAAAAACTTCGTTCGCATTATGCCAAGTATTGTTTCTTGTTGGTGTATATTTCCATATTTGAATACCATTGTTATCAATTTCAGGTTCCAAATGATAAGTTGCACATAAAACATAATAACCATGTCCTGCTAATTTTGGAAAAACCGCAATAGGTTTTAATACAATTTCAGAATCTTCTCCATTAGCTTGTTTTGTTGAGGAACCATCATATGTCCACTCTGGCAATACATCATAATTTTTACCATTAAATTTAGTGGTTGATGTATCTATATTCCATACTTTTATTTTCGATCTAAAATTTTTCTCGTTATCTAACCATATATAATCCAAACAAATTGAAATCTTACTCATTATAAAATAATTAAACTTTTATTATTTAAGTTATATTAATAAGTATTAATAAAATACTTAAATAATAAATAAGTATTTTATATAATGAATTTACCATTTCTTAAAAAATATCAACCCAAATATTATGATGAATTCCAAATTGAAAACGATTATAAAGAGTTATTAAAATTATTAATAAATATGGATAGTTTAAATATATTATTGATAGGTAATCCCGGTTCGGGCAAAACATCATTATTAGAAGCTACTGTTCGCGAATATTATAATATATCAAAACTACCCATTAATAATATGCTTTACATTAATAATTTAAAAGATCAGGGTATACAATATTATAGAAACGAAGTAAAAACATTTTGTCAAACTCCATCAACGGTAAATGGAAAAAAAAAATTCATCGTTTTAGATGATATTGATGTTATCAATGAACAAAGTCAACAAGTATTTCGTAATTGTATAGATAAATATAGTCATAAAGTAAATTTTATTGCTTCATGTAGTAATACTCAAAAAGTAATTGAAAGCATTCAATCCAGATCAACAATAATAAAATTAAAGCCTTTGACAAAGCAATTTTTGAAAAATATTATCAATAATATAAAAAACAATGAGAATATTATAATAAGTGAAAAGGCAGAAAATTTCATTTTGAATATATGTAATAATTCTATTAGACTTCTGATAAACTATTTAGAAAAATTTAAATTATTGAATACTAAAATAACATATGAAATATGTAGAGATGTTTGTACAAATATTAGTTATTATGATTTCGAAAAATATACGGAATTATGGTATGATAAAAAAGATATAAAAAAAGCTGTAAAAGTTATATTTTCCATTTTTAATAAAGGTTATTCTGTCATGGATATTTTAGATTGTTATTTTTTATTCATAAAAACAACAGAAAATATCCCTGAAGAACATAAATATAAAATTATTAAACTTATTTGCAAATATATATCATTTTTTTATACAATTCACGAAGATGAAATAGAATTAGTTTTTTTCACAAAAGATTTAATTAGTATAAATTAATTTTATTGAACTATAATATATGTCCCAACAATTATTTAAAAAAGATCCATCAAAAAATATAATTCTTGATTTTTTAGAAACAAACGCTGAAAAAAAAGAAAAATATTATTTATTTGATAAATGCTCGTTCAAAAAATCAAAACTAAATACAACAATTGAATCATTTATAGAAAATATCAAAGAATATTATCACGATTCAAAACAAATATATGTCAATAGACAAGTTTCATATAAAATGATAATAACTATTTTAAGACAGCTTTGTAAATATCATCATATTCCTTTTTTTTCCAAAATTAATTATTCTCATTCAAAATACGATATTTGTTATAAAATATATTATGAAGTATGAGAAACTAATAAGTGTTTGGATATGATGATATTTGATTCGTATAATTGACGCTTTGATAATCTTGAGAACCATTGATATTTACTTCTTTTTAAAATTTCTTCGTGTGGAATATATATTGCATAAAAATCATTGTCGAAATGGACATAGCTTTCACCTAACAGATCTTCAATTAATATATTTTTATTAAACTTATCTTTTGTTCCAAAAATTTTACCATTCATCAAAAATATATTATCTCCTATTATGCCTTTATACAACCATCTATTTGCTTGTCCTAAAAAATCCATTTCATTGGTATAATCAATTGAATTTAAATTTTCTAAAAAATGAACAAATTGTTCCATTGTCTTAGAATTTTTTACACATGCCATTATATCACAATTAGGAAAAAAATCAACTTGTTCTGATGTGACATTTCTATTAGTTGTTTCAACCGTAAAAAAATTTTTATCCAATAATCCTGATTTATATATTGGTAATAGATCTTTCATTACAATTGTTGAATTTGGCATAACCATACCACCATAATAATATAATAATTTAGCTACACCCAATAATCTAATATGTTTTTTAATGGGTGCTGTAATTTTAGAAATATCTATATTCCATCCGGGTAAAATCTTATCAAAAGAATTATCATCAATTAAAACAATATTAAATGATTCGTGACAATGTTTGATAGTCGATTCTACACATGATTCAATATATGGAGCATTTAAATTTTTACTATTACGAGAACCAAATGATTTCCATGAACGTTGGTTTATATCATAATCATTGAATATCCATAAAATTGGTTTTTCTTTAAACGTCTTGTTTTGATGTAATAAATATTTTTCAATCAATTTATATTTTGCTTCATCTTCGTCTGTTTTAAATTTTTCTTGAAAACGTTTATACAACATACCTGCTGTAGACAATACAACAAATATTATTATTAATCTATATATTCTATCATACATCTATATATATTAATATAAATAATTTAATTTTTCAATTGTTTTAAATGGCTCCACCATTTTTCATTTGCTGATTTCATTTGTTCATCTTGTTTTAACAAATTATATGCTCTTTCTGTGTTCATTTTACCATCGTTTAATTCTTTATTTGCTAAATATATTCTTGCTTCATCTCTAGTCATTGATCTTAATTTTTGATTTGCTCTATGCCTTTTATAACTATCTAAACTACCAAATTGTGGTTTATTTAAAAAATCTTCCCTGGTAACTGGGACTACTGTTTGAGTATGTGCTTTCTTTAAATCATCAAATTGCAATTTACTAAACATATTAGATTCATATAATTGAGGTTTTGATCGTTCTAACATATATCCTGACGATTTTTCATTATCATCAATTTCTTTTCTAACTACAAGTGATTTACATTCTGTTTTTCTTTTCTCAAATAATCTTTCAAAATCATTCATTTTTGCTCCTTCTGTATTATGTATGTCTTTATCTGACTTAAACCAATCTCCATATCCAGAATCTTGATTTTTATCCGAAACTTTAACCTTTTCAAAAGCACTATTAAACCATATATTAAATTCTTTTACTGATTTACCATCCAAACTTTTTAATAGTTCTTTATTTTCTTTATTTACATCTACTGTGTATTCCTTATTTTTACTATCTTGTAATTTTTTATTCCTATAGTAATATATTTGTTGAACTATCTGAAATGCTTTCCTGAAAAACATAAAATATTCTTTTGGTAAATTACTTTTATCCGGATGCATTTTTAAAGCGGTTCGTTGTGCTCGTTTTAAATCAATACTATCAAAATTATAATCAATTTTGAATAGATTTAATATTTCTCGCAAATCATAATTTTCTATTTCTAAATCAAAGTCGTCCATATAAAAAATTATGATTTTTTATTTATTTTAACAAATCGAATTACCTAAAAACATTACACCAATTAATCCTAAAACAAAACCAAAGTGATAATTATACTGCATACTTCTATATATTTTTAACCATGCTAACTTTTCTTCCTGGCTATTTACATGCATTATCATGTAATCACTTTTAGGATATAAAATATAAAAAAAATAATTTGTTACAAATGCTATCGCTAAAACAGTACATATAGTTCCCCATTTATGAGGTCTTACTAATTTTGTTTTTTTATATACCAAATAACCTATTGCTAAAGCTAAACCTAATGAAAAACCTTTAAAGTATATAGATTTTCTTTCTTGAACTATCTTTTTATATTTTAATTTTTTTGTGTTATCCAATAGTGCCATGTATTTTTTATGTAACTCTTTTTTATCAGAAAACATACAAGTATAAACGCTTGCAATAATAAAAGCAAAAGCCAACGTACAAGATATTGAACAAACCATTATAATATTTATTAAGATAAATGTTTTTTAAGATAAATGTTTTTTAAATTTGGAGAAAAATTTATTTATTACTTCATCGCTACCTCCTGAATATACATCAACAGGATCACCATTTATATAACTTAATAATGTTGGTATTGATCTTATTCTTAATATATTCGATATTTCACTTCCTTTATCAGCATCAACTTTTACATAAATAACATTGTCTGGTAATGATTCCAACCATTCATCAATAAGTGGTTGTGCTCTTTTACATGGACCACACCATGTTGCTGTTACTTTAACAATAACATATCTTTCACTTTTCACTAAATTTTGTAACTCTTCTTTTTTTGTCATTTCTATTTTTTTAGCAGGCATATATATTTATTAAGATAATTCCTTTAACTTATATTTTCAATATATGCTTCTAATTCATCTATATTTATATGTGGTAAATCAATATGACATTCCCAAAAATACTTGCAAAATGCCCAATAAGCTTTACAATTATTATTGTAATATTCTTTTTTTTCTGTTAATAATTTTGTTTGGATTTTTTTTGGTAATAAATGTAAACTGTTTTTGGGTAAAACATAACTCAATTGAACATATGGATGAACTGATTTATATATTTTTTTTTCAAAAAAACTAGTGTCCCAATACGGAACGTATTTAATCAAATCTTTTAACAATGGTGGGTATTTATAATGATAAAACCATTTCCAATCAACACATTCATTTGTATAATAATTCATAGTCCATTCTAATCCCTCCAAATAATTAATACATATTTTTTGTTTCCACTCTTCTGTAGGCTCAATATCAAATAAATACTTATAATAGCGATTTTCCCATCCAATGCTATATGGATCTATTAAAATCTCTGTTTCTCGTTTTTTTGTAGGGATTAATTGAAATTTTTTAAATTTTTCTTCAACAGTAGATGAAGGTATTTTTCTTTTTTCTAATCTTTCTCGTTTTTTATATTCATCTTTTAAGAACGTTTCTTCATTTTTACTGATATGTTCTAAAAAATGCTTAATTTCTGACCAAAATATTTTCTTACCATCTGTTAAATTTGTCTTCTTTTTTCCTATGGTATTTTCATACGCAGCTAATAAAATATTTATCCCATTTGTTCTTATATTCATGGAGGGAAAATGTGGCATAAAATCATTCCCTAAAAAAAAACAAATAAGAATATAATCATATAATTTATTTTTTTCTATTGTTGTAGATGGTCTTTTGTATCCATTTAATTTTTTTGTTAATATTTGTGCCATTTTTGGTATATCTAAAATATAATCTTCATTTGGCTCCAAATTACTATTAATACTTTTAATAAATTCCGGGGTTTCTCTATATAAATATATATGCTTTGAAATTGATAAATGATTAATACACAACATAATTAAATCCGCATCCAATCCATATATAACGGTTGTTTCTGAATGATGTGAAACCTTATTTTCTCTAATATATTCAAAAATTTTATGTTCTCCTTCTCCTTTTTCATCAGGTAAAGATACTATTATTTTATTTAAATTATATTTTTTAGCATTTTTTGCGAAATGCTTTTTTATTTCCCTCAATTTTTCCATAAATTGAGTTCCAGGTGTAATTGCTGTTCTATCCCATGTCTTCTTGTAATTTTTATCTAAATTTTTTTTAATTTCGCTTTCTAGAAATGATTTATAACGTCTGTTTCTTTGTTGTTCCATTTTAGCAACCGGAGCAACACCATCAAATGCTATAAACAAACAATTTCTAGGTTCAATTGTACCGATATAATCTTCTATTTTTATTATTATTGATTCTATTAATTTTTTTTCAAATTTTTCATTATCGCCATCGTAAGTATGTAATAATGAAAATAAACTATCATAAATAATTGAATTACTATCCATATACAAATTGTCTATTTGCATATTTTTTTTATTATATTTTTTTATAATGTCTCCATATTCTCTAACTATATGTGAAAAATAACTAGGTATTCCCATTTCAATTATAATATATATTGTATAATTTCTAAATTGTTTTAATAAATATAAATCGTTAACTATTTTATTTAAAAAGAAAATAAAAAGATATTTTCGCAATATATATTAATGAAAAATCTAAAAATCAAAAGTTCTGGCAAGTCTTTTAGCAAAAAATCGGATTATCATTCATTTTTAGTAGAAAAAACAAATGAATTTCAAAAAATAGTTTATAAAACGATAAATTCTGTTTACAAATACAAAACTATGGATATTATTGGTGCTAGTGATATCAATATTTGTTTACAAAATATTGAATCATTACAAAATAATATAATAAATATTCAAACTATCTTACAAACCAATAATAAAATAAACTATAATGATCTATTTGAGAGAGTACAAAAAATAAACAATGAATTTTCGTCCATATTTAAATTATATGGGACAGAACATCTTGATGATGTTATAAATGTTTGTTATGGAAAAGAATATTTACAATCACTGAAAGAAAAGAACGAAAATCAGTATAATTTAATGAATACATTTATTCATCCCATCAAATATAAAGTTCTTGTATGGAAAGACTCTCATAAAATATCTAAAAATACAAACCGTAAATTAATGAAAAATAGAATTGTAGAAGACTATATGATTGTTGATCAAGCTAAAACATTGGATTGTTTTGATTTGGCCAGAACACAACAAAATTTTTTAACAAAGGTATATGGTATTAAAATTTGTTTTCAAAATCCCGATGAAAAAAAAACATTAATTATTTCAGCGATAGTTGATGACATTGGATTACAATTTATTAATGATAAATTTATTGAAAATAAGATTAATAATATAAAAAAAAAGAAACCCATTGAAAAAATATATCAAATTAAATCATTTGACCGATTTATAGAATCGCTAACATTAAAAGAAATTCTTGTATATAATAATACCGATTTATATCATAGATATTCTGGTTATATTAACCAAACTAAATTAATAAAACAAAAAACAATTTCACAAGTAATTAAAGAATTTATTAATAGTGAATTATATATTCAAAGAAATACAATTATTCAATTGTTAATTAAAAAAGACGAACCTGAATTTCAATACATGGCATATTTATTATATGACTTATTATCTAGTGAAAACAATAATACAATAGACACATTTGAACAAACATTATTATTTGATAGTTTACCATGGATTATAAAAAAATATTTTAGATTAGCAATGGAAACAACTATAAAATATACAAAGAATTTATCAAACTTTGATACAAATCGTATTCCAATCGAACAACAAATTTGTCTGATGAAAGCTAACGATATTGTAAAGGAAAAAGCAATGAATAAATTAAAAGAAGTAAAAGCTAAATCAGAAGACTCTGGATCAAAGGCAAAAAATTATTTGGATGGTTTACTTAAAATCCCATTTAATATTTATAAGCGAGAACCATTGTTGTTTTTTATGAAAAAAACAAATGAAGAGTTGAATAAATTATTGATAGAATTAAAAAATATAGATACGGATTTGAAAATACCTATTAAAACGAAATATTCAAGCATTGAACTTAAAAAATACTTAACGTATTTAAACGAAGAATATATTGATGAGATTAAAGATAAAAATATACAATTATTAAAGGTATTGTATACTACTGGTAAACGAGAAAATTTGGTTATTAATATATGCTATATTAATGGCATTGTCAAAAAATATTCATTAAAAAAAAATAAAATTTGTCACTCTGGAAAAAAAACAAATTATATGAAAACTCATATTATTAAATTTATAGAAAAGCATAAAGACAATGAAAGCATTATGAATGAATTAATTTTAAAATTCCAAAATAAGTATAATATACCTTCAATTACTAAATTTAATCATAATTTTCAAGAAATTTTTAATTTATGGTCTAAAATAAATATTGAATTGGAAAATGTTAAGAAAACTTTGGATAAATCTGTTCATGGACATGATAACGCAAAAAGACAAATTGAACGAATAATCGGACAATGGATAAATGGTGAACAAACTGGATACTGTTTTGGATTTGAAGGACCTCCAGGCGTTGGTAAAACGTCATTGGCTAAAAATGGTTTGGCAAAATGTTTAAAAGATGAAAATGGTGACGAGCGTCCATTTTCTTTTATTGCACTTGGAGGTTCTAGTAATGGCAGCACATTATGTGGACATAATTATACTTACGTAGGGTCAACATGGGGAAGAATTGTTGATATATTAATGGATAATAAATGTATGAATCCCATCATATTTATTGATGAACTTGATAAAGTAAGTAATACTGAACATGGTAAAGAAATTATAGGTATATTAACACATTTAGTCGATCCAACACAAAATGAACAATTTCAAGATAAATATTTCAGTGGTGTAGATTTGAATTTGAGTAAGGTATTATTTATTTTTTCTTATAATAATCCACAATTAATTGATAAAATTTTATTAGATAGAATTCATCGTGTTAAATTTAAAAGTTTATCAATACAAGATAAAATTATAATAACGAAAAAACATATCTTACCAGAATTATATTGTAAAGTGGGTTTATCAAACGTTTTAAATATGAGTGATGAAATTATTAAATATATCATTGAAAATTATACTCAAGAAGCAGGTGTTCGTAAATTAAAAGAAATATTATTTGAAATTATAAGTGAAATTAATTTAAAAATTTTGAAAGATGATACTGATCTTATCGATATCCCTATAGAATTAACTAAAGATGATATATGTAAAAAATATTTAAAAGACCGTCATATAGTTCGGTATAAAGAAATTGATCCTGAATGTCATATTGGTGTTATAAATGGTCTATGGGCTAACTCATTGGGTATGGGTGGAATTATTTTAATAGAATGTGTTCCAATGCCTTCAAATAATATTTTAGACTTAAAATTAACCGGAATGCAAGGGGATGTAATGAAAGAAAGTATGAATGTAGCAAAAACATTAGCATGGAAATTAACTGATAAAAAGCAACAAACAAAATTGATAAAACAATTCAAATCAACAAAACAAAATGGTTTACATATACATTGTCCCGAAGGAGCTACTCCTAAAGATGGTCCATCAGCAGGAACGGCTATTACTGTATGTATCTATAGTTATTTAAATAATAAAAAAATTAATAACTTGTTTGCTATTACCGGAGAAATTGATTTACAGGGTAATGTCACTGCTATTGGTGGTTTGGATCTTAAAATTTTAGGTGGCATTCGTGCTGGTGTGAAAAATTTTATATTTCCACTTGAAAATGAAAAAGATTTTAAAAAGTTTCAAGATGAATGTAAAGAAAAAGAGTTGTTAAAAGACATTTCATTTTATCCAGTTGAAAAAATACAACAGGTTTTTGAACTTATTTTTATATAATAATATTATATATGGGTCTTAACATTAAATATTTAATTCCATTTGGAAGTATGATTTCACCTCTATTAATAAGTTCGTATCTTGTATTTGATAGTTTTTTTAATGGGAATATTAAAGGTATCGTTTATTTATTTGGAGCGATAATAGCTTCTTTTTTGGGTATTATTGCTAGGCCTTCTTTAGGGTCTATAACTCCGGCGATAAGTTGGAATGGTAAAACAGATGTTTGTAATATGTTTGGTTTTGGTGATCAATATAACAAATATTCTAGTCCTGATTTTAATACTTTATTTTTATCATTTACAATGATGTATGTTATTCTAAATATGTTTATATTGGGAACATATAATTTCTTAACTTTGTTATTGTTTATGCTAATGATTGCTGTTAATTGTTTTTATAGAATAAAGTTGTATTGTTCACATGGTCCTGATATTTTAGCAGGTTTACTATTTGGTTCAATATTGGGTATTATTTGGTTTTTCTTAGTAAAATTTGTTCAAGATAAAAATGGAATGGATTTATTATATTTTCAAGATGATAAATCCACTAAAAAAAAATGTAAAGTTAGTAGAACTAAATTCAAATGTGTCCAAAAAGATAACTTTTAATTATTTCATATGAGATCTCATTTTTAATAATTTATTCGCAATATCACCTAAAGCTTTTCGTCTTCTCCAACCAACAAAACTAGTACCCGTTCTATAATGTGCTTTAAATTTATGATAAAACAAAAGTATAATTTTATCAATATTTGCTCTGTTATATTTTTCCATTTCGGCTTTAGTGAATTTTTTTTTCCCCAATTGTGTATTTACAAAATTATGAAATATAAATAAATATTCTCTGAACTGTGCTAAAGTTCTTATTCTATGGAAATTGGTTGTTTTAAGATAATATATAGCATGATTTTGACATATTGGACAGGGTAAGTTTCCGCAAATATTTTGAACCAAGTTTTTACATTCAATTAAATGCGAATTAAAATATGTTTCATCTAATCGCGATGCTATTGTATGAAATAAATACCATGTTGGTGTAGCCCATTCTTTTGACATTCTTTATATAATTCATATAAAGAGAATTTTTTTTTATAAATTATATGAATAATTCAATTTTTACAAATTTTTTAGAAACATTATGTGATGATGATGAAAGCAATGAAAATACTTGTTTGATTAGTGGATTACCTCTAGAAGAAAATTTTATAAAATTATACTGCGACCATAAATTTAACTATAAATATATTTTCAATGAAATTAAAGCACAAAAAATTAATCCCAATCATTTAGAAGTAACAAAATTAAAAAGAAAACAAATTAAATGTCCTTATTGTAGGAAGATCCAGAACCATTTATTACCTCATAGAGATAATTATCCAGAAATAAACGGAGTTAATTATCCTGTTAAATTTTGTATGAAGGCATATAATTGTAAGGCAAAATTTAAAACTGGAAAAAGAAAAGGTATGGTATGTGGTAGACCATGTAGAACAAAATATTGTTCTTATCATAAAACCATTGCTCAAAATATAAATTCCATTTCTAAACCTAAATGTGAATATATTTTGACTTCTGGTAAAAATGCTGGTAAAAATTGTAGTAGAAATGCTTTAAGTTCCCAACATTATTGTAAGCAACATTTAAAAATAATAAATAAAAATCCATTGGATAATATTGAAAAGGTATCTAACAAATTGAAAAAGAAGAACAAAAAAATAAAATTAAAAATGAAACTTAAAAATGAGATTATTGATTTAACAGAACCAAGTGGTATGTTTTATCAAGATCATTCACTTACAAATAATAAAATAACAATATAAATATAATAAAAAGACAATTATATTATATATAATGACTGAAAAAACTGAATTAATTAATAATATAAAAAGCTGGATAGGATTAGATAATGAAATTAAACTTCTACAAAAAGAAATTAAAAATAGAAGGGAACAAAAAAAATTATTAACAAAAGAATTGGTCGGTGTTATGAAAAATAATGATATTGATTGTTGGAACACCGGTGAAGGTAAATTAATTTACTCAAAAACTAAATCAAAAGCACCTTTGAGTAAAAAACATTTATTGAATTCTTTATTGAAATATTTTCAAAATGATGAAAATACCGCAAAAGAATTGAGTAAATTTATCATGGAAACAAGAGAAATAAAGGAAAAAGAAAATATTAGAAGAAAAATACCAAAAATTAAATAAATATAAAATAATTTATAATTATTCATATATTGTATATATATATGGATAATTCACAATTTTCACTATTTTCATTGCATCCGTCGTGGAAAGAAAAACAAATAAAATTGGTACCAAATTATGAAATTGAAAAATATATAAAACCTATATCAAAAAAAATGAATATCAAAAAAAATAATCATATTTATCTTTGTATTTATAACATACAAGCATCAGAGGAATTTTTACACACGCATTTAAAATATTTTTTATATAAACAACCGAATAGTAATAATGATTTTAGCAACTTACTCACATTTCCATATATAACATATACTTCAGGTAATCCTATTAAAATTGCTGAAAAAACTATAACCAATATATTTAATGCTAAGCTAGATTGTAAAGGATTTGTTGAAAAGAATAATGATTTGTACATTTTTTATAATTATAATGTTTCAATTAAATATACTCCACTTTTAAAAGAAAATACAAAATATTGGTGGGGGTTAATCGATGAAATATGTAATAAAAAAGAAATACTCAATTATCCTATTCATGAAACAGTATCAAATTTATTTTTAGATAATCCTGGTATAATATATTTAACTGTATTCTACAATGATATTAATCATAAATTGGAAATTCCAGTAGTAGGTTATAAAGGTGGATATTATAAATTAATTAATAAAAATTTTGAACTAATAGATAGAAATTTATATAGTATGTTTGGCCCTTATTATAATTTTAGTAGTTCTTTTACAAAATCTCTACGACTTTCTTGCTGGACGAATAATTATAAACCGGCTTATTTCAATAAAATACAAATAACAAATAATAATGGAAAATATTTAAAATCTAAGGTGGTTAGAACAGCTATATTTTTAGGAAATGCTCAAATATTGCGAGGAGAAACTAATTCTACATTTAAAAAAATAATAGACTTATACGACAATAATGATGTTAAGACAAAATATAATAAACAAGTTAAATATAAATTCGAATGGGAAGATGATATTGATACTGTCTTATTGGGTGAAATTCCATTTAAAAAATTAGATGGACATTTTCATTATACAAATACTGATATTATTGTAAAAACAAAAGATCGATTTATACCACTAACTATTCATGATGTTAACGTAGAATCTTTGGGAGAATTTCATAATAACAAATATAAAAATTATAAAATACAATAACTTTTAATATTTTAATAATATATATTATGGATATCTTCAAGATAATAATAGGTATTGTATTTCTTAACATGGTTTTTGAAATATATATACGATTTTTCCCATACTCAAAAAGAGAAAATATTATGGTTTATCAAATATGGTTGAATATCGTTTTTATTATGTATATTATTTTGCCAAAGGAAGTTGGAAGTTTTTGGTTTAATAATTAAAAAATTGATTTAAATGTTTTTTAATTTATATGTTTTAAATATGGAACGTAAACTTAATACAAAAGTCCAGGCATGGTGTAAAACATTTAAAGAAAGTATTATTGGTGAAATTCAAAAAATTTACATTAATGATAAAAATTCAGGTAATATGAGCGATGACAAAAATAAAGCTATCAATAGTTTAATACAAATGATCTATGATTATGACAACTTAAAAATTAATACTATTGATTTACAAAAAAGAAAAAGAGTAAAAAATGTAGTTCCTTTATATGAAAGATGTCATGCTCTACGTGCTAATTCAGAACAATGTACTAGAAAAAAAAGAAAAGGTTTAATGTTTTGTGGAACTCATATGAAAGGATGTCCACATGGAACTATTCAAACTAATAAAGAGAGTGAAGAAAATAATAAAGTTCAAATTCAAATTTGGGCACAAGATATCAAAGGTATTATTTATTACATTGATGAGAATAATAATGTATATGAACCAAATGACATAATGAAAGCTATGGAAAATCCTAGAAGAATAGCACATTGGAAACTTGATGATGATGGAACCTATCATATTCCAGAATATAATATATAAAAAATAAATAGTTTTATAAAATATTTATTTTTTTTTATCATCCTTTTCTTCTGGTAATTTATCTTTTATCAAAAAATGTATTTGTTTTATATAAGGTTTGCAATTGTAATATGTTCCTACATAAACACCCGCGCTAAATCCTAAAATTACTTGCCACATTATATATTGTATGAATATTTTATAAATTTACATATTATGAAGTTTACATGTGGTCGGTGTATTTTTATACCAGAAGTTATATCTCTCTACCATTCTTTTATTTCGTTTCCATTCTCTAGTAGATATTGGTATTAAAGCAGCAGGAATACGAATATCGTTTATATCTTTTTTTAATGGCTTATATTCGCCATAATAACATTCTGCTAGACCTCCATTTTGACTTGATCTAATATTCCAATAATCATATATAAATCCTCCTAATAAATGTTGAAATTTCCAATGTGTTTGGGTAGTTAATCCTGATAAATGATAAATCGATGATGCTTGTTTTGCTGATATACCTTTTTTTTTTGTAAAACATATCATGAATAACATTTCTGCTATATGATTTTGAATCGTATTTTTACCACCGTGCTTTTTTAAATTATTAATTAAATATTTATACATTCCATTAGTTTCTGGTATAGTATTTTCGTTTATTAAATTAATTTCATCGTCTTTATCAATGAAATAGCTAACTGATTTTATCTGTTTCATTTTATTTGGATATTTTTTACAACAACATTTACTGCATAAATTATTAAAATTAATATTTGCATAAAAATCTTTACACAAATAACATTTGTTTAAATCGTAAGTTTTTCCGCTCCTTGTTTTCATAATGATTATTGATATATATAATCATTATGATTTCTTTTCAATTTTTTTACACATCGAAATTATTATTACCCCGACTATTCCGATCAATATATAATAAAATAAATAATTTATATTTGATTTGATAAATTTTTTAACAAAAAAATCGCTAAAACCAAAAGCACATACATAAATAAAGACCCAACCTATATCTTCATACTTAAACATATACAATATTATGATATTTTTTTACAATCCTTGTATAATTTATAACTCCATATTACACCCATTAAATATATAGGTAGTGCTATCAAATTTATATACAATGAATGTGTAAAAAATGACAAATAATATACATATAAAAACGCAAAACATCGTATTGGAATATATGTCGCTGCTTGTAAATATTGAAATGTTGATAATAAATTTGTATAATTACTATTTGTTTTTTTTAAATAATAAACCGGATAATGAAATAACATGGAACATTCAGCTAGATAAAATAATATATATACATATTGATAACCATTATTTAATACATACATAGCAAATATATGATGACAAATTAACACTGATCTAGATTTTGTTAATTTTGAATTAATCATTCTTATTGCGTCATATGTATAATAAATATTACCAAAAATAATACAATAATCTTTATATTCTGTTATTGTTTCATTATTATAAAAATATAATGTAAGATACCACGAGACAAAATAACAATTCGCTGCCGAAATTAAATTTATTAATATTTTATCGATATTTTCTACACTTGTATTAGATAATACTATATTATAGCATATATATAAAATTACACCTGTAATCAATGATAAATACATTAATCTATATAACAATTTTCTTTTTAAATAGAATTGTTATATTAAAAATTCATATACAAATGATAAGACCATATAATTCCCATTAAATATATTGGAAATCCCATAATAATCGAATACATTGGATCAATAAAAAATGATAAATAATAAATATACGAAATAACAAATACACGACAAAAAATATACGAAACCAATTGTGATATGGCTAATATTTTTTTGATATTTCCCGTTATATTCATTTTAATACAGTAATACATTGGGAAATAAAATATATTTGATAATTCAGCAACAATATAATATGAAGATCCATAATACGATATGTTATATTGTATTAATCCTATACTTAACATATGATGTAATAAAAATAAATTATCAAATACATTATAATGATAATCATTTATTATCCTCATTGTATCAAATAGATAATATGATGTAGAAACTATATATGCTACTTCTAGAGATCGTGGTTCTTGAAAAAAAAGATAACATAAAATATTAACGTTTGCGATATAACAATGTAGTCCTGGAACAAATAAATTTTCTAGCAATTTATCATATAAAATTTCAGTTGCCGTACTTCTAGCAATTGATTTTAAACATTTTCTCATAAAATTATTATAAATATTGAACAATATAAATCCACATAAAATAGGTGTATTCATTAAATAATAAAATGACGTACACTTTAAATTATTTATAAATACATTTAAACATAAATGAAATATACTTGTAATGAAGGTTAATATAGTTCCACTCATAGGGTTGACCCCATATATTTATTCTTTTTATTACAATCCATTTAAATTAAATTCTTTTTTTATTTTATTATTTGGAAGTTTACTTTATTTAAATTGTGACAATAATTATTTCAGGTACTTGGATATAGGAAATTGTTTTATTCAATCGTTGATTATTCGTTATTATATTCCAAATTCAGCATTGTATGGATATTTTCTAGCATGTTGTTTTATATCAAATCAATGGTTATTTAAAAGTAAATATAAAAATTATATACATGTTATTTTATGTACTTGGCCAGGATGGTATTGGATTAATAAGTTTGAAAATTTATAACTTAATTAAATGTTGGCCATGTTTTATCATCTGTTTTTAATTTTTTTTCTTGTAATTCCAATGTAACTTCTTTTTTAGTTGTATTTTCATCAGGATTTTTACTAGATCTATTGCCAAATCCGATTGTTTGTGTAAATGAACTAAGAAAACTGGTTCTTTCTTTTGTTCGTTCTCCTTTTGGTAATTTAATCTTCTGTGTTTCTTGTTTTTTCATAGTATTTGTAGAATTATTTTCACGCTGTGGACTTTCTTCATAATAGTATTTATATCCAAATGTCGCAGCCGCTAAAGTTCCTAAAATTGTTGAAACGAGCATTATTTTTTTTGTATTATCTTCCATTATATGTAATATATATATTTTTTTAAAGTTGTTTTTTTATTAAAAAATATCTTTTATATTTTTTTTTACCGGTTTTATCATAACCATCACTCTTTCGTATTGGGTTCATAATGTATCCATTAACTTTTAATATCTGACGAATCAAATTCAACATGGGCCATTTTTGTGTAAGTGTTGCGTTATTTTGTAAAGATGTTAACGATGATGAACTATATATTTTTTTTATATTTGGTAATTCTTTCCACATTTTTTCATAATTATCATCATTACGTATCAAAATGTCTCTAGGTATCCATAACCCATTTAATTCTTTTTCTTCACTAATATTTTCAAAGCATGGACATAATTTTAATAAATTTAATATCTCAGTATCCATTTAATAATAGTATAGATATTATGTAGCTTAAAAAAACGCACTATTTCTTTAAATATATAAATTATATTATATAAAAAACTAACTTAGGGAATTTTATTATTTTTCAGAAAGTATTTTGGATTTGTTAAATTTGGACATTTTAAAAATGTCCAGATATGCATATATGACTAAAGTTATATGAAAAAACATGACTTTTCTAATTTACACCATAATAATCACAAAAGGAAAATTTTTGATAAAAAGTATGTAGGTCCTTTATGGTAAGGTAATATTTATGCGGAAAAACTGAAAATATTATTAATTTTCACCAAATACAAAATGATAACAAAATGGTAACTTTTTGTCCGGAAAATCAAAATTAAAAATAACAATATAATTTATTACTATTTATAGTAACCAATTACACAAAGTGTATTATATTTTTACCTACATTATCAAAAATGGTAACTAAATGGTAACTATTTGTCCGAAAAATCCGGAAAATATACCATTACAATTTAGGAATAATAAAAAAAAAATTAAATCATGAAAATGAAAATATGTAGGGGAAAATCCGGACAAATAATTAATAACTAAATAAAAAAATTGGTTTAGCGGATTTTCGTGTTATCATATATAAGATAACAAAATGTCCGCAAAAATCCGGAAAGAATATTCATGTACAATTTGTGATTATTATACACGTGATAAGAAAGATTGGATGAAACATATTTCCACACGTAAACATATAAAAAATCACAAAATGATAACAAATGATAACGAAATGATAACAAAACCAGTAAAAACTGTTGAATTTGTTTGTAAATATTGTAATAAAACTTATAAATACAAGAGTGGTTTATCACGACATAAGAAAAATTGTAAAAAAAAACATAAAAATAATATTGAAACAATAATAAAAAAATCCGCAAATAAATCCGCAAATAATTACAACCCTGATATGGTTAAAACATTAAATGATTTTCTATCATCTGATAAAAAGAAATTAGAAATGATGGAACAATTAATAAAACAAAATGAAGAATTATCAAAGAATGTTGGAAATAACAATAATAATAAAATATCTATCAATGTTTTTTTAAACGAACATTGTAAAGATGCAATGAATTTAACAGATTTTGTTCAAAAAATAGAAATCTCGAATGAAGATCTTTTATATACACAACAATATGGATATACCGAAGGAATTAGTAATATATTTATGAAATATTTAACAGATATGAAAACTACCGAACGACCCATTCATTGTAGTGATAAAAAGCGTTTACAATTTTATATTAAAGATGAAAATAAATGGCATCAAGATAAAAATAACAAAATAGATAATACGATTCAAGCAATTTCAAATAAACAATTGGGAAAAATAAAGGAATGGGAAGAACAACATCCAAATTATTTAAATGATGAAAGTTTATTAAAAGAGTGGCATGAAATAGTTAAAAAATCGGTAGGTAGCTATGATGCTCAGGAACGAATAGAAAATCATAAATTAATTAAAAAAAATATTTCAGGAAAAATTTTAGTCAAATCAGCATTAGACACCACTGAAGAATAAAAATAAGAATATAAATTATGTATACTGGTATATTTAGAGAGAAGAAAGGATTGACAAATATCAAAAGAAAACCTAGAAAAACACGTATAAAAACACGCCAAATAATACACATACCCATGATTAATACTATAAATGAAAACAAAAAAATAATAAAAAAAGAGGTAAAACCAAAAAAAAATAAAACAAATAATAAAAAGATTCATGAAGATAAATTACATAATTTTCAATTGCCTTATATAAATTATGATTTTTCTTTAAAAAATACTATTTCAAATAAACAAACAATTAATTTTTTACATGTTCAAAAAACAGGAGGTAGAAGTTTAACACAATATATAAAAATGAGACGACTGCCTATATTTTGTAATCATTACATAGAAAATGTAAATAAGCCTTTGGATAATTTATTCTTTATTATAAGAGATCCCATAACTCGCTATATTTCAGGGTTTACACATATGTTTTTCATAGTTAATATGTTAACAAAACATTGGTCAGAAGATTATGGTATAAAAGAACAATATAAATTTTTTTACAAACATTTTCCAACACCTAATATTTTAGCGGAATCAATAACATCAAAAGATTTGATTAAAAGAGAGTTAGCATTGAAAGCATTTGAATATATCAATTGTATAAAAAATGGATATAATGTGTGGTTTGAAAAAATAAAACTGAAAGATATTAAATATATATTAAGATTTGAACGATTGCAAACAGATATTAATGAAATATTTTGCAAAAGAAATAATATTTCACCATTTCATTTATCCAATTATGACACTGTTGGAAAAAAAAAATGGAATAAAGAAAATCTACATATGAAATATTTAAGTAATATAGCTATAAGCAATTTAAAAAAAATATATATAAAAGATTATTATTTTATAGATCAAATGATAAGTATAGGATTATTAGATAAATCGTATAAAAATTTATTAATATAATTTTTTGTATAACATTATATTAATGGACGCGTCAAAAAATTTAATTGAAGAAAACAAGAAAATAGTTGAAATGGAAGAACAAAAAAAACCAATGTTAAAGTTAGAAAGACCCATGTTTGATAAAAAATTCACAAATGGCAAAAATAAATTACCAAAAAAAATAAAAAAGAAAATTACAATCGATAAAAAAGGAAAAGTAAAATTAGATATACAAGAATTACCAATAGAAATATTAGATATAAGTGACGATGAGAATGGTGATGAGGGAATGAGTGGTATGGGACATCAAAAAAAAGAAACATATATTAGTTTGCGAAACAAAATAAATTATTTATATTATGATTCAAACGAATATTATTCTTCTGCTATGGATATATTGGCAAGTTATGTAAAAGGTCAAAAATTAATTTATATGGAATCAAAACATTATTGCGAAACTAGACTAGATAAATTAATGCTGCCTGCTATATTTTTATCAGCAACAGCATCTGTTTGTTCTAGTGCTTTAGATGCTTTTTGGTGGGATTCGTTAGCAATAAGCATATTAAATGCGTTTATCAGTTTTTTATTGGCGGTAGTAAGTTATATGAAATTAGATGCTCAGGCTGAAGCGCATAAAATTACATCTCATCAATACGATAAGTTACAATCAATGTGTGAATTTTCCTCCGGGTATTATTTATTATTTGGTGATAATGATGATAAAATTAGAAGTCAGAAAAGTGATCATGTTCAACCACTTGAAAAGAAAATATCAGATATAGAAACGAAAATTAAAGAAATCAAAGAAACTAATCAATTTATAGTACCACGTAAAATTAGATATCAGTATTCGATAATATACAACACAAATGTATTTTCAATTATAAAAAAAATAGAAAATTGTCGTAAAGAACAAATAACCAAAATGCGTGACGAAATTAATACAATAGCGTGGTTAAAGAAAAAAATAAAATGTGAAAATATCGCTTGTAATGATAAAAAAGAAATAGAAGAAAGAATATTTATGTGTTATGAAAAAAAAAGATATTTGACAAAAAAAATATTATTATTGAAAAACGCTTTTACATTAATTGATGATATATTTAAATGTGAAATGGAAATAGCAGATCATAAGAGAAAACATACTTGCTTGGGTATTAGATGTTGTTGTTATAAAAAAGATAAAAGAAATCCATTGGCTTTAAACGAATTTACAAGATATATAATGGACCCATTTAAAGATTTAGATGAAAAAAAGAAGGCAATTGAGGAAGCAGTTGAAGCAGTTTGTAAAGATATTTCTAATAATAAAAGCATAATGAAAAAGATAATGAAGCGAAAATCTATGGCCAAAATTGAAACCATAATTGATGATGATTATGAAATTCCAAAAAAAAGTATTTGTTGTTGTTAAATATTTAGACAAGTGAGTATTTAAATATTTAATATTTTTATTATTTATAAGGAAATGTCAAAACCAATTTATACACGGTTGCAGATGTTATTTGGAACAAAGATAGCTTTACATTTTTCGTTACCCCTGGCTACAAATACGAACATTGATAAAAATGATTTTCAATTGTTTTTGGGTGGTGTTAGTAAAACAATTGATAGTGTATTGACGAATGCTGGATATTTAATTATAGATCATTCGGAAACAATAACAAATCCAAAATTGATAAGAGTATCTTATACAAAAAATGCGGATAGTAGTAAAAATATAGCAGCATCTGCTACAAATGGAGGTGGTGTTGTAGATAGTTTTTCTGCTGTTGATAATATACCTCCACGAGTGGTTCAACAGACTATTAGTTCTTCTAGTACAATTGATTTAATTTTTGACGATTATATAGTCGATAATGCTAATATAGATAGTGCTGATTTTGATTTTAAATTAGATAATGTAAGTAAATCAATTTCATCTATTTCAACAACGTCTGGTAGAGTTGTAATAACACATGGAGAAACAATTTCTAATATTGAACAAGTTGATATTACATATACAAAAAACGCAACATCAAGTAAGAATATTGTTGATGAAGCTGGAAACGCGGCAGAAAATTTTTCTTCATTTGGACAGAGTAATGAATTTAATGAAAATTATATAACAAATGAGGCTAGCCAATGGCATTTTATTACATTTAATAGAAATAAAGGAACTAGTAGCGATGAGTTGAATAGTGGAAATTTTGTTTATAATACAGAAGGTTCTACAGCAGATACAAATTTTGGACATAAATTTATTGTTGGTTATAAAGAAGCAGGTATGTCTTCAGGAATTATTGTAGGTAATTCTTATTTAAAAACCAATATAAATGATTATGGTGCCTTTATATTAGATAATGGTAGTTCTATAAATCCGGTTAAGATTGAAAATGGAAATAATATTATGGTTGGAGCAGGTTCTTATACAACAAATGGAAGTAAAATGGTAAAAAATCCACATTTTAGATTTGCGTTTAATCCAATGACATATAAATATGCTTGGTATTATGCAAGTATGTGGGTACAACCTTCATACAGTGATAATACAAACATTAACAATTTAAGAGATAATCATTTATTCCAACAGTTATGTTGTGGAACTTATATACCAGGTGAAGCGGATTTATTTAAATTATGGGGTGATAGTACTTATGACCTTTACACGTCTTTAAATACTGGATTAACACGTTCTGGAACCGAAACACATAAAAGTTTGGATGAACAGTATTCAAAAAAAATTAGCGCGTCTTTTGCAAGTCATAATGGATTTAAACCAATTTCGTATTACGATGATTTAGATTTAAGAAGTTGGGTATATCATGCTTATAATGGATCTTGGGATGGAAAAACATTAGTTTTTAGTACTCATAAAACAGGCGATACAGCAGCTGGTTATAATGGTGTAAATCAAAAAAAAGTATTGATAGCAGATTTCGATGGAACCCAAAATATTTTTAATATAAATTATACAACATTCATTGAAGAACAATCATTATATATGGGCACTGGTACAAATCACATAACAGTTAAAGATGATTGGATGGCTATTTACTGGAAAGGAAGTGGTGCAAGTCATACACGTATTTATAAAAAAACAAATGGTACTTGGAACGCAACGCATCATAGTTTTGTAGCAGGAAGTCAACCAAAATTATATAAAACAAAAACAGGAGAGTATTATTTGTTAACAGGTTCGAGCAGACATTATTACAATTCAAATACTGATAGTTGGGATTCACATTCAGAAATGACAGTATCAGGAAGCATGGAAAGTGATAAAAATGGTTTTATACCAAAAAGAATTATTACAAATAGCTCAAGTCGTAAAATATATGTTTGGAGTGATGTAAATGAAACATATAACGAAGTAGATATATTGGGATATACAAATAGTGATGCGTGGAGAAGTGCCGCAGCTGATGATAGTCCGGGATTTGGGTTGAGAGTTGCTATATGGAATGGTAATAAATATAATTCAGGAACAAATGTAAATGACAATATAACCGTTATGAAATATGAAAATGGTAAATTTGTAAATGAAGAAAATGGATTAATAAGACTTCCCACAGACACAGTAAACTTATATGGTGATAATATATATTTTAAAAAAAATACAATTGTCTATCGTAGTTGGTCGAAATCAATTAGAGCATATAAAAAAATAAAAAATCATTGGATATTAACAAATCATATTATGCATACCCCAGGACCATATGGTGCTATGGGAATACATGTGTATAATAATAAAATGATACATTTTGATCATGAAACTGGTGGTTATGGTGCTGGTGTTCAATATCAACGTGTAGGTTCAGTTTCTTATCTTGAAATGTCTTTTGATTATTCACCAGAATTTCATAATGCTATCGTGCCAGCAGTTATAAATAATGTTACGGATACAACAAATACAAAAATAGGTGTATATTTTTCAGAAGACTTAGTTAAAAACACACATATTGATAAAAATGATTTCACAGTTAGTGTTAATGGTGTTTCGGCAGCAGTATCTACCGCTGAAATAATTGAGGGTGATGTTATTTTAACGATGTCTAGTGCTATAACGAATGGTCAAACAGTTACAATAAATTATACAGCTAATAGTAATGATATGAAAAAATTAAAAGGATATGGAACAAAGTATATTAAAAGTTTTTCAAGTGAAGCACAAGAAAATGTATATGTAACTGCAGCAAAAGGATGGGGAGATCAAACATATAATACACCATATGGTGAAACAATCACAGATTTAAGGACTGGTGAAGGTTCGTTTCATATAGAAGAAAAAAGAAAATTAGGAAGTGGTATTGTTCCTACAAACGTCACATGTGCTACAACAAATACGACAGTAAATATAATTAGTTCTGGTGGAAATAAGTATGTATTTAATGGTGAAAATAGTTATGATTCTTCAAAGAAATATGGGTTATACACAAATACTTACATATTTAAAGATGTTCCATCGGGGCATCCAATAGCGATTTTAAATAATGGAAATGCAAATATAATGTATACAGGAGATGATAGTAAGAAATTTACAAAGGCAGTATCGGGAACAACAAACGATGGGACATATGATTTTTACTATGGCGATGTTACAGTTACAGTGAGTGGTGATTTTGGAACAATGAGTGTATATTGTTATTATCATGGATATATGGGTGGAGAAAATTTATTAAAATATACTACAACTTGCGAGAAAAGAATATATGCTCCACAAGCAGCAAAAAGTGTTGTAGTTTCTTTTGATATAACACGTGAGAAATTTGATAAAATAGAAACACAAAGTTATTATGAAGGAGGAAGTAATAAATTTCCAACAGGTGTAAGTATGGTGTTGAAGCATGGTGACACATTATATGTAAATTCAACCACAAAAATATATAAATTTGTAGAAACAACCTCTACTTGGTCAACCGTAATAACAAATTTATCATCACCAATAGATGGTTTTATTTATAATAATAATTTTTATTATGTTACAAGTAGTTTAACCAGTATACAAAAATTTGATCCAACGACGGATACGTTATCTACTGTTACAATTAGCGGAACCCCGCCTAGTTTATCTGGTTACAATATGGTAGTATGTCAAAACAACAATGAATTATATTGTTATGCTAGCAACTATAATAAACAATCCTTTTTATATAAAATTGATTTGGCAACAAATAGTGGTTCACAAATAGTTTATACTACAAATGATGATAATGTAGGTTATGATTCAGCAAAAGCATCGACCAATTCTTATTTTTACGGTGTATTTAATTGTGCTATATTTTATCATGGTGGAAATGTTTATTTAATTGGTGGACAACGACGGGCAAAGAAGGATAATGATTTAGGTAGTGTTAGTGTAAATACACTTTTTAAAATAAATGTATCTGATAAAATTATATCAAAGGTTAATTATCATGGTTATTTTCATCAAACAGCATTTACAAATTCGCAACCAATAGTAATAAACGATGAAGTATATATTTGGTCACCTGGTATGAATAGTACAGTATGGTTTAAAATGATATTTGATAAACATACAACTGGTGTAAAAAGTGTTAATAATAATGTAGGACTGTCATATAAAACGATGACAGTTAGAACGCTTGATCAGGGTGATTCCGCAAGTGGTACTAATAGAGTATATAAAACAGCGGATTCAATATGGATGTATGCTGTTGGAAATGAAGAATCTGCCAATGATGAGTTTATTACACAAGATAAAATTTGGCCAGCGTTTAGTTGGCAACATTCGTATGGTTCAAAAGGAGCTGCTTTATCTACGGAATATAAAATTAAAGATAAGGATGGAACCGATAAAACAGATGTGATATTAAATCAAACCGTAACACAAAAATATTTCGCAACATTTTCTTCGTCACAATTTAAAGTAATAACACCCAACGCAGGATTAATAACAGATGGTATAAGTATTGATGAAATAAGAGCATTTGGAACGGGTAAAGGTTGGTTAGATGGAGGTAGAACAGGTGAAATGAGTTATGTTTTAATAAGTACAAAGGCGCATGCTGCTATGAAAAATGCGGGAGATCAAGTAGATGTTTATTTTAGATTTCCAAAAACAACAAAACCAAAATATTGGATAAAAGATATGTATGAAGTAGTTGGTCAAGATTATTATTATATATATATGTTTACTGCTGAAAAAGTTTCAGGTACTAAGAATTTTGATAGTTGGATGACATGGGAATATCAATATGATATATTACCTGCTGAAGAACCAGTATTATCTAATTGGACACCTCAAATAGAAAATGCATATGTAGAACCTGGTAATACTTATCAATTAATATTATTATTTGATACAATAATAGAATATCCAGCAACATTAGATGCCACATTATTTACAGTAAAAATAAATGGAACAAGTGTTTCAGTAACAAATGCCATTTTACATTCAGAAATTGATAAAAAAAATAAGATAACAATTACATTGGGTGTAGCTCCGAATGTTGGAGATACTATGACAGTTAGTTATAGTAAACCAACAGATGTTGCTAAAAAAATAGGAGCATCAAATACTCGTTCAATAGATAGTTTTACAGATGTATCTGTTCGTGCTCAAACATTTAAATATATGAGTAAAGGATTAAATTATAGATATTGGAGTTTTGGTAGCAGTAATATGGCGAATGGATTATTTTATGGTCTGTGTCGCGCTGGTTCATATATGTACGTAGGCGATGATAATGGATATGATCAATATTATACGGGAACTGTGGGTAATCAAAATCATTGGCCAATTTATAGGTTCATCCAACAATCAAATGGTATTTTACATGCCCTTTCGTTTATTGATTTTAAAGATAAAAATGGAAATGTTAGAAATGATTTTATAATGTCACCTAAAAATTTAAATGAAATTTCAGCAGATTATATCGCGCGCGGTGGTAATTTTGGAACAGGTTTCGATTCATCACACGGGAGTGCTGTATATTTAAGTGTATTTCCAAATGCGGGTGGTTCTTCTGGTTCTCCTGGTGGAAATAAAAGCGAGGGAGATTGGAATAGTTATACTGGTGGTAGTCAAGTAGTAATTATGTGGAATGACCCAAGAGATATATATGTATATTTTAGAGCTAAAAAAACAGCACCAGCGTGGAATAATGTAAATAGTCAATTAAAATTTGAAAGACCAGACGATAGTGTTAATTATTATATGTTAATGTTTCAAGGAACATTTAAAAAATATGATGCAACAAATCGTGATGTTCGTTCCATAGGACAGATGTTAACAACATGGGATGGTTTAAATTCTAGTCATTCAACTTATACAGGGAACGGTAGGAGTGGTTCGGATGATCTTTCACAAGAATTGCGAAATAAAAAAGCACCTAAAAATGTATATGATATAACGGAATACGCTAATTCGAGGTTATATTCGCCTTACACAACACCATGGAGAGATTTGGAAGCATCGGATGTTGGATATTTGGGAATGTATGATGAAAATTTTAAAAAGGTCTATAATGGTAAAATCCATGTAATAGAAACAGGACACCTAGGAGTTCCAACAAAACAAGATACATTTGGCCCTTCACCAAAAAAGGGATATTTACACAATATAAATCATAGTCAAGTTATGTTGTATTTTGATGAATACTTGGCAGATGGATTAATTTTGAATAAAGACAATTGGATTATTAAAATAACAGACAATAATGGAACAAATAACGCGACTATTACAGAAATAAAATATGAAGCAAATTTTGCTTTATTTAAATTTGAAGAAGTTGTGGTACAGTCAGATGTAGTATCAATTTCATATACAGCACCTACTAGTGTATCTTCAGCATCGGTAAAAGATAATAAAGATAATTATATTGCTAATTTTGTAGATTTTTCAGTAGAAAATAATTTATTGATTCCAGCTACTATTTCAAAAGCAGAAACATTTGATAGTGGTAGAAAAATAAGAATAACAATGTCAAAAAATTTCAAATCAACTGATTATCGTGCTTTTGTAAATCCTTCGCATTTTGGTGTTAATGGTTCTTATACAGGAAGTGTAAATGTAAGTGATGTAATTGTTTATGGAAATACAATAACTTTACTGTGTTCGGGTATATTTGTAAACGGAGAAATTATTAAGATTGATTATGTCCCACATAGCGATTATAGTATGGCTTTAAAAGATGATGATGGAACACCTATGACATCAATATCAGGTTATACTATTACAAATAATTCCCTATACGACGTAATATCAGAAATGACTTGTTATGCTTCTAGTAGCGTTGGTGGTTCATTAGAATTCGGCAGTAATTTAAAAATAGAAGTAAATAAACCAGTTGATGTAGGTGTCACATTAGAATGGAATGGTAATAACGACCATACATCAAATATATTATATAGTGCCACGACTACACCGTGGACGGTTGGAACAAAAGTTACAACTAAAAGTTCAAGAGGTAATTTTCAGACTTACGGTGTATATACGGTTCAAGAAAATGATTATTATGTTCCAAATACAACAAATAATAGTAATACAAAACATGCGTTTGAAGGAACTGCTGGATATAAAGGACATTGGATGCAATATGATATGGGAACTCAAACAACAGTTGATAATCTGTGGATGTTAGATGGTTATTATACAAATCATATTTATAGAATAAAAGAATTTGTTATATGTGGTAGCAATGATTTCGCGGTTACAGATACCACATATCCCTTTACGTATACTGGAACATGGACATATGTTGATACAGTTACTAACGTTAATAATTTAATGCCTGACTCATCGCGTGGAGATACAGAAGATCCAGTAAAGATTTCATTTAATTCAGCAACCTATAGGTATTGGAGAGTTGTTGTTACCAAGTTATCAACGAACCATAGTCTGGAATTTTGGTTTTGTAGTTTGCCTATTTCGGTTACGCCAGTATTAACAATAAAAACAAAAAATGCTATAGATAATGTAAAACATAGAGCTTCAGGGAATGTAGTAACAATTGACGGTGAAACAATAAATTATATAACAGATGATATGATACCATATACTGGTTGGAATGTAAATGATGCTCAAATTAGATGTATATATGCCGAAGAAAAAGGACCATATAATTTGGCGGCTATGTATGGAATTCGGTATTATATGGGTTTATCATTTGCTGGTTATGCAGCAAGTAGTATATATAACGGAAATTATGCACAACATAAAGCATTTGACAATCAAATAGATAATTTATACGAATGGAATTACGAATATCAACATTTTATGTGTGGCAATTCAAAATATAGTTCTGGAAATTATAGTGGAACTGAAAAGACTGGAACCAATGACTATGAAGGTGAATGGCTACAAGTAGATTTAATTGAAAGTTATAAAGTTGATAGTATAGTTATTCATCCTCGTGGGGGTCCTAGTAAAACAACTGGTTTGCCAAAAGATTTCAAGATATTTGGTAGCAATGACGGTTCAACATGGACCGAAGTATTAGATATTTCTGGTCTAACAAGTGGAGATTGGAATTTAAATAATGGTTCGGGATATACGAGTCATAATAGTATAGGACCTTATACATTAACTAATCAAACATGGAGGTATTGGAGATTAGTTGTAAATAAAACAATAAATGGAGCATATTTTGCTATCGGACAATTTATGTTATTAGGTAATATGAATACAGCATATAGAAAACATTTGTTTAGTTATTACAATGTTGTTCAAAATAAATGGTTAAAATTAGGTAAAGTTGAACAAACAGCATATATAATAAATAATGGTACTATTTCACATTCTTCTACCTCCTCTTATCCAGAAAATCTGCCAAACCCAGCTTTAGTAGCAGATGATGAAGATGGTGATTTTAGGTATCCATGGGCAAATACCGGCAACCAATTAAGCGGGGCAAATAGCACTAATGCTGGTTGGGTAGCAGCTGTTGTAGCTACTTCATCAACAGAAACAACCGACGGATATGTTGGAGAATGGTTACAAATAGAAGATACAACAAAATTCAAAGTAGAAAAAGTTAGTTTATTGGTTTCTGGACATGGCGGTGATATTAAATATCCAACTACAACATGGGGACCTAAAAATTATAGAATATATGGAAGTGATGATAAAGTAAGTTGGACACAATTGATAGACCAATCAGATTTAACACATGAGGATTGGATAGATGTAAATGGGGCTGCTTATGGACGAGCGGCACCTATAATTCACATATTTAATCCTATTGTAGAGTATAAAGTATATAGAATTGTAGTAAATTCAACAATAGGTGGTGGAAGCGGAAAAGCACATATTAGTAGAGTAAGATTTTATACACCGGTTGATAAAACAAATGATACTTTCCAAAATTTTATACAATCAAATTATAATTCACCACAAACAGGAGGAGGTGAAATAAATGCGTCGTCGATCACACATAATTTAAATAGTAGTGTTTCAAAATTATTGACAGTTTTACCTTTGTATAAAAAAATGATTTTGAAACCAAAAAATTGGACAATAGGACAAGATCCTACTACACCAGCAAATATGGATGGTATTACAGTTGGTAGCCATTCATTGTATTTAAGATTTAGTCATGCTACAAGCGATGAATTACCACGATTAATTAGTTCAACCACAAATGCGGAGGGTAGTTTTTTATCTGATTCTAATGTATTTAATAGTAAATACAAAGATAACACTCACTCTTATCCTTATAATGGAACACGACAAGCATTTAAACAATCTCGTAGCAATATGAATTTATATTATGACAAAGAAATCGTATTTTATTTTTGGGCTGGTGATGCTGATGCTGCTGAAAATAAATATCATATTTTATTCGGTAAGAAAAATACACAAACAGCACAACCAGATTATTATGAATGGATGAATTATTCGATTTCACCGATTACTTATCCTCTAATGCCTTTTTATCGTGGTTTTCCAGTAAAATCGATTTCAACAACTGAAGTTAAAGAATTCAATGAATTGCTAATAGGATCAGAAACTATTGGTGCTAATCCGGTATATGGAAATATAAAAGGTAGACAACCAGCGTGGAGGTATATTGGTGAATTTTCAACCGGTTGGAAAAATCAAGATTGGTTGATGATTACTGGTAAAGATGCTCATATTGTTGGTTTTAATGATGCAAATGAACAGATATTTGATAGTGATTCGACAGATACATGGGATAGGACAAGAAAATCTGAAATACAAACTTTTGAAGCGTTACCAACATTAGCTGACCCTTCTATACCACAAAGACCATCTGTATCAAAAGCAGCATTAAATGTTCCAAATAAAGTATTAATTACGTTTACAACAAATGTTGTTATAGGAACACCAACATTAACAGATTTTAGAGTTAAATTAAATGGGAAATTGTTATCATTAACAAATGTAATTTTGACATCTGGTAAAATAGAAATAACTTTTCAACAATCAGTAATACCTCATACAGATGCTTTCCCACAGGTAGTAACCATATCATATATTCAAAGTGAGATTATTGACCAACAAATTGGTGCCTTATTGCCTGTAAATACATTTACGGATACAGCGGTCACTAATAATTTGGGTATTGAAGCAGTCAATGAAGTAGTAGCAACAGCTGAAAATGCTGGTATAACGGCCGCCGAAGTTACTACAAGAACAGAAACATTAGTTCCTGCTAATACTACACGTAGTTCTTCTGGAAAATATGAATTTACAAATATAGCACAGAGTATTGCTATTGTTGCGGATGATACACCTGCTAAAAAACGTTTAAGAACCAAAAAATTTATAAAATCTATATTTACAAGAATTCAAACATTAGATAATACAATTGATACAAAAACAGAAGGTATAAAAATTAATAGAGAAATATTAGCATTTACTGAAATAGCAAAAAAGAAAGTAAAAGCTATAGTTAGAGCATTTGATGTCGATTCAACAATTGATACATCTTCTATACCTGAAGATGAAAGTGTTTATGTTCCGTTAGAAGATGGACAAGCTTGTACATTGGTTATAAATAGTGTTAGTCATCGTTTTATTAAACAAAGTACAGGAACACTGGTTTCGCCACAGATAAACAATAAATCATTATTTAATGAAGGAGATATTGAAGTAACAGGAGGAATGAGTATTGTATTTGGTTCAGTTTCTGTTCAGAGTGAACCAGCAGTAATTCATATACCAGTTATATTTGATTTATCCGGTAATATGGAAACATTTGTAAGTGGTGATCGTTGGAATCCTTTATATAGTCATAGACATAGATTTGATTGTGGTGGTTTGGGAGTAGCCAATGTAACCGCTAATTTATTTAAAAATGCGTTTAGCATGATACAACAGAGATATGATTTTACAGTCACAGTGGTCAACGATAATGGACAAAATAAATTTGCTTTTGATGGAGTTATTCATGACCAACTATTATTAACGTTAGCACAAACATATAAATTTAAACCTTCGCCGACCGATTTATTTACGAATCATCCTTTGCGATTTAGTGTAACTAGCGATGGAACCCATAATGGTGGGATACAATATAATACAGGAGTTACAACAACAAATACAGGTGATATTATGTTGTCATTGCCATCCTCATTAAACAATACAACCAACTTATATACGAATGATGCTAGTAACGCAAAAATATATTATTATTGTGGTAGTCATTCTAATATGGGAAACTTTTTTGATGTAAGTGATCAACAAGCCATATTTACAAGAAACAGTGATGCTTCTTGTAATGCGCTTAGAGATTCTTTCATACAACAATTAACAACCGAAGGAGTATCAGATATTGTTCATGATATTAGTTGGAGTGATATTTATACTCCAGAAGATACTGTTGATCAGGGTAATACTATTAATGGATATGTTAAAACTAGAAATAATGTTGATTATACAAACAAAATAACTTCAACAGCAGGAAATAGTGTAGGAGAAATATTATTACGGTATATGTCAACACATTTAACAGGACATCCACTAGGACAATCATTTATTAAAAACGATAGTGCTTTTATAAATCAAATTAATGGTTCAGGGAATAATACCGCAAATATAGCAAATGTTTTAGTTGAGCAAATGAAATTAGGATTAAGTGAGAATGGAACAGTGGGCAGAGGTAATTATGTATTAGATACATTATTTAAACAATTAAAGAAGCAAGATCCAGGAAGATGCGGGTTGAGTGATACAAAAAAAGATTTTCCATTATTAGCAGGAGATAAAGTTATAATATATATATCGGCAAAAATAAATGTAGCAGCAGATATAAGTAAATCTGTAGATAGCGCAAATGTTGCAATAGCAATGACAAATGAGGTTTTCCCAAATAGTAAATATCCTTACATGGTTGATGCTACTGGTGTTTTGGATGCTGGCACTTGGATGATTACCTTAACCATAAGTTAAATATTTAGTCAAATATAATATTAAATATTTAATATTTTTAAATATTATAAGGATGTCTGATACAACATCTCCTACGTTTTTGAATGGTTCGCTTTACAATGTGTCTGGTGGAGATCCAAATAACACCAACGCAAATACAGATTTACAATCATCACAATTATTTCAAGTGAATGATATTTCCAAAAATGATTATACTGGAAAACATATAGCAGTAAGCGATGATTATTTATTTACATCAAAAAACCCAACAGTTAACAATGGACAAAGTGACGAGGATTTTGTTAATAGAAGTTATATTACAGTATTTAGATTTAATGATGATGATACACAAACACAAGTTGCTACAATACCCCAACCAACACAATATACGAAAACACAAAGCCACACTTCTCAAATTAGTTGGGTATCTTCTATGGCTGTTTATAAAGATTATTTGGTAGTTGGTTGTGCAAATCATAAAATGTTAAATCAGAATGGCAATCCAGTATCTTTTTCAGGTGCTATAGCAATATATAAAAAAGATACAGGAGCAGATACATGGTCTTTACAACAGTTTATAGAATCACAAACTGAAAGTACGTATTCGATGTTTGGTTATATGGTAGCAATTAGCGATGGTTATATAGCAGTGACAGATGCAAGAAGAATTTATTATAATACTCAGGTAACGAAAGATACAGTATCAGATTATGAAGGGGCAGTATTTATTTTTAAAAAAGATAATGTGGAAACTTGGAATCTATTAGGTAGGATTAAATCACCACCAGTTGTGTCCGGTTACACCGACAGCTACGGTTGGCAGGATTGGTTTGGTCATACTTTAGAAATGGACGGTGAATGGTTGGTTATAACTGATCCTAAAAGAAACCAAAAAGTTAGTTATAGTAATAACTGGAGCACAAGTGTAAATGGCACATCCTATAGTCATACAGGATCTGTTTTTTTATATAAAAGAGATATAACCTCCACTACACATTATACATACAAAAATGTTATTATACCAACAAGTATAGATCATTCATTAGCGGATAATTTTGAAGCAACTGATAGTTTTAGCCCTAGCTATGGCCATTATCTTTACAACAACGTCATGAGTATGTTTGGTCATAGCATAAGTTTATATAAAAATAGTTTAATAGTTAGTATGAGCAGATGGCAGTGGCAGTATCGCAGTAACGCCGGGGCAATTTACATATACAACTTTAATAATGAAACAGGTAAGGAAAATTTGGAATATATGTATGTTGGTGGCACCAATAACTATATAGGATTACAGGTTGCAATTTATAAAAATCGCGCGGTATGTTCTCGTTACAGTGATAGAGAACTTATAGCTTTTAAAAAAGAAAATAACCAATGGCGTGAGAAAAATCGTACAAAAGTATATAATAATAGTGTTGGTCACTATGTCCTATTTTATACTACGAACGAATTTTATGGTAGATCTACAGCATTTTATCATGGTTCGGAGAATAGAAATGTTAAATTAAATAGAAGAGCAGTATTTATGGGAGCCCGAACTTCAGATCAAGGTGAGCAAGCGGCAGGAGGCATTTTTCGTGTTCCATTTGGAGGAGATAAATACCATATACGATTAACTTTTAATGAAAATCTACGCCAGGATGTTAATACTGATAAAACAGATTTCGCATTAGAAGATGATTATGTTGCTGCTGATATTACAGATGTTAAAATTGAATCAGGGTTATTACTTATAGAACCTGATAAATATTTTACTGAAGATCATATATCGAAATTAAAAATAACATATACAAAAAATGCGACTAGTGGAACACCATTAGATATAGGAGATACGGTTACAACGTTTGTAGACAGTGATATAGCTGATATTTACGGAATTGCACAAATAGGAACGGATTATTACGTTACAGATTATGACAAAAAATCAATTTACAAAATTACTTATGACGGTGTTGTCACTCTTCTTTCTGGTTCTGGAAATGGTAGCACTGGATATGCTACTTCGACAACTCCCCTTCTAAACACATACTATTCTCCAAGAAGTATAGTTACGGATGGGATATATTTATATGTTGCTAACCATCATCAAATACGTAGAGTGTTATTATCAGGTGCGTCAGAAAACTGGTGTGGGCACAATACATCATATGGATTTTCCGATAACACAACAACGACTTCTGTTCGTTTTTATAATCCAGACGGATTAACTATAGATAATGCTAAGGAATATTTATATGTTTCAGACACAGATAATTATAGAATTCGTAAAATTAATATAGCCACATCCCATACTATTACTATCGCTGGCGATGGTAGCAACAGTAATCAAGATGGCACAGGAACATCAGCAAAGTTTTCGAAACCTTTAAAACCAGTTATCACTAAAGATGATAAATATTTATATTTAACATCAGGAACTCAATATCAGATGGCAATAAGAAAAATAGATTTAACCACATATGATGTAACTACGGTAACACATAATTTTAGCTTAGCCTACCCTAGAATGGGAAGTATTGATCCAAATGGTGAATATATTTATTTTGGTGATAAAACTGCAGCAGGTAAAATATATAGATTAAAAATAGCGGATGATACAATAACATTGGTTGCTGGGGGTGGATCATCAGGAAATGTAGGAGCTTTATTGGATACAGAAATTAGAAATCCGCTTTGTGTTTTTGTTGATAATAATTTTAATATATTAATAGGAGGATACAACAACGGAGATAGAATTTTGAAAATAGCTCCAACCGGTGGATCTAAAAACATAATGGATATTGCTGGAAATGCTGTAGATAGTTTTACTCATAATTTTGATGATATTAAACCAACACATACAACAACAGAAATTGTTAGTGGAAGTGGTGTTAGTTGGACTGAGAATGTTGTTGGTAATGGTACAATTAACTGGGGTCTTATAGCGGCATCGGACGATGGCACGAAACTGGCCGCATCGATATATAGCGGAAAAATAATGACAAGTTCCGATAGCGGTGCGACTTGGACGGAATCCAATTCAATTTCGGGCGGGTGGGGCGATATCGATATGTCAGCAGACGGTGAAAAGGTGGTGTGTGCGTTGGGTGGTAATAAAATATATTACTCATCAAATTATGGCGTTGACTGGACAAGATCAGGGAATAGTCCATCCAATACCAAAGGAGTTGCTACTAACGGACAAATAGTATTAGCAGCTAGTACGAACCCAGCGAATATATTTATCTCTACTAATTTCGCATGGAGTTGGACAACTGTAACCGTTGGTAGTAGCGAAGATTGGCGGGATGTCGATATGTCCGCCGATGGAACAAAAATGGCAGCGGTCGTCCACAATGGCAACATTTGGATCAGTTCCGATAGTGGTACCACATGGACGGAGGATACCTCGGTAGGTTCAACAAAAGCTTGGAATCGTATAACTATGACGCCAGATGGAACAAAAATGGCGGCAACTGAAACATCAACTGGTTATAAGGGCAACATATGGACCTCTATCGATGGTGGCACCTCGTGGACTGAACGATCCGTTGGTGCGACGCAACAGTGGCAGGATATAGCTATTTCGCAGGATGGGGCAACAATAGCAGCGACAACGTATTTTGAAATCAAGCATGTGTGGGTATCTTATGATAGCGGTGCTACTTGGACTGGTACGGACGGTTTATCAAACAAATTGCACGGTATCACCATATCCAACACTGGATCGATAGTAGCGGTGGCTCAAGGTGGTAATGTATGGACCGGAGGACCCCCACCATCAAAATTTGCTTTATCATTTTCTGAGACAATAAAAGACAATGCAAACATTGATAAAAATGATTTTAGTGTAATATTCGAAGGAGTTGCTCAAACCATATCATCAGTAGAAATATCTGATGGAAAAGTAAATATTACACCTGCTGTAGCAGAATTATGTGACGTGGAAATAACATATACAAAAAATGCGACGTCAAGTAAAAATATAATAGATCGTGCGGATAATACACTAGATACTTTTACATATAAATCAACAACAAGAGCAACATTCAATGACTTTAGTTTAACACATAATGATTTTAATAGTACAATAAATATTGGATTTTCTGGATATATTAAAAATAACGACAATATTGATAAAAATGATTTTTCTGTAAGTATAAATGGTTCTGTTTTATCTTCAACTCCAAATCAAATAGGAAATAAAGTAGAATTGTTTGTTGGTGATGGTGGTGAATCAGTTCATGGTGGTCTTAAAGACACTGTAGGAATACAAAGTCCGGGACAAGTAATCGTTTTAGATGATTATGTATATGTTCGCTCACTTAATTCACTTTTTGAAATAGACAAAAATGGTTTAGCCTTAGGTTCTGTTCACATTGGTGATAATAATACAGCTCAGGGTGGTTTTGCACATATAGATGGAGTATTTTATTGGACTGATAGGTCAGCGTGTAATATTTTGAAAATAGATGTTGTTCCTGGTAGTATGGACATCATAGCGACAAATTCAGTTTTTGTTGGTTCTGGTCAGGCTGGTGTTGTGGATGGAAATGGGACAAACGCAAAATTTAGACAACCAATGGATATTACGACGGACGGGACTAATTTATATGTTATGGAAAGAACAGCAATAAGAAAAATAACATTAAATGGTGATGTAACTACATTGGCTGGTTCAATTGATACAACTACAATAGAAGATGGTGATATTGATGGTATAGGTACAGTCGTAAGATTTTCCAATAGTTACTATAAAACATTAACATATCATGATAATTATTTATATATAGGTGATCACCAAAATAGAAAAGTAAAAAAATTAAATCTTTCTAACAATGAAGTAACAACAATTATTACAAATACATATCGAATAAAAGATGTGGAAGTTATTGATTCAAAAATATATGTATTAGCTGAAAACGATAAAATTTATAGGTATAATTTGGATGGTTCTAACGAAGAACATTTTGCTGGTGATGGAAATGGAAATGTTAATGGAGATTTATTAACAGCAAAATTCAGTAGCGCATATAGAATTTCCCATTATAATGGAGATATTTATATAGGAGAGGAACACGGTCATCGAGTTAAAATAATTAGAGGAATAAGTGGAGGAAGTAATAATATAGAAAATATAAAGACGAAAAATGGAAAAGTTTGTATAAAATTGGGTAATCCAGTCAATTATGATAAAAATAACATTTCTATAACATATACAAAAAATACAGATATTAGTAAAAATTTATTTGGTATAAATAATTTTCCTGTAAAAACGTATACAACTCCTACAGATACAGTTAAACCTATTGTTAAAAATATATTTTCTCATTATTCAACAATACATGCCGGAACAGTAATACCAGGTCAAACCTATCGTGAAACAGATAAATCATTTACGACAGATGCGCAGTTTTGGGTTGGACGAACATATTTGGCATCAGCAGGTAATTATGTAATGACAAGATCAGACCATAATGGTGGTGTAAAAAAAGTATATATTTATTATTATGACGGAACAAATTGGAATGAGCAAAAATCTATACCATATGATAACCAATATGGTGGTTCTTATTATTTAACGGAAAATTATGCTTTTGTTGGATTTCATTATACCTACGGTGGGGTTGAAGTATATAAAAGAGATGGTGTGGTATGGAATGACTTTCAATCAATTGGTATAGGTGACGCGTATACGTATGTAAATAATAATACTAGTAGATTTGGATTGGGTTTGTTAGCGCATAAAGATTATTTAATTGTAACGGGTGATACTGGTGGTAATAATAATAACAATGGTGTTTTTATATTTAAACTGAAAGTTGATAATTCTGCATATGAGATACATTCTGCGGTTGGTCATAGTTGGCCGTTTGGATTTAAAGCAGTGGGTTGTATGATGTCTCATACGTCATATGATACTAATAAATCTTTCATGACTATGAACGATGATTATTTATGCGTTGGTATGCTTGAAAAAAATAATCATAATGGTTCCAGAATGAAGAGTTCTGGTGTTTGTTTTATTTATAAGAAAATAAATAAAGAAGGTGGTTGGACATATCATAAAAGATTAGATCCTATTGTAAATACACCAGACGGACACTTTGGTGTTTCGATGCAAATAAATAGTAGATTTTTGATGGTATCACAATTAAAAGGTGGTGATACATCTAATCCAGCAAGTACTATAAATAATGGTGTAATATATATTTATGATATAAATGGTAATTTTAAACACATTCAAACAATAAATCCAAATAAAAACGCTTTTGGAGTAAATTTCAGTTTGAGTGAAGATAATATTATGGTATCAGGGGGGTCAGGTAATGATGACACGTTTCTTTACAAATATAATGGCTACGAATTTGTCCAAGTACATGAGATTAAAAAATTGGGTTATAATTTAGATAATAGTAATACCCCTTCAAATTTTGGTATTTCTTCATCAATATTAAATGATGTTATTGTTGTTAGCGATTATTCAACCAAATCAATATATTCAGCAACATTGGTTAAAAATGATAAGAAAATAGTAGAAGTTTGTTTTACAAAATCAATAACAGATAACGCAAATATTGATAAAAATGATTTTACAATCAAAACAGATGGTGTATCAAATAGTATCGTATCAGTTTTAATTAATAGTGGTAGATTATTATTTACAATGACAAATAATATTGTAAATGAATTTTCATTGGAATTAACCTATACAAAAAATGCAGCTGCTATTAAAAATATACTTTCTGGAACATTAGCAGTAGATAGTTTTGGGACAAAAGCTTCTCCAACATCATATACATTAGAAGATAGAGGTTTTAAAATATGTGGCATTGATATAGATGGTGTTGATTATGCTAAAAAAACAAACGAAATATATGATTTGAACACAAGTGGATATGAAAAAGGTTCGAATGCGGAGCATCAATTATTTACTAATGATGTTCATGACTTATTATTTACATATTCAGGAAATTATAATAGCTATGGGATGGACGATGGTTTTGGAAAAATAATGAATAACACTAATTATAACAATTTTGTTCTAATGCATAAAAAAATAAATAATGTTTGGACTATATTACATAGATTTACTGCTTGGTCAAGATTCAAAAATGAATATCCCCAATTTGGATATCGTATGCAATATAACAAAGGTTATTTATTAGTTGCTGCTCCAAATATAAATAATGAAGGTAGATTATATCTTTTAAAATATAATTCTAGCACAAATTTAATGGAAAAAGTTGGTTATTATCAATATCCGGAGGGTAGCGTTGGAACTGATTTTGGTAAATCGAACCTTGCTATGGATGACAAATATATATATGCTTGTACGAACAACCAAAACGACATTCATATTTTCAATTATAGTATGGAATTAGTATTCAAAACGACAAATTTTGGATACACTGGAAACAATTCAACGTCATATTCCATGTTAAGACAAATTGTTGGGGATAATTATGGTTACACTTTAAACAATCATAGTTTTAAGGCGTTTAAGATATATGAACAATATTATTTGATGACAGGGTTAAGTATGGGTACCAACAACTCGTGGAATACTGCTACAGATACATATGTAGTTCTTGTAATGAAAAAAGACGAAACATTGGATACATGGAGTTTTTTTCAATTATTTTATCCAAATAATCTCGCACCGGGTAGCTCTAAATCAAGCAAAACGTTTGGTTATAAAAGGAAACCATTGTGGAATTCCACAAATTATACAATAGATCCAAAAACAAAAAGTATTTTTGTATCAGCATATACTGATCCATCGTTGATTGGTAGTGGTGGTTCTGGGAACACAGGTTTGGGTTGTGTATATATATTTAATTATGATGAAACAACGGGGTTATGGGGAGATAATAATATTTATACGAAGGGATGGTACGCAAGCAACACAAATAAATCAAGACCCTGGAGTGATAAAATATCATATCCTAATGACGCAATAGTAGATATAGATTTAATTGATCTAACAAGTTACTCTACATATAATAATATTGCTAACGCTTCTACTTACGATCCTTATTTTGGTGCTTCGATATATTTTGATGAATTGAACGATCGTTTATTGGTTAATTCTGAAAGAGGGTGGTTTCCCAATGCTTATACTAGTACCAATAACATTTCAGGGCGTGGTACAGTTTCAGTGTATAAAAAAATAAATGATAAATATCAAAAAACAAATTCTATTGTATTAGATTATGAACTTACCACCGACAATGTATGGTCAATGTTGGGTTCAAATCAAAATGGTGATATATATATTACTACTACTGAAGATGTAAGTATTGCAAGTGCTTCAATAAACAAAACATTTGTTATAGAATTTACTAAAAAAATTACATTTGGAAAAAATTTTGATAAAAATAGATTAACATTTAAATATAACGGGTTGAACGCAAGTATCAATAATGTATTTATTGATAATGATAATAAATTAATAATACTTTCTAATCAGAGTTTAATCGATTTGACAAAATTATATATTTTATATACTCCTAACAATGATAATACTAAAAATATTTTATCCGATAATATAAGTATAGATTCATTTACATATGGTAATATAACTAAAGCGTTATTTGATAGTGTCATTTTGACAAATAATAAATTGGAAATAACATTTACAAAGACAATTGAAAATAATAATTCGTTTTTATTATATGATTTTGAAGTTTATATATCTGGTATAAAAAAGAAATTAAAAACAATTGAAATATCGAATGGTAAACTATTACTAGAAACATACGTAACTATTACAGATATTAATACTGTTAAGATAATTTATATTAAAAATGATATAAGAAAATATAATTTGCTATGTATTAATGGTGTTTCAGTTGATTCATTTGAACACGTAGTAAATTCTACGGCTACAACATTTACAACACAAACAATAGAATCTGGAAGTGTAAAAATAGAATTTTCCGATACTATTTTAGATAACACAAATATAGATAAAAATGATTTTGAATTATTTATTTCTGGTGTAATAAATGGATTAACTAGTGTATCAGTATCAAATGGAAAAGTATTAGTATCGAGTACAAATATACCAAGCTCAAACATAAATGATATTTGTATCATTTATAGAAAGAATAGCGATGAGAAAAAACAATTAAAAAATACGTATGGAATATCTCTTGAAAATTTTTTAACAAATACAGAAACTGTTACACCAGAATTAGATACACATACACATTATTATTCAAATTATTATTCTAAAAATACATTTGGTGAACCACTTACCGAACATAATTGGAATACTATATCAAGTCAAATTCTACCTCCTTCTAGCAATTATTATTTTGGATATTCTGTGAAACAACATGGAAATTATATGTTTGTTTCAGGACATAAATATAGTAGTTCTCAAGGAAGAGTTTATATTTATAAATATCAACAAGATAGTTGGGTTGTCTTGAAATTTATTGGTCAACCTCATTCTGGTAATGATTATTTCGGTCAAACATTAGCATATTACAATGATTATTTAATAGTATGTTCCCCACGCGAAGATACTGGAACCACAGATGCTGGTTCAGCATATATATTTAAAAAAGATGAAGGTGGAGTAGATAATTGGGGTCATATAAAAACATTAAGAAATCCTGGAATTAATGGAACGGTTGATTCTTATTCTTATTTCGGAGATCGTATAGATATTGATGGAGATTATCTATGTATTTCTGCTTATGGTATTCATAATAGAAGAGAAGGTAGAAATGATAACAACGCAGGTGCGGTATTTATATTTAAAAAAGATGAAGGTGGAACTGATAATTGGGGTTTAATTAAAACAATACAGAGTCAAAGATTATTAACTAATTCTAATTTTTATTTTGGACACGATATATCTATAAGTGATGATGTCCTTGTTATATCCAATAAATCTCATTATTCAAGTCACCACCAAGGATCGGAAGTTTATTTAAGAAATGGAAATAATTGGGAATATAGTGAAAAATTATGGGATAGTGATAAACCATATGGTGGTACTGGTACTACCTACTTTGGATATAAGGTTAAGACAGATAGTAATTATATATTAAGTTATGCTAAAGGTGGAAATATAACAGGGGGTATAGGTTCTACAGGAATTGTTTTTCTTTATGCTAGAGATATTAATAATAAATTTAACTTAGTTAAAGCATTTGGGATAGCAAGAGCTTCTAATATATATTTTGGTAGTTCATTGGATATTAAAGGAGATATAATAGCAATAGGGGCTCCAGATGATGATGTTACTGGAGACCATCATGGAGGATCTGTGTATGTTTATTCAAAAGATGTAGGTGGTAAAAATAATTGGGGTTTAACTGCAACAATACGTAGATCATATGATTATCCCGAAGGAACAGAGGATAGTTTTGGTGAAGAGCATGCGTTAAGTTTAAATTATGAAAAAGATAGTATGGTTATAGGTGCGCCTTATAATGATGATAAAGGTGCTAGTAGTGGTAGTATTTATTTAGTTAATCAAGGAACGTATTTAAATGAAAAAAATAAAATTACTTTAAATACTAAAAGTTTTATAAAAAATACAACATTGGATATAAATGATTTTACTGTTGAAAGTTATACTGGTTTAAAAACAATTTCTAGTGTTGATGTTGTAAATGGTCGTGTAGTATTAACTTTAACTACTGATATAGAAAATATTAATCGCGTTTTAATTACATATACAAAAAATACGGATACAACAAAAAATATAAAAAATAGTGCGGATATTGCTATGAATAGTTTTTCGATTGGTGATATAAGCGATGTTTTTATGACAACACTTTTTAAAAATACAGTAGATACCAGTATTGATGTTACATTTACAAAAGATATATCAGCAAATAACAATATTTCTTTAAGAGATTTTACATTAAAAATTAATAATGTAGAACATACAATTGAAAGTATTTCTATAAATGCGTCAGGAAAAGTAAAATTACAAATTAATTCTACTTCAATGCAAGAAATAAATACTATAAATGACGTTTATGTAAAATATACAAAGAGTATTTTTACTGAACAATTTATAACGGATTATAATGGTAATGAAGTTATAACATCTGATAGTGGGCCTCCAACAATAATTAATATTACACATCCTTATTCTTTTGTCGAAAATATAGGAAAAGAGGTTGTTGGTGAAAATTATAGGCATGAATCAAGATCATTTATACATATTAATAGAAATCAAAGTCATTCAGGTTGGACGCCGAAAGCCTATTTCAATGCTTATAGACTAGGCGAGTCATATAAGGTTTTTAATGAGTGGTTAATAGCTTGGATTGATTATAAATATGAGCAACACAGTTACACAAATGGAGCGGTTGTAGTTTTCAAATATGATACTAATGAAAAAACATATAAAGAGTATCAATTTATACCATATGGTGCTATTTTTGAAGCGCCGGATATGGTAACAAGAAATGGTGTATATGATCATAATGATTATGATTATTCCTATCGATATTTTGGTAGGTATGGTAATTTGGCTTTAAATGATAGATATATGATAATCGGTGAATCTTCACAGAAAAAATGGTGGTTATATGAATTGGTTAATAATAATTGGATTAATATAAATACAGGTAATTTACCCAGTTCCATGAGTAATGGAATAATTATGAATGAATACAATTATGTTTTTATAAGAAATTCAGCGGGTTCAACTACGAATGGATATGTAAAAATTTATAGAATAATAGGAACTAATTTAGTTCATTTAAAAGATATTTATTCGCCTGATACAGAGGTGACTAATTACAAATATTTCGCAAATTTATTTAAAATATATGGCAAAACCTTAGCTGTAACTAATCCTCGTTTTCCCAATGGGTCGTATACTTCAAGTAGTGGAACAATTTATATATATGAAATGGATACAAAAGAATTTAATATGGATTGGGGTTTGGTGAAAAAAATACAAGCACCACAATCATGGATGGATGTACCTATTGGTAGCAGTGTAAGTGGTAGTACAGGTTATGGTGGTATGTTTGGATACGTTTTTGATATTGGAGATGATATTATAGTTGCGATGGCTGGCGAAAACCACCCTTATTACATAAATACAGAAAAAGAAAGAATATTTATTTATTATAAAAATTCAGGAGGATTAAATAATTGGGGTCTTATAAAAGAGATAGCACCTAATTTTATTGATATTCAAAGAAATAATTTGAAATATTTTGGGGTTGCTCATAGTTATTGGTCTGTTACCGCTAGTAAAGATTATGTAACATTAAATTTCACATACAGACAAGACGGTGAAGGAATGCAAATATTTTCTAAAAATGAAGGAGGACAAGATAATTGGGGATTGGTAAAAGAAATTATACCTGAATTTCGTAGAAATCCTGAATATACAAGTCATACACAGAATGACGCATATTGGGGACAAGGAGGATCAGGAACAGGAGTGGAAGGATTCATTCAATTCGGTCCAAATAACATGTTAATTATCCCTCAGTATCAGTGGTATAATCGATTTGATGAATCAACAAGTTGGTTCCGTAATGGTAGATTTGTATTGATAGATATTACCAATATTGTATATCAAACTAATAAAATAAGTATAAATACAACAGATGTAATAAAAAATAGTAATACTTACGATAAAGATGATTTTACTGTTTATGATCATTTGGGACAAAAAACAGTAACAAATATTGATATAAGTAGTAACTCGATAATTTTAACTGTTGATAGTGTTATAAATGATATAAACAGAATATTGGTAACTTATACAAAAGATACAACTAATCTAGATAATAATATAAAAGATTTGAATGATAATAAAATGGATACACAAACTTTTGGTGATATTACAAATCCAAATTATTTATCAAAACAATTAGGAAGTACCGAAAACACTTTTGGAACATTAATATCAGGAGATGTTACTAATAGATATGTTGAAGATTTGGTAACTGTTACAGGTGAACAAATAAAACCACTTGATAAAGGTACTGTTACCCATGCTGATGACACTGGTTTTAATATATTTTCTAGGGGAAACTTGTTGTTTTTGTATAAAAGTTACAATCGTGGTATTATATATGTTTTTGAATATAAAAATGGAAAATGGGGAAATTATGGTAATTATAAAAATCCTTCAAATATAACAAAATTATATACCCAAACTAAAAGAGGAATGACGAATAGTTATTCATATAGTTATTATTCTACGAAATATTATCATAATTTGTTTGGGACAACTACATATGAGTTATCTGCTCATGACCACTCCTACTTTCGTAACAATTTAAGTAGATTATTAAGTACAAATGGTTTATTATGGTATCCTGGAGGAAGAAATCAAAATAACCAATCATACTGGATGACTACAGGGGTAATTGTAAATGTAAGCAAAATGGATAATCAATTACATTTTCCTAGTTCAATATATCCGTGGAATCATACAGGTTTAGCATTTGGACGAGATCCTTATGCAAATAGTAACAATTTAAGAGCATGTTGTTTTGGAGATGATTGGGCTTGTCAAACATATAAACCAGATAATAGTAATTCTAATGGAAGGATTTGTTTTTCAAGATTTAATAAAAATACCCAACGATTTGATTACTATAGAGATATACAGGGCACTACGTTTTTTACTGGTTCTAGTATAGATGGTAGCGTCTTTTTTGGTAAAAGCTGTTATGATTATAGAGCCAATATAACAAATGATTATTATGTAATCGCAATGTATAATATGTCTAGTGCGGCAGATTATAATGTTTGGAAAAGAGATGCTAATAACAACTGGAATTTTTTATTAAAAAATACTGGAATACCAGATCAATATTGGGCGAAGAATTCACAGGGTATACTTTATAATCATTTTTATTTGAATTGTGGCGTTGATGATGCGAATATAATACTACATGATTTATCTAATAATGTAATTAGCAAATTACAAGTTCCAAGTTATACTAGTAGTTATGGCAACACATCTTTAGATGTTTGTGATGATTTCGCAATAGTATCAAATGTTACAACATTAAATACTCCAAATGGAAGTAAGGGAGCAATTTATATATTTTTAAGAAGGAATGATAATTATTTTGGTTTGGGTTCAGGACCATCATATACACCAAACTTTGTTATATATAATAATGAATCGAATACTAACACCTGGTGTTCTAAAATTCAAATTCATAAAGAAACAAAAGATATTTTATCGATGGCAGGAACGATTGTTAAAATTATTCGTTATAGTTTATTATACAATGTTGTTTTAAACATAAATGAACCAATACAGTTAAGAGGAACAGAAGATAAAACTAACTTTTTTTTAGAATATCAATCAAATGAAATAATTATAGAATCACTAAGTGTAGATAATAATAATAATATATTATTAAGAACACAAACACAAATAACAAATGTAAATAACGTGGGAGTTATTTATGATAAAGATAATAATGATATAACAAAAAATATTCGCGATATAGCAGGAAATCCTTTAAATGAATTTGGGCAAATTAATACTAATCCAATAATGGTTTCATTTGTTCTAGATTCAAATAATAATAATATAATTGATATTACACATAATAGAAAAATATTGAATGCTAGTTACAATATAAACGATTATCAAGTAAAAGAAGGATCTACAACAATCAATGTAAATTCATTAAGTGTAGATAATAAAATAATTAAATTAACATTATCACAAAATATAACTAATATGGATATAGTGGAAATAACATATACTAAAAATACAAATACAAGTGAAAATGTAAAAGATTTATTCAATAATGTATTACAAACACAAATAATTGGAAATACAAATATTCCGGTATTTAATTCTATAGATACACAACCTGCCGGAATAACATATGGAACAATTTCATCTACTAGAGATCATAATATATTATCAAATAAAATACAACCACCGGTTAATTCTGATGCTACTTCATTTGGTTATACACAAGTGCTCATGGGTGATTATTTAATAGTATTTGACTATTATCATAAACGTCCGATTAATAATACGTACATCAGAGGAGCGCTTTTAGTATATAAATGGAATACAACTACTTACGAATATAAATCAATTACATATCCTAGTATTAATTTTTATTCTGGTGGGCAAACAGCTTATTTAAATGCTCACAACAATTATGTAGTTGTCTCAATATATAATTCCGATGATTGTTGTATTTTTAAATTGGACGAAAATGATATATTAGTAGAAGAAACTGTAATTAATCCTAGTTCATTTACGGGTGCTTTAATTACTGATACGAATTCATCTCTTGCAATACATTTTCCAGGACAAGCAGCTGTAGCTGGGGGAAATGGGATTTATTATTCGAATCATCAAATTACTGGTACCACAATGAGATATCATCGTAAATTTAGAATAAATGAATATGGCCTTCTTACAACTGGTGGACACGTTGAAGCACAAACGAATGATTATAGGTTTAAAGTAATCAATGGTGGCGGTATTACAATTAAATTTAGAAAAACAAATAGTAGTGGCAATTTAAATTTTGTTTATACTAATACTAACACAACAAGCACATATTATCCAAATTGGATATATAAACAAGTAACTGAAAGTTGGCAAGAAGAAACATTGCCAGTAGGGTATTGTTTTCAATTTTCAGATTATTACGAAAATAATGCTAGGAGTCCCGAATTAGAAATATATATTCTTCCTTTTGTTGGTTTTAATCAATCAGCAGCAGATAGATTTGGAAGTTTTTGTGATATATATAATGATTGGTTGATAGTTGGCGATCCGTATGGTACTTCTAGTTATAATAGTAATGGAGGTCTAGTTTTTATATTTAAAAAAGAAAATGATTCTTGGGTTGAAAAACAACAATTAGAATGTCCTATTTCGACTTTTAATGGTAAATGGAATATGAGCGGTGGTGTTTACAAACAAAGCTATTTTGGTCACCATGTAATTATAAAAAATAATATATTACTTATCGGGCATTATAATGCATATAATAGAGAAACGGGATCCCCTGACAATAATCGCAACCAGGGTTGTGTTTTTGTTTACAAATTAAATACAACATCTGATAAATGGGAATATGAAACAATAATTGCTTCAAATAATTTCCAACATAGTAAAAATGATAGCACAGATTTAATTTATGATACAACAACATATCATGGTCAATCATACAACAATACTAAGTTAAAAGCATTATGTACTCAAAGTGGTAGTATGCGACCAATGTATTTTAATGGAACATATTTTGCAATGGCGATAAAATCTGGTGACAATGGTTATATAGATATATTTAAATTATCGAATGATGAATTTACTTTTAAACAAAGAATGATGCCGCCACATAAATGTAGTTATTCTGATTCTTTTGGTCAAAGTGGTTTATTTATTAATAATAGTTACTTACTTGTTAACGAATATAATACAGAAACACATGGTATTGGAAATCATATTACTTATAATGCTTCGTTATGTCATATTTATAAAAATAATAACGATATATGGAGTTATGAAGAAACTTTTATGAGAGATACAGATGCTGGAACGGGTTCTTCTTTCGGACGTCATCCATTAATGCACGGAAATCGTATTTTAGCGGGTGATTCGAATTCAAAAAGGATTGTATGGGATAAAATAGAAACAGCTAATTATGTTGACCTTAATTTTAATCAAACTATTCCCGCAAATCTCACTTTATCTACTAGTGATTTTTCTATGATTTATAACGCGGTCGATAATCCAATTAATAGTGTTATTGTTTATGGTGGAAAAGTTCGTTTAGAAACAACCATTTCAGTTACCGATTTAAGTAATGTTAAATTAACATATACAAAAAACGCAAATGCGACACAAAATATTCAAAATTCCAATGGTGTTTCTGTAGATAGTTTTGTATATAAAGGCAATACAACTAAACCAACATTTGATAGTTTAACCGTTTCTACAAATCAAACCATTAGTAGTGGTTTATATACAACTACAATCACATTAACATTTACAGATACTTTATTAGAAAATAACAATATTGATAAAAATGATTTTTCAGCTGAATATAGTGGTTCATCAACAACAGTTCATACAGCTGCAATTTCATCTGGTAAAGTAGTATTAACAATTAAAACTGATAATAATGCGGTTGCTGATAGTGACTTCTTTTTGACTTATACAAAAAACACAAATACGACGAAAAATATAGGTGATGGTATGGATAATTATGTTGATACATTTAATTATATTCCAGGGTTCGCTTTTAGAGATACTACGATTTCAAATGGTAAAATTTCATTGAACTGGACCACACCTTTAAATGATACTGTGAGTATTGATAAAGATGATTTTACTGTTACAATTGATGGAGAACCTGAAATAATTACAGCAGCAGAAATATCTACCAAGAGTGTTTTACTTACATCAACAAATACAATAACGGATGCGTCATTAGTAAGAGCTACTTATACAAAAAATACAACAGCTTCTAAAAATTTAAAAAGTTTGACAGATAACGAAATAGTAGAAACGTTCTCCACATCACCCGAACCAGCTACATTATCTAGCACAACAGTTGGTGGTAATACAAATCCTAATAAAATTTATTTAAATTGGGGTTCGGTTTCAACTACTAATAAGAGTAGATTTAGTAAACATAATTTTATTCTAAGGAATCATAGAGGAAGACGAATAAGATTTAATAGTATAGAAACTGCTGGTTCTGGTCAAATAACATTAACGTCTAGTCAAAATTTGATAGGTGGTAATCGTTACTTTTTATCTTATAAACGTGATTTTATGAGAAACAATCGAATTAGAGATGCAAATAATAGAATCGTTGATAGTTTTTGGAATAGACCTATATATACGAACAATATTACTCAACCAAATATAACGATTGAAAGTGCGACGGTAAATAATGCTACGCCAACAAAAATATTAATTGACTTAAATACAGAAGTAAATGTTGATAATAAGGTTGGTATGCCATTCACAGTATCATGTAGAGGAAGTAATAACTTATTGAAATCAACAATTGTATCTAGTTATAATATTATAAATACAAATAATGAAAATCATATTGAGTTAACTACAAATAGAACATTTATAAATGGTGATAAAATATTATTACATTATACAAGACCTGTATTATCAGCTAATCAAATAAAAGGTTCAAATAGTGGTTTACCAAATTCATCAAGAACATATAATTACACTGTTACAGCTTCAAATGGTGCGTTTAATATAAGTGGTGAAGCACGAAAGTTATTATATTTAAATCGTGGAGATACTTATGTTTTTAGTTTGTCTAATGCTTCACTTTCTGGACATCCATTTAAATTAAGTTTAACTAATAATGGTTCTCATAATTCTGGTGTAGAATATACTCAAGGAGTAACTATTACCGGAACACCTGGTCAAAACGGAGCAAATTTGACATTTGTTGTTCCTGTTGATGCACCAGGTAATTTGTATTATTATTGTAGCAATCATTCCGGTATGGGTTCTAGAATATTTTGTTCTGGAACAGTTATTAATTCAATGCCAACAATAAGAAACTATGATGTTAAAAATAAAGTTGGTCCGGCTCTTTTCAGTGATTTTAAAAAATTGGATGCTAATATAGGAACTAACTATGGTTTTACAGAAAATGTTCATTCTATAAATACAGGTGAAGAATTAGGTAAATCTGTAGAAATTGACGGTGATTATTCAATAATTGGTGGACCTGGAAATAATCGTGTTTTAATCAATTATTTTTCTAATAACGCGTGGGCACAACAAAAAGAATTAACAGGTCAAAATTCAAGTGATAAATTTGGTATAAGTGTTGCTATTTCCGGCGATACAGCTGTAGTAGGTGCGTCTAATTATAATTCAAACAAGGGTAAAATATATATTTATAAAAGAAGTGGAACATCATGGAATTCGCAACAGACAATAGAAGGCGAAGGTAGTGATGATTATTTTGGCCATTCAGTTTCTATTGATGGTGATACAATTGTAACAAGTGCGAATGAAAAAGGTTCTAACGATTTTGGAAAAATTTATATATATAAACGATCAGGAACTACATGGAGTTTAGAACATAATATAACGGGAAGTGTAAATAATGATAAAATAGGCGAAAAGGTAGTAGTGAAAGGCGATGTTATGGCATATTCTACATCAAGTCATAGCGAACATCGTGGTAACGTTGTAATATATAATCGTTCTGGATCCACCTGGAGCAAAACAGAAGATATTGTCGGAACAAAAGCTAATGAAAAAATAGGAAAAAGTTTATCATTAGATACGAATACTTTATTGGTGGGTAATCCTGATGCGAATACTGTATTTATGTATGAATACACAAACAGTGAATGGACAAGAACAGAAGAGTTTGAAAATACAGATAGTACTAATTTTGGAAGTAGTGTAGATATTGATATTGCAAACAATAAATTAGTTATTGGAGCTGATTCAGATACAGTAAATGGTAAAATTTACGTGTATGAAAAAGAAAATAGTGTTTGGAATATAACACAAGATTTTATTGGGGAGAGTTCTGGTGATAATTATGGAAAAGATGTCTCAATATCAAATAATAGAATTTTATCCAGCGCACCCAACAAAGCTAAAACAGGTGGTGGAGTTTCAGCTGGTAAATTTTATTATCATAAATTATTAACGACAGAAAGATTAGAGATAACATTCGATGATAATTTGAAATCTAGACCTGGTATTGATAAAGATGATTTTGTTTTGGAATCCGATGGAAATGCGAATACAATAGAGAAAGTGTATATATCAAATGGTAAGTTAATTATAAATCATCAAACATTGATTACTGATACAAATACTATTGTATTGACTTATACAAAGAATGCTGATGCTACGAAAAATTTATTGGACCTTGATGGAAATGCTATTATTACATTTACATATCCTGAGGGACCATCAGTTGAAGAAGCTGGTATTGGAACAATTCAATTGAGAACCAAAGTTACAACTGTTGTCCCAACATCAATAACTAAAACGAATGGAATATTTGATTTTAGAAATCTTACAGAGGATAAAGGTGTAAAATCAGTTGTTGATGATACACCCGTAAAAAAACGTTTAAGAACTAGAACATTTATTCGAGATATTTTCAAAGAATTAAAGAAAAAAGACACAACATTTGATTCAAAAAGTGGTTCAACAAAAATTAATAAAAATTTATTGGCGTTTACAGAAAAAGTATCTAAAAGAGTTCATGAAACGGTAAGACTTTATGATGCTGATTCAACTATTGATATGAGAAGTATAACAAAAGGAGAGTCTATTTATATTCCTTTGGAAACAAATGAAAGTGTAGTTATCAGTTTACCTAATACAACAATTGGAGGAGGAACTACTGATTATACTTTTACAAAAAATGCTAATGATACAACTACGATTAGCCCGGCTTTAGATGGTAAAGATACGGCAAATGATGATGATGTAATTATTCATGGCGATTATAACGTAGCAATAGGTTCTATTGTAGTTGGTGATAATCCTTTACATTTACATATTCCATTTATATTTGATGTGTCTGGAAATGTGGTTGTATATGGTGAAAAAGTTGTAGATACACAATATTATACAGCTAGACATGAATTTACAGCAGGCGATCCAACAAGTAGTTTAACGGCTGATAAATTAAAAGATTTATATTTTTATAGTGATGAAACCGAAAATTATGCGGTTACTGTTTTGGCTGGGAAATTTGCTTTAAATGGAGAATCAGAAAAAGTATTAAGATTACAAAAGGGAGTTAGATATATATTTGATTTAAGTGATGCTACAAATAATACACATCCATTTAAACTTAGTACAACAAAAAACGGAACTCATAATGGTGGTAGTGAGTATGTTACTGGAGTAAGAAGTTATGGAACGCCAGGTTCACCTGATTCGGCGGTAGAGTTTTTCATTTCAACAAATGCACCAGCAGAATTATTTTATTATTGTGGTGCTCATTCAGGAAGTGGAGATTATGGTATGGGAAGTAGTATCAAAATTTCAGATAAAGCAGCAATGTTTTATAGGGGTTCGGATATTTCATCAAATATTGTTAAAGATGCTTTACATGCTGATTTATGCTCCAATACATCCAATATTAAACACGATACAACACATTCCAAAGTAGCTACTAAAACGGGTGATTATAATCCACCAATTACTTCAACTAGTGGAAATTCGTTGGGAAATATCCTAGTTAGATATATAGCAACACATTTAATGAGTCATCCATTAGCACAAGCATTTATAACAAATGATGATTCGATTGAAAATGATGTTAATGGAACTGGACAAAATCAATCTAAAATAGCAGAAACATTAATTACACAATTTAATGATAATTTAGTAGCAGATGGAACAACACCGCGTAAAAATCAAGTTATCCAATCATTATTTGAACAAATGATTGCTGGAGATATTAATAGATTTATGGTAGGCGATGACTCTGGAAAACAACCAATACCATTTAAAACTGGAGATAAATTGGTTTTTTATGTCAATATGAAAGCAAAATTACAAATTGAATCTAATGTAATATCACCAGCAACACCAATAAGTTTAGTTGATTTATTTCCAAATAGTATATATCCTTTATTGGATGATAGTAATGGGGAATTAGATGCTGGTTTGTGGAAAATTGTTTTGACCATTTCATAAATTGATTTAGTTATTTAATAATATATTAATAAATAATTAAAAATGACAAGTAGAAATGGAAACATACAACTTTTATATAATAAAATTAAAGAATTAGAACCATGGGATTGGTCAAAATGTGAATGTAATAATGAGACTTGTGAAAATTGTTCATCATTAATAAATAGTTTACAACAACAATATAAATTATTTCGAAAAAATGAAATGGATAATTTTATTAAAATAATATTAGGAATTCATGAAGGAAATACATTTGTATGTAATTATTTAAAATTTGATAGTCCTTTTTCAAAGGTTACGGATACCAGTGAAATTGTTTGGTCGAGTGTAGATTATCATATTGTATTTATTGATTGTGGTATTCGTTTAATTATGAATGAAAAAATGATATCTAGAATAGGTATTTTAGATAGTATTTTAAATAAAGATAACGGATATGATAAACCATTGAGATTAAATTATTTATGTAAAGATACATACCTTATGGAAGGTCCATTATTATATATAACAAAATTACCATTGGATAGTTTGATATTTAATATTCCTCCAGAAGATTACAACAATCGTTTATTTCGTGGTGGTTACGATGGGTCTGTTCCACCTAGCTATTATAAATATAATAATGTTGCTGAAGCTATTCTTAATAAAATATATTATTAATATATATGTCAAAATTACCGACTGTTATGGCTGTAAATAAAGCGCGTATAATTAGTGATTTGCCAAATAAACCCGTTTTTACAGGCCAATATTTATCTGATAAACCATATACACCATTTACAAATAGGAGTGCTTATGGAGATGCTGTATTAGAATATCAAGAAAATGTAAGACAGTATCTAAGTGCATATGAAGATAATTTAGAACAATCAAGAAGAGAAGGTTTGCGAACAGCACCAGAAGTTTCACCAGCAGTACATATGACTTATTTACAAATGATTAAAAATTGGTTAAAAAGAATTACTAGAAGAAGAAGAGAAGAGACTAGAATAGCGCCAGATCCTATTTATACAATGGGTGCGGCACCAATACATAGAACATATGGTCCAAAAGGTAGAAAATCAAGAAAAAAACGTAAAAAAACGCGTAGAAAAAAGAAAAAAAATAAACGTAAAATCACCAAAAAACGATAATATTATATTTTTTTCACAATATATATTATATGACAAATAAAAAAAAGAAAAAGACCATTTCTTCAACAAGGGAAAGGCCTATCTTTAGCGTACGAAAGCCGAGAGAACATGTAGTAGATTTTGGAAAGCTGGTAGAGGAATTAGCATCTAAAAGGCAAGGAAGAAAAAGTAGAAGAAGACGCACAAAGAAAAAACGTAAAAGAAAAACGAAAAGACGCACAAAGAAAAAACGTAAAAGAAAAACCCGTAGAAAATCAAGAAAAAGTAAAAAAAGAAGAACACGTGGACGATGAAGTACTGACAAATTAAAATCAAATAAAAGAAAAACAGTATTGTATAAATAATATAAGTAATTTACTATATTATTTATTAATGAAACTAAACAAAAAAGATGAATATAACATGGGTGATGTTGTCAGATTTGAACGAAATATAAGTTTAAAACCACATACGGTAAATACATATTATTATACGGGGATTATTGTTAGAAAAAGAAAAAAAGATGCTATAGCTATGACAGTTTATTGGTTTCAAGCAGGTGAATATGATTATATGATATCTATTCCAGAATTTGGAGGAGATTATGTTTGGACTGCTCATGATGAAATATATGGTTTAATGAATGTTTCTCGTGAATATAAGTTACATTTAATATCTAAATTTGGTTCATGGTGGTATGGTAGCAATAAAAGTTTATATCAATCCATTATTATTGAAGCACTACAATGAAATTTTTGTTGTTTTTTTGCTTGTCAAAAAAATAAGAAAAATTTTATAATTTAAAACCCCTGTTCAATTATTGAGGGCGGATGGTTCGAATATAAAGGGTTTGCGTGTGATGCCTAAGGATGGT